CTAGAAGGTGTCTTCTTTGAAGGCATCTTCGAATTCTTCTTCAACTGCGTCTTCGCAGTCGGAGTCGTGCGCGATCTGGCTTTCTTGGAGAACCCTGGCGGTGTCATCATCACTCAGGTTGCTCATCATTTCGAATTGTCCACCGTGTCTTTCGGGGCGATGAACCACAATCCCGGCGAAATCTTGACGCCCGACCAATTCTGTGATCAGGTCTTGCTTGGTGGCGAGCGAGAGATCAAGTGAGACTCCGTCATTAGGGAGTCGTCTGGAGATCTCATCAATCAGATCTTGCGTCTTCGCAAGTGAAAGATCCAGCATTGCGGTCGCTCCTGATGATGTGGGGAGGATAGAACGATTAGGCAGTCTTCGCCAAAAAAATCGTTCTATCATGCCATGTTAACGATGAATGCGTGCGTTGTCAATCTCATTCAAATGAGATTTCAACTCGCACGGAAGTTTTCAATTTCGGCACACGCAGCTTTGAAGCGAGGCGATGCGTAAGGCATTCTTCGCTGCTGAGATACCAATCGGCATTGCCCTTGTGCTTCTCGACTAAATCGATAAAGTAAGTTTCCGGTTGATCGCAATTTCTCGCCATCATGCGATAGACGCGATCGTTAAGCAGTCGAGCCTGTGCAGCTTTAGACTCGATCTCCTGAACCTTCTCCCGTCCCCAGCCTATTGAAACGTGGTGAATCATGATGGTGGCATTGCGATCCATGTAGCGGTGTCCAGGACTTCCGAAGGAGAACAGGATAGCGCCGCACGACATTGCCTTACCATCCACGATGGTGGCTACGGGGATCTCGGAGTGTTCAATTGTCGAGATCATAGCCATGAGGCTGTAAACCTCGCCCCCATAGCTATCGATCAAGATGGGAATGATTGGCTGTTTGATTTCGTGGGCTTGCGCAAATTGGTCTCGAAACTTCTTGACGGAAGCCTCGTCGAAATCGTTGACAGTCACCACGATCGGTTCATCAAGCAAGTCCTTCAGGCTGCACTTGATACGGGAATCGATTTCGACATATTGTCGCATAATTGGGAATCCTTTCCCTGATTAAGTTAAGAAGTTTTGGCGAAATAGACGAGCTTATTATCGTCGATCAGCGTCATGCTGGCGGGCGGGATGATTCTTCGGTTGGGACAGAAGCCACAGATTAATTGTGCCACATTCTCGATAAAAGGGCAATGGGAAATCAGCAAAGATTTTGGAGGTAATGTTTCTAAAAATCGAATGATTCTATGATTAAATTCTTGGCGTGATTCATTCGCTCCTTTGTCGATCAAATCTTCGGAAATTGTCTCGGAAAGATTGAGGAATTTCTGCAAGATCTGCTTGGTTTCCAGACAACGCCTCAGCGGACTACTGAACAATTTGTATTGGGACCAAGAATCATCATGGAAAACCTCGATGGCGGCTCGGGTTACGGCGAGTTTGCCGTGCCATGACAGTCCTGGATCGGGATTGATGTCGTAGGAACATTCGGGATCACCATGACGGATCATTAGGATTTTTTTAGTGAAGAAAAAGCCGTCATCGTCGGTGAATCTTCCTGTTTCTTCGTCCCAATTGCCAATCAAGAAATCGTTACCCTGTTTCAGTTCGGGCGGAAGTTTGGAAAAGGCTTCACCATGAGATACGCCAATGACGAGGTTGCCTCGAACGTACACCGCCTTGTGGCATTTTGATTGAGACAACATCTTTTTATCCTTGAAAATATTTTAGATTGTCACTCTCGGGTCAGATGTGTTGAATATCCCTTCTTTGACGTGATATACAACCTGTCCCTCCCGGTCGGCAAATTCAGCTTCCGTGTACCAATCGTCGGGGACTCGGGGCAATCCTTGAGATGGACTTATCATACCATAAGAAGCCCCTGGTTTGTAGACAAAAAATTGATTGCGAGCGAATGGCAATCGCCCTTCCCAGCCGGTCCCATTGTTCATCACAAGTCTTTCCCAAGGTATATTGATTAATTCTTGTGTGTTGGGATCTCTGTACTCCCCTTGGGGGTGATAGATCTCGAACTTGGGATCGATGTAGGCGATAGTGAGCGACACGGGGAACCCTCGGGCATCTGGCAAGGTGATCTTCATGGATGGTCTGAGGGCGAGGTGGGGCATCTCCATCAGCAACCATTCTTTAAAATTTAATTCTATACTCATACATTTTCCAATTGCGTGGAATTTCCCTGGGATACCACTTATTTAGGGCTGTCGGCGTCTTTTAGTGGGAAAAACTAATTTGAGAAAATTCTGAGATTTGGGGTTGTACGATCAACAAGGGGTTTGCTAATTTGTCGCCGTGGCTTTGAGAAAAGGTTTTGAAACCCAATCATGAGGAGGACGTTACAGGTTGATCTTTAATGGATTGGAAGGACCGATCCATCTTGTTTTACAACGAGGGAGCAGTGACATCAATGTACGGCGTTCTTCTTCTAACGCTTTTTGCGCAAACCCCTTCCCCAAAACCCGTCGACCTCCAGCAAGAGTTGCTCGATCGTCTTCGCAAAGTGGAGGCGAGACTCGATCAGTTGACGAAGCAGAATGAATCCCCTTCGCAGGAAAATCAAAAACCCGCTGATCCTCCAAAAACTGCAGCGGCGAAACCTCCTGCCGAGCAACTCTCAGACCTTCACAGCGTCTTGATCCGGCGAACCGATGGACGCACGATTCAGTGCAATGCCCGCAAAGTTCTCCAGGGACATCCTACCCGCATCGGCAAGTGGGTGGTGTACCAAGAGATCAGGTCCGATCCTTGGGGCTTCTTGAACTGGCTCAACAATGTGCGGATTCGCGCCGGTCTAGCCTTGGTTCGGTATGATGCCAATCTCTCGGCATGGGCAGCCCTCAACAATCCTCCCCAACTTGCTGCTGGCGCGTCGGGGCATCACGTGAATCCTAATGCCTGGCAAGTCGCCTTCTTCGGTCCTACGAACGCCGTAGACGCCGGTAACGGCTTCCTCGCCAGTCCAGGACACGCATCGGTCTTGCTCGATCCTGCCATCACCACGGTAGGGATTGCGGCTTCCGCCGATAGTCGCGGCTGGGCTTGGACTGTCAATGCCTTGAGGTAAATGGATATCTCCAGGCAATTCAAAAACGCCCTCGTCTAATGGATTTTAGACGAGGGCGTTTTCTTAGGCATTGGCTGGCATGTTGTTGAGAGCTTCTGGTGACTCGATCTGGTGGACCACGCCCTCGTCAAGCTTGCCGATCCGCTTGTAATACTTGACGAAGTTCCAGAATTCGCTCGTGTGGGGATGTCGGTCTTCCCAGATCTCGACGGATCGGATCGAGGGGAACTCCCGGAGAGTCGCCTGGATCGTATTCAACTTGAATTGAAGCGTGGGTAGACCCGTCGACCCATAATGGTAGCGATCGAAATATATCCCGTAAGCATCAAGGATCGTCTTACAGATGTGTTCTTTGGTCCCATGATACGTATGGGACATGCCGATGTGCCTCCCGGTCATCAGGACGCTTATACAGTCGGGATCGGTTTGCTTCTCCTTGACCGTTTTAACAAGCTCGTGGTTGAGTCGGTCTTGGGGTGGGACGAGTCGGTTATTCTCGTCCCACTTACCGAAGATGGGCGGAAGCAGGGTTTCTTTTCTCCCCCACCATCCCTGGAACCGTCGCGGCGGCATGCCATTGTCCGCGAGCCACATGTCGTAATATTGTCTGGCTGGTACGCCCTCGATGAGGTCGGTATCACTGGGGGTATACACCAACGTGTCATCGAAATCGGCTATTAAGAGCTTAGTATACTTTGGCATGTTTATTCAGATTCCCTTCGTGAACTATCCTCGACCCTAAAGGGTCGAGGATAGTTCACAGAATTCAGAGTATGACTTGGTTACTTTGCATTTAGAGCATGTTTTATCCATGCTCTAAATGAGTATTGTGCCGTCAAAATCTTTAAAATTTCTTAGACTTTCGCCCGAGGTTGATAACTTCGGTAGAGGTCCAAGAAATTACCGTGTTCTTTGTCTCGTTTGAGTTTGCCGATCATCTGACCCATACCAGGCAGTGGGTTGTTGTCGATCGGGTTGAAAAGATGGCTGAAGTCTGGGTTCATCTTTTCGTCGCCGGTCTCATCGTCCAAAAGTGTCGTCTTCACCCTAGGATTTTTGGCGAAATCCAGGAAGGCTCGGAGCAACTCGGGATTACCCTTCTTGTTGTGATTCCACCACGCCTCGACCGACCTTCCCATGATCCCACTGCGGTTATAACCGTGAAGGAATCCGTCAAGATCATCGGCATTCATGTTGGGGTGCAAGCTGAGTATCTTATGCAGGAATGCGACTCGGGTGATGTCCTCGTTTTTCCACTTCCCTTCCCTCAGCGCCTTCTCGATTACGCTGGGATGGTTGCCGCGAAGCAGCGAAGCGACCACGACGGCTCGGTCGCGATCCTTGGGGTAATCCTCCAGAGTGTCCAACTTGATTGACATGCCAGGGAAGACGACTTCCAACAACCCGAGTTGTTTGTATATCTGGACCAATTTCACCGGATCGGTGTCGTCGTTCTCCAATCCCTTGACGAATTCCTGCTGGATTCGTTCGGGCGAGATCACGTTGCGGATCTTGGGGGCGACTTCTTTGATCTTCTTGGCGACTTCGGGGTCGATCTTGCCGCCGCCGAATCGAGCCGCGAACCTGGCGTATCTCAGCGCCCTCAACAGGTCTTCCTCAAGGCGATCTTCTGCCTTGCCGACGAACTTGACGTTACCTCCTTCAAGGTCGTGGACACCGCCGTGGAAGTCGGTAATTTGGTTGTTGGGACCGTCGGGATTGTTGAGCAGCAGATAGAGGCTGTTGATCGTGAGGTCTCGCCGAGCAGCGTCGTCGGCATGACCGCCGAAAGACATTTGGTCTGGAAACCTGCCATCGCTGCCGTGGCTGTCCTTGCGGAAAGTGGCGAGTTCGAATTCCTGACCGCCGACTTTGACGCCGAAGACGAAGTCGGTTCCAGCCTTGTCCTTGCCCTTGACGTAGAAGACCTTGCCATCGGGGGAACTTGCTCCGGACCGGTCCTTGTGGAGTTCCTTGAAGCCGTTGTCGGAGAGGATCATGCGGATTTCATCCGGCGAGGCATCGGTTGCCAGGTCGATATCGTGCGGGGTCTTCCCCTTGAGATGGTCGCGTACAGCCCCGCCCACCATGTACAATGTCTTGGACCCGAGGGTGTGCGGCTTGGCTTCGCCGTCCTTGCTGATCGAGTTATAGACTTTGACTTTTTTGCTGTCCTGAAATGCGCGGACGATGGGGGCGAGATTCTTGTTTGAGGGATAAGCTGGGTTGCGATTGTCATCGGTCACGATGAAAGGCTTGAACCCGTTATCTTTGCCCAAAACGATCGAACTGGTGATGCCTGGCTTCTTTTCGCTGCCATTCCCCTTCTCATCCATTTCACGCAACAGGATGTATTCCCTGAAATTTGTCGCTCTGTGTTGCGGCATACTTTCCTCAATTCTTGAATTTTATATTAAATACGACCGACCTCTTGATAGGTTATTTATCGGTTTGCTAATCTTTTCATCCTTAATACATGTTTTTTGCGATCAAATCTCTGAAATGGTTTTCAATCGCGATGGGGAAGCAGTTTCGTTCGGTGTTCTGGACCCGCTTGCGCAGGGATTCCACGGAATCATCAGGAGCGACCTTGATAATCTGCTGGAGGATGATTCGTCCTCTATCATATTCCTTATCACAGACGTGAACGGTGCAACCTGTGGCTTCATCTCCGGATTCCAAGACTGCCTTGTGGACGCGGTCGCCGTACATGCCCTTGCCTCCATACCTGGGCAGGAGTGAAGGGTGGATATTGAGGACCCGTTCCTCATAGTTGGGCGGAATCTTGAGTAACCGATCGTAACCTGCCAGGATAATGAGACCAGGATTGTAGACTTCCACGAGGTTGTGAAAATCACTGTCCCATTTTTCTCGGGGCGGATATATCTTCGGGTCAAGGGTCCAGTAAGGGATATCCCACTTGTTGGCTACGTCGGCGGCACTGATGTTGGCGTGATTGGCGATGACGCAGACGATCTTCGCGTCCAACTTTTTGTGGTGAATTTTTGCACATAAATTCTCCAATGTCGTGCCAGCGCCAGAAACTAATACCATCAGCGTGCGTTGCATGTAATCGAACCTTTACATTTGCCACCTAAAAACTCCCATTCGTTGGTTAGACGAATGGGAGCCACGAGTGATGAAGAGGTATCATAATCGATCGATAGCGATAGGTCAACTGATAAATCATGAAATTGGGGGCGGATTGTAACCTAATCGGTAAAGGAGATAGGCAGCAGTCGCCACCCAAAGGATTTTGCCAACCCAATCAAAAATTACTTTCCATCTATTATCATGGGTACTCTCTTTAAGTATGAGAGTATGGATTTGCTTTTCTATCTCAAAAATCCTATCGCGGCTTTTCTCGACCGTAATTTTCAAATCGGATTCGTTCTTACTTTCCAGCACCGATACGCGACTTACCAGACTGTTGATGGTCTCGCGGATCTCGTGCAGATGAATTTCCGATTTTGCCTGACGTTCCAATAGCACCTTCACTCGTTCGTCCATTCGAAGGGCGGTTTCTTGAATGACGCCCATGGCCTCCGTGACATGAGCGAGGTCGGATTTGGGCACATATTGTTCGCTCATAGGCTTTTCCTTTTAAAAAGAGTTACCGGCATCGTTATATACCTCTATTATGAGTGAAAAACCTAATGAGACTGACCAGATACCAACTACTAGTGATTTTGACCAAATCATACCGGCAATGAACGTTGCAGTGCCTCAGATCCCGGCTCAGGAAGAACAGAATAATCTTATTTCCGATGACATGATCCTAGGCATTTACAGCGAAGTGCTAAATACAATTCGTCAAGACCGTGTAGAGGTTTCTGATATATTAAATAATTTTTGTGATATGGTCATGAATGATGGGGACAGTTCCAGTGCCTCCAAGGAGGCGATCGTCAATTTGGTCCGAGCCAAATTGGACTCGTCGGACAAGATGGCGAAGATTGCCGACCTCATGACCAGAATCAAGTTGAGGGACCGGGACACCTACCCGAAGTATTTGAATGCCACGCAGGAGAACACGATCAACATCGGGGACGGTGCCAAGAGTGAATTGCTGCGGCGACTGAACCAGGCACAAAAGAAAAAGAAAAAGGAGACGGGAGCATGAGTCGGGTCAATTACATCAACAATATATGGCATCTTCTCAAGGAAGACGGAGCCGATCAGCCATCGGGTCAGCCGCCCGTATCGACGCCCGGCACGCCGGGAGACCCGATGGGCGACAATCCCGGTCCGATACCGCCTCAGGGCGGTTCCCCCGATCCCAACGTGGCTGCCCCGCCATCCGACCCCAATTTTGCCCCCGATGATGTCAACGACGATCCGCAGGCTCCCGACATACCGGATCAGAAAAACGATCTCCATTTCGAGGAATGGAGGAATCAATTTTTCAAGGAGTCGATCAAGGGCAATTCCAACATCTTGATTGATCTGATCAATCAAGTTCGCGACCGAGAGTTGGAATCGAATCAGAGGAAATTCGTCGAGGACAATTTACAGATACAGTTCCTTCGCCAGCAAGCCAATGTGGTCCAGGCGTCGAAGGAGATTCGCAAGAACGTCAACGAGGATCTCGACCGGAACAACCCGGCAAATTCTTTGGTCAAGCACATCGACGAGGCGTTGCAATCGCAGCGATTGCTCGTGGACAATTTCATCAAGATTACGGGATATCTGGGGATGAAGGGCGATCTTCACCGCAAGTATCTTGCCGCCCTCTTGGGCGCTGTCCAGGTCGGTAGCGGTGCCAGCAACGAAGATATTATTTTGAATGACAACGAGTATGCGGTCAACCTTTCGACCAGAATAGCGAGTGATTTTGGTCGATTCGACCTAGGAACCTGGACTTTGAAGGCAAATGATGCCGAGCGATTCCTCTCCGACCCGGAATTGAAACGATTGGAGAATGGCAGCCCAGAAGAGCGAGAAGTATTGAGGCATCGGATCATCATTGACTCGATGGTGAATCGATTCGTCAAGCGGGGATTTATTCTGACAGTTGTTGGGGACGATGGCACTTTATACAATATCGGTTGGGACGTAGCCACATGTCTTAAGGCATCTTATGTGAGCGGCAAGTTGGTCGTTCGCACCAAGAATTCCGACAACTCTGAGGTGATGTTTGGTGCCAACGGGATGGAGGTTTCCATCATGGATCTTGATATTCGCTATGTCAAGGAGACGGGGGAGACTAACGCGCAGGGGAAACCCAAGAAGCACGATGTTCCCTTCATCGAACGCCGTGATGGCATGCTGTTCTTGGTCGCACCACTGGACGTTCTCCAAGAGACTGCGAATACGCTTCAGGGGATTACCGTCAAGGAAATTCCTTATCAAGGCAATCCCAGCGACCTACAGACCCTTACTCGTTGTGTTTATAGTGCCACCGAAATGATAATGAGGCAATGTTAATTTAAAAGTGTAAAATAAAATATGAAGACTTTTAACGAATATTACCAGGCGAGAGTCCAAGAGAATTGGATCATGGATTTGGCTGATAAATTCCTGGCCAAGTACAAGATGAGCGATTACGGCTTGCGAGGGACACGACCACCTGGACCTACTTCTCCCACTGGACGATTCCCGACCCCGCAGTATCCCACGTCGAACACCCCGGCATCTCGACCGGAAGATTCAAACGATGCGGATATGGGCAAGATACAGTATCATCCGGGAATCGATGACGACACCCCGAGCCATGCGACCGATCCGATGTCGCAATGGAATGTCAATTGGCGAAATGTGGTTGATAATCCGGGTTCCGTCGATGACGATCTGAGGAAATTGGTCTACAAGAAGATTGAGGAAATCCTTGCCGACAACGGCAGCCAAGTTCGCCAGCCTTCCGACGTCTTCGCGATCCTGAACCAAGATCCGGGAATCCAGGAGTACCTATCTCGGGTCAATAAGTCGCAGCGTGGTGCCTTTACTCGCAAGGCGAATTCGCTTTGGGCTAACAAGGCAAAACCGCTCCAGATGCATTACGGCGAACCCGATAGCAACTCGCCGAATCAGACGGCTGACCAGATGTTCCGAACCATCAGATGAGGACTTGATTCATGGTGAAACGAAAAAGTTTTTATGAATTTATTGATAAGAAGTCGCGTGAGGGTCGTCGTCATCTCCACATCATTCGCGATGTACTGACCAAGCATGGGATGAAGGTCTCGGACTTCAGCGAAGCCAACGACAATGACGAACCCTACATCTTCCTGCACAATCCCGAGAAGGAGTCATCTTTCCACGGTGTAAGGATTTATCAGATCGGGGAAGCTATCGCGTTTCGGATTCAGCGGGAGGAAAAGACCCAACCTTACGGGACTGCCTACCCGCTGAAGATCCCTGATATGTTTGCCGACTTGGTCGAGGATATGAAAGAAGAAGAGGCAGGAAAGAAGGTCATGGAGTATATGTGTAAGGAACTCCAGAAATTCTTCGTATTGAGCAGCCGCGCCGAGAACGACCTCCCCGGATATGGACTAGGGTTGGTGGGCGATCCTATGGACCAATTCATCGTCCGTTCTGGCGGAATCGATATCGCTCGCCAAGTCGGCAATAGCATCTGACTCGGAGGCAAGGCTTACTTCTAGAGCAAGCCCTGCTCCCTCCATATCTTGTCCGCTTGCTCCATCGTCTCCCGGATGTTGTTCCGACCCACGGTGTTGTTGCTGTGGACCGCCCACGCGATCGGTCCCATCTCGCCATCGTGGGCTTGGCGGATGATCCACTTCGCCACGTCATAGCCTGTCTTGCCTGGACCAAGATCATGGTCGAACGAAACCCTCTTGATCTTGCCCGATTTTAGCAACAAAATCGCTTCTTGCGCGGTCTTGGCGTGTACATCGTAGAGTCGAGGCATTTCCCGCACGTCGTCGATCCAGAGGTTCATAATTCAATCCCTTTCTGAAATTTTCAATTTCCATTCCCAAGCCATTATATACAGTTTGTGAGTACCGCACAACCTCAATCACCAGCGCAGCTTTCGCCACAAGCCAATCAGTTGGCAAATGCGACGCCAACCCTCTATCAGGGTCCTAATACGATTCAAAAAGGAAGTTTAATTGTTTTTCCATATTTATATTGGAAAAATGATCCAATGCCCTGTGTTTTGGTGTCGAGCGTTAATGGTTACGTACTCAAGGGCATTAACCTGCATTATCTGACGTTTACTTACATCAAGAAACTTCTGATGCCCAACGTCAACAATCCTTCATTTTCATACTATAATATAAAGTCTGATCCATACATAACAAGTGCTTTTCGATCATATCTAGTTAGAGGAATTGCATTCGAAAAGTCTAGAGTTATTGACGCGAAGTTCTTACTCCAAATGATGACGCTCGCAAAATCTTTCGATCCGAATCAGATACGAGCGATTCGCCAGGAAATCGAAAGGCAATTGAGTCAGGGCATTGCTCAGCCGCAGGCAACCCCCACGAATCCTGCTTCGTTTGGAACTGATATGACGACGCAATCACCTCCAATTTCTTAAAGTAGGTCTTAATGCCTTACGATTCACTTGGTAGACAATCAGACTCATCTATATCCGCTAAAGACCTTCTGGGTCCTGTTGGTCCCAAGAAGATGACGGTCAGAGATGAGAATACCGAGGAATCCAAATTCACCAAGAAGATACTGGACGCCCTTGCAGAATTTGCTGATATTCTTGGACCATTGACTGCTGCTGTCAAGAAATTTGCCGACAAGGCGATCGATCAACACTCAACCGTCAGAGAAAGGCGACGAGGGCAGACCTCACATGGACGGTCGTTAAAAGACGGACTGGACATGAAGGGCATCGACAGGATGTTCAAAGACCAAGAGGAAGCTTTTGCCGACAACTTCGACAAGCTGGACAAGTTGGCAAAAGCCGGTCTGAAAAAAGGATCTATCTATACCCACGACACGCATACGGAACGATTGTCCCGGAAGATTGTCGATCAGCAGAGCGTGATGATCCAGCTTTTGGTCAATATGACCAAGTCGATGGGCAAGCTGGCGAATGATACTTCTATCCCCACTGTCAATGTCGAAAGCATGGACGAACACGGCAATGCCCGCATGGTGGCTCGGTCGCTCGATGACTTGCTCTCCGACTCGACTCGGGAACAAGAGTCGGCTGCCCTTCGCCGTCAAGCATCCCAGCGAAGGCATGCCTTTGAAAAGAACGACCCCTTCGTCAAACTCCAGAGGATTTACGAACAGTTTTCCATCGACCCTTTCAGAGCTGCGCACCTGAGAACTCATGAATTAGCTTCAGGCATCATGCAACAAGGCGAATCGAATCCCATGAACCAGGGGGTATTCGGTGGTGCCGGGTCTATCATGCAATCGCTTGAAAAATCGAATCAATATCAGAGGAATATTGCTGAAGTTGCCTACGCTACCCAAGGGATCACTCTTGAGACCTCCAAGCAACAGGCGATGTTCCGCGCCAACAATGAACTTAATGATATCGCGATCTCCAGCGGTCAAAATAAGGAAAAGGTCGAGGAACAATATCTCAAGGCGTTGAAACAAGGTTACAAGACCCAGAAGGACACGCTCAAGATAACCAAGACCGGTGCCAATCTCTCGACGATGTTGGGGTCGAATTTCGAGCAGACCAGCGAGTTCGCCAATGAACTCCACATGGCTCTCGGCTTGACATCGGATTCGGTGGGTGAGATCGCACGGGGCATGAAGGCGACCGCGAGATCGTCCAAGATCAGTGGTGATGCTTTGATTGCTGCCGCCCAGAGTGCCAAGCCATTCCTGGAGTCGATGCGGAATGCCGGTAATCTCACAGCCGCGACCGCCAAGAACATGATCGCGATCCAGGCGAGCATGCATAAGTTTGGCGTTGCCGGAAATTTCCAAGACCTGTTCCAGGGGATGACAGGACCGAATGCGGTTATTGGGTCGTCCTTTGAAAACCAGGCGATGATGTCGATCATGGGCGGTCAACAAGGACTGATGCCGTTCCTGAATGGACAGATGGCAGGAGACCCTCAGAAGATGATGGAAGGCTGGAAGAATCTCAGCGATTACGTCGCTCAGGTTTCCGGCAAGTCGCTTTCTGATATGGTCAAGATGTCGGAAGAGGATTTCAGCGAATTCGTTAACCAGAACTGGCAGATTAACCTTGCTCTCAAAGGTCAGGTCGGCAAGGAGATGGGCGAATTGCGGAAGGGCTTCCAGGCGATCACCGAGTCTTCCAAGACGTTCGACATGAAGATGATGGACATCAACAAGCAACTCGCGAGTGCGGCGACCACCGACGAAGAGCGGGTCAAGCTGATGAACCAGCAGACCGACTTGATGCAGGAGCAACGGGGCAATATTGCCTCCCGTGCTGCCTCGGCGTTCGAAGGCGTGACCACGCTGGAAGAAGGGCTGGCTAAACTTAAGGGCAACAACCAGACCATGAGGGAATTATCGTCGGCTGCGAAGGGCGGATTGTTCGGAAAGGACTTCAATCCGGACAAGTTGCTCGGCGACGAAGGTCTCAAGGAAGCCCTGAGGAAGTCGTTCGTCGATAGTGCAAAACAGAGTGCCGACGTGCTTTCCAAGAGTACAGATATTATGGATGATAGATTTATCATCAAGAATGCGGGCGGCAAGTTCGATGAGGCACTCAAGACCGGCAATATCCAGGAACTCGCCAAGCTGGAGAAGCAACTCGGTGAGGCGCAGGAAGCGGCGGAAGGGGCGAACATGGCTGAGACTGACCCGGCACGCGCCGCCGCCAAGGGAATCAACTCCCTCAACAGTGCGTTCGCCACCTACGCCTCAAGTGCCTTGATGTACCTGAAGTTGATCGCTGGTGCAGATTTGATCCAAGGGGTCGGGCTTGCGTCCTTGATTACCCGAGTGATCTCTGCGACCGGTATCAGACCGGAAGACATTGCCTCGGCATTCAATAAGTTCGACAAGGTCTTCGGCAACGGTAAATTAGCTTCGGTCATCAAGGGGGTCGGCTCCGGACTGAATGAGGGCTTGGGCTTGGGGAAAGCGGCTAGTGCTGTCGGTGGACGTGCCAGGAATGTAGGAGGTCGTGCCTTAGATGCTGCGACTGTCGCTAGTGGTGCTGGAATTAACTATATTGATGATATTCTTGGCATTAATACCAGAGGAATTGCGGGCAAAGCAGGTGATATTGGAAAGGGACTTTTTGGTAAAGGTAAAGGATTTGCTAAGAAGATGTCCGACTTCGGAGGCGAGGTTATTTCCCGAGGCTTGGGGGAGAATATCTTTCGTTTTGCCCGAGCCCAAGAGAAGATTCCTCTTTGGGGAGGTTTTGCTAAGAAATTCGGAGGTGGTGCTGAAGTTGCCAAGCAAACGGCAGCATTTCTTAGAAATCAAGGCGGCGTAATGGGAGCTGCTAGGGCAACCGGTTCGCTTACATCGGGAGCTACCTTGATGGGCGAAGCCGGGGCAGCAGCTTCGGGGGGCATGCTCGCTAAGGTTGCGACCAAGGCGGCTTTGCCTTTGATGCTGCTGACGACCTCTCTTGAGGCGATGGGTCAAGCTTTCAAGACCAGTGAGAGGGCAGCGGAAATCTTCGAAACCGCTGTGAGCGATGTGGGACATGCTCAGCGGATGGCAGCAGAGAATGCCGGGTTCTTGACCGGGGTTCTTAACACCCTAACCTTCGGCATCTTCTCGCATTGGATCGGCGCTACCGGATCGATCACCGACTCACTCGCCAGGTTTCTCAATCAGTTCCAGTTGTTGAATGTTGCCCTCAGCGTCCTCATGATCCCCCTCAAAGTCGTATACGGCGTTTTCTGGGGTCTTGCGGCAGCCTTGGGCGAGATATTCAAGGGAATCTGGGAAGGTATCAAGCAGATCATAGAGCCGTTTGGAGATGCCTTGTCGGCGATCTGGGATGGCATGAAGGAGCTTTGGGCTGTTGTGGTTGATGTATTTTCGCCGCTCAAGGAAGTCTTCGGAGAGTTCGGCGAGGGCATTTCCATTGTTGATGCCTTGATTGGTGGGTTGCGTGGAGTCGGCATGGTCATCGGCTGGCTTCTCAAGATGACCGGTTGGCTGATTTCGACCCCGTTTAGGGCGTTGGCGTTGGGTCTCAAGGGAGCAATCATGCTCATCGTCGGGTTGGCAAAAGTCGTCGGCGCGGTCTTGAAGCCGTTTGTTACCCTGGTCTCGAAAGTCATTGGTACGGTGGTCGATTTCTTCGGAATCCTGTGGAAGATTGTTTCCGGATTCTTCACGCTCGATATCAAGAAATTCGGCAGTGGTATCATAGACATGTTTAAATTGGCAGTTAGGAATCTGCCGGGTGTCTTGACCACGGCATTCGGCTATTTGGCAAGCAGTGTGCTTTCGATATTCACCAGCCTGGCAAGTTCGATTAGCGGAATCTTTGGCTCTGTGATCAACTGGATATCCAATCTTCCCTTGATCAAGCAAGCCCTCGGTGCGGCGAATATGGTTTCCGGAGCAGTTGGCGGCGCGTGGAATTGGGCTAAGGAAAAGATCTTCGGCTTCGCATCTGGTGGTGCGATCACGGAATCCGGACTCGCCATGATCCACGCAGGTGAATTGGTCATTCCTAAGGATCATGCCAATGACATCATGCTTGCCCACGGAGAACCGGTCCAGTTCGGAGGCAAGGGGGGGTTCGGCGAAATCAATGCTCGACCTCTTACAGATATTCAGACCCAAGTTGAGCAGGAATATGCTAGCAGTGGTCCGGCGACCGCTTCGGTGTCGAGTGCGGAGTTGAGCATGATCGCCACCCTGACCCAGAATCAGTTGACGATCATGACCGAGCAGTTGAGTGAATTGCGGGATATCAAGTCGTACCTGGCACCTGGTGCTGGGTCGAATGCTCAATCGGCAGGATCATCTAGGTCGAATACAAAACCACCCAATAGTCCCAATTATTACAACTTGTCGTTTGGCGGTTACGGCGGCAATGCCAGTAAGGGCATCGTGAATGATGGTGTAACTTGATCTTAACTTAATGATAAAGGCATTTAATGATAGGTACAAACTCTAATGGTGGTTTGGTAAATATTCCTAATTGCACCATTTCTGTTCCCGGTGCCAAGACGATTTACCTTAACGCCCTTCCCGACATTTCCGATACCAAGCAGGCGACCTATAACGACGAACCGATCATCGGCAGGAGCTTTCCGCTCAAGACCTATTCCCACTCCGATAATCGCGCCATAAGTATGACTTTGCACTTCTATTTGATAGAACCGGCAGATGTTGATGCCAGGCTCTCCGACATGCGGGCGATCGAGAGCGCGGTATATCCTCGCGTCGATGGCATCGGCGCTCCCTTCATCCCGCCGCCCGTGTGCCAGATACAGTGCGGGCGGCTCTTGGGGGACAATCCCGTCTGTGCGGTCCTGAAGAATTATAGCGTTCGCTACCCGACCGATGTGGTCTGGGTCGAATACAGCGATACTTATTTACCTGTGAAGTGGGACGTGGAAACTCAGTGGGACGTGATCTACCGGAGTGATCAATTACCAGGGCAGGACAAGATATTCAGGAGCGGTTTATAATGGCAAATTACATTGAAAATGCGAATATCAATGCCGACCGGTTCGTGACCAAGACGAGCCGTTACGCTGACTCGACCGTCTATTATTATTCGGAAAATAAGTTCATTACCTTCGAGACTTATAAGCGAAATATTAATGACCCAGCATCAGATGACATGTACATGGTCATCACCAAATCGAGGGAATATCGTCCCGACTTAGTCTCGAATGCTGTCTATGGCGACCCAGACTTCTGGTGGAAGATCATGGAAGTCAATGGCATGAAAGACATCTTCGACTTCAAAGCTGGTGCCAATATTCGCTTGCCCAGAAACATTTACGTTTGATTTAATTAAGGACCGATATGGCGTGTAATCTCGTTGGTTGTATGACCAAATATAGGTGCGGCGAGCTCAAGTTGCCGGTGGTAGGGACCAACCTCGCTCCGTTCGTCCATCTGTGGATTCAGGGATCGGACTTCGATATCACCGTGGGCAATAGCTCCGATCCCAACCACGGTAATCAAGCCGTCATCAAGTCATTTCAATTTGGCGGGTCTAATGGTGCCGGTATAGAGGTTGAGATTCATGATGAACAGGGGAGCAACTTCGAAGCCTTCATGTCTCGCCTGAACAAGTCAATCAACAATGCCCAGAAGGATTATCGCATGGTAGTTCAGTGGGGGTGGATCGACCGTGCTTGTGGTGCCAATACCGGACAAATTGTATCCCAATCGGAGCAATTCACGTTCATCCCGATTCATGTCGAGGCGAGTTTTTCCGAGGGCAAGATCAGATATAAATTGGTCGGGACCAGTTTACTTGAGGTGGTCTTTGCGGCACGCGAGGCTGTCATACATGGAAGCGATGACAACAAGATCAGCCTCAAGGACGCGATCAGGAAGATGTTCCGCACCGGACCTCCTGTTATCAATAACATCCGTTTCTTGCGAATCAATGCTGACGGAACTACATCAGAGTGGGGATTCAAGCAGAAGGACGGAGGCTTTAATGGACCGGTTCAGAAGTGGGAAAGCGACCAACAAAACAAGCTCTCAGCGGCGATGAAGTGGATCGAGCCTTTCTCGACCGACCGGGATAAAGGTGTGGTTGCAGTCTGGAATCCGGCTGTCCCCGGTGGAGAAGTCATCTTTTACGAAGATCCGGCTCCCAAGTGCGGTGAAAGTATCGATTGGTGCTCAAGGACGATCGGAACATATAGTGTAAATTCCGGGTTGTGCAGCCCTGTCCTTTCCTTCACGCCTTCGGCGAAATGGGTCTATGACGCGATCAGCCGTTCTGGCGGTAAGACCGGAGTGACCTCGGGAAAGAATGATGCGAGGAAAGGGCGACCGGGCTGTAACATCGGGCAGACTGGCGCTGGCACGATGACATCGACCCCGTTCTCCACGGCTCAGATCGATCAAAACGGCTTCGGAGCGATGGAAGAATATATGGATTCACAGGCAAATCACGAATTTGCCAACAAGCGGGTTTACTCCATGGAAGGCGAGCTTCGAATCCAGGGCGATCCTTCTCTCGCTGGTCCCCTGAAGATTTACGGCAAGACCGTTTCCATCATCGTGATCAGTCCGTTCCACATAGAACAATCAGGCTATTGCGGCGATTGGTTAGCGAAACCAGGATGTCATCCGGTTTACTCTAATAAAGCGTGGTGGCTCAGGGGAGTCGACCATATGATCAAGGAAGGTTCTTATGTAACTACCTTTAAAGTTGCGTTGAGCGCGCCGGGAAGCGACGTCGATGACGACACGCCGTTCGGTGGCTTGAATTCCGGGGGATGGGTAGGAGCTAACGACTAAGGAGAAATATGCCCAGCATAGTTGACAAATTAGCTGACACAGAGGAAAGAGTCAGAGTTCTTGAAGAACGATTTGCCGAGCTTGGTTTTGATATGCGAGGTATCGTCGCATCTGAGGTCAAGAAGAAGTGGAAGATCGAGCCGCAGGCGAATACCATGTATGGTCTCACGACCGCGATGTGCGTCGATACGATTGACCCTTGGAAGCAGAATCGAGTCCGTTTTTTCACACCGCTCCTTCACGACCCATCAATGCCGGTCAAGGCGATGCCGTTTGCCTTCCCGGTTTCGAACATGGGCGGGTTCGATGATTGCGGCATGACTTGGGTTCCCCCGGCTGGTTCAACTCTCTGTATTCTTTATGAACAAGGGTCCAGAGCTGCTCCGTTCTACATCGGTACTACCTGGCACCGCGATCGTGGTCCTGCCGGTCAGCATAATTGGAATTATCCTATCCAGGAATATTACGACATTTACGAAGGTCACCGTAAGGGATACTTAGTCGGTCCCGATGACGAGTCTCAGGTCTTCCCTCCCTGGAATACGTCGAACTACAACGGTAACGACATCGACAGTCAAGCAGAGTTTGATAATGACCCCGAAGCGCAGAAGAAGATCACCTATCCCCACGAATACGGCTTCAAGACGCCCGAGAAGGCGATGTGGCACGTGGACGATGGCAATGCCCGCTGTAATCGTCGCTGGAAGCGGATGGAGCTACAGTCGGGCTGTGGTAATTACATGCTCTTCAAGGACGACCACATTCATCCTGCGGGTCAATGGGCTCATCCGTCCTGCGGCGTCGGTGGCGGCGATCTGAGCAACTGTGCTGAAGACAATCAGAATGAGGATTGCCAAGACCCGAGCAGCAAACCCAAGGGGGCGAATCCCTTCTTTAAGCACGCCAATGAGTGCAGACCCATTAAGGGACCGGGGACTCCGCAGAATAACAAGGTCGCCCTTGACCAGAGCGGGATTCAACTCCTCTCGATCAGCGGTCACACAATGATCATGGATGACTCAGTGGAAGAGCCGAGGGGGATTCCGAATTGGGAACGATCGCTTGAATCATTCGATTTCGGATGTACAGACAAGTACACAGGCAAGTTTACACTCAAGAGTTGCACCGGGCATTTGATCGAGATGAGCGATGTCGAAGAAGACAGTTATTTGCGTGGCGACCAGAACTACATCAAGCTTCTGACGGCGTGTGGCAATCGGATCGAGATGAACGACCATACGGTCGGCGGTCCAGGATGTAAAGGTTGCCCACCCAATCTCGCGGGCAGCAAGCGTGGGATCACGATGGAGACCACGTCGAAGCACATCATTCGCGCGATCGACGAGGACAATGAGCAGTGCGGACCTTGCCGTGCCGAGGGCGGCGAACCAGTCAACAAAGCCAAAAATGCTTATATACAAATAAGAAGTGGTTATGGGCTTGAGATGCTCTTCAGGGACGATCATTCTCAGGAAGAGACTCAGCAGCAGTTCATTCGGATCATGGCACCTCAGATCGATAATACGGAACGCGGACCGCATTTTGAACTATTCCAGGAGGCTCCGTCGGGACCAGGCTTGGTTTTCTTGCGGGTGGGGGGTAACTATGTTATTCAGACTTATGACAATATGTTTGAAATCGTCGGAGATCCTGATAAGAATCCTTCTGATAAGCTTCTCAGCATATCGAAACAATATATCATAGAGACTAAGAAACTTCATTATCACAAGGCAGAAATGCACATTTTGGCGGCTGAAAAACAGATTATCCTGATGGGTGAATCGGACCGAAAGGATTGCTCCAAGGATGGTAAACCTGGACCATGCATCTACAATGTGGTTATCAATCGGTGTCCAGAACAATGTCCGCTGACTGGTTTTATGCATTTCCAGCCCGGCAAGTCGACCAGCGAAAGCGTATTCGCCTCGGGTCATAGTGGTTGTGGCGATTAAAAATAGGAGTTCAGGTGAGTAATTTTCTCGGGGCACCTTATCCCATCACGGAAAGCATCTACGGATATCTTCACACGCAGTCTGACTTGGACCAAATCAAGTCGGATATGTTGGTCCTTTTGTTGACCAATCCGGGGGAACGGTGTTTAACTGGTGACACTATGGTTCCTCTGGCTAACAATACAGAGTATCCAATTAAAGATTTGGTTGGGAAACCACCTTTTTGGGTTTATTCTTTTGATATTAAATCCAATCAGGTTGTTCCTGGTTTGGCAATTGCTAAACAGACAGCAAAAAACGCTCGATTACTTAAAGTCACTTTAGATAATGGCGAAAGTGTTAGATGCACACCAGACCATTTGTGGATGCTTAGAAATGGCGAATATCAACGGGCTGATTGTTTGTCCGTTGGGGATTCTCTCATGCCATTATACAGAAGTTTGAATACCTCTAAATACGAACGAGTATATCAGCCTGCTTTAGGCGATTACAGAGAGACTCATCTTTGTTTCATCGAAGGAACAAGGCTAACTGGTGTGCGTGAGGTGGTCCACCATAAAGATTTAGATAAAAGAAACAATGCCCCTGATAATCTTCAATGGATGACCCGTAAAGATCATGTGGATTTGCATAAAGAAATTAGAAATAAATTCAATGAAAAATTACGCACTGATCCTGAGTTCTATAAAGAGTGGCATTCTAAAATGAAAGCAGGTCTCAAAAAATACTATGAGACACATGATAGTCCTAGGAAAGGCGTTGTTTTATCTGACGAGACTAAAAAGAAATGCTCAGAGAGTAAAATAAAGTTTTTTCAAACAGAAGAAGGCGAGAAACTAAAGGAACATCTTAGAGAAAAGGCTATTCAACAATTTAAAGACCAACCTCATCCGAATTTAGGTAAAAAGTGTTCTGAAGCAGAAAAAGAAAAGATGCGAGGTCCGAGACCGCAAATATGTGGTGACAATAACCCATCTAGACGCCCAGATGCGAGAGAGAAATTACGAGAAGCTTGGGTTCGTCGTAGACAAAAGAACCATAAGATTGTTGATATAGAAATTTTGGATATTAGAGAAGATTGTTATGATCTTAGCGTAGAGACTTATCATAATTTCGCCGTATCAGCGGGCGTTTTTGTTCACAATTGTATGCTCCCAAATTTTGGGACGCCCCTCCGCGAACTGATTTTCGAACCCAATGACGCCACGATCGCCACCCGCGCCAAGCAGATGATCATCAATTCAATCACGGAGTTTGAGCCGAGGATCACGGTCGATGCGATTGACGTTTCGACTTCGATCGACCCTAACTCTCTTAATCCTAGCGATAATCGCGACGAGATCAATCATATATTATCGATCAAGATTGCCTTCTTCGACCCCCGGAATATCCAGGAAGTCCAGGAACTTAAGCTCGAACTGCCCCTCGGTGGCGCGTAACCCCATCAGAATAAAGGTATATCATGCCATTTCAAAATTGTCCATTTAATCAGACACCGCTATCGACCTCAGATCCCATCACGAATCCGAAGTTGGCGAATCTGAATTACACCAATCAAGACTTTTGGTCCTTGAAATCCAGGTTGGTCCAGTACATCCAGCAGCATTTCGCCGACAAGTTCAACGATTTCGTCGAAGGCGATATCGCGATGATGCTCATGGAGAACTTTGCCTTCATCGGGGACACGCTTTCGTTCAAGACCGACCAGACGGCGAATGAGATATTCATCGACACGGTCACGGAGATCGACAATGCTTTTCGGCTCTGTAAGTTGGTAGGATTCCAGCCCTTGCCGCCGATCGCGTCGAGTTCGATGTGGACCGCCGCGATCAACAATGTCCTGGCAATCGATTGCGTAATTCCTGGAGGCATCGAAGTCAATGTCTCGTCTCAAGGGACTCCGATGACGATCGAATTGTTTCCAGCCGATTCCGAGGGTAATCCCGTATTTGACCAAGATATCATTATCTCGGCCGGGAACTTGGTGAATTCTAATATCATCGGTCTTGAGGGGAGAACCGTATCCGATCAGGTTCAGGGAACCGGAATCCCAGCACAGACCTACCAAACCGCTCTTTCTCCCGTGATTTATGATTCAGTCTCGGTATCGGTCGACGGCGTCCAGTGGAACCGCGTGGATTATTTCACAGATTCTCAGCCCCGAAGAGAGTACATGGTTGAATTCGATTCAAATTGGAATGCTTACGTGATCTTCGGCAACAACAGAGCAGGGTTGGTCCCTTCCAAAGGGTCTCAGATTGTTATCACCTATCGCCAAGGCGGTGGGGTTCAGGGCAACATCGTGACGGGTTCGGTCACTTCCCAGAGAACTGTGAATATTACTGGATTCGACTTCAGTGTTCCGGTCGTGTTCAGGAATTACACTCCCGGTCGATACGGGTACAACGGCGACACGATCGAAGATATTCGCAGGAAATTACCTGCTTATCTTAGGACTCAAGGGCGATGTGTTACCGGCACGGACTACAAGACGACTGCCGACCAATTCGCAACGCCTTATCAGGGGCAGATCGGCAAATCGACGGCTGTATTGAGGAATTACGGATGCGCAGCAAATATCATTGATCTCTATATATTAGCTAGTGATGGTTCTGGCGGCTTGACCGAGGCGTCCGATCCGCTCAAGATCGCGCTTCAGAATCAAATCGATTCGTTGAAGATGATGACCGACCATGTCTGTATCAGGGATGGGATCATTGTCCTGGCAGACATCACGATTGACCTGTCCCTGAACAAGCTCTATCGCAAATTCCAGGATGATATCAGCGTTCGGGTGAATCGCCGAGTCAACCAATTTTTCTCCTTGAATAATTGGGAATACGGACAGACCCTCAAAGACACGGACCTTGTGAAAGTGTTGTCGGATGTGACCGAAATCGAATCCATGGACATTACGTTTACGACCAATGATCCGGATAATTCGGGACAAATCGTCACCTCTCGATTCTACGAGATTATCCGACCCGATGCCTTGACCATTAACTTCGTTTATCAGTGAGATACATGGCACTCTTATCAATTGAACAAAATCCGACAATCACCGACACAATTCGGTTCGACCTGCTTACTCCGGATGCAGATGGATGCCCGCCGCTGAATGCCACTACCAGCAATACCTACATGGTGAACCAGGTGGTAGTCTATTTCGTCGAGCGGGATTTCACCGTCCCTGATTCGATGGACACGGTCTACCCTTTGCAGCATGTCGACCCGATTGCCGAAGTCGTCGCTGCGGCAGCCGAAGCGGTTGCGTGCAGTTCGCCCACGGATGAGAATATCGCCGAGGCGAAGCGGCTGAGGATGTTGGCGGATACCGCGATCAGCACCACTGATTTCCATTATAAGGACACGAAAGCCATCGCCACCTTCGGAACGCACGATTTCCCGGCGTGGCTCAGGACCGATCCCGATAATTCCATTCTCCAGCCGTATGTTGATGACAACGGAGATGCCGTACCGGGGCGGTTCACCCTGGATTGGACTCCCGATGGCGAGGCACGCGAGGGCGATTACTTCATTTGCTGGACTTGGACCCCGCTCTTGGCTGGCGACAGCATGTCATCTCACCAGCCTTTTTACCTGCTGGGCGACACGCAAATCACCACGGCGCTTCCGATTCATCAGACCGTTCCTAATAAATACGAGACTCTCCTGGAACGATATCTCCCCGAGATGTTCAAGATGCATTTGTGTCCCGGCGACCTTACTCCCGAGGTGGTGGACAATTTTCACTCAGCGGTAGCGATGTCATTTACCGACATCGAAAACCTGGTGAATCAAATCATCGACCTCTTGGACGCGAACTGTACTTACGAGGCATTCCTGCCTTATCTGTCGAACCTCTTCAATCTGAAGTTACGCAGTCCCGACCCAACTCGATGGCGACGACAGATCAAGCGTGCGATCCCGCTCTATAAGCAGAAAGGAACTTTGGGCGGCTTAATCTCGGCACTTGACCAGGCTGGGATCACCTTGACCAAATTTACCAAGATGTGGCAGATCGAATCTCAGTACACTTATACCGACATGTTTCATGTGTCCGATGCATCGGAATTGGCTTTTGAATTGTCCCATGTGGCATTGCCTTTGGATTTGAATAATTTTTCTTTGAAATATCGTCCGCAAGGGTCGTCTTCCTATATGTCCCTGGATTCAAGCTATGTGGCATTCGATACGGTTGATGGGGTTTCTACGATGACCTGGATTGGTCACACTCTGTCCTATCCGATCTCCCTTGCCGAGGGAGATTTATTAGTGGTTATGTACTTGATCAAAACAGTCCCGACGGGCAAACAATCGCCGGAGAATTACTTGCGATCACTCGACCTCGCCGATCAAAGGGACGCACTTGATCCGGAAGGAAATTTGATTATTCCTTTGAAGAATTGGAATATTCATGTGATTGAGGAAGACGATGCCTTGTTCGATGTCCTGATTCCGACCCGTCATCCTTACGCTGATGATGTCATCTTCGGCAAGGTCCGCACGGAATTTGCCTTCTCGGAAAACATCTATAACATGGACGCTTACAATGGCAGCAAGCGAGATTCGACCAATCCATGCGATATCGACCAGGACTTCCTTGACGATTGCTCGGCATGCCTGAGCAGCAAGTTCACGGTGGATCTGGAAATCCATGACATTTCTAATGACAAGATCGTAGAAGCTGAAGAGATCATCGGCGAGTATTCTCCGTTTCACGCCATCCTTCATCATATGAATGTATCAGGAATAGTAGAAGAATTCGTCATCTCCCCCGTAGAAACTGTAGATACATTAGTTAATATAAACCAGAATGAATATGTATTTGCTGGCAATGCCAATGATGTGTTCACCCGATATCGATTGAATGGCTACGACCCCGATTCAGTCCGCAGGGATATGTTGGCAGAGACGGAGACCGTCGTTTCGGCGGCGTCCGGTGTGGGCTACAACGATTCCATTGTCCTCTACTGTCCTGAGGTGCGATTCGACCGTCTACCGATCAGCAGCATAACCGTCCTGGAAGTATTGGCTCCTTCGGCGAATGCTGGGACTTATGCCACGGTCCAGAATCCCGGAAGGAATACCTTGGAAGTATCCGGAGTTGCCGAGCCATTGAATCAGAATTTGTTTACGTTTAGATTATCAAATAAAATCTACGACAATCCCTCGGCGAACATTTACCAGGATGATTTGTTCGAATTGGGTGATTCTAATATTAATTTTGGAGACCTAGGGGTTATCAGCCAGTGGGACGTAGACAATCAGAACGGGATCACAGCATCGGCATGGACCGTGAATATTCCTGCGTATGGAGTCTTCGATATTGCTGATATCACTCCTTCGGGAAATTTGGTCCTTAGTGATCCGAGCCGCTTGCTTCCCGTGGTGACGACGACGGGCATCGGTTATACAGTCGTGGATGATTCGTCTGTTACCGTGGCATCGAGTAATACGGGGCGGCTCACGGTCCAGAGGCGTGGTCGTCTCAAGACCCCCGATGTCAACGTACCCGATATCAGGGGCTTGGTCCAAGTTGGTTTCTACGTCTTATATTCGGGGACTCAGTATCGGGTCAGCGGGTTTGTCGGCAGTGAAGTCGATGAATGCTACCTGGAAGGGTATTCGGGCGGGGATGCGGCTGGCGTCTCGGTCGCGTTCTACCATCGCAGGGTCGACCAGGAAATCGGTTACTTCGACTATAAGGGCATGAAGTTGGATGCAGGCACAGACCTGGAAGCTAGCCTAGGAATCCTGAACGGGCAAAACGCGCCCACCGACCCCAATCTCGTCCTGGATAATGACCATTTCAAGGAAAATTACCTCATCCTGATCGACAACAGTTATTACCGGATCGAGGATATCGATGCTAACATAGTGACTCTTGTGGGTACTATGGTGGATTATACTACATTAAGTTTTGGCGGGCAGACCGTGGCTTATGACGTGATCCACTTCACGAAGAATTCGATCATCATCGACGATCAATATTTTGATTATATTGATCGAAGCGGTAGTGATTTGGTCAACATCGAACAGGTCAGCGACGTTTCGGCGAGTTCGCTCGCCATGACTGCGTTGAATACACCTCCCGGCTCGTCACTTGAAGAGGTGGTATCTCAGGACGAAAGCGTAACCTTCCTGATTCAATATGCCGATGGAACTAATATGGAAATGAATTTATGATAACTGAAAATTTGAAAGCTAAAGGCGAGATTTTCATGGACATCTACCACCTAGATGGTAGTCCTGAAGAGAATGTTGTCTACGTCGAGCAGAGACATTACCAGAATACGATTTTAAGGACGGGACGTGCCGCCCTGGTGTCAGCCTTGACCAATCAGATCGGCGATGATTTCGAATTCTACATCAACCGAATGATCTTCGGCAGCGACGGCACGGCGGATGGTGTGCCGAAGTACGTGACCGACGATCGTGAGGGATTGTTCGGTTTGACGGTGCTGAGCAAGCCTGTGGTCTCATCGGTCGATGCATCGAATTCGACGATTGCGGTCTTCACATCGACGATCGCTTCGAGCGAGGCGAATGGGATCGCGCTCAACGAGATGGCGTTACAAATGTCCAACGGTGATCTATATAGTATGAAGACATTTCCCGATCTCAACAAGACGAGCACGATGCAACTGGTTCTTACGTGGAAACTTTTCTTTGTGTAAAATTAATGTAAGAACTATTTTTGCAATGCGGGAAGCAGGCGTACAGAACAAGCAGATAGCTGTTGATTTTGGTATACATTCTACAACAGTCAGTACGATCCTCAATGGTAAGATTTGGAAGCATTTGGGACTTGATAAAACAATAAGGACCAATAAAAGACTAAATATAAAAGAACTAGATGAGGTTAAACACTTACTAGTTGAAGGAAAGACTCGACAAGAAATAGCCGCCAAGTTTGGAGTATCTGTCACTACCATTCTTCGAATAGATAATAAACAAAAAGAGAGAGGTAATTCACTCTAAAATCGAACAATGGAGTGGTCAGGAATAAATACAAGGGGGAGTTCCTTCGAGGCGATCAGTGCCAGGAACCTTGCGACGACTATTCTTTCTGATCCTTTAAGGAGCGTAGATGCCGAATATTGAACAAGTCCCACAGCAACTTTATCACCCGCTTGATCCATACCATTATCTCATTGATAACATGCCGATCAACGGCATCTTGGATCAGCTTCAATTGGTCAACAATGCCGTCGATGTGGCAAGCGATCAAATTCGGAATGCCATCGGGACTTCGGGGAGTTTGGCGAATCGTCTGAACGCTTCCTTGGCAGCCGACGGTTCACTACTCGCATCGGCTGTTGACGGTACGCTCCACAACATCGGCGCTCACGCCGACGGGTCTTATGGCGGCATCGATTACGTCCGCATGACCAAGGATGAGCGGGACAAGCTCACGTTGGTCGCCGATAACGCGACCAACCTCCAACTCCAGTTCGACGCGACCCCCACGACGGTTTTCGATTCAGGGGTCGTCGAAGTTGAGTCTTCCGTGGGCATTGCCTGGAATATCCTGCCGGGTAACAAGGTCAAGGCTAATTTGACCTTCCCCACTTCTTCGATTCACCGGCACTATTATGACCAGGAACCAATGTTCGCGGGCATGTCGCCCGATTACCAGAATTACAAGGTTTCCTCGTCGATCGTCTCGTTCATCGAGGATTCTTTACGGGTCACGATCAATGGCTATATGCTGAGCCAGGACGATGTTGTCGAGGTGCCGATCGGCAGCAGCGGGACACCGACGAATCTGAAGTTCACCCCCTCGGCAGGTTCGGGAACGTTCGCCCTCAATGTTCCAATCACATCTGTTGATATTATCAGAATTGATTTTGACATCTTGTTGTACACGGGCGGCAGTGACACAGACCCGGTCGTGACGACGGGAGCTCAGGGACCGCAGGGGATCACGGGTCCGCAAGGATTCCAAGGAGATTTTGGTGGTCCTCAGGGTACTCAGGGATTCCAGGGGACGGCTGGGACCGGTGCTCAGGGTACTCAGGGATTCCAGGGAGCAACCGGGACGCAAGGTACTCAAGGGTTCCAGGGGACGACGGGTAGTACGGGTCCAGGCGGTCCTCAGGGCAGCACGGGAGCAACCGGAACACAAGGCAACCAAGGGTTCCAGGGGACGACGGGTAGTACGGGTCCAGGCGGTCCTCAGGGCAACACGGGAGCAACCGGAACGCAAGGCAACCAAGGGTTCCAGGGAGATGTGGGCGTTACGGGACCTCAAGGTCCGTCTGATGGTCCTCAAGGACCACAGGGCAATCAAGGAAACCAAGGATTCCAGGGCAATCAAGGGTTCCAGGGTAATCAAGGATTCCAGGGAGTGACCGGTGCAGGCACTCAAGGACCGCAAGGCAATCAGGGAGGGTTAGGGCTTACAGGACCAATGGGTAATCAGGGGAATACTGGATCTCAGGGTCCTCAGGGATATCAAGGGAACCAAGGTGCGGCGGCGAATCTGACCATTGGTAGCGTAATTTCTTCCGGAACAAGCGGCAGCATCCTCTGCGTTGGTCCAGTGGGAAGCGATAGCGGATTGAATCAATTACACTCCTTGACGTATGATGTTTCCAATGAGAAATTACACGTCAGTAAGGATATGGATTTTTCCTTGCATGCGTTGTTGTCGCTGGATTGCTCGCTTGGATCGGCTCCTACATCCTCGCCGCTTGGCACATTCAATGCATATAATACGACGAGCAATGCGATCACGGTTACGTTGCCGTTGCTCGCCAGCACGAGCTCGGGAACATTCTTTATATTCAAAGATGAAGCGGGGTTTGCCGGTACGAACAACATCACGATTACAGCGAATGCTAGTGACTTAATAGACGGAGCATCGGTCAAGATCATCAATACGAATTACGGGGTGTTGAGGATTTACAACAGCCTGGGGTCCAAGTGGAATACCTTCTAATTATAGAAAGATTAAAACAATGGAGTTATACAAATATAAACCCCTTAATGTAGGATTCGTGGCTATTTGCCCCGACCCCAGCGTTTCCGCATTGCGAGTGACCGTCAACAGTGCCAGGAAACGATACGACAGCCCGTGCGTTGCGGCGGTCCCCGAGAATATTGATCCTCAAGTCCTGGAAGGCATGCAGAAAATCTGCCCCGTACACAAGGGGTTGGACACGATCACTTCGCTGATCAATGTCGGGATGGATCATGGACCGGCTGATTGGAATATGACCGTTATGGCTGGGACGTGGGTAAGAGCGAATTTAGATAAGAAATATTCTTACTTCGTTGAATCCGAAACGGATATATTGTATGCTATAGTCAACGGATTTTACGAATTCGTTGACTGCTCCCTCAACGGCATTATGATCCACAAGGACACCTGGAAAAAGGTCGGTCATTTTTGCCCCCAAAGTCCCTTGGCAGTGTGCAAACTGTTCTGGGCTGAGGAAGCGATTAGATTGGGACACCAATTCAAAGGGATAATTGGTACACAAATGATCTGAGTCCCCCTAAATAGATCATGCTTCAATACATTATTTGTCTCGCATGTTTTGTTGCTTGTCTTGCGTTCCCTCTCGGGGGAAAAGCTCCCAAAATAAATCAAATAACTCACGATACGTGGAATTATTTCAAGACTGTCACCTACGCCAATGGGCTCCCAGATGACCGCATGGAGGTCGATAATGGCAAGGTGTTCCTGCCCGATCGCACCTCGCCGACGAACATCGGTCTCTACTTGTACGCCGTTTCATGTGCTAAAAGGCTCGACCTGATCGATCAGGTCGAGGCGGTGTCACGAGTCAAGCAAACTCTGACCACTCTATCTCAGATGGAGCGACATCACGGTTTTTACCTGAATTGGTACAAGGCATCCACAGCATCCACGATGCGCGAGTGGGAGCCAGGACGTTCCCTCGTCCCCTTCCTGTCGTCGGTGGACAATGCCTGGCTTGCGATCTCTCTCTTCCATGTCGAGCACGAGTACCCCCAGCTTGCGGCATTGACTTCATCGATCCTGGACACCATGGATTTCCGCTTCTTCTACGATGAAGCGGCAGAATGCTTCTACGGCGGTTACGATACGGCTCGCGACAAGTTCACCGATTATCATTATCGCATCCTCAACAGCGAGACGCGGCTGATCAGCTACGTCGCGATCCACGCCGGTCAGGTACCCAAGAGTCATTTGAATAAATTGATTCGTACCAAGCAGGACGGCAGGCTGCTTTCGTGCTACGGGAGCATGTTCGAAGCTCTGGCGGTTTCGCTTTTCGTACCTGAAATCGAGCAGTCGCCGTTTTGGAGGGCGGAGCTCGCGAATTACCTAGATTATCAGATCGAAAATTCCATTGATGGGATATGGGGGATATCCTACTCGGACGACACCAAGGGCGTCTACAAGGAATTTGGTCTCAAAAAGCTGTCCCAATATCCGACCCATTTCGAAATTGATGGTGTCGTGACCCCTTATGCCAGTTTTCTCGCTACGCAGATCAACCCGGAACTCGCTCTTGTGAACATTGCGCGACTGTCCGGAATGTGCTATTGCGACGGTTACGGATTCTTTGGTGCGTATCGCCCGGCGACCAAGGAGAGGTCAAAGAGCATTTTCACCTTGGAGCAGGGGTGTATCATGATGACCCTAGCCGACATGCAAAAAGAAAACCCCTCGAAGAAGATCTTCGAGGGGATGGTGTGCCTGGATTTCCAATGATCAGAGATAGCGTCGGATCAAGACCCAGCGAGAGTCGAGTTCTGATTCTTGCTGGTCGATTTTAGTCAGATAATCGACCACCTCTTCGACGCTTTCAAAAATCAAGTCAAAGTCGACCACATCGAAAAGCCAGCGTGGCAGCTTGTAGAGTCCACCTTCACAGATCGTGATGATGGGCTTATGCTGCCTCTCGGCTTCGAAGACCTCGTTGAGCGTGCCGCACTGGTAGACTTCCCTGTCGATTAGGACCACAACTGCATCCGACAGGTCCACGAACCTTAGGTCTTTGCGGCGATAGTCGTGGACGAATTCCCTCAATTCCTCGAATCGACCTTCCCTCTGTAACTTCTCCTGATAAGCCTTACTCTCAGCAGTCTCATTAGGCGATGCGCCGGGCTTATCTGTGGGGTCGATGATCTTGATCCCCAATCCTGCCTCATCGACCAATTTCCTGAACTTCTTACGCCATTCGATACCGGCGTCGGGAGCGTATTCCATTGCTCCTGAGGCGTACACGAAAGCGCCTTCTAATCTACCCATCTTAATTATCCTTTAATTTAACTTAATTATGACTCCATTATAGCGTAAAGGAGAGATTATGCCAAGTGAAGAATTGATAAAAGAAATCGACAATGTTTTGACGAATGACATCGTGGACCGCCACAGCTTTTTCCAACTCAAGCATTTCGTCTTGGGCAAGGAATGTTCATTCCAAGGCAGGATGTGGCAATGCCTCCGAGAGATCAGATCAAGAAAATCTTGGATCGAAGGATATATTATCGAGATCGCTGATGCAAAAGACCGGATTGAACTGCTAAATATTGAACAGGATCAGAACACCTTGAACCTAAAAGAGTTCGAAGAATCTACGTCGATTTCCGAGGAACGGAAGAATTTGGCTGCTCGGGAATACAAGGTAAAAAGCAGGCAGATCGACCGGAAGGTACAAGCTGTCAAGGCATCGATCGAGGCACTTGAGAAGAAGATCGCCGATTACGAAGAAGAGGCTAATTTCTATATTTCCGAATTCAAGCAAATCGTCAATGTTGAGCCGTTGAAACCGCTGGACGACCTAGACGCTCAGAAGGAATACTGGACTGCCAAATTGTATCAGGACATTAACCTGAAGATGCTACTCCAGCAACCCCTCGATCTTGAAACGGTCAAGATGATTCTGACATTGAACGATGACTCGGTTTTGAAGCAGCAGATGGTCGCTTTGCTCGAAGGCAACCGTAAGGCGATCCAGGCAGAAGCAACGAAGAAACTCCAAGTTCAGTGAAATTAAATGCCCACATCATATCAACCAATAAGCAGTCTAGACGTAGGTTATCTTTCTGGGTTTCTGTCTGTGTATCCAGCAGCGATTGATAACTGGACGACCATGTATCATGCCACCAATAATGCCACCTCTCAATTGAAACAGAGTTTGGCATACAATGGCAGGCATATCATCTTGTTCGATGGGTCTAATTTCCCAGACCAAGGGATCGTCCGTATCGGTCCACAGGAAGGGCAACATGCGAAGATCGTTACCCCCGACAATGGGTCCTTGGCAGTTGGCAATAACTTCATCCAGCCCGGCAATGCGGAACTGATTGTCTACACTCAGAAGAATGGCAATGTCCTGACCGGGTTGTATCGTGGGTTCGCGGGTTCGACCCAAGGGCAATGGCCCGCAGGGTCTTACTGTACTGGTGGAGTAATGGCGGAACACCACAACGCAGTCAAGGATGCCGTCCTCAATAATGAGGCGAATTTGGGGATAGAGACATCGCCAGCACCGACTTCTTTGAATGGAATCTTGATTTCCTTGGAACAACGGTTTTTAACACCTAAACCATTGTTCCGCGCATTCCCACGAAGGGGCGCACCGGCTCTCCGGGTCCGGTTCCAGAATTTCAGCGGCGGCGACCCGATCCGTTACCTCTGGGATTTCGGCGACGGGACCAAGTCTAGCGAAATGAGCCCCATCCATACCTATACCAGGGAAGGAGTCTACACGGTTAAGCTCAACGTCATCACGTCGCTCGGAGCGCAAGGTATTGCCACCAAGAGCAATTACATCACGGTCTCGGAAGAAGAGGGCGTAACCTTTTTCTATACCGAGAGTCTGACGGGTATTTCTCAAGAGACTGCCGACCTCCAGAGTGTCGACCCTACTGACTTTGTCTTTGTGGATCAAAGCGAGGGCAACATCATCGAGAGGATTTGGGATTTCGGTGATAAAAATCGTGTGACCATTTCTGACCCGGATGCTCATACGATTTCGCACCAATACGAAATACCTGGCGAATATGACCCAACATTACTTGTCGTCTATGATACCCAGCAATTTAAGCGAGTTTTCCTGTCCGATACAATTAAGGTGAATTGATGACAATCCCAGAATCAACAAATTATCCGGTAGCACTCGACACGGACGACAATCTCTTTTTGGTCCACGATTCTCTTCGGGTACGCTTGGTCCAGGATTATAACCCCGGCGACACCACCATCTACGTCGAAGGCGACCCGGTGGTCTTTAGGCGATTCCCGGCGACCGGATTGATCACCCTCACGGAGCAATGCAGCGACATCGACCACCGTGCCCTCTCGTTCTACTACTCCTCGATCGACTATACCAACTTTACCTTCGGCGGTCTGGAGTTGCTGGAAGAGTTCGAAGACCTGGATTCGGTCAAGCCTAAGCGGATCACGAACGTGACCCAGAACGTGATGGCTCAGCACCACAATTCGCTCAAGGATGCCATCATTGCGATCGAGGATTTCATCGGCGTCAAGGGTACGGTCGATGCCCGTCCATTGGGCGAGACCATGGAAGGCAGGATCAATTTTCTCCGCAGGTTGGTCCTGTCGCCCAAGGCGTATTTTACCGTGGATAGGACCATTGGTCTCGTGCCGCTCACGGTAAATTTCAAGGACCTTTCGTTCCGGCTGGGGACCGATAGCGAGTCCCAAGAAGAGGTCGAATATATTTGGGATTTTGGCGACAACACCTCGGATGTTTCTACCACGATCACGGCGACTTCGGAGGTACTGCCGTCCTGCGCCAGCGATGTCCTTGTGCAGGATCTTGACGGCGGCACGATCACCAAGACCTATTGTACCCCCGGAATTTTCGATGTGTCCTTGACTGTGACCAATCAATTCGGCAGCGACACGATCATATTGCCGGGGCTGATCAATGCGCGGGTCGACGCTCCGCAGGAAGCCGTGGTCGAATATCTTCCTGGAACGACCCAAACCATCTTAGCCAATACGGGCATCTATCAGGCGGGTCAATACATTCCCCCGGTGATCCGTTCGCCGATCAATACATTGATCACCATGAAGATACCACCCGGAGAGAACCCCGATAATCCCGGCTACACGTATGCTGGCGAGGCACTGACCAATTTAGGAAGTGTTGTTGACCCAATCGAATCTTATACGTGGGCATTATCGGATGACCTTGAACATTCCGCATTGACCTCATCGACCAAGGCGATCTATAGCATCGGCGGCTCCTACGACATGAAGTTGAGGGTCGATACCGAATTCGGTGCCTATCGCATTACGACCTATGAGAACAGCATCGATATCGTCGAAACCCATAACCTCTGGCTGTTCAACTACCAGGTTGGGAGTTCTACCACTGTGATCGGTTATGAGTATGGGTTGATTAGCGAGACCTTCAAGACTTTGCCGACAACGACCTATGCTCCATTGGTCAATGATGACTTCCTTTCGGCGTTGCCCAATGCGAATCAGATGACCAATGAATTCAAGCGAAACACCGGTTTTGTCCCCAAGAGCAATATCGCTTCAGGATTGCAGGGGAATGCCTTGATGTTTTACGCGAGTGGTCGAGATTCGTCCGATCCGATCTCGGCTGAAGCGGTTCATTTCGTGGGCTACAATGGGTTTGCCAACACGTTCGATTTGACAATTGCCAGTTTTAATCGACCATGGAATTGGGCGAATTTCAATTCAGCAACCACGGCTTATTTCCTCTTGGGGACGCCGACCACGGCGGCATCTTCGAATACGTCGCCCGCGAATCCGACGCTCAGCCAATACACGATCAGTTCCGGAGTGAGGATCGACAGTACCTTGACAGCGTCTCAGTTCTCCAATGGCGCTGATGAATTGCTGGTTAATCCGGCGTTGTTCGACGGCTCGGGGAGCAACGTCTACGGCAATTTCTCGGTCTATCGCAGCGCGTTCAAGAACAATGTCGGATATATGCTACGAAACGACAACGTTGGTGATTTCTTCAGGATCAAGTCGTTCTATAGAACCAATGGGACGGTGGGGAGCCCGGTTCAGACGATCGCCAAGTTGGCTGACATGCCTGGACCCACCAAACTGGAGGGGGAACTCCTTTCGCTCACCTCTGGCTTGTTTTTCTTCAACAATTCTGGAAGCATATCGGCATATAATGATGTTGGAGGAGTATGGGAGACGGGCGGTCCAGGGATCAACTCGATCACGTTCCGATCACTTCAGGACCAGACGGTTTCCGGCTTTGATGATGTGGGACAAAAGTTGCTGGCGGTCTCGGACGGGGACAAGCGGTGCTATCTGTCTTACGACTATAGCCGCTCGGCATTTATCAAGTTCGACGCGAATTCCATGACATTCAGTTCCTTGACCAATCGTCCTCCGGGAAATCAGTGGATTGCTGGAATATATTGATAGGTAAATTAAATTATAATTCATAGGTAAAAACATGCCTCAAGGTTTTCCTCCAATTCCGGTCTATCCCGCTGGGATAGACTCCGATGCCACACTCTTTCGCGTCTATAACACCACAGAAAGCGTGTTGTTGAACAGTAACCAGGCGTGGGAAGACCAGATCGAGATCGTTCCGGTGCCTTTGGGATCACCTGAGGTGTGGGCTGACAACGGATTCGCCACGATCTCGGGCGAGATCCTCTACTACGACGCGGTCGGCAAGACCAATGATGGGCGCGTCAATTTGCTGAAGCGATGTGCCCGGAATCTGGGCGGCTCGCCTACTCGGTACAACCCTGCCGGGACCTCGATCCGCTCGTTCGTGATTGCGGAACACCACAATCAGCTTGCCCAATCGCTGTTCAATATCGAGGATTTCGTCGGAATCAATTTTGATACCCGCGCAGAGACGCTAGATTACCGTATACGCCATCTTCAGGCGACCCCGGTACTTTGGGACGATGCGTTGTGCCCCGACGTTACGCTCGATTTTAGGGTGGTTTCCGTCGACCCTGTCACCGGGACTACTGCAGCCTACAATGTCATCATCAACGGGACATATAATTCGTATCGTTTAGATTTCGGCGACGGCAGTTTCACAACATCTTTGCAGTCTGGGACGCACACCTACGCGCCCAACTCGACGATCGACCCGGTGGTCACGGTGAGCAACGATAGTTGCCAGATCACGACCACGAACATTGAGCGGACCAGTCAGCAGGAGCCTACGGTGACCGACACGCCACCGTTCACGATTCCGATCCCTGAGTTTCCGCCACCACCGCCGTTCATTTTTCCTCCAATCGGACCGATCGAACCGATCATTGAATTCCCGCCGATCGTGTTTCCGTGCCTCGATTTTACCCCGTTCCCTGGTATCAATATCTCCATTGGACCTATTGATATCCAGGTTCCCAGCGTCATCAGCTTCACGCCCCTGAATATTCCGAGCGTGATCTCGATAACGCCCTTGGACATTCCAAGCTTGGTCACAGTGACCCCGATTGATTTCCCAAGTGTGATCACCTTTAGCAATCCGCCCGATTTCTCTCCGATCGGGTTCGGACCGGCACCATTCATTTCACCGATCGGGTTTGGACCGCCGCCTCCTATCTCTCCGATCGACATCAACGTTACCGTGACCATCGACGGCAGCGGGGTTCCTTCGTGTATCAGCATGTGTAACAGCGGGGGCTTGGCGGTTGATTGGGGTTCACCACCCACGCTGAACGTCGCCTTCGTTCATCAACTGGAGAACCAGAGGACATCGTCTCGTTATACTCAAGAAGACCTGGACATGATGAAGGAACTTGGGGACGATTATCGCGATTTCTTCCCCGATGCCGACCCGAATTCATTCGAAGTGGAGTACAGTTCTCTTGGTATCCCCTCGGAGATCAAGATCGTCGCCCCCGAGTTCCCCAAGATTCAACTGGCACATGACCTACCTCAGGAGATTCGCATCGTCAATGGAGATTTTGACCTTGATGGCACGATCAAGATACTTTCTCCGGATGTTCCGATTCCTACGGAGATTCAGGTCATTAATCAGAATATTCCGACCTCGATCGAACTAATCGCGGATATTCCTAGTATTATTCACGTAGAACATACTATTCCAAATAAGATCATCGTGGAAAGCATCTCCGAGATTCCGAGCGTGATCCGGCTTGACGGGAGCGAGATCCCTGACCAAATCAAGGTGGTTGGAATTCCCGATACCATAGAATTGGTCTTCCCGCAGAAGGAGATCAAGTTGACTATTGATGATGACCTAGAAGTTCCGCTGGTCTATCGTGGCGCTCCGATCGAACTCAAGATCGACATGCCCAAGTCCTGGCTGAACGGTGACGATGAGGACGATGATTATCCTCGGGTCAAGATCGTCCCGGCTCCCTGTCCCAAGAGGTGAAATGAGATTAAAGAAACATCCTAATAAAAACACCTATCTCCTCACTGATAGTGGCATATGGGTGCGAGATTTTACGCATCCTTATGCCCCCTACATCGACATCAATAGGCTGACCTCCCCGCATGACCATAAACATTTGCTGCAGAACGAAATTGAAAACCGGCTTCGCAACATGCAGCACATCGACACCGAAGAGGTTAGTCACCCCAAAGTGGTCATCATTTCCGATGGCTATCGTTTCAACGAGAAGCAAGAAATCCTGGCGTCCTTGCCCAAGGATGTCGTGGTCATTGCGGTGAATGGCGCGCTGGCGGCGTGGCGATTGTTGGAAGGAGAGAAACGACAGCGAATTCACTACTATGTGGTCAATAATCCTTATCAAGAATGTATGAATTTCTTTCCCCGGAAGAATCGTTATTTCACGAAATGTATCGCGTCGATGCGGACTCACCCCGATTTCTTGAGGCAATTTGCCAAGAAGGGGACGATGTATCGGTATTTGCCTACTCCTGAGAAGGATTTCATGGGCATGAAATCGGACGCGATCTATCACATCGACGATTACCGTAACCCGATCTGTGCAGCAGTCGGGCTGGCATATCGCATGGGAGTTGAAAAACTACTTCTTTATTGCTGCGACGATAGTTTTAATGACCACAGGGAAGGAGCGGTCCAATTGGAAAATGGGTTATTTACCTATCCCCAGCAGATAATTTCCAGGGACATTATCGATGGCAATTTTTATTGGTTAAAATCTCAAGAAGATATTGATGTGCAAATTCGAAATTGCTCATCTGGACCGGAATATGCGAATGCTCCATATATACAATCGACCGATATAGTGGATTTTTTTCAAGGAATTTAATGAGAAACGGCGAAAAAACCAATCCAGAAGAACCGTTTTCATTCCATGACTTTAAGAAATGGATGTTGAAAAATGCGACCAATGAATTCCATATTCAGTCGCATAAAAAAGGCATCGGGGTCGAAGTCGAACCCAAGGTTGGCTTGAAGAAATTACTCAATAGAATGCAAGCCGAGGAGGGCAGCGTTCTGGAGATGGCGCGAGATTTTAGGACCAATGGGGGACAGATTGTTGAAATCGATGACCCCTTGGTGATGGTTGAGGTTTCTAGCGGGACATTCATTATCCCTCGGACCTGTATCAGGCGAAAAGACTGATTCACTTTTTTCGCCTGGTCATGATCCTCGTTTGACCCAATCGCTTGGTGTCGATCGTGCCACCATGCTGGAAGTCCATCTCCGGGTTGGCGGCTAAGGGCAATTTGCGATAACCCCGCTTGAGCAGTCGCTCCTGTAATTCCTTGTAGGATTGGGCTGGCTCAATCCATGGTTCCCAATACATGCGGTTCTCTGCGACGATTGCGCGGATGGTCTCGGTCATCGTGGGGTCAAGACCAAGCTTGTTTACATCGTCAATCCGGGACGTGATCGGCAACCCTTCGAACGATGCTAGGATTCTGACCCCCTTCTTGTCCCGCCTCGCCAAGTAGAGGTACAACTTGGTCGGCTGGGGAGTCTGTGCTTTTAATGCCATATAATGTCTCAAATAAAATGTTTAATACTAATTGAACACTAGGGTCTCTTGGATCGAATTGACCCAAGAAGTATTTCATCGTTTCTACCGCCTCTTGGGCTTTGTCCATATGCCAATACCATTAGCTAATTACTTGAATATAAAAGATAAAGTCTGTATTAGTTATCCCGGACCTTCGGAAGAATATGTTATCCAACTCGACAGGGCTAGGAATAATATCGAATCCGCATATCCCGAGATTGAATTCTATTTCTCTTGTAGATCCGAATTCCTTTATCGCTTCAAAAGCAAGATCAGGGTCGTCGATCTCGAACAACTCCAGTCCAGGAGGCGGGACTTCGGAATGATCCACGAGATCCGCCGCAACCTGGAGGTCAATCCCGTCATGAATTTCCTCCAGGAATCCGACATCCCATTTGAAAAAATGTGGTTTGGTCAAGATACGCCCAAAATATAAGAAAGGAGTATCTATATACCCCGTAGAGATAGCTTAAAAATTGACCTCTTTTTGAAAAGGGAAAACCAATGAGCGTATTCCGCGTACAACTGTCAAACAGTCAGCAAGGACTCTTGGACGTTGATATGACCACAGGGCTGCCAGTCACCACCAGCATCCAGAGGTCGATCTATGCAATGGGTCCGCACCGCACTAATCGTTTGCTCAAGGACGGTGATACTTTCACCGACAGCAACTACTGGAAGCGATTTGCTTATCCACAGGTTCCGCTTGAGGAAGCCTTCATCGCCGTGGTCGAGGACGACGGCAGCGTCTACAGTGACTTCGAGGTCGAGCAGACCTTCCTTAAGAATTACTCTTTGGACATCCCTAACGGCAGTACCTACACTGCTACCACGAACATTGCCGACATCCTCGGCGATACCGGTGGATTTGCCGTGTTCACCCAGATCGTGAACAACGGTAGCGGCAACGTAAGCGTCCGCATCAACGGCTCTGTCGATTCGACCTTCGTCCTCGGTGCCAGCGATGCCCAGATCTTCAATGCCGGTGAACTTGCCGTGACCAAGGTGGCTTTCGCCAACTCCAGCGGTTCTTCCCAGGCTGTCCAGGTTCTCGTCTCTGTTCGCGCTCAGTCCAACAGCTAAGGCAAGACCATTAAAAACCAAACAAAAAAGGGATAGCACTTGCTATCCCTTTTTTGTTGCACAAACTCTTTAACATTTATGAAGCTAGCACCGAAATTAGGCAAGAGGCAGTTCTCCCTGAAAGACTACTCCAGGAAACGTAATCAAATCTTGATCAACCGGGAGACCGGTGGGTTGGGCGACATCCTCATGCATCGGATGATGTTCGAGGATATCAAGAAGTCGGGATTAGAAATACATTTCGCCTGCCCCAAACAGTATCATGCGGCGGTCCAAGATCATCCCTACCTGGACAAGGTATTAGATTCGGAGACTGTCAGCCCCTACGAATACCTTGCTTCGTACAACACGACCACGGCATGTGGGCGGTACGAATCGCGGATCGCCCCATTGTCCGGACTCCACCGCAGTGATATTTGGTCGAAGCATTGCGGCTTCGACCTCACCAATCATGAGATGCATATCAATTTGTCCCAAGAAGAGGTTATGTTTGGAAAGAATCTTCTATGCGGATTAAATACTAGGATGAAGCCGACGGTCGCGGTCTGCCCGGTCTCGGCTCAGGGCAGCAAGAACCTGGTGGGTGTCCAGGTTTCTGGGGTCATCGATGGCTTGAGGGATATGGGGTTCATGCCGTTCGGTCTCCATACCAAGCCAGTCCCCGAGATCGACGCCAAAAAATCGCCGATGGTCCATGGGTTGGATATCCGGCAATGGATGGGAGTCATGAATGCTGCGGATTATGTAGTCGCCGTAGATACCTCGGCGTTCCATCTGGCTGGTGGATTGAAGAAACCCTTGGTGGGCATTTTCAGCTTCGCGGACGGAGACGTGTATTCGAAGTATTATCCTAGCGTAGAGCTAATCCAGAAACACCGCAATAGAGATCCTGAATGGACTTGCGGTCCTTGCTATGCGTGGGTGACTTGCCCGAAGTCGAAATTGCTCCGCAAGCCCTGCATCACGGAGATCACGGCTCAGCAAATCATGGACGGTTTTTCCAGATTGTTGGAAAAATATCCTAAAAAATACTAAATTATTGTAGAGGAATTTATATGCCAAATGTTGTAAGACCAAGCACTGTCATCATCTCGAATGGCGCGAGCGAAGGACACCTCAAGATCACCCTTGAACTGAACATCAACTTGAACTCCAACGGGATTCAGGCGAGCGTGACGGCAGCGGAAGCCAAGGAAGACGTGGGACATGACAAGGAATTCGAGTTTGCGATCCCCGAATTCGAATCCCAGAACAAGGTCGATTTCGGAAAGAGCGTAGACAATGATAGATCAGTCGATGGTTGATGCTTGGAAGGGCATTTATCAAGGTGCCGTTTCATCTGCACAGAAGTGGAAGAATATCCCGGCAAGCGATGCCCGGCTTCGCGCCATGGCTCGGTTGTATGTTCGCGAGGAAGTGCCGCACTATCGGCACGAATTGAATCTGAGTCTGCAATTCCTGAGTGACAACGAATTGGGACGATTTCAGAAGTTTTTCAAGAATGAAAGTGAGTGAGGATTATGAAGAGAATTGGTTATGACTGCGGGACGTATAATCTTGTTTGCTGCCATCGGGACGACAAGAACAATTTCGTCCACAAGCGAGAGGTCAATGCGTTCCTGGAGATGCCGCTTGAGAATCGCTTCGTGTTCAACATGATGAAGAACGCTGGCGTCCCTTTGATCGAGCGAGACGACGTAGCGTATGCCTTGGGTGAGTCGGCGGTCGAGATGGCGTACACTATGTCACACATCGAACTCAAGCGACCTATGTGTGATGGATGCGTGAATCCCAAGGAAAAAGATGCATTTCAGATCATGAGCATCATGATGCACAGCCTTCTTGGTGATATTAAAGCAGACAAGACCCCGCTGTACTACAGCGTTCCCGCGAACGCGATTAACCAGGAGACCGATGCAGATTATCACGGCAAGATACTCCAATCGATCTTCAATGCTTACCGGTCGAAAGATGGCTATACCGTGGATGCTCATCCGATCAACGAAGCCTTGGCGATTGTCTATGCTGAAGCAGCTCAGAAGGCATTTACCGCCATTGCCATTTCGGCGGGAGGGGGAATGGTAAACGTTTGTTTTAGCATTTTCGGATCTCCGGTCTTCACTTTTGCGATCGTCAACAGCGGCGACTGGATCGACAGGATGGCTGCCAAGGCAACCGGAGAATCAATTGCTTATATAAACAGAGAGAAGACCAAAATCGACTTGTCGAAAGCTCCAACCAACCTAGTCGAGCGTGCGATCCAAACACAGTATCAATTGATGATTGAAAAGACGGTCCAGGGCATCAAGAAGGGCATCATCGATGCGGGCAACAAGGCACGTACCGACAAGCCGATCGATGTTATCGTGGCAGGCGGTACTGCTTCGCCTACTGGTTTTGACGTGATGTTCTCCGAAGTCCTGCATCAGGCTGAACTTCCGATCAAGATTGGTAATGTAATCCGTCCAGCCGATCCGCTTTACAGTGTGTGTCGCGGATGTTTGATTGCGGCTGAGAATGCCAGTCATTGAAGAATTAGGTTTGTACATAAGTCGAGGATACTCTTTGCTAGGATGTCTTCGACTTTTAAATGATATGATAAACGAAAGGAAAGAAAGTCAATGAATCATTACGTAAACGACCTTGGAGTAGCGGCATTTGTTATGATGCACGGGTTCAAGATCATCCGCAAGACCGGTAATACCCTTTACTTCGACGTGGCTCCGGGTGACGTGGAAGAATTCGAGAGACTCCAGATGGAATATCTCAACAGCGACTTCCACCGCTTCGACTCGTTCCTGATGGCTATTAAGAAAATGAACAGCCGAGGCTAAATAAAACCATGATTAGTTTTAAGGAATATAGGCTGAATGAGGCGGGCGGCGTTCCCTCCATGAAGCCAAGAAACGCGACATCTCAGGATGGTCTTGCGGCGCTGGAGGCTGAGGTTCTCGGCATCGTCGATACCTCGATCACCACGCTTCAGAAGTCTTTGAGGCAACGTGGTGGTGAGATGAATCCCTTCGACGTGATGAGGCAAAATTTGCCTTGGTATCGCCGCTTGGGCAATTGGTGGAATCGTTTCTGGAACAACGACACTTCCAATGAATCACAGGAATATGGTCTTGAATTCCCGGATTTCATCCCTTTACACGAGCAGGAAGCCTTTCATGAACTTGAACTGATCATGGAAGGTCCCATCAATCATGCGATCGATCAAATGATGTATCGCCTCCAAAGTCTCCGCGAGGAGCTTCACAAGGCAATCAAGCAGAGTTTCGCTACATACCGCCAGAGTCAGAGCCAACCGGGCGGCACTCAAGCGACATTACAACCGGCGACCACTTCAGACTTGCCTGCTAAATCCAATAAGGTAATGGATGCCAAGACCCAGACCTTCGATCCCGAAGACACAGATGATTCGGGCAGCACAAGCCCACTCCCCGACCCTGCGGATAGTGGTCCCGATGCTACAACGCCGGATGTTGGTTCTCCTCCGGAGACTCCCGAGTCGCCCGATGCGACTCCACCAGGGACTCCACCATCACGCCTGAGAGATGATATCCACATCGAAAATGTGGCAGCATTGACAGGTAGAGGGGACTATGGTTTGGCATCGAAGGTTGCGTTTGGTGGAAAAATCTATAAAGTCGCGAGTGCCAAATACAACAAGGCTGGAGAATTGGTCTCAGTTGAGGTCAAGGGAATCAAGGGCGAGATACCTGTTCCTGAGGAACTAGGCAAGAAGGTGGCGATTCGCTACGGCAGGCGAGAAGGCACGATCGAAGATATTCGGAAAAGCATCATCAACGGAGACCCTCCGATTTCTGATGAGCCATCGGGAACTTCGTCGGAACCAACGCCGACCCCAACCCCTCCAACACCACCGCCTGTTGACAGGAAACCCCCGGAAGAACCCCCGGTCGACGATGAAATTGATACCAGTCCTATCGAAGACCCGGAAAGCGCCGAAGAAGGGGAGCATGACGTGTCTTGGTTGCCAGACAAGGACCAAAGGCTCTATGACAAGGCGATGGCGGCGCGTGCCGAACGTGAAGCGATGGGCAAATTAACCCCTGCAGATCGATTCGAGCAATCGCTCAAGAATAATCCTGATTATTTGAATCCGACATTGCTGAAGATCATCGATTCGTCGCCAACGCCGGAATATCGACATTCCATTGTATCTTTCTTGGCTGGGATGTCGAAAGGGACTAGGATCTCGTTATTCCCTCGTAATAATCACGGCTTCATGGATACCGATGTCGATCTGGGCAAGCTGGATTGGATTGCTGAGTTGAGTCCCGAGAAGGCTTACGAGGTCGGAGAAAAAATCGAAGACATGGACGAAGACAATCCGGGTTTCGACCTCAAGAAAGAGCTCGAACCTTACTTTGCCAATAAAGAAACATTCGATGCTTGGGTTAACTCGCCAAACGAAAGTACGCATTCAAGAACTAAGATATTTGTGGAGAACTTGAAGAACAAACCTCCGAAGACCGACAAGGAAAATAAAGAGATACCGTTCGACAAACAAGTAACTCGTTATAAGAAAAAACTTAGGTCACGTGCTAAATCGTAACTAAACAAAAGGCTTCTCAGGAATGATTCTGAGAAGCCTTTTGTTTTGTACTTACTGGCTCAGCAATTCGGTTGCAAGTTTGTCGAGTTCCTCGCCTGCACTACCCTCGATCAACGTGTAGTCGGCGACTTTGACTGGTTTAAGGTCGATGATGTATTTGTTTTTCACCTGGGAAAAGAAAGGAAGCAGCCAGGCAGCGGGGTAGACCTGTGCCGAGGTACCGCAGCAGATGAATACGCCGTTGCGATACTTGACTTCCTTGACCAATTTGGCTACTCGGTCGTAAGTTAGATCCACAGCTTCGCCGAACCAGACTACCTCGGGACGCAAGTGACGTTGACATTTGGGGCATCTCTCGCCTTCAACAACGGGCTTGTCAGTTTCGGTCTTGTAGTCGCAGGTGAAGATGGTGTCGCCATCGAGGTTGCTGATCTCATGATGTCGTTCGCATTTTTTGCGATTGATGAATCCATGGAGATGCCAGACGTCCTTGCATCCGGCGCGTTCCAAGAGGTCGTCGATGTTCTGCGTGATGTTGACCACGTTGAACTTCTCCTGGAGTCGGGCAATTGCCTTGTGAGCTAGATTCGGCTCAGCCGCCTTGATTGCCTCGAATCGCTGCGCGTAGAAATCCAGGACCAACGAACGGTTCTTGATCCAGCCGTCCTGGCTTGCGACATCTTCCACGCGATGTTGCTCCCATAGAGAATCATTGCCTCTAAATGTGGGGATACCGCTTTCAGCCGAAAGCCCGGCACCGCTGAAGACCACGATGGTCCTCTTGTCAGCCGGTTCGGTCGGCAAGTTTTCTTGTTCCAGCACTTCATCAAACACTTGATTCTCCTTCTTTGATTCCAGAGTAGCTGCCGGTTCGGTCAAGCTCTGGTAGCCACAATGGGGGCAATGATAGGGATTGGACGGATCGCCGTCGCCGATGGTCCACCAACCTCGACAGTTGCCGCATCCCAAATGTAACAAGTTTTCGATCGAGTAGCAATGCTTATTCTTCATTAATTTTCCATTGCTTTCTCGTTAAGGATTTGGTCCCATTTCCTGGTATCTCTCCAATGAGACAATGTATTTGTGCTAATCGATGTTCCGTACAACTTGTTGGCAGATTCTAAGAAGTTGAGCAAAAGTTCTGCTTCAACTTTTAACCCGAGCAATCGCAAACTTTCTAGGACACGAGTAATGCGCAGGTGATTGTGATTGAACTCAGACCAAATATACCTCTTTTTGTCGAAGTTTGGGGATGGAATAAGATGATCGCAAACAGCAGATTCGGAGCTTTCGCATTGTAATCCGAGGAAGACTAAAAATCTATAAAAAGAACAACTTAAGTTGTTCTTTAATTCAGAATCAGACCGGAACAATATCATGTCTTCTTCATCGGGTTCCGGAGCATCTTCATTAAACATGCTTTTGGTTAAGGTAGGAAACCACCACTGAATATAGTCATGGCATACTTCGAGTTTCTCATCTGACCAGCCCCACATTTCTACTAGCATCCTACCTTCAGAATCAGGATCAATGTCTCTATAAAAATCAATTAATCTCTGGTTCATTGATTACCTTTATTTTTATTGGAAACTCTACAACACTGTATTCACTTAGGATTCCATCATTGAAAATATCACGTCGTTCAATAGCTTCGGCTAGGGTAAATCGCGTGGCTTCATCGAAGTCTTTGACCCATTTGCCTCTATCTTTATTCGCGAAATAGCGAATATCATCACCACGTTGGTATGCGACGACATAGATTTGAAAATATTGTTGGTCTTTTTCAAAATAATGTCCATTATAAGGACCAACATCTTTAACGAATTTCTCCACTTCCCTCCGAAGATCGTTTACAATGTTTACAACGAGATCACTTTCATGTCTGCGAATTTCTGATTTTGTCCAAGATCGCCCATCATGTTGTTCTGTCGAGTCCACAGACAAATAAACTGAGAGACTTTTCCTTGGGCAAAATGTGTCTGGGTTGAGACAATCAGGAAGAGGCTTTGTTCTTATTCTGAATTTACTTCGGATTATATCGTTCATTTCTTAAACTTCTCCTTAGCCGCCCTGGCATGGGCTGTAATCGACGCGATGTCCACGAATGGGCTATCGTTCACTTTGGTCACGGGCTTGCGTTCTGGAGCATTCTGAGCAACTTTCTCGGGAGGGTAGATGTTGGGATTGTGCTTGAACAACTCCCGCTTCATCTCTTCATACTCCTTGGAAGATTGCTCATACTCCTGCTTGTCCGCAACGACGCTCTCCTCGGCGATGGCAACGATCGCGGGCGTCATGATGAAGGTCTTCTTGTGATTGATGACGTTGGTCAAGCAGATGCCGCACTCGTTCACCGAGTTGACAATGCCGACAAAGTAATCCAAGTTTTGCTCTGGTTTCAAATTCCAATTAATTTGCCTCGTGTGGATGGTACATACCTTCCCCACGAAGTAATCAAACGATTCGATGGGATCATGTGGGTTCATCTCATAATCGAGTAATTATTAAACATTTTCCGCGAATAATTGCTCAGCCGTGATGAGGTCAAATGGTTTCAGATGGCTTTCGACATACCTGCCAACCAAGATGCCGAATTGGATGTAGAGGTCATTCCAGTCCTTGTATCCCTTGGGGGGACGGACGAACTTGACGTTCTTGAACCCCTCTTCCAGCATCTTGGTCCCAGCGCGGAACACGGCACCGGCACCCGGTTTGTCGATGTCGCCGCACAAACAAATGTTATACTGTCTGAGAATCTTTTGCTGGACGGTCGTCAGATTGCTTCCGCCGACCGAGCAACTATTCAGACCGCACAGGTTCAGGACCATCGCGTCGAATTCGCCTTCGGTGACATGAAGTATGCTTCCTGGCTCGACCCACTTGGGCATGAAGAGGACATCGCCCTTGCCGATGCCGATCTCCTTGTCGGGACCACGATACTTGGCAGGCTTGGACGAATCGCCGAAGTAACGACCGTTGTAATAGACCAATTCACCGTCCTTGTCATAATAGGGAATGACGATCCGTTCCCGGAATTCGTTCTTCGTCCCGACGTACAAACCTTCCAGAGGAATACCTCGACCCAGCAGGTATTTCTCGGCATTCTTCCTCAGGTAATTCCAGGAAGGCAGACTCTCGATCGGCACGACACCTTCGGGAAAGGTCAATGCTTTCTTCGTCTGTGGAACTTCAGTGACCAATAGGGTTTCGGTTTTTTTGGCTGCGAAAAACGCTTCCAGTTCTTTGTCGTAATCGGGGTCGTGAACGTCGAGGATGTCGCAGGCTTCGTCATAGGAACAGTTCTCGACATCCATGACCAACCTGATCAGAGTTCCCTTGGTCCCGCTAATCCAGCACTGGAAGCAGCCGTGTTCTCGTTCGCCCTTCTTGGTCATGCCATCGGGACGGCACCAGAGCTTGTGCTTAGTGTCGTTCTTGTCGGGGTCGTAGGGCGAGTTCAACTTGATCTCGTCGCCGTGGGTCTTGATACTGTCGAATTTCTTGTCAGCCCAATTATAAAAAACATCGTAGTCAATCATTGTTTTCTTATTTTCCAGTGGTTTTGAGGGATGTGATTCTTGACATTCTCTCATATTAGTGGTAAGATGTCAATCTAACAATATTTAAGGTTTTTTAAATAAAAAGGCAAATAGAAACGGTGGATATACAACATATCAGTGTATCGAGACACTCGCTGTTCCATGAATGTGCGGAGAAATACAGGTTCCAGTATCACTTAAAGACGCCTTCGCCCGAGCCGGAACCGATCTATTTCGCGTATGGCAAGATGGTCCACAAGATCGGGGAATTGTACGTCGAAGGCAAGGACCCGTCCAGGTTCAACGAGATCGTCAACGACGTGATGAACGGGAAGATCGAGATAGAGGAGGGCAAGACCGCTCCCAAGCTCGACGAGGAATACTCCCAGAAGCTTGGCGAGCATCTCAAGAACCTCAGGGAGTTCACCTTAAAGATCGGCATGGATTATCCCGGTCATACTGAATATCAATTTAAATATGATCTGATGCCTCCCAATGAATACTACGTGACGGGTTTCATCGACCGGATCGTCATCAAGGACGGCAAGTATTTCATTTTAGACTATAAAACCACGAAGAAGGGTCCTTGGCGCAAGAACAAGAACACAGTCCTCAAAGACCTTCAGTTGCGGCTTTACGCCAACGTCGTCCACAAGGAATTCGGAGTAGACCCCGAAAATATCCACTGCTGTCTCTATTATCTTGATGGCGGCAATCTGGTCGGAGCGACCTACAACAAGCAGTCGATGGAGGAAGCCGAGAAGGAGTTGCTCGACACCTATATCCAGATACACAACCTCGACCCAGCCAAGGTGAAGGGGACTGTGGGATCACACTGTAATCGTTGCCCGTTCAGAAACCTGTGTATGTGGAATGCTCTTTCTTGAGGATAATATGGACTCTAGTAAAACACTGTTGACGTTGGCGATTTCACATAATATCTACTTGACCCGAGAGGAACGCAATCGACTTGCCAATGGCGACTCGATATCGGTCACGGGGGTATCGATGCCGGTGTGGTACGGCAAGGGGAAGACGACCGAGCCGGGCAAGGAAGTCTTTTGTCACTATACCCTGCACAATTCGCCCAACGCGAAATCGGAAATCTATTTCAAGACCGATGGCTATGAATTCAATTTGCCGCAGTTGCCACGGAATTTCGAGATGCCTCAGGAGATCGACGATAAGGATTGGGCGAATCTGGAACCGGAAGAGCGTGAGGCGATCGGAGAAGAGCGATACGTCCCGGTCAATGGCAAGTACCTGCTGGACGTGAAGGATGGAGGGTCGGAGCGACTGTGCTTCGACCAGGTGGCTTACGCAAAGATGCGTGGCATCCCTACGACCGTGTTTCACACGATTCTCATCGCTGATATGAAAATGTTGGAAAATTCTCTTTGTTAATCGGTGGGGCAATCTCGTAAAGCAAGACCTAACCGGAGACTGATCGTATCGCCAGCGGTGAGGCTGAATGGGCTTCCCAGATTGGCTGAGGCGATCAGTGATCCGGTTAGGTCATTTTTATCGGTGAGGAAGATATTTCTCACCGGACCCCAAGATCCGCCCAAGGCTCGGAATGTGACAATGGCTGTGCTGGCTCGGTAGCTGCCGCCCGTATTGTCGATGGTGAATCCCGTCGTCGAGCTCACGGGCTGCCGGGTGTAACCGTTGGCACTTGGTTCGCCGAGGATGCCCGCCATGACATCGCCGGGAGCGATGGTGGTGCGGTTGTCGAGACCGAGGAAGTAGTAATTGGGAATGTAGGAATTATTGGTAGGACCGCCAGCGAACAGGGCTTGGAGCAGGAATTGCTCTCCCGAAGTGTGCAACATATTGCCGATATCGTGCTTCTCCCACAGGATATCACCCTGCGCATTCGAGTGACGAATTTCGATCACTCGCATCAAACCATTCCAATTAATGTTGCTCATACATCTATATATGGTTAATGGAATCGTTTGCAAATTGGTTATTGAAACTCGAAATCGGGATGGTCCCGGAACCGGACAAGCCCGAGCGACCCTGGCTAACGGCGTTGCCGACTGTGACGTTGGACGGCAGTGATTTGCCGCCGACGACCGCAAGCAACGCGCGTCAACGAAAGCTCATCCAACAGCGACGGATGCGGAAACGCATGAAGGATTCATGATTATTTCCGGTGCTACTGTGGTAGGAAAATTCAACATCTGATTCTGCCAAATCATCCAGTATTGCCACATTCTGGTCTTGTAATTCTCGACCTCGATCATCTGGGAACTGATGGTATTCAAGGTTAGCGGTTTTTTGAAGTCGATCGGCGGCAAAAGGTCATTCAGCTTATCATGGTAGTTCCGGACGAAGGATTGCCACAACCATGCCTGCTTGGCGACCTTGTAGGTCAATGGGCTGAGCAAGTTGTCGTAATAGTGGGTATAGAGATTTTCTGGCATGGGATGCTTACTTCGATTGGCAGCGGTCGGGATCGACGAATCCCCACATGTGACCAAAGAATAATCCTTAGGGATGAGTTTGGGAAAGATTTGAGTCTTGGGATCTAATTCTTCGTCCGTTTTCGGCGGTAATATAGCAGAGGAGTCAATCGGGTCCAGATCCCACAACCTCAACAGCAGTTTCTCGGTATTGGGCTGGGAATGGACACAAACCATCTTGCGGCTTTCGCCTCGGCTAACCTGGAGGGAGAAGGGAACTTGGATGAACTTCCAAAGTAAGTTTCTGCTCTCTAAGTATTCTAAATATATTCTCATTGTTTAAGACCTTAAAATCCCTGGTGAGAGACCCACCAGGGACCTTGAATCCAATATCGATCAGGACTTTCGAATTAGCGATCTAGATTTTCCCGGAAGTGAGACTGGAAAGAATAGAAGGACTGGTCATCGTCATCTTCGTCATCTTCATCGTCGTCATCCCATTCCTCATCATCTTCGTCGCCATCATCCTCATCGTCCCAATCGAACTCTTCATCCTCATCGTCCCAATCGAAACCATCGTCCTCGTCTTCATCCTCCCAATCGAATTCATCATCATCCTCATCTTCGTCCCAACCAAGATCATCGTCTTCATCGCTCTCTTGGATTTCACGGACCGCTTCCTGACCCCAATAAAGCCAATCGAATTCGCTATCCTTCAAATGATCAATGTTACCCATCTTAAATCTCTCCTAAAATGAAAAGAGCTAATTATTACCGACACGATCCTGATTACTTTTCCTATTAACGCAGAACTGACTAAAAAATAATAGTTCTCTTGGTAATTTTTTCACTAAAATTTAAGTTAATTAATCCCCCACAACAAAATAAGTGCTGGATTCGGAGATGAGTTGATCATTGAGACGAATCTCGGCTGCGACACATATGTGTTTGGTTTCGTAATTGTACTCGAAATCAGAGGTAAGCACGATGGACAGATTTTCCCGCAGGAATTCTATGAGTTCTTCTGGCGACATTGGAATTGACCTTAGAAAGTGAGAATTGAATGTAGAGACATATTCTAGCAGGGATTTAAGTTATTTTCAATAGAAAAGAAAATGCCCAAGAAAGGATTCTTGGGCATCTCATGATTAGCAGGTTTTGTAGCTCGACCCGTTCGAGGATCTGTGGGTGGTGCCGGAACTGTTGACTTGATAACGGATGAAGCAGCCTCGTTTCACGATGACCTTGTGTTCGGTCGGGGTTCCGCAACCGCCACCGCAGCATGAATGGTTGGCGGGCTTCTGTGGCTTGAAATACTCGGGAGAATACTTAGACGGTGGATATGCCATGTAACCTCCTACAACTACAAGAAATATGGTTCCTTACAAGTACCCCGTTTTTGATGCAAAATTCTTTGTCATCGCCAACGTTGCCCGTCTTATATAAATGATTTGCGAATGTCTGAATTTCAGAATAAGTTTTATTTTTATCCGGAACATGCTCGTCGACCAAGTTGCCGCGACTGTCGTAGCGGCGGTACTCATCGAGCGGTACATGGAAGACCACGTCACTCAAAGGATTTTGCGACATGGAACTCACTCCGAAATCCGATAGATCAATGGTCTCCGAGACTGACTTGAGTTCGACCGAGTGGGGACCAGAATCTATGGAAAGGGCTGATACACGGTCAGCGATGGGAAGGTTCCGTTTGGCGAAGACTTGCGCGATCAGAGTGGAATACTCGCCCCCAGCTTGATGGTCGACGAACATCAAGGCTTTTCCCATGTTGGCGAACATGGTTACACCGGCTGGCGCAGTCATCGCAGCTTTGTAAACATAGCTGGAGACAATATAACCGGCTTTGCGAATTGCCTCAAGCCCATCTAATTTCTGCGCAATCAATTTCCAATAAATGCCGATCACGATTTCGTAGATGATGCGGGTGAAGACCCGACTCAAGCTGTGGCACTCCGTACTCAATTCATTGAGCGGAGCCGCAGCAGGCAGAGTATGAGGCTCGGCATAGTTGAAAGGATTGACGGCATCTCTCAATGGTATCACTTGACCAATTGGAGATTTAAATAAAGCAGTCCCCATTTCTTCGCCTACCCTGGAAAGGAAATTGCTTCGGGAGAGATCTCCCTTGGTTTCCACAAGGGCTTTGGTCAAGGCACGGTCATGTCTCATGATGGTCGTTATTCCTTGGATATCCCCGATGCTTTCGTGGAGAGCCGCGACTTCGGGCGCAGCGAAATTCCAGAAGTCGGGGCGGATCGAGTCTAGAAGAGCATGTCCTAATTCATGGCTGACCACATCGACTGCCGATGCGGCATAGACCATTTTCTTGCGAACATCGTCCCAATTGAAGAAGAAATTGAGATATCGCCGATTGTAATTTGCGTTGAAGTTCTTCCCGGTCGCCGGTTGAACCATTAATTCTTCGGTCCCTGCCCACTTCGGAGTCTTGCCAATTTTCTCGATGAAATCCGGTATCGAGGTCGCCAGGATGTAATAACACATCGCAGCACGTCCGGCATGGGTATCAGGCTCGAATCCGCCTCCATCCCAGCCGATGACCATGAATGGCATCTGAGCGGTGTAGGGAGGGATCGGGCATTCATATTGGATGTTGGACGCAGGGTCTTTTAGAAATATTTTTATAGGATCAATTAAATTTGTTGGCATTTCAATTCCTCCATATAATATATGGGTGTGTTTTGGAGATTTAAAATATGACCGACAAAGAGCAGCGAATAAAAGAGCAACGAATGGCAGAGGCGATCATGAGGGGGTTAATGGGGTTGGGCGGCAAGATCGCCTGCATCGCCACCTTTTTAGGATCTAAAATCGTCTCTGAGACACCTGATTTTTACTCGGAGACATCACTGGATGACGTCTGGGACCTTGGCACCATCGACGAATATGACCATAAAAGAATAGTGACAGCAGAAGAAAATTCCTGGACCAGAGACATTGGCTATATCTTCGATGGCTTGAGTCGCGGAATGCATCTGGAAATTAAGTATCTCAGTGATGAACGAGCGTTGACGGTTTATTACAAAGGAAATAAGGTTTATCGCGAGGTGAGCGGAGATCTGGAATGTTATGCGCCCTCGGAGTGGATCGACATGATTGAAAAGTTATTTGTAGTCGCCAAGAAACTGGCTGATGAAAAGAAGTCTCGGGATGCTAAGCAGGACGCCTCGGATACCAAGTCGTTCGTCGCTAAGAAAATTGATGAGATGAGAGCTAGATGGGGATTGTAACCGGGATCAATTGTGGTATAATTAACTAGATTAGGAAGATCGTTCAGTTCGTTTGAGAACCAAAGGAGGTTCGTTTCATGGAAGTTATTGAGCATTTGATGGGTCGTGGAATTCTGGTCTACCAGAACCCCGATCAGAGTTGGACCATCCAGAAGATACCGACACCAGCCGATGACCGGATTTATCTCAATGCCGCTGAATGTGCCGCCCAATTGACTGGTTTCACCAGTCGGGAAGAAGCGATCGAGGCGGCTCTCGAATTCCTACAAACGGCAAATCAGGTCGAATATGTCATGGAGGCAAAGTATAACAACGGGCTGGGACCGCGATTCAAATCCCTCGGAACGATCACGGCAGCTTCGGAGGCGATCGCTCATCAAGCCGCTCGGGAAGAAGCTGTGAAGGCATTCACCGATCCCAAGATCAAGTGGGAAGTGCGAGTCTTGCCCAAAGCCCTCTTCCAGCAGAAGACCTGCTCGAATTGATCCGAATAACCAATACGAAAAGCCCAAGGAATTATCCTTGGGCTTTTCATTTGCATTATGGAGGCGTGACTAGGTCGCTATTGGTCAAGGTATAAGGAACCTCAGTAATTGTCGAAGGAACGGTATCGGCACCATTATACTGATATTCCGTCAATTTTGCCAAATCGCCCACGACGGCACCAGCCGGATATTCCAACTTCGATGTAATGTTGCCACCCGTGATCACTTGCTTGGTGAACGTGAAGATGCCCGACCTGCCCTTGAGCAATTCCCAATCATCTAACACATCCGATGGGTTCTGCCCGGCTGCCGTGATCAACGAAGCCTGATAAGTGTCACCAGGATCTAGCTGGACCAATGTCGCCAGACCGTCCGGATAGACCAAGGCATTGGCGATAGTGTGCCGGGCGAAATATGTAGGCAACTGAGCAATCGGAGCCTTGGCATTGAAGTGCATGACCTGTTCTGCACTCGTGTTGGAGATGTACGCCTTGATCTGAGAATTCGGACGTTTCGACCGGATCAGGACACTGAAGACGCTGTGGTCGTTGTTCATCTCTTTGACGCTGGCTGCCCATAGAGAGGAAAAGTTCGTATCGGCGTTCAAAGCTGCGACCACTTCATAGGCTGTTGTCGCAGCAGGAGTGGCACCAGCCACGTTGACGGTCAATTCGTGAAATTGCTTCAGGGTTGGGTCGATTGCGTAATTGATCGTAAGGGTGTTATTGGTGGACATGTCGTAAGGACCAGGAGTCCACGCTAACATCAATGATGAAGAATTCAAATTTCCGGCGATATTGAAATTCAGGGTGTATTGGCGGTCACCAAGAATCCATGTTCCTCGGAATTCATTGTCCATTGGGTTCTGAAAATATGACATTAATAGCCTCTATATACTTTTTGTATTTCTACCTTTGTATTTAGAGAAAGATTAATGATTTCTTTTGTTGGTTAAAATCTTGTTAGACCAAAACAAAAACGCCTCGCAAGGAATAATTCCTTGCGAGGCGTTTCATTAAGCACCGTGCTTTTCAAGATTTCTCAGGGAACAACGTTTGAGTGTTGACCCTTCCTTGTTATACCGCCTCAATCGCCAATAGGAATCCCAATCGGGGATGCGGTCCTTACGATACGATTTGACCGGAGCCTCGGTGATGTCGCGAAGGTCAGCGCCCTCCCGCAACTCATACCCCGTGATTAAGTCTTTGTTCGTCGAAATGACCAAAACAGTTCGACGCACCGGGTGGCTGTGCTTCGTGCCACGGTAGAAAAACCGGGCCACCGGCTGCGTCTTCAAAATCCCGTAAACCTTATCGCTCATCTTTCACGTCCTTAAGAAGAGACTCTAAGAGATTCTTAGAATACTTAATCTTACCCAACTTCCTGTTGGAAAACCTGCCATCACCACGCGGAACTTCAAACAACAGCCGATCCTTGACGAATGCCGTCATGCTGTTGGGGTCTTCTTGCCCCTCAGGCATCTCGTGCTCGGCTAACACGAAATAAACACTACCGTCCACATCGAGGAAGAAATCGACTTCCCAATCCTCGATATATACTCTGGTCTTGTAGAGCTTACCCTTACAGACCTTCCATAAGTCGTCGAAGTCGCGGGCATCAAGCAAGGTCTCGATCTCAATGACCCTGCCGTCAACCTCACGCTTGACCGTCAACTTGTACTCGGTTTCCATCCCATTACACGGGATGATGTGCCGTACGCGACAAGTGATGTGCTTGTCGCGTACCAGATAACCCTGCCAAATTCGCGAATACCGATTGCGGCTCTTCACCTCAGCCAAATCAGCATCAGGATCGTCGCAATGGACTACGAACTTGCGTTCGTTCTCTGTGGGCATTAAATAAATCCTTGCTTAGTCGTTCTCGCGAATCCACTCTCGCAGTTCATCGAGATCTTCGTGTGAATGGGTCAATTGGTCCTCGTAAAACAACTCGACCCGAGCCCAAACCGCATACTCATCAACGTCAACGCTCCCCTCGATCTTGCGGGTCACGCCCTGAATCTTCTCCTTGAACTCGCTCACCTGGTCCAGACGACGGGCGTAGTTGACGCAAACTTCCTGCTCCAACTTGATCGCTTGACGGATGATTGCGCCTGCATCAGTCAGCAAAGGAATCCCATGGGGCAATGGGAGCGGAGACACGCCCAGCGAGACCAAGAGCCGACTGAATTGCTTCACATGCTCCATCTCGCTCTTCGCCTCCTCCTCCAGCCATTCACGCAGTTCCCTGCGGTGAAGACCACGGATCAAGGAGGAACTCGACAGATAGAACATCATGTGAGTGTATTCATTCCGCAGATCACTGAGCAACAGGTCGACCATCTTCTTACGCTCCTTGATGATCAACGCCTGCTCGATAGGCTGCGGAAAAGCAAATTTTTCATTGCCCATATCAAATTCTCCTGAATGAGAAATTTTAGGTGCTGTAGGCGTTGCGGACAATCAACACCTTACACATCAAACAAAACCGTATCAGAAGTAACCACTATACCACCAAACCAATTCCAAATCAAGGTCGAAATCTTAACAATATTATCTATATACTAACAGATTCCACACAAAGGAGTGATTTATGGATCAAGTTTCGGCATGGAGAGGTAAATACAAGTCTTTGAGAGAATACTACGAGAAGGAATATCCTTCGAAGTATTATACCTTCACACTTGAAGAACTCCAGATCGACCCTGATGAAACGGTTGATCAACTCGATCAATACAAATTCGACCGGCAGACGGAAGAGTTCCTGAAGTGCGGCGAAAGCTTCTCATACTTTTGCCACAAATATATCAAGATTGGACATCCGGTCAAGGGAACAGTCCCATTCGTCCTGTTTAATTACCAGAGACGGGTTGTTGGCGAATTCGACGACTATCGATTCAACATCATCAGCAAATTCCGGCAGGGAGGTCTAAGTACCGTTGCGGTCATCTGGTCGCTATGGCGATGTATGTTTAAATACGATGAAACCATCATGTTACTCTCAAAAGCCGACCGCGAAGCTATCGCTGCCGGTGAAATCGCCGTACGTGCCATTGAATTTCTCCCCACCTGGCTCAAGCCCAAGATGGAAAAATCCAACGAACACCAGCACTATTTCGAAGAGACCAGATCCAAGTTCTTTTGCTACACACCTAACGCGGCTCGTGGACGGTCGATTACTTATTTGATCCTCGATGAGGCGGCGTTCATCCCCAAGATGGAAGACCATTGGAAAGCTATGTACCCGACCATCGCTACTGGTGGTAATTGCATAGCCATCTCCACGGTCAACGGCGTGGGAAACTGGTATGAAGAAACATACCACAAAGCACAAGAAGGGAAGAATCCTTTCCACATCATTGAGCTAGATTATAACGAACATCCGGATTATGACAACCCCAAATGGGTCAAAGAAACTCGTGCCAACCTGGGAGAGAAAGGCTGGCGACAGGAAGTTCTCAGGGATTTCCTCGGCTCGGGTACGACCTATATCCCATCCGATATCATTCGCGAACTCGCCAAGAAGACCAGGGATATTCCCATCACAAGGAAATTATTCCCTGAATTCAATAACCATGATAAAAGCGAAATTATTGACGAGTGGGCTGACAAGGGCGCTCTCTGGGTCTTCAAAGAACCCTTGGACGGACGCGAATACATCATCGGTGTTGATGCAGCCGAAGGTGTTGGCGACGACGGCGATAACAGTTGCCTCCAAATCATCGACGCCCAAACTTGCGAACAGGTCGCTGAGTTTTATAGTAACTGCTGCCCCACCGATAAGTTCGCTAAGATCACCGAACAGATCGGTATCTACTACAACAACGCGCTGGTGGTCGTCGAAAACATGGGAGGTGCCGGTGTCGCTGTTCTCATGAAACTTCAGACCGAATACTACTATGAAAACATCTACTACGAAAATAGCAAGAGCATGGAAAAAGCGGGAGTCCGCGTCGGGAGCAACAATCGACCCGTCATACTGGAAGCACTGCAGAGCCGCTTGCTGAATAAGAGTCTGCCGGTTTCGAGTACCCGGTTCATGTTGGAACTCGAAACCTTCATCTGGAACAAGCAAAAACAAAAAGCAGAAGCCCAGAAAGGCAAGCATGATGATGCGGTCATGGCGATGGCACACGCGATCTATGTTCGAGACCAGAATATGCGTCAGCCGCACGTCTTCCCGACTAATTCGGCACCCGTCATCACCGATGCGTTCAAGCTGGAGATGTACGAACAAATTAAGATGGAAATCCAGAGAGGTGCTCCGGATGATTGGATCGATCCGAGCGACCGTGCCATTAACTTTAATGACGACGACGAAGACCAGTTTCATGAGTTCTACGCCAATAGACGACCATACCACTCCATCCTTTCCGAATTTGCCTGGTGAAAATTTATGAAAAACAATACAGGACAAACCAAGCAGTTATTGGAACAGGCACTCAGAGCCTTGCCGGACGACTTTGCCCTCCAGGGGGCAAGGTCATCCATCATTGCAGCCCTGAACCATATCAGCAGCATAGAACATAAACGACAGAGGCGAGAGAACACGCAGAAGCACCTGGAAAAAATCCAGGCACAACAGCCGTTCAATATCGCGCCTTTATCTCCGACCCAAGCCAAGGCGGCAATCAACGGGCTGGAAAAATTAATCCAACAAGAATTGGCGAACATTGACGCAAGGAAGTCCGAGAAGCCGAAACAGTCACAAACCAGGAGGAATTTTGGGAATAATGACCTTCAAACGTTTCATGGATAACTACATATGCGAAGTGAAACGAGCATACGACCATTCCTCAGTCATGGCGAATCTGCCGGATGATCTCGCTGCCTCCGTCATCGGCTGGGGACAGGAAAATATCCCCGAAAATGATCTCTACAAAGACCCGAACGAAGCCGGTCTCGGAAGAGAGAATGAGCCGCACGTGACCGTTCTCTACGGTATCCATGAAACCAATGTCAGAAAAGTAAAAACCTTGATCGAGAACGAAAAACCCTTCGAAATCCGGCTAGGGAATATAGGAATATTTTCACATAATGAAATATTTGACGTTGTCAAAATCAACGTCACAAGCAAGCAATTGAATGACCTCAATAAAGTCCTCAAGGACGAACTGAGCCATAAGAACTTGTACCCGATCTATTCGCCCCACGTCACGATCGCGTACGTCAAGAAAGGACGAGCCAAATCGCTGGAAGATGACAGTTTTTTCGCAGGTAAAAAGTTCCCCGTCAAGCAAGTCGTTTTTAGCAGTAAAAACGGCAGCAAGTGTCTGCTGACCCTTAAAGGCTTAGGAGCGGATAGCCATAAGACCTAATTGTTTCATGTTGTACAACCAAACCTCGAAAGAATGTTGCGCCTCTTCGATCAGTACGGAATCCACGACATTGTCAAGACCAAGACTCTGAGGTGTACAAAAGATTACAGGATCGCGGAGTTGGAGGTAATCCTGAATTAGGTCTCCCCCACGACCCGCCTCCAGATCGGAAAACGTCAACATGACCGAACGAGGTGACCGCCTGGCAATCGCATAAAGACGACGGAGCCTGAGCTTGTAATAGTTTACAGCGTGGCGAGGTTTGTAATTTTTAACCGAAATAATCTCATTTATAGTATCAATCGCATCTCTGATTACAAATATATAATGACATTCTGGATAAATGGATATATCACCGATGCTGCTGTTGTGTAGCAGCTCATCCATGTAGATCGCTGAAGCATCATCTAGTTTATGAGATTGCGAGGTAAGTGTGACCAATGACAACCGATTCTCGTAGAGATTACTGGACCGAAACCCCTGGATCTTGGGATGATCATCCAAAGACCTGTAAAGCGAGTCGGAACCGGAACAAAGATGACTGAGAATAAAAAGCACTCGTTTCATGAGGAATGATTACACTTTCAGTAAATAAGATATACGACTATAAGAGTTGAAGTAAAGAGGATTTATGCCTGGATATCCGTGGTGGGACCTATTTAAAGTTTATACAGCCGCTTTCGATACCGACCCCTTGTCGAAAAAGAATGACGAGAAGAACCTGTCGGGCGCTGGTGTCATCAATCCTAATGCCGTGGGCATGATGGATATCCGCGCCGACCAAGCCGGATCAGGGAGCAGCGACCTCGTCCGAATCGGTGCCTCAGGCAACGAGATGGTCGACCTCACGTCGGTCGAAGATCGCCGCGCCCGCTACAAGGAATACGAGCGACTCCGAAACATCGCTGAAGTCGAAAACTGCATGACCGTTTTCGCCGACGAAGCCTGCGTTGCCGGTGACACCAAGGTCGCCACGCCATTCGGCTTTCCCACGATCCAATGGCTCGCAGAGAACCGTGCTAATGACCGCTTCCTCGTCTACTGCTGGGATTTCGAGAAGGAAGATTATAGCCTGGGATGGGCATTCGCCCCAAGGAAGACCGGTACCCGAGAAACTGTCCAGGTCACTCTCGACGACGGCAGTACCGTAACCTGTACCCCAGACCACAGGATTCTTCTGAAGAACCAGCAATGGACATTCGCAGGCGACCTCAAGTTCGGCGACCACTTGATGCCATTCTATAAGATTCCACCTAACCCCTATCTCTCGAAACTGAAGACTGGTCAATTCCCGAGAATCTTCACTTTCCACGATGGTTGGACCCATGAACGATTCTTTGTCGATAAATGGAGAACCGGACAGGAATCCCCGCAGCAAGCCAAGGTCCAGAAGGCGATTCGGGCTCTTGCAGCCGGTCTCAGCACCAGACAGACCGGAGAACTCGTTGGACACGAATGGAAGACCATCGAAGGTTGGCTCCACAAGAATGGCTTCGGCTCCAAGGAAATCAAGTGGCTCGGCAAGAAAGCCGACCATCGTCGGGTCGTCGATGTCTCAAGGCATAAGGAAATCGACGTCTATGACCTCTCCGTGGAAGAACACAAGTGCTTCGCTACGACCAACATCATCATGCACAATTGCCAGAAAGATGATGATGGACACATATGCAAAGTCATAGTTGATGACTCTGATGTCAAGGACGAAGCTGAACATTTCCTCTACAAAATCGTCGATATCGACCGCAAGGCGTGGAATTGGTTCAAGAACGACATCATCGCAGGCGACGGCTTCTATGAAATGATCCCTTCACCCGAAGACCCGAAACAAGGAATATTAAAGGTCGAAAGATTGCCCCAAGAGACCATGTTCCGCATCGAGACCGTCAAAGGCAGAATCGTCGAGTTCCAGCAATCCAAAGAAGGACCAGACCTCGAATGCCTGAAGGTAGATATTACGCAAGCTACTGATACAGATCTGATGTCGTCCAAGGCGATCAGATTCGCCCCAGACCAAATCGTCCACGTGAGACACGGCGAGGATCGATCCATGTTCCGACCCTATGGCGTCAGCCTGATCGAACCGGCTCGTGGTCCAGCACACCAGCTTCGCATGATGGAGGATGCAATGCTGGTTTATAGGCTGACTCGCGCCCCTGAGCGTAGGGTCTTCTACATCGACGTCGGAACCATTGCCGGTGCCAGAGCCGAAGCCTTCATGAAGCAAATCAAGGACCAATTCAAGAAACGTAAGACCACGGGACGAGGTCACGGAACCGGAGCCAATGCAGTCGAAGAACGATGGCACGCACCATCTGCCGACGAAGATTATTGGATTCCTATCCGACCAAATAGCAATACCAGGATCGACACTTTGCCAGGTGCCTGTCTTGCCCTAGATACCGAAATTCCTTTGCTTGATGGAAGAAATCTTCCATTGCTAAAAATTATTGAAGAATACAAGCAAGGAAAGAAGCTATGGACATACAGTATCAATCCTAAAACCGGACAGTCTGTACCAGGACCAATTACTTGGGCTGGAATTACGCGACGTAATACTGAAGCTGTCAGGATTCATTTCGATAACGGCAAGAGCGTTACATGTACTCCAGACCACAATTTCCCCGTCCAGGGTAAAGGTAAAACTCAAGCTAAGGACCTGAAGCCGGGCGATAGCATGTTCCCATTTAAGACCAGAATGGAAAATTTGAGTTCAGGGTGGAAATCAAAATACACTCAAGTTTATGATTCTAAAGAACGTAATTGGGTATTCGTACACCGGATGGTCAAAGATAGCTTAAAGAAAACGGATTTTGACGATATTTTAGTTTTTAATGAAAAACATCAAAACGATCCAAAAAAAGTAATTCATCATGTTGATTACAATCGATTGAATAACAACCCAAATAATTTGGCGTGGATGAATTGGTACGACCACATAGAACTCCACAGGACTAATCAACACGTGACTAATGACAACATTAGTAAGGCTTTGACTAAGTATCATGAAAATCTTTCCAATGAAGATAAGGCAAAAAGAGATAAGATACTTTCAAAGCGATCAAGAAAGGGAAGTAATTCTCTTTTAAGTAAACTAGAAGACCCAGAATATAATGAATGGTTTCGAAGTCAACAATTGGAAGGATGGAAAACCGCAGCCATCTTGCGCCCTGAATTGCATAAAATGAGAGGCGAAAAGATTACGGCTAGAAATCTAGAGTTTTGGTCTAATCCAGAAAACAAAAAGAAGGTTTTCGCGAAACAAACGATTTCGTATCCAAAATCCATGTTTGATGAGTTCGTACGGCTTGTCAAAGAAGGTTTGCTTCTTGAAGAAATCTTACCACAAATTAATTCTAACCAGAATATTATTCAAGATTTCATTGATTGCAATTCGCATATCAAGAGGAATGTTGATTTCTCTAAAGGTATTAGTGATGACCATGCCAAGAAAATGGTCAAGGCTTATGGCTATAAAGGAATCAAGCACCTCCGAAAAGAAGCGAATCACTACAATCATAAAGTCGTAAAGATTGAATTCCTTCAAGAAAAAGTAGATACAGGAACCTTGACCATTGATGGCAATCATGAAGTTCATGATTACCACACATTTGCCTTAAGTTGTTGTGGAGTATATACTTATAACTCGAATCTCGGCGAAATCGACGACGCTCTTTATTTCCGCAACAAGCTCTACATCGCGTTGAACTTCCCCAAAAACTACTTTAATCAGGAAGACAGCGCCCAGACCCGGATCACCCTCTCGGCTCAGGACGTGAGGTTTGCGAGAAGCATCGAACGACTCCAGAGCGCCTTCGAATACGGACTCCAGGAGATGGTCACAAGACATCTTTATCTCATGGGTTTCCCCGAGGAAAGCTATGACGAACTGAAAGTCAGAATGACCCCGCCGTCCGACTGGCGTGAACTGAGTCGGGCCGAAGTCGATAGCAATCGCCTCAACAAGGCGACCACCCTCAAGAGTTCGCAGCTTTATTCGGATTTTGATATATACGTCAAAGTCTTCGACATGACCGAAGACGAGGCGAGGGAGATCCAGTCACGAATGAAGGTTCAGAAGATGGACGACCTGAGAATTCAGATTATCGCCAACAATCCGCAAATCATGGGTGTCGGATTGCCAGGCGATGGAGAAACGGAACTCGGCACCGAGGCTGGAGGTCCCGCTCCCGACTTGATGCCCCCCGATGGTGGTGGAATGCCTCCGGGAGCTCCGCCGGGTCCAGGTGGATCGCCTATGGGACCGGGGGGAGGTCCACCCCAAGGCATGACGAAGTACATGTCGGCTGATGGAGGACCAGACCAGGCACAGGGGCAACAACAGCAATCGCAAGACCCCAATCAGGGACAGGAAAGTTCGCCCCCACCGTTGCCCGATGCGTCCGAAGACGATATAAGGAAGTATCACATGGGGATCGAGGACTACGCCTCCGAACAGGACGCCGAAGACATCGATTATAGCGAACTCTAAGAACAAGAAAGAGGACACAGAATGAATTTTTCAGATTGGCTTCAAGTCGAAGAAAGACAACTTTATTTTGATTTCATGAAGATTCCTTCTGTGTCCTTGTTGGAGATCAAGCAGCGGAAGTTGTTCGGTCCCGTCTACCACGGAACCAATGAAGAAAACCGCCAGAAGATCGGCGATACAGGATTTAACACCTATATCGGTGACGCCAGAACCGGTCCCGTTGCTAACGGTTATGTTCTTACGAACTACGTGAATAACATCCCGCCACCAATTCATCATCTGGGGTTCGGCATCTACTTCACTACCAGCAAGACAAATGGGAAAAAGTATGCCCACAACAAATCGACCGGATTGATCGAATGCTATATCGATGCCCCAAGACTCGAAACCATTAACTTCGGTGCCAAGAACACGATGATGAAATGGTGGATCGAGAATGGTTACGACATGAGACCGGTCAAGAATTTCTCTGACCCTCAAGTTGCAGCCGAACGCCTCGAAGCCACGATCAACATGACCAATGTACTGAAAAGCAAATACGATGCAGTCTTGTACAAGGGCAAAGGATATAGCTCGATGCTCGACGGCAATCAACTCGTCGTCTTCGATTCCCACAATATCTATCGCCACGACCCAACAGCCGATCGCCAGGATACCGGCGACCTCGGCGTAGGCATCGGCGACCGAATCCAATTCAAAGATTCGACCACGGTGGGCAAGGTGGTCAATCTGGAACTCCCCAGACCAGGTCAATCCCAGGACTATCTCGCCTTCTTCGGTCCCTACAAATACTCCTTCACCCTGAAGGACATTAAAAATCCTGATGACTTCATTGCCAGGTACACGCCTATAATCAAGACCAAGATCGAGCAAGACCCCAAGTCCAGGGAGTTTCTCAAAGTCAGAATGCAGAACAGTCAAGGCGAATATGACGCGGAACTCGAAAGGTATGCCAACTACATCGCCAGGAGATTGCTGGATACGATGCCCGATACCTTGGTTGGAAATGTCTACAAAAAAGGGACGAGAATTAAATAAAAATCAAGTTCGTCCCAAATATGTTTAAGCTATATTTATTTTAACATAAACCAGGGGGCGGCATGATCGAATTAAGCAATGGACATAAGTTCAGTTTTCAATGCGCATCAGGAGCCTTGGGCTTCGACGGACTCGGATACTTCTGGGAATATCCCCTAAGGTGGCTCGGTCTCATCGACCCAACCCAATTCACCGTCGTCGCCAAGACCGTCACGCTCAATCCCAGAGAAGGCAACCTCAGCATGTGGCACCCCTGGACCTGCGTCCGACTGCTCCCCGAAGGCACGGTCAACAGCGTCGGTCTCACCAACCCCGGTCTCGAAACCTGGATTGAAACCTATTACCCACGCGCCCAAAAGAAAGGCTACGACCTCGCCGCATCCGTCGAATCCGATAGCTGGGAAGACGCCTTCGTCATCGGCACCTTCCTCGCCGATTGCGACCTTAAATTCATCGAAGTCAACGTAAGTTGCCCGAACGTAGGTAAAATGACGCCTGCTGATATGGTCACAAAAGTTATCAAAGGATTAAAGGAATCTTGCCCCAAGCATCCCGTCATCCTCAAGATGTCCTTCCAGCAAACACAAGATGAACAACTCGTGACCAAATTGGGGCAACTCGACGAGATCGAGGCAGTCCATGTTATCAACTCCGTGCCCTGGGAAGTCATCTTCCCCGACCAACCCTCGCCCCTGGAGAAGTACAACCTCACAGGTGGTGTCAGCGGTACGTACATCCACAGCCTCGCCAGGACCGCTGTGAGGAACATCAAAAGACTGATCCCCAACAAGCCGGTCGTTGCGGGCGGCGGGATCTACTCCCTCCAAGAAATAAGCAATTTCAAATATGATGGGGCATCCGCATATTCCTTCGGAACGCTCTTCCTCAGGAAACCTTGGATGCCCAACCAAATCATCAAGCAGATCAAGAACTACGAGGCGTGGCTTTAAATCGTGCCGCCCGTGTCGCCCGCATTCGGAACAATCATGTTGTTCATCGACAGGTCGGGCGGGCGACCAGTTGGCACATTGCCAGGGACATTCCCCAAGCCCGGTCCCTGACCCGGTGGGCTATTACTCAGGTCGATAAGATGGGTCCACCGCGTGGACACCTTCTGACGGATCTCCTGCTTGACGCCGTTGGGAACCTGCGGATCAGACATCACGGCATTCACAATCGCATTGAGAATCTGCGAACCCGTAGGACCATTCAACGCGCTAGAAATCGACGCCGATAAGTCCTTGAATGCCATCTGAAGTCTGCTGGAATAGGGCGCAATCTGACCCGCACCATTCCCGATCGGCGCGGATACCCCACTATTATCATTCATATCTTCACGCAAACGAACATACTGACCGAATGTTTTTATCAATTTTCACTCCTACTGCGAGTTTCTACACGTAGATGTATAACTATGGTTATCGGGCTTGCCTTAGAAATCAGTTTTGCCCTGAAATCTAATTTTTGGCAACTGAAATTGAGTCACAAGAATAATTGCGATCAGCCCTAGATCAGTAATAACTACTCTAGCGAGTTTTGGTTTTTCGAGCAAGATCAATATTTGCCTGAAAAATCATATCCAAGAATTGATTCTTGGACAAAGTCCTAGTCCTAGTTATGAGTAAACTTGTTAAAAGTTAACTCTATGACACTATATATGCCTTACACGCTGCTGTTAGTTAAACGCTTAGGAGCAAATAAAATATGCGAAGAAATTTAATTAAGTGGGAAGCGTTTGAAAGAATCCAGAAGGATTCTTTGTCGGCGGCTGAGCACGAACTGTTCGAAGCATCGGAAGTCCTCGCTGAGGCTTTGGGCGTCGATCAACTTGGTCTCAACTGCTACAGCGATTCAAACGTTATCTACGAAACTCTGGACAATACCTATGTCCGAGCAGATTATGCCCTTTCCCATGACCACCTGACCTTCGAAAACATCGAAGAACTGGTCATCGACGAGGAAACCGCCGCAGAGGCAAGCAAGCAAAAGATCTCCGACCTGGTCGAGGCGATCCTGTCTAACGAGAGCCAAAAGGCTGACCAGATCCTTTCCGATTACATGTCCTCACCCGACGTTCGCAAGACCCTCATGGAAGGTCGTAAAGCCGGTTTCGTTCGCGACAAGAGCGAAGTCAAAGCCGCTGCCAAGACCAAGTCCAAGAACGCCGGAAAGTCCTTCATCAAGGCTCGCAAGCGATTGCTTGATGCCGCTCCTGATGCCAACACCGGACCCCGCCTCAAGCGAGGAACCTTCGGTAGCATCAAGAATGACCCCAAAGGATATCAGAAGCGATACTGGAAGACCCGTGGCAAGAAGCAAGGTCGTAACGTCATCAACGCTCAGGGCAAGGTCGAGAAAAAGAAGCACTGTATGAAGGAATTCTACAGCCTCGCCGAAAACGTCCTCGGCTTCGTTCACTACCACAACTTCGGTCCCCTTCTCCAAGAATCCGTCATCCATCGCGATCAGAAAGGTAACGTCGTCGCTGTCAAGATGCCGACCCTCAAGATCCGAAATGAGAACCGCATCCTGACCCTCAACCACAAGCACCAAATCGACAGCGATGTCAAAGTCGTGCGTGAAGAGGCTCACGGACTCGCGACCGATGTCCGATTCTGCAAGGCTGTTGCCGAACTCAAGCGACACAACAACTTCTCGGATAATGAAGCCCTCAAGGAATGCCTCAACAACCTCGTTGGGCAGTTCCCCAGCGTGCTTTACCTCTCCCAGACCGAACTGTCGCACACCGTCGCCGAAGCCCTCGACACCGCTGGTGTCGCCAACTACGACGACCAGACCTGCGACTTCATCGCCGAAGGTATCCTCCGCACCGCTTACGATGTCTTCGGAGATCGCGTCGAGCGAATCCTGCGATTCGCCCAAGCCGATGTCCAGACTGAAGGCGATGCCTACGTACACTTCCAAGATGTTGTTCATAAGTTCTTCCCAACACTTGACGAAAACTACACGTTACAGATGCAGGTCTTCACCGACCTCTTCAACGCTGTCAACGAAGTGTGGGGACTCGCAACAGAGGCGGGCGACGCTGCTACCGTCAAGGACGCCGAGACCATCCTCGAAGAACTCTCCGCGATCGTCGATGGACAGGCTACCGCCGATATCAACCTCGCCGAAGAAGTCGCCGAATGGCTCGCTCAGTATGTCGAGAGCAACCTCGAAGGCGGCGAATGGCAGATCCCTGGACCGCACGTCACCATCAATGGCGACCACCCGGCGATGAACGACAAGGCTCGCAAAAGCTACAGTCCCGCTCAGGACGCTGGAGCCGATGCCGAGGCTTGGCACAACCGAGCCACAGAAAAGCAGTTCACCGGTTCCATGTGGACCAACGTGGGCGGCGAAGGCATCTTCCCAAACCTCAACAATCCTTACATCCCTAAGCCGTTCGGTGACTACACCATGAAGGGCGAGAAGGGCGTCGATAAGGACAACGGCGGCGAAGGCACCTGGCAGGATAGCAACACCTGGCCAAACCTGACCAATCCCAACGTTCCCAAGGCAGAAACGCCCAAGAGCTACAAGATGAAGAACGGTCCGGAAACCGACTTGGTTGTTGATAAGTAATCTTTAAATGGAGGTCAGGAGAGTGAACAATAAATGGAACAATGTTGATGTGAGCCTACAAGTGGCGAACAACATCGAACTCCTGCTCCCCCTAAACGAGAACTACCATGAGGGACATCAATACCTCATGGTAGACTCGTGCCAAGGCGGCGGGTTTTTTCTCGACCTTCTGGAATCCACCAACGGTGGTCGTAGGACCAAATTCCGTGGCAAGTTCCAGGAAGCAGAAGCCGTAAACAAAAACAAGAGAATGTATCCATATAGCATTCTTGATGAGAATATCGGGCGACTCCAAGAGACCATCACCGCTGGTGGACTCGTCGGAGAACTCGACCACCCGACCGACTCCATCATCCACTTCGCTAACGCCTCCCACAAAATTACTAAGTTGTGGTGGGATGGCAATGTGCTGATGGGAGAAGGCGAAATTCTCGGCACGCCACATGGAATGATCCTCAAGGCTCTCATCGACGACGACGTTCGGGTCGGCATTAGTAGCCGAGGCGTCGGAAACGGTAAGGTCAACGAGGATGGTATCCTGGTTATCGGCGAATCCTATAAGCTGATTACCTTCGATGCCGTCGCTGACCCCAGCACCTTCCAGGCATTTCAGAAGGAAATCGTCGGAAACAAGCGAGAAAGCTATGTCCCACGAAATTCCGATAATAATACAAAAAATGTTCATAGCAGCATATATAACGTACGCAAAGAACAAGTTATAGCTTGCTTGGGCGGCATTGTTAAAACACAAACCAATGAAATAAAGGCGAGGTTAAATAATAATGGATAAGGTTTTGGAAGCGTTGAAGCACTTGCTGCCGGAAGACAGCGTGAAGGAGATCTCCGAAGCGGTCTCAGGCATTCTTGAAGACGCCAAGAAAGAAATCGGAGATGAGTTCAACACCAAGCTAGAGGAAGCTTATGCTGATCTGGCTAAGGAGTTGGGCGATGCCGAGAAGACGGCTGAAGAAGGTTACACGGAAGCCTGGGGTATCATCCAGGATCTCCGCAACCGACTCGAAGCCCAGAAGGGCGAATTCGAAAAGGCTCTCGAAGATGGATATGCTGAAGCTTATGAGCTGATCCAGACCGAGAAGCAGAAGAATGAGAACCTGACCGCCGAGTTGTACGAAGAGTATGACCGTCGCCTCAAGGAAATGAAGGGATACATCGTCGAAAAGGTCGACGAATTCCTCAAGTTCCAGGGTGCCTCGATCTACGAACAGGCTCGCCGCGATGTTCTCAATGACCCCCGCATGGCTGAACACAAGGTCACCCTCGACAAGATCGTCGACCTCGCCGTTAACTATGCCAGCGACGAAGACTTCGCCTTCGCCAATAACAGCAAGCTCGAAGAAATGGCTCGCTCCGTCGACCAGTTGAAGTCTCAGGTTCGCCTTCTCGAAGGTCGTAACGTGAAGCTCTCAACCGAAAACACCAAGCTCAACGAACAGGTCCGCGCCGCCGCTGAAGTTATCACGGAAGCACGTGAACATAACTTGAAGATTGAGAGGAAAGAAAGAGTTAAGAATGGCAAGAACGCAAGTGGGAGAGGTAGCCTGATTGCCGAAGGTGTCATGCCCGAACCGCGTCACACCGCCAGCGAAGGCTCAAACGATAGTGCGATCAATGAGAACACCAGCCCAGAACTTCATGAGATGCAAGTCCTTGCTGGGTTGAAGAAAGTTTCTTATTAATAATTACTTTTTGGAATAAGGTAAAAAATGGATATTAATGCTAGATTTTTGAATGAAGCCCGCGAAATCGAAGCTCAGTGGAGCCGAACCGGTCTTCTCGACGGAATTAACGATCGCTTCGTTCGTTCAACCACTGCCGTTCTTCTTGAGAACCAGAGGCTCATCAACGAAGTAAGCACCGACACCAGCGATATCGCTCAGTTCAAGCGAATCTCGATTCCCTTGGTCCGACGTATCTACCCCCAGCTTATCGCTAACAAGATCGTATCTGTTCAGCCGTTGCTGGGTCCGACCGGGTTGGTCTACTACCTCCGCTTCCGTTACAGCAGCAACAAGGGCGCTACCCGTGGTGCTAGCAACAACGGCGGCTTCCCCGGTGACGATGTCAACACGCTGATGCAGCGTGCCTCCGGTGATGCCAACCTCGACAATTGGTACACCCACCAGTTCGTTCCCAACGAGGTCACCTCGACCGATGCCGGTAGCGACACTGTGGCTGTCTACGCTCCCCTGGAGCACACCCCGATCCTCGGCGGAACCATGACGGGTACGGTTTATGTCGGCACCACCGCCGTCCAGACCTTCGTCGTCCTCGAAAATGGTAACTTCGTCTTCACCGCGATCGGCTCGCCGACCACCTACGTCAACGTCAGCGGTGCCGCCAGCGGTACGATCACGGCTGGCTCGGGTGCCTCGCTGAACCTCACCACTGGTGAATTGTCGTTGACATTCAACAGCGCTCCTAGTTCCAATTATGTCGTAGTTAATTATGAATATAATATGGAATGTAATCAAGATCTCCCGGAGATCAACCTCGTGATCGAGTCCGAGGAAATCGCCGCTAAGACCCGTAAGCTGAAGGCTGTTTGGAGCTACGAGGCTCAGCAGGATCTCCGATCCCAGCACAACCTCGACGCCGAAGCCGAACTGACCGCCGTCTTGGCTCAGGAAATCAACCTCGAAATCGATCGTGAGATTCTCACAGACTTGCGCAATAATGCCGGAACCGTGGCAGCATGGGATTTTAATACCGCGCTAGGCGATACCATCAAAGAAAAATATGAAAGCTTGTACGTAAAAGTAGTTGAGCTTTCCGCCGTCGTTCACCGTAAGACCCTCCGTGGTGGCTGCAACTGGCTCGTTACGTCTCCTGAAGTCGCCTCGATGTTCGAGACCGCGACCGCTGGATTCGCCCCGACCCCCAGCGAAACCTTCACGACCTCCCTCGGTGTCCAGTACGTCGGAACTATCAACAGCCGATGGCGCTTGTATAAGGACCCCCTCTTCCCGCAGGGTCAAATCCTCGCCGGGTACAAGGGTGATAGTTACATGGATTCTGGTTATTTCTATTGTCCATATGTTCCTATGACTCAGACCCCGGTCGTCCTTGATCCCGAAAGCTTTTGCCCACGTAAAGGTATCTTAACTCGGTACGGGAAGAAGTTGCTTCGCGAGGGAGCAAAGTTCTACGCGAGACTGAGTATTGCTAACTTCATCATCTAATATGTTGATGAATTAGCTATGAAAACAGAAAAACCCTAGGTAGTGACCTACCTAGGGTTTGGACGTGGAGGCGACGGGACTCGAACCCGTTATTCAGGCATGTCAGGCGAGCGGTTTTCCAGTTAACCTACGCCCCCACTAGTACAGATATGTAACCGGATCATCGAGGTTTATCTCGATGATCCGGTTTTTTTGTCGAATTTTCTGTCCCTGGAAAGGTATTCTTACTTGCTGGAAAGAAGTTAACCCGAGAGGGAGTCAAGTTTTACGCAAATTCGGCAAAAAACATCTTGACAGGAAGGCTGATCTTTGGCATTATGTGGGAACGCTGATGGCGTGATGAGTTTTCGACACTTTCAATAAGGAGTTAAGGAATGTTCCGAGTCAGATGTCCGCAATGCAGTAATGAGAGAGAGGTAAAGGTGAAGAAGCCTTGGATGGTAGGCGCTGAACCATACGAGAAGATCTGTAAGTCATGCTGCCAACAGGGTAAAGAGAAGACCGAAGAACACCGAGCTAAGCTTTCAGAGTCGATCAAAGCGACACAGACCGAGGAAGTGCTAAACCGGAAGAGCCAATACAATCAAGATCATCCGGAAGTTTGGAAAGGTAAGCTTGTTGCCGGACAAGGGGGAGGGTGGAACAAAGGGTTGTCTCTCCCTGCGCGTGACGAGGAAACTCGTCAGAAAATTTCCAAGTCCATGAAGAACAGGAGAAAGAACAAATGAACATTACCGAATTCAAAGAGGTTTACAAGAGATTCCAGTCCCGAGATCGAATTACGATTCAATGTGATCGTCCCAACTGCCTGCGGACTGAATCCCTTAACAAGGATTCCGCAATGGGAAACATCGACCGAAACGGGGAATTCCGTTGTCGCCAATGTTCCTTTACCGATGAAGGGAAAAAGCGGATATCAGCAGCGACTTCATACAAACGATCCGATGAAGTGAAACAGAAGATGTCGGTTTCTAAGAAGAAGATGTACCAAACAGAAAAGGGGCAAGAAATGCGGAAGCATTTATCTCGGGCGGCTGCTAATCAACATGCAAATATGAACATTGAAACAACTAGGAGAAGAGGTCTCTTTCCATCAAAGAAGAATAATGACTTCAGGGTATATGGATCTTCATACGAGTTGAAGGCAGCTATCCTTCTGGAAGCTGACGATTTGGTCTTGAGCTACCAGTCTCAGGTTTATTATGAGATTGAGGAGCGTGCTCGAAGTATGGACCTTATTATTTATTATAAGGATGGAAGAAGATTGGCTGTTGAGATTAAGGCGAAAGCTCGTCTTCACGAAGAATCTGTTGTCGCTCAAATCAATGACGGCAGAAATTATGCCAAGTCTCAAGGATATGAGTTCGTCGTTTGGACCGAACAAGACCTGGGCTTCAAAAGCCCGCACGAGGCAACCAAATGGGCAGATGAGTACATTTCCAAGATGACTTCCGTTGATTATGTGAAAATCAGAAGACAGAGGAATGCCCAAAAGGCGGTAAAACATTACCACGAGAAATTGAAATCTCAGATCCAGGTGTATTGTTCTTATTGCGGCGAAGACCATACGCTCAGAGAAGAGCAGTATCTAGATAACATCGAAAAGAACGGCCGGTATATCTGCATTAAAGAAAATGGAGCGATTGTGGGGAGTCGGTCTAAGGTGGACCGCAACCCCTATCATGCCGAGGGCAAGAAAAAGTGCAGTGGGGAATGTAAATTGGTCTTGCCCCTGGAGGACTTCAGCGTGAGCAACAAGGCGACCGGACAGAGGTGTAGTCAGTGCAAGAAATGTCGTGCGGCAAGGGCGACGAAGAAATACAGGGAAAAGGAGTAATTTCGTTCTCAAATGACGTATCGTGAATTTTAAAATTCACGATACGTCATTGGTCTACTAACAGGAGGTTTTTTAAATTCCCTGGGTCGTATAAGCATCCCATCTTGGTAGCGAACTCCGAAATTTACTGCTGCGTCTTCTTTCAGTTCCTCGCCCCCTCGTTTGATAACTTCTTCCACCATAATATGATAAGATCCGTCGTGCCTTTGAAGGCAAAACCATTCTGGCAGTACATCATGATCCTTTACCCATTGGTCGACATTGGAAGGATCAAGTTTGACCACTTTGACGATAGGAGTTCCAAATTTTTCACGACTTGGGATCGATTCAGCATGTATAACCTGAGAAGTCGGGCTTGTTGATGACATTGGTTTTTCTCCATGGATTGGTCTATAAAAACAAATACTAACCTTGATGTTATCTTTGTTTTTTAATTTTGTCAACCCCGATTTTACCATATAAAACCACAGAAATAGACTAAATTAAGGTCAAGGAGTAACCCATGAAACTCAACCTTCCAATATTACCAGCAATTTTAGAATCTAAAAACTTCCTCTTGATCGGTGCCGGGGGCGGTTATGACTGGCTCGGAACTTCCCCCATTGCCCATACTCTGTTCTCCCTCGGCAAAGAATGCAAGACCGTTGACCATGCCGACCTGCTTCGGACCAGCGGTGTCAAGCCCATCAAAAACTTCCTTGCCGCCAAGGTAGAGGAATTCCAAGCGGACTGCATCATCGCAGTAGACGGCGGTGTCGATGCCCTAATGCGTGGCGACGAGCGCGGTAGCGGCACGCTCCTGGAGGATTCGGTCACGCTCGCAGCCGTCTCGCAACTCTCGGTCAAGCACAAGGTTTTGGCTTGTTTGGGATTTGGCGCGGAGACCGAGGAAAGACTCAGCCACTATCGTGCCTTGGAGAACATGGCGGCTTTGGTCGCAAACGGTGGGTTCCTTGGGGCGTGCGCTCTCACCTCGGAGATGTACGAATACAAGAAGTACAAAGACCGGGCTGAGAAGGCGTGGGAGGGTAAGCGGAAGAGCCACATTCATACGCGAGTAATTTCGGCGGTTGAGGGACGGTTCGGAGATGATTCGGTCTATGATGGTGTCGAGGCGAACTTGATGGTAGAGGATAAAGAGAGCGAGACTTTCATTAATCCTCTGATGAGTCTGTATTGGTTCTTCGACTTGATGAAGGTATACGAGCAGAGTTTGGTTGCGAAGGCATTGTTGCCGTCTAATACCAAGACCGATGCGTTTATGATTTACCGTCAGCTATTGCCGGATTTGATGAAAAATGGTAGAATGTCGCTGAAGATTCCGCTTTGAATGCGGAAGAACATGATCAGTCTTAACCGAGAAAAACAAGTACGTTATGCCCAACGACAAGAAACAAGGCGTTTATATTCGGCAACACAAGAATTGGAACACCAAGACCATTTACAACAATGGTCGCGTCATGAGGATTTATCGACATCAACCAAAAACAATTTTATTTTCATCTCCCATGGTTTCTGATTTTAATCAGAATCTTTGTGGCGGGTGGACCATGCCTGAACGTAATAGTTATATTGATACTTATCAGCAAATGTTTAAAATGGAGAAACCATTTGCCGTACTTCACTATGATGCTGAAGATCGATCTTTGGCAGCAGAGATGCAGGAATTAGTAGAAGAAGCGGGCATGCTGGCAACGGTGCAGAAGGTGATTGCCCCATGGTGTCAAGGAGGATATAGGTGGGATATCTTGGCATGTCAAGATATGACTGTTGGTGAAATTGGTGATTTTGATGACTTGGTCTTTGATTATATCGATACAGGACTTAGCGATATTAGCACCATGCGTCAATATAGTGACATGCATCTTTCTGAATTCTTTGAAAAAGGTTGGGATATCCCTGAAATTCCTTTATGGTTGACCGGACTCATTTTAGGTTATCCTGTCGAGAATACGATTTCTCTTTATTGGGAACATGAGCTTAAATCCATTTTAGACATCGCAGAATAAGGGTTTTTGGAATGAACAAGATTAGAACCGAGCAGCAGATCAGGGATGAAGCGAGGCAAATAGCAATGGTTCATGGTTGGTCTCAAGATCAACACGACCGATTTCTTCAAGGGATGTTTGCCCTTAATGATCCGGACAACTCGTTTTACCAAGAGATGAAAGTGATCAGAGACCATCCGCTAGACGAGGAAACCTACAAGGCGATTTTTTGTGAATCGATTTTTGGCGAATAAAGAGTGAGGTATTTGTATGATTAGAGATAAGAAGAAGGGATGCATGTACGGGCTTGCCATCGGCGATGCTCTCGGTGCGGCTGTTGAGTTTCGTGATCCGGGTACATTCCCGCCTGTGACAGGTTATCGAGGGAGTGGACCGCACGGCATCGAGGCTGGTGCCTGGACTGACGACACGAGCATGGCACTTGCCTTAGCCGATAGTCTTGCTCATGATGGGAGCGCAAAAGACCAACTTGAGCGATACGTAGCATGGCATCAAGAAGGTAAATATTCGGTGAATGGTTGGTGTTTCGACATTGGCTGTACGACCAAGACGGCGTTGGAAGATTTTGTGCAGAAGGGGAATCTTCAGGGACCGTCGGAGGAGTGGGATAGTGGCAACGGGTCGATCATGCGTCTTGCACCGCTTGTGATTAAGTTTCATGGTTGTAGCGATTTGTATGATAAGGCGGTAGAATCCAGTGTCGTGACACATGGAAGTCGATTGTGTAAATCAGCATGTGATTTTCTAGCTGAATTTCTTGAAGTTTTGATGGATTCTTCGCCCGAGGACGATCGCGAAGATATGTTAGAATATGGAAATTATGAACCTGAGATCAACAAGGTGATTCGTTGGGGTTGGCGAGACAACCAGGACATTCGGGGGACGGGGTTTGTTGTACAGAGTTTGGAAGCGGCGTTGTGGGCGTTCATGACATCGAACAGTTTTGAGGAAACGGTCTTGAAGGCTGTGAACTTAGGAGAGGACTCGGATACGACTGGTGCGGTTGCGGGGCAGATGGCGGGTGCTTATTGGGGGTTTGATGCGATCCCGCAGTCTTTGGTTGATGGTTTGGCACGCAAGGATATGATTGATCTGTATTTGAACCCGATACTATTGAGTTAAAGTAGCTTGATGATTTTTGCTGCTGGAGTTCTGTATTCGATGACCGGAATTGGAGGTAGCTGATACGTACGTGTCAGTCTACTGGTCTTGTACGGAACCCCTGCCCAATAATTCTTGGCAGCTTCTTCTAGCACTAGTGGATTGGGATCATCGTTGTGTCTGATTCGCAAGTCGATCTCGGTGTACCAGCCTTGATCTGAGCTTTCGACTTTCCCTTGTGGTTCGACCACGTAGATATAGTCTTGGTAGCCGCCCAACTTGCCGATGTCTTTGGTCTCTTTTGCCATGTAGATAGATTGAGCTCGCGGGAGCATGTTAGCCGGTCGGTATTTTTCGAGTATCACCTCGACCGGATGTCCTTTGGTGTAACGGGCGGCGTTTGGTACCAGGATAGTGCCTTCGGGCAATTTCTTTGTCGATCCGTGATAGAAAAGGCTCTCCCACTGTTTAAATGAACTAACCATATTTGTATTTATTTAGATTAAGGTTTTTGTTTCATGTCTTGGCGAGCTTGTTGTAGTTATTCTTTTATATTTTGCCGCATATATATAATGTTGTGGTTTGCGAATTAAGGATGTTAGGCATCTTGATGACGTTTCGAGGGTACCAGCACAAGGCTACAACATGTTTCATCTTATTTTATTTAATCAAAATGTTTTTGGGCAATCTGCCCAAGCGTTTTATACTCTTTTATCACCTGGTTCAAATTCATCTCTTACTTCCGTGCCATCTGAACCATTTACAGTCGTGGTCTCGGGCGAACTCTTAAAAGATTTGATAATTACACCCAATGACGGTGGGCATTCCGGAGAATTCACTCCGCGTACGGTGAAGCTTACGAATGATTCCACTTCGGCAACGTTTACCTACACACCGAGGCAATGGGGGTCTTTTAAAATATCAACCACCAACAACAGTGGTTTATTTAATCCGCATTCGGTCGAGTATATTGGTTTAGTTAGGGATGCCCAAGAAGGAATTTATCCGAAGATCACTTTCCGAGTAAAAACTGCGATTGATTTCTCTTTAGAATCTTCGCCTTTATTTGATCGAGTAACACAGGCATATCAATTAAGTTTAACGACTTATTATGTTCCAGAATATCCGATGGCATTGCATCCAGGTGACACCTTTACGCTTTATGGAATTGAGGCAGTTCGGGTGAAGAGAAATTATATCGGAGTCTCCAACTCGTTCTTGGAAATCGTATCGGAGGTTTAAGGCGAATGAAGTTGAAGGGAGATGTGATTTAGTTATTCTATATACCTTTATGGTATTGTCTTTTATGGAATGGCTACAATTGCGTGAAAGTCGCGAGTGGCAACCTGGTCTTGGGACGAAGGACGAGATTTATCGTCGGATCACGACGACGGGGATACCGGCTCGTCGCGGGACCAGAGCTAATCAGTTTAGCAAGTCGTATGCCACCGATCCTGGTGATTTTGGTCGAGGGATATACTACTCGACCAACTTCTACCGAGCCAAGCAGCATGGTGATGTCACTAAATCGGTTCTGAGGCTTAGGAATCCGATTGTGTTGACGGATGAGGAGGCGTATCGTTTCGCGGCTCAATTCCATACGGTCAAGTTGTCGGATGAGGATTACGAGAGCATAAGAGATCCTCGCTTGCGTGTCGAGAAGATGGTGGCGAATGCGATGGAGTTGACCAGGTATTTCATTGGGCTTGGTCACGATGGGTTGGTTTGTATCCACAAGCGGGGCGAATTGGAGATGGTTGATTTTTCGCCTTATCTTCATGCTAAATAGGGTATGAAAACATTTACCGAATGGTTGGATTTGCGAGAAATGAATGACCCTGACCAACCGACTTTAGCGTATGATAAGATGTGGAATGCGGCATTTTGTCCTGAGTGCGCCCGCATGGCGTTAGCGGGGGAGATGCCACCTGAATTGGCAGACGATCCTTATGTGGTCAAGCCTGGAGAAGTGGTTCCTATCTCTCTTAATCAGTTGAGGGATCTTTGGGCGAATGAGCAGATGCCGCGATGTATGTGGTGTGATCGTCCATTGTGGAAGCCTATGCCGCGTCCGAGTGTTAATTGATTATTGGTTGGTCATAATTGATTTTAGAGCAGCTTCATAAGCGGCTTGCCATTGTGGTGGTAGCTCGTATTCGAGCGCCGCTTGTGGTGAGCCGCTTTCGACGATTGTATCGAGGATAATTTTGACGAGTTGGTGTAGTCGCTCTGTGTTGATGTTTGGGATAACGGCTTTGATTGCCTGCGTCATCTTTGGGACATTGTAGAGGTTTTCTAGGTCTACGATGCGGTAGATCGGGGCTTGTCTGATACGGAGCATCCTGAGGGCTTCGAGCCGGTGTTGTCCTTCGACGACGTTGTTTTGGTCATCGACGATGAGTCGTTCGATGTATCCTTTGGGCGACTTGATCGCGGCGGCGAGGTCTTGGACTCGTTTTAGTTCTCTTGGGTCTCCGAGTCTGACACCACCTCGGAGTTGGCTTGTGGGTACGGTCTCGTTACCTTTTGCCATTCCGTAGTAGTAGCTGGCATCGATGATGTTTTGAACATCGCATTGCGGTCGGATGACTCTGATGCTTTCGGTGAGCAGTTGATTTTCCAGCCATAGTTTGAATTGCATATTAGTCTCCGTTTTACTCTTCACTGAAGTCTCGAAGCGGAATGAAGTTGACGCCGATGCTTGCTAGGTAGCCTCGGTTAGCTTGAACGAGGACCGTTTTGAAAGTGTCTTTCTGGGGATAGGACAGTTTTAGCTCGCCTTGTTGGTCCATTTGTTGTACTCGTTTTACATCGTCATCGGAGACCACGGTATAGCCATCGGTGTAGTACGTTTGCCCGTTGATAGTGAATTGGAAGTATTCATCCATGGAGTATTCGGAAGTTTTCAGCGGCTCGATGGATTGGGCTTTGTTTCTTAAGGCGTATTTGAGTCCGAGCAATTTGGATTTGGATTTATTGGTATCGAATCTTGCGCCGAGGAAGTTAGCTAGGTCGATAACGTAGTCATGATATTGCGGCTTGACTGCGGTGCTGCCTGCGCATTCGTCGCCACTGATTCGTTTTTCATTTGGCGAATAGGTTACCATGACGTGCGGCTTGTTATTGGGTCCGAAGAGCGTGAGGATGGTACGGTCCTTGTCATGGCTCATGAGACCGACGCTGCCACAATTCGACATTTGCCTGGAGAGGAGCGCCGATCTCTCTCCGGTGTCGATCCACTTGAAGCCGTTGGGATAGACCTTGATGGGCGTAGTTTGGTCGAAGTGACGACGGCGGTCGTATTTGACGGCGGCGTCTTGGAAGTTCAGTTTCTTATACGGGGCGATGTCGGTGAGTTTACCGCTGGTGATATCCTGGATCAGTCCATAGTAGGTGAAGAACACATAGTCGAAGAATTTCTCATGAATCATCTTGACCAAACGTTGGCGTTGGTTATTGAGGAATTCTTGGTCGATTTCGTCATTTGGGAGTCGGTATTCCATTCTCTCGGCGGCTTGGCGGAATGTCTCTGGGTCTGTAGTGGCTTCGTAGAGATAGGTTAGTTCATAGAGCGACAGGTACTCTCTGGGGTTCCAGGTTATAATCCGCCACCAGTCTGGGTTTTCGGCTTGGGTTCCGATGGCTCGGTATTGCTTGTACCATTTGGCGATGAGGGGCGCGAGCTTGCCGTATTTCTCGTAGAGAATCTTGGAGATGATCTCGGGGAATCCCATCCTGACTATGGTTTGTTTGGATTCTGTTAGGAGGAACCAATTGGAAAATCGCATAAAGTATTTAGTTGTTTTAGTTTCAAAGTTTGAAATAGGTGTGGATTGTTTCGCTTAACCTTTTTGGGTCAGGATTTTCCAGACCAATTCCCATGCAGGGGATAGCGATTTCGTGATTTTGAAATACAGCGTGAAAGAAATTTGGTCGATAGATGGCGATATTCCTAACGCCGAGAATATTACTGAGGTGGAGCATGGAGCTATCGATGCAGACAATGCCGGATGATCCTAGTAGAAATCTGGCGGCGTTGATCCAATTGAGTCGGATTTGAGGAACATCGAGATAGGATGGGTCGTTGGGACCTCCTATTTGTGCTACTTTTCGATTTCCGAAGTCAATATTTTTCCAATGTTGGTATCTTTTAAATTCGTATATTGTATGGGGGTGGCAAAGGATGGCATTGTGCTTGGGGATGGTGCCGAGTCGGTTGATGGCTTGAATAGAGAGTGTATATCGGGAGGGGACATTTAATATGCGGGCACACTTATCCACATAACTTTCAGTCCAAGCAGAATGGCTGTTTTGTCCATGTATATTACAAGTGAAATCATTGATTTTGTAAGATTGAAATCCAATTTTTTCGACATTAGGCAGCAAGGTTTGGATGAGGATTCCAAATGAGCCATCATTAAGCCACCAGGACAGTTGTAACTGGATCGGCTCTGCGAATCTTTCGATCAGGGGCAGCCAAGCGATTGCATCTCCATAACTACCTCGCAAGACAAGTTGTTTCATGATGTGGGTTTCCATTCGGAAAATTACATAGAGTATTTAATTCTATATAGTTGAAATCTAAATAGGATATGGATTTCAGGATGTGGCTGGTTGAGAGCGAAGGCGTGATCCATGTTCCGTTGTCTAAATTGGTCTTGACCAAGAGCGAGTTACAGGCGGCGGTAGAGAACATCACGCGGGGTTATCCGGCGATGACGGAAGGACCTGTTTTGGTCGTGGATATGGGGCGTGGTTTGTATCAGTTGGTGAATGGATATCACCGGCTGATACCGATGATGTTGTCTGGTGCTGACAGTGTACTGGCTTTGGTTGATGTGTCGGCTGGAAAGCGACCGTGGGGGCTTCCGACACGGTCCGATCGGTTTCGCTATGATCCGTCTTTGCCTTACAAGGGTTTGGAGACGTTCTTGGAGCCATATATGTTGCGACGGCTTGGTTAAGTTGGAATTCATGAAATAAAAGCGGAAACAAACTATTTGGTGGTGTTGGCGACGAAAAGAGTTTATTCGATAAATTCCGTAGGTTTTATTGTTTGTTCACATATTTTAATTAGGTATATGTTTTTATGAGCTATGAATCAGTAATACTTACAGACTCGCCAGATGGTTGTTGGCCACTTGACGACGCTTCGGGGACATCCGCCCATGACGTAAGTACGAGCAATCTTCCTGGTACATATACTGCCCCTTTTACACTCGGGCAAACAGGGCAAATTTCTGGTCATACGGCTGTCCATTTTGGAGATGGAGGGAAAGCCACATTTGATGGCAAGAGTTATGCAGCCAATGCTAATTACAGCCTTGAGGCATCATTTTATTTGTCTCAGGTGATAGCTACTGATCTTACAGTATCATTGATTTCAGTCGGTGTTCCTAATGTCGTGCTTTTCGATTCAGCACGAATTGCAGTTCGTGAGGTAGGTGGAAATGGAGATATTCTCCTGGTCGGATCTGGCGTGCAGCTTGGTTGGAACCATCTAATTCTAACAGTAGATAGCGGAAAGGTATTTACACTTTATCTCAACGGTACACAAGTAGGGTCGCATTCAGGAACAGCAACATATACAGATAGTAGCATAAAAGTTGGAGGCAATACTGGTGTAAATTTTGGTTATGCCGACACTTTTCAGTATGCCGTCCATTATCCAACAGCATTGAGTTCGACTCAGGTCACTAACCATTACAATGCGTTCATCACACAGCCTCCTGGAATACCAACGGGTTTGACCGTTATACCTGGAGACACACAGGCATCTTTAAGTTGGACTGCAACAACCGGAGCGACAAGTTATAACATTTATCGCTCAACCACGAGTGGTGCGGAAGTACAGATTCAGACTGGTGTTTCGACCAATTCATATAATGACACAGGATTAACCAACGGCACAACTTATTATTACAAAATCAATGCAGCCAATACCGCTGGTGAGAGTGGTTTATCGAGTGAAGTTAGTGTGGTTCCTACTAGTGTTGCTAGTCTTTATACAGTAGTTCCAGCGTCATCTAGTTTATCGCCAGGCGCAACTGATGTGTTCACCTTTACCCCAAATGGCAATACTACAGTTACAGTGACTCCCTCTGTAACTGGAGGTGGTTCATTCAGCCCATCGACCATTACGTTTGACGGTGCGGGTTCATCCGAAACTTCGACATTTACAGCCCCGACAAGCGGCTCTACAGTAACGATTTCGTATACGAACTCGGGATCACTCACTGACCCTGGAGATACTACGCTTACCATTCTAACGCCATCGATTAGTGCTCCGACAGCAACATTGGTCTTGGCGGGTGCTGTCGTATTGACTTGTCCGATGGCAACAGGTGGAGCGCCTCCATATCGAACTTACCAATTCCAACGGTCTGATGATGATTCTACGTTTACGAACATAGGAACTGGAGATGTTCACAGAAAGTATACGGATATCACAGTTAGTGCTTCTACAACTTACTATTATCGTGTTCTAGTGACTGACGATGGTGGTGGTAGCAATTGGTCTTCATCGATTTCGATTGCGACACCAGCTTCTACGGCAGGTAATACGATTCAGTGGTTGCCCGATGAAGTGTCTCATGCCACTGATTTGGCAGTTGCGAATGATGTTATACAATGGCAGTCGCTTAAGTCATATTTGGATTCTAGGCTAAATGAACCAGTCTCCAGTTACATATATTCAAACTATCAAGGTAGCGATTTAGATGCTGCTGCCAATAACGCTCTAGCTTACATCTCCTTGGTTGGGACTGATTCCACAACTGCTCAAACTTATGCGGACAAGGCAATCGCTGCCATGTTGAATGGTGCGACTGGCATTCAGCGGACTTTTTATTCGTGCATTCAGTTTAACGCTAGAGGTGATGGGACCACAACAACGTTTACCATTCCAAACTCGGATTACCTCTCAGCTTCTCTCAAGGTATTTCTAGTTCCTGTTGTAACCGAGACGATTACAAAAGGATCAGATAATGGACAAGATTCATCTAATCTTGCAGGGGCAGTTTTTATAAAGGTATCTAACACAAATGACGGTCCGTCCGATTATATCAAGGATACGGATTGGCAACAAGATACTTTTAATTATAGAGAAGATAAAATCGATTGGTCGTTAGCACAGAGTCAACCGATCACAGGCAGCACCTATTATTTGACTTCTGTTGATCTTGCTTCTACTGGCAATAAACTTACAAGTGGATTTACTGTCAGTGGCAATACAATTACCTTTGATACTCCTCCCGCAACGAACCAAGCGGTCTGTTTGGAATATGTCTATGGCACACATGCAGGTAATTATTCTACTTTAGCTTATCAGCAGACAACGAGTGGAAATGGTGGGGTATCTAATGCATGGGTAGATGGTCCTGGCTATGTCACTCGTTCGTTGCAATACATAGCCTACGCTTATGATTGGATGTGGAACTATCCAGGATTTTCTTGGGCGTTAAAAGCACAGATTGGTAGTGTATTGGTAAAGTGGTCGGATTTTGCTAGAGACACAGCTTATGCTGCGAATGCTCCAGCGAGCAACTATGGTGCTGGTCACATCGCCATGCGAACAGCGATTGCTTTAGCTCTCAAAAATAGAGAATCTGTTAATTCGAGTCGCTTGCTGACCGAAGTCACCGACTATTACACCAATCTCGTCAAGCCAACACTTGCTGCCCCAACCGGAACTGTCGGTAGTAACAAAGATGGTTTTTGGTCGGAAGGCTGGAATTACGGAGCATGGGCGACAGAGAACATCATTTTGGCGGCTCTAGGAGCCGAAGAAGCTGGACTATACACGCCGACCGATGTCCACGCTTGGAGCAACGAAGTCATTCGTGCTTTGATAATTCAACAACCTACACAAACTACAATTTTGGATGCTGGAGACGGCTACCAGTATCCTGAGCCATTCCCGTCTAAAGCAATATTGTATTTCACGAGTTATTATGCTACAGACACCACTTTGAAGTCATATGCGAACTATATGATTCAAAATTATACAGGGTCGCAAATAAGTGGTTTCAGGGATGTTATGTTCCGAGATCCATCGGCAACTGCTGCATCTTGGGGGTCAAGTTTACCTACCGCTTACAAGTTTAGCGGTACAGGGGTGATAATTTCCAGGAAGGCGTGGGATTACACTTCTACTTGGCTTGCTTTTCATGCTGGCAATTTGACAGGTGCGGCCCATCAACCTTATGGACAAGGATCATATGAAGTATGGAGGGGAGGCGACGATCTTATTCCTTTGGTTGATGCTCTTACTGAAGTACAAAGCATTCAAGGTAAATCTCAATATGGTAGCGGGATTCTAGTTGACGATTTTGGTGCTGGTTACATGACATATCCTAGCACCAATCAAGGTCCGGCTATGGGCGTTTGGTATTCCGGTCCTAATGGTTGCCAAATTACCAAATTTGAAGATACCACTGGTTATTCTTATTGGGCTGCTGATTATGGAGCGGCATATGGTCATGATTCGTCAGGAGTTCCAAATCCAACAACGGAACTCAATCGTTCCCAACTCTACGTCAGAGGATCTAGTGGTACAGATTACTTGATCACACATGACCGTGTAACTACGGTTCAGGCAACATTCCTGAAACAATATCAGTTCCCGATCAATCCGGCGTCTACGATTGATCAGACTGGCACTTCGGTCACGATTACGAGGGGAACGTCTACCTTATTCTCCAAAGTCTTCTCGGATGTACCGTTAACGACATCGCTTAACACATTGTCAATTAATGGCGGAACAAATAACTGCAAGCAATTCACTGCGGCTCCGACTACAAACGATAATGTCAAAGTCAGGTATCGCACTGCGATGCAGATTTCGCCTTCATCGGTAGTATCACCTGATACCATGACGGATATTCTTTCGACCGATACTGTTTCCGAAGGAGTCATGATCGGAAATACGGTAACGATGTTCGGAGTTGATGGAGCGATCTCTGGAGACACTAGCTATAGTCACACAGCGACGAATGGTGAAACCGTTACTCATTATGTGACCGATCTCCAAGCCGATACGACCTATTACTTGACAGGTGCCGACCAAGCTTCTACGACATCAACATCAAATGGAGTGGCGTCGTTTACCAGCACGGGGACAGGTAGTTCACAGGCAATTGCTCTGTCGCTTACACCTCCTTCTGGCGTTCCTGCTGCGCCTACAGGATTGTCGGTAACGGCTGGTGATGCTCAAGTTGACTTGAGTTGGACTGCTTCGGCTGGCGCTACCAGTTATAATATTTATCGGTCTACATCGAGCGGCACTGAGGTTCAAGTTCACACTGGTGTTTCGACGAACTCGTATAGTGATACTGGTTTGACGAATGGTACGACCTATTACTACAAGATTAGTGCGGTTAATGCTTTTGGCGAGAGTAGTCTATCGAGTGAAGATAGTGCGACTCCTGAAGTGCCTGGTTCGGCACCTTCATCACCTACAGGATTGTCGGCAACGGCTGGTGATGCTCAAATCGACTTGAGTTGGACTGTTGTTGCCGGTGCTACCAGTTATAATATTTATCGGTCTACATCGAGCGGCACTGAGGTTCAAGTTCACACTGGAGTTTCGACGAACTCGTATAGTGATACTGGTTTGACGAATGGTACGACCTATTACTACAAGATTAGTGCGGTTAATGCTTTTGGCGAGAGTAGTCTATCGAGCGAAGATAGTACAACTCCAGTTGAAGCGGCTGTATACACCCTTGTCGCACCTGCTCCCAACTATTCTATGACGGCTGTAACCTCTGGGGAATTTGCCGTAACGGTCTCTGGTGAGCTATTGAAAGATTTGGTCATTATTCCTCATGATGACGGACATCATGGAACGTTTTCACCTAGGAGAATCACTTTAACCAATGCTTCTCCTTCGACGACATTCACCTACACGCCAAGACAATGGGGAACATTCAGCATTTCGACCACCAATGACGGCGGTTTGGTTGATCCGCCTTCGGTCGAATATATCGGTCTGTTTAGGGATGCGAATGAAGGGATTCATCCCAAGATTACTTTCCGAGTAAAGACCGCATTTGATTTTGCCTTGGAATCTGCACCTTTGTTTGATAGAGCAACACAGACATATCAATTGGGATTAACGACTTATTATATCCCAGAACATCCAATAGCATTGCGTCCAGGTGACACCTTTACGCTTTATGGAGTTGAGGCGATTCGAGTGAAAAGAAATCATATCGGAGTACCCAACTCGTTCTTGGAAATCGTATCTGAAGTTTGAAATAAAGCAATTAAAAATGCAATAGAAACCCCCTCAAGACCAGATTCAATATCTGGTCTTGAGGGGGTTGATTTCAACCTTCAGGGATCGATTCGAAGTCAACCGGTGGAATCGTCGTGCCGTGGTTCCAGGCTTTCTGCAGCCGTGTGATCCAATCGGTCATGAGCGATTGCTCATTCTCAGTTGGGCGGTCGTGCTGGTCGAGGAACCTGGGCGGGAGAGGGTTCGGTTCGTGGAGGTAACAGAAGATCGAGTACCCGGCGTCTCTTGCAGCCGACTCCGGACCCGATGCCCAGAAGTTGAGCCACTTGGAGAAGCGTCGGAGCAGGTCGAGCGGGAGGAAGTGATCGACGAAGATCGCCTGTTCGAGTTGATCGACCAGGGTTGCCGCTCGGCGATATTTGGCACGCAACTTCGCGAGTCGGTCGTGGATCGCGTGCGTTCTGAAGTGCGGGGAAGGGGGAACGAGTCCCACGATTCCATCGCGACGGACGAGAGGCCAGTTCACTGGCTGTCTCCTAATCTGAGATATCAAAGAGCGTGATCCCACGTGGTTGTGGGTACTGGATTGTTCCAGTGAGCTTATTGTATTGCCGTAGATTTGGAATGTCAACTAAAAATCTTGGGCTTAAACGGATTGTCCCTTACGGGACCAAAACAGGGGGGCTAGCCCCCCTGTTTTGTTATCTGGGTTAAACATTATATTTTATGCATACGAATATATATCATAGATTCTTCACGGGAGTATATAATTCTATGGCAGACAATACAATAATTCAATCACCGTCCAGTGCCGGAGATACGATTTCTACGGAAGATATTGGCGGTGGTGTAAAAATATCGAGAAGCAAAATCGCCATCGGCAATCATGGAACCGATGGTGGCGATGTTACTACTTCGAATCCCTTTCCAGTGACGGTCGTTGATGGGACTAGCAATGTCGTTGCTACCGGCAACGTTGCTGGTGCCGCGTCTGATTCGGGAAATCCGGTTAAGATAGGAGCAGTTTATAATTCTGTTGCCCCAACGTACACCACTGGACAGAGAGCGGATTTACAAACCGACAGCCATGGCAATCTACAAGTAGCTATGGCGACCAAATTAGATCCGGCTAATGACGGCGTCAGCGCTCGGATGATGAGCGGCGTCTTGTCAGATTCATCGAATAATTCGGTAGTCGTACAAACCGCATTTGGCACATTCAGTTCCAGTGGCGCAAATTCTTTGGTCTCTGGTGTTTCTGGGAAACAAGTAACGGTATTGGCGTATAGGATACAAGCGACAAATGCTGCATCTGCGACAAATACTGTCAAGTTCGTTGACACAGCAGGCACTCCAGCAACGGTCTCAATGTCATGGGATCTGAATGCTCGTGAAGGTGTTGTCGCTACTGCGCCAGCCGGGTCATTCGAGTTCAAGACCGGAACTGGCTTAGGTCTTCAATTAAATCTTTCTGCTGCTCAACCACTGAATGTAATGATCCAATACGTTCAGTTTTGATTATGATTAAAATTCGAATTGATATAAGAACGAGGAAAGGCTAGTTATGAGTAGAGAAATAGCAGTAAATCGCGGATATATTTCCAGTCGCTCTTTTTCTTCAAGCAGAGGAAGTGCGTCCAATCGCGGTTTGACTGTTGCATTTATACCAATTGCGCCTACGAACGTAACAGCAACAGCCACATCTCCAGTAACCATTACAGTTTCATGGACCGATACAAATACCGGAGGTGCTTCTTATAAAATTGAACAATCATTAAACGGCACTTCGGGTTGGTCATTGGTAGGAACAACTCTAATAGGAGCAACATCGTTCGGCGACAGCGGTCTGACAGCTTCAACAGCGTATTTTTACCGGGTCAGAGGATCGAACATTAATGGAGAGTCGTCGCCGTCAAGCAATGCAACGGCGACGACCCAAGGTGTGCCAATGGCACCATCGAATCTGGTGGCAACTGCAGTAAATTCTTCTCAGATCAATCTAACATGGACTGACAATTCCAACAATGAAACAGGGTTTGTCTTAGAGCGGTCTTTGGATGGTATTTCGGGCTGGTCATCAATTGCGACGCCTGTGGCTAATGTCGCCTCGGCATCTGATACAGGGCTATCTGGATCAACTCAGTATTTTTATCGCATTAAAGCCGTTAATGCTGGTGGAAGTTCTTCCTACTCATCGACTGCCAATGCCACTACAACAGTTGGTCCTCCAGCGGCTCCTTCCAACCTTGTTGCGACATCAATCTCGTCTAGTGAGATCGATCTTACCTGGACCGATAATTCCGGAAATGAGACCGGATTTATTGTGGAAAGGACAACGGACCAAGTTAATTGGGCTGCCTTGATTGCCACGGCTGCCAACGCTACTTCTTACTCCGATACCTCGTGTGCGTCTTCTACCCAGTATTACTACCGGGTACGAGCTACGAATGCTGGTGGCGATTCGGCAAATTCCTCGACCGCTTCGGCTTTGACAACCAGCGGTCCAGGTCCGTTCTTGTTGCTTCAAGGGACCAACCTGACGAATACTCAAGCCAAAGCATCCGGTAATACAACTCAATGGCAGGCATTTAAGACCAGACTCGATGCTGAGTTAAACAATGTTACAGTGACAGGTTATCAAGGAGATGCTCTGACATGGGCTGGAGACTTTGCTTTGGGATATCAAACGCTTAAAACCCTAGATCCAACGACAGCAGCAAAATATGCTGACAAGGCAATTGCTGTTCTTAAGTATGGAATGCGGGGTGGGCAAAGGTCATACCAAGGAACAAGAGAATATCTCGCAAGAGGTGACGGAAGCACTACGGTTTTTAATTTACCTCACACAGATAACATTAACGCTTCTACATTCAAGGTTTGGACAGCGAGCGTGAGCATAGCGACGATTACAAATCATGTCGCCAATTCTCAAACCGAATCGTTTGGTGGTTTCGACAGTAGGGTCATCAAAGTTTCCAATACATCTGACGGCACAGCGGATTACACCGAGCGAACGATCAGTAATCGTCATCCTGTGACGCTTACCACAGGGGATTGGGGACAGAATCCACTCTTGCGGGATGACTACATTGATTGGTCAGGTGCGACTAATCAGCCTGCCTCGGGTGCAACTTACTATGTGACATGGGTAGATCCTCTTAATGGAACATTGGTCTCAGAAACTAATTACACGCTCGACACTGTAAATGGCACGCTTACTTTCAATGTTGCACCTGGAGCGAACTCGGCGATTTTAGTTGAGTACCAATATGGTACATTTACATCTGGAGCAACAACGTTGGGGTACCAACAAACTTGTGAAGAGAGATGTGGTTTCAACAATATTTTCATTGACACAGGATACACCAGCCGGTACCTGGGAGCTTTCACAGCATTGGCATTTGATTGGTTATATGAGTATTCCGGATACTCGACTGATCTTAAGGCGGAAACCGCATATATCCTAAAATTGTGGAGTGATCAAGTAAGAGACAATGGATATTACAAAGATAATCCAACATCAAATTATTGTGCGGGACATTACGTTAGCCGGGTTTTGACGGCGATTGCCTTGAAAGAGCGAGGCGATGCCAATGGTCCAAGTTTGTTAACTGAAATTAAGACTTATCGAACTGCCAATACAATTCCACAGGTAATGGACGCTCCCGCTGCTGGCAGCAGTCTCGGAACTTATAAAGGAGGATTCTGGGGAGAAGGATGGAATTATGGTCCTTTGGCGGTACGAAATATTTTGATGGCGGCTCTTGCTCTGGAAAATGACGGACAAGTCACGCCAACCAAGGAAAAAACCTGGGCTGGAGAGGTGATTCTTGCCTTACTTCACGGTCAACCTTCTAATGCCGATATCGTCGTCAATAGTACCCACTATCAGGGCACTATACATGATGCTGGCGATGGTTATGCCTATCCTCTTCCGGTTCCTGGCAAAGATTTGTACTACCTGGCCGCAGCGGCATCGTCAGACGCACAGTCCAGTCAATATGCGAATTTCTTTATACAGGAAGTCATTCAGCCACAAGTAGCAACCATGCAGGATCTATTATATCGAGACCCCTCAGCGATAGCTACTGATTGGACGACTGTGCTTAGTCCGCACTATCTGGCATCAGGGACGGGCGTAGTGTATGCCAGGAACGCTTGGGATTACGCTTCATTATGGCTCGCTTTCCAATGCGGAAATCTAGTCAGTGCAGATCACCAGAGCGATGCTCAAGGTGATCTGCACATTCAACGAGGTGCAGATGATTTGTTGGTAAACGCTAATGCTGTAACCGAAAACCAAGTTGTAGGAGGAGAAACCCTAGATAAGAAATCCGTTTTTGCCAACCTTGTGGCTGTCGATGACGGCGGCACAGGTCTTCAGAATTATCCCTATGCTCAGGGTTTTTGGCAAGGATCTCCTGGTAACATTCTCCTTCAATATGAAGGCGTTAGTGGCTACGTATACACGGCAGGCGATTACAAAGCGGCTTACAGCTTGGCTTCATCGCCCGGCGATGGCGGGTCAGTTTCAACCTTACAAAGAAGTGTATTCTATGTGAGACCCGATATCGTGGTAGTTTACGACCGAGTTGTCCTGAAAACTTCGTCGTGTGCTGCTCGTCTCCAATGGCATTCTATTGCCAATCCAACCGTCACCGGAGACTCATTCACGGTTTCAAGAGGATCGTCTAAGCTGTTCGGCACGATAGTGTCAAGGAGTGCCTTGACGACAAGCGGTACCCAATTAACTATCAATGGGAGTACGTCTTGGACGCCTACGGGATCAGGCGAAACCTACTCGGTTTATCGAGTATCGTCTGTCCTAACCACTCCAACACTCTCCCAGCGATTCTGTACAGTATTACAAACCGCTTCGTCCGGCACATCTTCGGCCTATTCTGTAGATCGCCTCGTAACTGGCAGCGACTTTGAAGGGGCAATCGTCAATGGGAATACCGTAGTGCTGTTTGGGCAAACGGCAGGACCAGTCTCGACCTCGGGCGGTAAGTCGTATTCTTATACGGGAACAAATGGGCAAACTATCACTCACTATATTACGGACCTGAACCCTTCTCAAAGTTATACATTGTCAGGGGTTGCTTCGGGTACTGTTTCGGCATCGACGGCTGGTGTCATCACTTTCACGACAACAGGTAATGGTTCTCCCCAAATAGTGACGATTACCTAAAGGACTTATTCATGTATGATATCAAATCATTGATTTTTGGAAATGGATTCATTAACGGAACGATTGCGTCATTTTTGTTAAATGACGCAACATTTAAATATGATATCGCATTTACGGTATCTCAATCTTTTTCGCTTGCGAAAGTGGCGTTTTATGTTTTAGCTCGCTCGGGATCGCCTACTTGCACGATACGGATTGAGACCGATTCTTCAGGACGCCCATCAGGGACACTTGCTTGGGCAAACGCCACTGTGACAGCCCACCCGATTTCAGCAACGGGATGGACGGGAGAGGTTTCTTTGACGGCGGCTGGAACGGTGTCGCCTGGAACCATGTATCACTTGGTTGTAACCAATGATGCAGGCACTCCAGCTACAGACAACTTTAGTGTTGGTGATAACACTTCCTTGTTCAGTCCATTTTCATCGTACCAGTTATGTGATTCTACTTTGTCCATATCTTTGCCTTCATCGTATAATGGCACAACTTGGTCAAATAGATCATCATCTCCGATTTATATTGTGAGCGATTCTGGAGGGACAACAAAATCAGGACAACCATTTGATCTAACAGATATTGCTACAGTAAGTGCTTCTTTAAGTTATGGGATTAAGTTTACTGCACCTGTTTCCGGTTCGCTTTTAGGAGCCCATATTTCCCATTTGCCGAACACTGGAATTGGAACTGTAACGATAAAGTTGTACAACAGTTCTGATTCTCTGTTGGCAACGTCTACAGTGAATCCTGGGTATCTAGCAGCACTTGGAATTGCCAGGTCATCCTTCTTTGCCCTGTTCGATTCCGGATCTGTGTCCATAACAGCCGGTTCTGTGTATCGGTGTGTCCTGAATGATTCAGGTGGAGCCGATCGTATTGACTTTGTGACTTGCCCATCAACTCCTGTGGATTATCGAACGATTTCTCCATACACGCAAAGTGTGCAATGGACCCAGGGAATGGTAGGAGCTTGGACTGACACGCCAGGGAAGCTGCCTGTATCTTGGGGTCTCGTGATGTCATCTGTATCGAGTGGCGGCGGATTGGCTCGGATTATTGGAGGATAATCTAAAGGCAATCTATTTTGTTGCCTTTAGATTTTATTAAGGAAATGATATGTTAAATTTACTTCTTCTATTCAATCAAGAAGCCGAAACCGGTCAGTCGGTATCCAGCTATACTTTATCTGGTCCATCAACTGGTTTTGTGGGGGTTACATCCTCAAATTTTACTGTAATGTTAGGGGCAGGCACGTTAAATGCAACAACTCGAATCACGCCACATGACGGCGATTCCGGAGGCACATTTACACCTACGTTCCTCTATCTTACCGATAGCGGGAGAAGTGGCACCTTCACGTATACGCCAGCATCAGAAGGCACGTTCACGATCAGTACGACCAATGACCAATCGTTGACTGACCCTTCTAGTCTTTCTGTGGAAATAACCCATCGAAGTACCTACACGCTTTCCGCTCCTGATCCCAACTCGTCACTGACTGTTGTATCCTCAGGAAATTTCACGATTGAAGTGTCCGATACGCTTTCCAAGGATTTGGTTATTGTTCCTCATGATGATGGACATCATGGAACGTTTTCACCCAGCACTATTGCCTTGACTAATGCTTCTCCATCGGCAACATTCACTTACACACCGAAGCAATGGGGAACATTCAGAATTTCAACCACTAATAACAGCGGTTTAATTGATCCGCCTTCGGTAGAATATATTGGTCTAGTTCGGGATGCGAATGAAGGGATTCACCCGAAGATTACCTTCCGAGTTCGGAGTGCATTTGATTTTGTCTTGGAATCTGCACCTTTGTTTGATAGAGCAACACAGACATATCAATTGGGTTTAACGACCTATTACATCCCAGAACATCCGATGGCATTGCGTCCAGGCGACACCTTTACGCTTTATGGAGTAGAAGCGATTCGAGTGAAAAGAAATCATATCGGAGTACCCAACTCGTTCTTGGAAATCGTATCTGAAGTTTAAAATAGAACTACCGCTGGATCTTTGATCCAGCGGTAGTTCTTGGGATGATGATGACTTGTGCTTTGTAACCATTTAGTCTTGGGGTTGGAGCGGCTTGCCGGTCATCGTCTCCACCCAAAACCAGCAGATGTCCTTGATCTTCTTTTTGGGCTTTCGGTCAAGGATGATGTGTCGTTTCTTCGAGTGGTAGTTGTAGCACCACCCCAGGTCGCCCGGTTTTGCTCCTTTGCAGAAATTCGAAGCTGTCACCCTGACCCGGAATCGCCCTGGCGGCGGCGCGTGTCGCCTGAGGTAGAACACTTCGTGATTCACGATGACGGCGGCTTTTTCCATGCTGGTCCCGCCGTCATCACAGATGTATGCCCACATCGAAGGGCTGATGCCGTCGATGCTGTCTTGGTGGCTCTCCAAGAATTCGGCGGCGAGCAGTCTCGTCTGCTTTGTCGGCATCTCGGGCGAGTTTCCGTCCCGGAAAGTTCCTGGAAGAAAAACGGTACCGAGGTCGGTTGCGCCGAACAGGACCTTGATCATGAATATTTCGGGCGTGGAAGGACTGTTGCTGGCGGCAGCCTTGATGCCCTCATCGGCGAGTTGGGCAACGAAGACTTTGGTCGCTTCTTTCGGGACATCACGCCATTCGATATAATAGCCGCAGACCTCTTCCATTGGCTTAGTCCTCGGAGTTTACACTGGTGGGATTGCCGGACACCACTCGCAGTTTTCGTACTCTTCCCATCCGAAGATGTTATCAGACGAGATCATTTCGATTGGGAAGATTGTCGAAGAGCCATCAATGTGTTTGAGTGTAATCTTGACGACTGTGGGTTCGGGATCATCTGGTGAACGGACCCAATAGAGTCCGTCTTCGGTGGGGCGTTTCGTGGACCAAGTTGGTTTGGACTTCAGTTCTTCAAGAAGCCCGAGAACATCACTTTGGAGATGTTCTCGGGCTGTCTCATTATCGGCATCGTATTTCTCTAGCATCTTTTCCGAGGCGTCATCTCCTGGATAGGACAGCCCATAATGATTTTCAAAGCCTTCTTCATTGCCACTCTCGACGATGACGTCTCTGAATGAGAAGTCGCTGCCTTCGCCGAAACTCACACAGGATTGGGCGATAGAGAGAAGAAGTTCACGCTTGGTCACGAGAGTCTCCTGTGAAAATTGGTCTCAAATTTTGGGGACAAGCCTTCTGGTTTTCAGATTCCAGCAAAGCTTGGGGAGCAACGTTGACGTGTTTGCTGGACCTTACGAACTCAGGGAACTCGGGGTTATATTGTTCTTTGGCGAGGTCGAGAGCGGTCAATAGGTCTTCGACGAGGTTTTCTTGCTTGCCGATAAAGTCAATGGGATTATTGGGTGGACCCACGAAGTGAAGCAAATACTCACTGTAAAATCCGGGACATTTTTCGATGACATTATCCAGGAATTGATGGAATGTGTTTGCTCGGCATTCAGCATCGAGTGATCGGTATGGGTTCCAATGTCCCGTCTTGAACTTATATTTCCAGTAGGATTGAAACCAGGTTAACGGGTGTCTTACAAAGGCAAATGTAAACAAACCTTGACCTGGACTTGTTCGACGGATAGGATGGGGAAGTTTGGTAAATGCCAATTCCCCAATTCCAGATTTCTCCAGGACGGTACACACCCAACTTCCTCCGGTTTTAGGGATGTGCAGGAATCGGCTGTTTGGTAAGATAGCGGTAGCCATGGAGTAATCCTGTGAAAATGAGGAGGCATCCTTGCCCTTTAAAAAATCAAGCCATTTTGAGAATGGGGGAGTTGTCGCCTTCGTCGTCTGGAGCATCGGCAACTTCGTTACTGGTCTGGTGATCGTAGGTGATCCGCATGATCTCGCCCATGGATTCGATTTGGCTGATCGAATTGAGGGTGATTGCAATCCATCCAGCGGCCGGGAAAGTGACTTTGGGGAAAGGGGCAAGCAAGGATTCGATTTTGTTGATGGGAGTAGTGATCCGCATCACCGGAAGCTTGCCATCGGCATAGAGACGACACACCACTCGCCGGGATCGGATAACTGTCCCTGCTTCCGGCATATGAATTTTGAAATAAGATGCTTGGTCTGTGTATGTGATTGGTCGATTTGGACCAAGCAGTGTCTTGATGATTTCAAAAGCACGAAGTTCGTCTTCGGTGGTGATGATTTGTTTTGAAGTGGCAGGAATGGGCATTGGGATCGGTTGTGGTGGAGAAGTATTCAATGCAGCATTGAGGGTTCTTTGTCTTGCCCATTCTTCGATAGCACTGGCAAGGAGAGGTTTCCAAGATTCAATAACCGATTCGGTTTGTTTTCTGGTCTCAATGTTGGCAATGGCGAGTTTGACGAACTCGTTGGAAGGTTCGAGGAGTCGGTTGATCTCCATGATGAGGAAGTTGCGGGTGCGCTCACGCTGAGCGAGAGTCCGAAAGAGCTCTGGGTTAAACTGACTCTTCTGGAGAACAGTCAAGACTTCAAGGGGAGGGTTCTCGTCATTGAGGACATCCCAGACGGCGAAGCATTCTCGGTCCATGATGTTGGCATGTTCAGCGTCGGTGAAGAAACGCCAGTGGATACCATTGGTGAGGATGCCGAGTTTGACGGTCGGTTCTTTGGCAAAGTAGTCGGCGAGTTGTTCAGCGTACTGTCCGAGTTTTTTGCCGACTTCTTTGGCTTCGACGAAGAAGGCGAATCGACTGTTAACGCTGAATGCCCAATCAATGGGCTTTGTGGATCGGTCTTTGCCGAAGTCCACCTTATGTTCAGGCAGGCATTCTCGGGGATCGGTGATGTCGTAGCCGAGAATGTTGAAGAGAGGGCTAATCAGTGATTGTTTGGTAGCCTGTTCGTTCCCTCTGCAGTGTTCGTAAACTTGACGAACACGACGAACATACTCTTCAAGTCGCGTGCGGAGATCGCTCATTGGGAGATACCCTTGGATTGCTAGCATGAAATCTCTGAGATTCTATCATTTTATCCAAGGGCAATTCATTTGTAAACCAGATTTTTCGGCTTGGGAATCAGAACCACCAAGGCATAGCACGGACGTTGGCGATGTCCTCGGATTTGAGGTTCTTGAGGTGTTCTCGTGTCTCGGATGAGAGCTTTTCAAGATAGGCACCGGGCTTGGACAACCTGTGACCGAATTGGGGATTGTGGAGATCGCCGAGGGTGATTAACATGGGATCATGGGCGACCTCCATCATGACAGATGCAGGCTTGGTTTGCCATTTACGTAAAACGTCTTGTGACATGGTATATTCCTTCGCCTGGTTTTGATCTAATCTTGGAATTCATTATCGCACAGAATGAGGAATGAGACAAGGGGAATTAAAAAGCGATATCGGCAGGCAATCCTAGAGTCGGCTCATATGTCCCGGAGACACAGTTTTCAGTCTCAGGTCTACGACGATACATAATCTCCAGACTATACTGCGTAAGCCGCAAAGAAGGGTTGGTGATACCGTACAAAACCTCAATTGGGAGTTGAGTAACTCGCACTGCTGATGTCGCATTTGCCAAGACTTCAATTGGAAATTGGGTAACTCGCGCCGCTGGCGTCCCGCTTATTAAAACTTCAATTGGAAATTGAGTAACTCGTGTTGCCATTATGCTTGCACCTTGATGCCAAATTCACCATTATTGATATCCGACACGGTCCAAGCTGTTGTTGTTGCGGGGCTCTTCTCCAAAATGTCGATCGAGTAGGAATAAGCATTGCCTACTGACGAATCCGCTGACTCGTAATCTACACCGCCCGTGCGATAAAATGTCCGCAATGTCCTGGTCCCAGCGTCATCCTTACGTGCTAATGCGAGTCTCTGAATGCCGTATATCTGGGCAGCAGCACCAGCAAGGTCTTGGAAGCCGTAGCTGTCCTTTTGTCCCGGAGTCGAACTTGACACATACGTCGTGTCGCCATCGATTGCTTGCTCATCCACTGCAGCCCAATTCAAGCCTGTATTTGGCGTGAACTCTGTATAATTGCCTGCCGCGTTGGGATAAATACATTGGACTCGGACATCGCCAAGGAAGTCATTGTTAGCAGATCCATTTGTATCTGCCAAGTAGAGGTCATCAAGCCAATAAGCGTCATTTGAACTTGCCGTAAATTTCAAATCATTGGCATAGGCGTTCGCGGAAGTTATGGTATTTACGCCAGTCGCACTTAACCAAGTTACACCGTTTACACGAAGTTCATAAGCACCTGTTGTGCTGTGGAATGTGACTTTAAGTTCAACATAATTAGTTGCATTTCGGACAATAGCATTCGTGGTTGTCCCCAAAAGGACACTTTGATTGCCCCTGAAAAGAGAGAATTGTCCGGTTTGATTCATTGCTAGAGAACATTGATACGTAGTACCATCAAGGAAACTCACGGAGGTTGACCAAGAAGGAGTCCAATCTGTATAGGTGAAGGCAAAGCCTACGATTAGGGTGGTGGAATTGGCAAATATTTTTTCTAGGTTAGATCCGTTTACACGAACGCCTTGAGTCGAATTTCTTCCAAATGATGAACTGAGTTGGTTGCCAGAGACCTGGTTCCATTTTTTTGATAAATCAGATATGCTTGCGTAATGATCAAATGATTCCATGAAAAGAAGTGCCATTATTCCCCCAATTAAAATTGCTCCTTTATCTAGACTAATTAAATTTAATTGTTCTGGATTAGTAGAAGAAGTTGGACCGAAATGTCCTGCCCAGGAGTGCTGCTTCCAACCTGGTCCACGTCAATAGAAAACACATCGCCCTCAACCACGTTCACCGTGTCAAAACTCACCTGAGTTCCATCGGTTGCATCAGCCGCCAATTGTAATCGATTCGCTTGAACCACCGACCAAATCGACGTTCCATTTACATTAATGTCTACGATCAATGCCGAACCCGATGGCGCTCCCTTTGCGTGGATAAATGCCTTCGTTATAATCCCGTCTCGCTCGATTACAATCTCGTTGGTCTTGTTCGCACCGACTGACGCTGCCGTTCCTTGTGCCAACATAAAACAGATCGATCGTGGGAAAACCTGCCCCGTTACAGTTTCGCCCTGAGATCCAGGCGATCCCTGAACACCCTGCGGACCAGTTGCCCCGGCTGTACCTTGGAAACCCTGATTACCTTGAGTGCCTGTCCCGGCTGTACCTTGGAAACCCTGATTACCTTGAGTGCCGGTAATGCCTGCCGTACCCTGGAAACCTTGAGTGCCTTGAGTCCCAGTACCGATCGCGCCTTGAAATCCCTGAGTTCCTTGAGTACCCTGGAAGCCTTGAACGCCCTGAGTCCCAGCACCAGTAACGCCTTGAGTACCTTGCGGACCAGTTGCCCCTATTGTACCCTGGAAGCCTTGAACGCCCTGAGTCCCAGCACCGGTAGCACCTTGAAAGCCTTGGCTACCTTGAACGCCTTGAGCAGCCGAGGCTCCTTGAACACCGGGCGTGCCTTGAGGACCAGTAGGACCAATCAATGCCGTTGGGTTAATAGAAGAAAAACTGAAATTACCTCTGTTGTGAAGGCATTTCTGTTGACAACTACTTTGTTCATCGGTACATGGTGGAATACGAGTGATTGAACTTACAGCTACACCATTAATCATTCTGATGGGATTTCGCATTACATATCTATTTATAGATTATTCTTAAATATTGTCGACCAAGCTAATTTAGAGCCTAGTTTTATTTTTATTAAAATTTATAGCCTATATAAGATATGAGATTTTTGGAGTGGATAATCTTGACTGAAAACACGACTGCTTCCCAATTCCTCAAGCAGCCCCAAAATGCGGAGTATGCCCGCTCGGTCAAGAATACGGTCATTAAGTTTGTATCGACTCGGTTCAACGGCTTCAACCAAAATAGTCTGAGCCGGGTAGTGAACTGGTTCGTGAAGGAATTGATTGTCCAGGGGATTAGTCTGGATCGCGTGTTAACGGTCTTGCAAAACATGTGGCAAAACATCGGTGATTATATCAGCGGAAATGTCAACAATAATCAGTTGATGAGTAAGTTGAACCTGGTAGATTATCGCTATCAGACCGCCGTTCAGGACAGTGAAGAATGGCACGAGTCGCTAGCACAGAAGCAACGTGGGAAGGGGGCTGAGGGGCGTGTGGTCGTATCGCTGAATAACGTGCCTGGTTTCAAGGGATGGAATTGGGTGGCTCTTGACAAGAGCTACTGCGGGCAGGAAGGCGATGCCATGGGGCATTGTGGAAATATCGAAAACAAGGGTAACATCTTGTCGTTGCGAGACCCTGAAGGCTATCCCCACCTAACGTTCATCAATCATCAGGGCGTCTTGGGTGAGATGAAAGGTCGCGGCAATTCGAAGCCAGTCCCCAGGTATTATCCGGCGATCGTGAAGTTATTGTTGAGCAATGAGATCGGAGCAATTCGCGGTGGAGGGTATGCTCCCAAGAACAATTTTGACCTATCTGATCTTCCCGAAGATATGTACACGATGGTCAAATCACAAAAGCCTTATATCGATAATCCTAATGCATTTGAAAAAAAGCATCATGAAATTATTCAAGGTTTGACCAAAAAGACTCGTGGGCAACTTTTGAAAAATTCGAATGTTGAGAATGTTGGACAAACAGTTGCGGACTTGGTCAACAGGAATTATGATTCGCCTCTAATATATGACACCGAGACAAAAGACAAATCTCCAGAGCAGGTGTACAAGAATAATATTTGGAAGATGTATACGGAATTATTGAATGCGGTATATTCTCGGGCTCGCACGTCTCATCCCGAGGAATTATTGGCTTGGATGGACAAGATGGTTGAGTCGTTCGTGTCGGCTATGGTCGAGCGAGATCACAAGACATGGAAGGAGTCACCCCCGCAGGATAAACAATTTTTCCCGCAACTTAGCAATATCGTGAAGCTTGACGAGATGGTTTATCGACTTTCGCACCAACAGCCCGAGATCATGCGTTCGGCACCGAAGCGGAGCCGGTTTGGTAATTGGTCATCGTACATTAAGGCATTGCGTCGGTTCCTGGATCATGAAGGGTACGAGTTGCCTGGTTATCGTCCAGGGAACCATCAGATCAGCTATGAGTTCAATCAGAAAATGGCTGAAGAAGTAGCTCGTCAAGGCAAGGGCATCGTGGACCTTGTCAATCAGGCTTATGCCGACATGGACCCGAGGTTGAGTGCTGGTCCGTTGGCGCGTCACCAATTCACGCGAGAGAACCCCAATGATTTCTTCTATGGCAAAGACCCTTCATTGGGGTTGACCAGGAATAGTCGAAGACGGTTGGATCGCATGGAGCGAGAATATGGCGATGAATGAGTGGCAACAATCGAAAACTAGGGCGATGACTTGACCAATGCGCCCTCGCCAGCCCAGCCGGTTCCTGCTTCGCATTCAACCAGACAATTGCGATAAGGAACTTTGCCGATCTCTTGGTATTCATTATCCCAATAGTCGTAGTCGATCACGATATCGACCACCTCAATCACTTTGCCAAATCCTCTAAATACACAAGTGGTATCGACTTTTTGGTTGTATGTACCGTTTGCTGGAGCATGACCAAGACATAGTCCGGCAGGGGTTTTGGGAAATACGCTATCGCCTACATTGATCTCATTTGCCATTTGCTAAGCTCCAAAAAGGGGCATCCTTGTCCCTGAGATACTCTATCGAAGATTCAATCATCACCATCATCATCTTCGTCTTCGTCTTCAGGCTCAGGATCTGCCTTCAAGCCAATCATATCGTCCAGGCGTTTGCGCCTAGCATCGGTCAGGTCACAGATTGTGAAGGAGATTTTGTACGTGGCTTCATCGAGCGCATCGGCGAGGATTTTACGACCGATGCTGAGGGTGTCGCCCATCATTTCATAGATGGTATCGATCGGCTTTTTTTGTTTGAAGTTGATTGGACTGATGGTCTGGACGTGGTATGTTTCACCGGTCTTGGTGACTTGGACGTAGCCCTGTTTGACACTGGCAAGAAGTTTCTTGTCGGCGATCTCTTGCAAGCCCTCTTTGGTGTATCTTTGCTTGTAGTAAGTGGGCATTTCGGTTTTGCCGTTTTTGTAGCATAGATGCGGTCGCCCGAGATGCATGAAGAAAGCATTGACGTAGTCGGCACGCGACCAATGACATCGCTCGACCATCTTGTCGATGGCATCATCGGACTGCTGCTTCAGCCAATCCGTGATATCGAGGCTGACCCATCGAAGAGTGCCGTGCTCATAGTGAAGGTCGACCCGATTGAGCGTGCCGTCGTTGCTGAATGTCCATTCGTATTCCCCGCTCCATTCATGATGGTCGCGGGCGAATTGTCCCAAGGTAAGCGAGCCTTTCTGCTGCGTGGCGACGAGCTTGTCTCTGTACTTCTTGAGCAACTTCAACGGTTCGTTGATGATCAGCTTGCAGGGAATGTCGTCCGAGAACTGCATGTAATCCATCAACGAACCAAGAACGACCATAGCCATAATAGAAGACTCTTATTGTGAGTTCGTGAACTTCGTTGGGGTTTGATGCCGATTCAGTCAATCTGGAGTCCCAGCATCGACATCAACCACTATAGCAGCTTTGTTTGCCGTTGTAAAGTCCAAAATTAAAAATTTGTGGTTTCGATTCCAATATATAACTTAAGGTAGGACCATGGTAATAGCAAAGTGGGTATTGGGATGAAGGGCAAATCATCAGGAATGGATCATTTCTTAAGCGGATTGAAAACCTGGTTGGAGGCAACCGAATCTTACGTTGCCAAGAAGGTCGACCCCGCATTGATGACGTGGGACGAATTCTGGCAATTGGTCAATCCTCAGTACAAGAGTCATTCTTCGGACGCCTATGACTATTCGCTCGAAGATTACGGCATGCAACACAAGAAGGAGGATTATCCCACGCTCCTCTTCAGGAGGAAGATTTCTGGCATCACTTTCGAATTCCGCTTGAAGAAAGAGGATCGATATCAGTGGAAATTCGTCAAGACCGATCAGGATGGCGAACCGGTTCGAATCAACGGCGAACTCCAATATTATACGCCCGAGGAATTAGAACGATTCGGCAAGCAAAGATACGCCTACAGCTTTGCGGTATTCGATGGCGATCAGCAGGTTGCCTTGGCGCAAGACGAGTGGGGATGTTTGCTGTTTGCGGTCGCGCGAGAATATCGCGGTTTTGGTCTGGGACCGATGCTTGCCAAGATAGCATGGGAAGCAGAGCCGGGTAAGGACACAGGAGGATGTACTCCGGGTGGAGCCGCCACGACCAAGAAAGCCTACCAAGAATTCGTCCGAGATTATTTGAAAAAGGGTTTTTATTCTTACCTGGTCCGCGAAGGACTCTTGACTGCCGAAAAGGTCAAGGCGATCATTGCGAGCGCCAAGCTTTCCCCGCCCAAGGAGAATTCCAGGGTTGACCTTGGGACCAATGACCCCAAAGACTTGCTCCTGTATGCCGAGAATGGACACTTCATCCTCTACAATCGCAAATTAAAAGATTTGCTGGACCAGGGAGATGAGGAACATTATTACTACTGGTATGAGAAGTGTATCAAGGGAACTTCCTTTGCTGGTGGCGGCTATGCTACCTCGGACCGACTCTTCCTTCATCAACTCGGCGGCGATACTCCGAACATCAAGAAGTTCATGTTCAATCTGGCACTGAGCTACTGTCGCCAGGAGAATGTTCCGCTTCATGTTTACAATGACGACATCGGCTTGGTTGATCCGGCGACGATGGAAGTCAATGGCAACTTGGTCACCTTGAAGACGGCTCCGATCGATTACAGGGCGTGGGCTTTGCAGGAGAAAACGTTCAGGCGGTCTTTCGATAGGTACCAAGAATTCAAATCAAGATTGTTGGAGCTAGCTGAAGTCAAATATAGGTAAGTAACTTGAAATTCTACCAATTTATCATCTAAGTATACTACTATAATTTTAACTCGAAAGGAGTGGTAGGAATGGATGAGAAATTATTAAGTATTAAAGAAGCAGCTAAGTTGTTGAATGTGTGCGAGAACACGCTAAGGGATTGGGACATTGAAGGCAAGTTGCCTGCGGCTCGGTCCAAAGGTGGTCATCGTCGTTATAGTCTGGATCAGGTCCGTGGATATCTTGATAAAAACCCGCCCAAAGAAGAACCTATGACCAAATCGATCTCAGAGACCAAACATCTGGATCAGATGATCGAAGTTTGGGAAAAATCTGGGATGTTGTCTGATCTGGATAAGGAAGAAAAAGGAGTTATGGCAGTTCTTCTTGAAAACGCAAAGCTTGCCAGTGGACTCAATACCAATCCGTTGCTTTCGACAAGTCAATTAGTCTGGTTGACACGGGAAAGTTGGATGCGATGTCGATTTCGCAAGATGGTATCAGTCCAACCACTCTTGGGACCGTGTGGGCTTGTATTTTTTTATAATAATACTCATAAATCTGCTCCTGGTCACATAGACTCAGATGCGGTAGCCTCTAAAACCTTGAAATATGATTTTAAATTATTTACCAAGGCAAAATTTGAATCTATCAAGGAAGTCTATGCTGATACCTTAGCCATGGGATTGGAAATACATATTTTCGAACATCTTCCCAAACTCAGTTACGGTAAAATTCAGGATGTCCTAGCAATCAATACTTTTGCTGTTAAGTTTTCCGAGATTTATGACTACATCATAGCCCCCGAGCATTTAATTGAAGATATGGAAAAGTGTCCAGCATTTGAAGGTCTAGATTTATATGGGATTAACTTGTGCCTTGATCCTGAAACTTTCGAGCCACGGGCGGCTGCAGGGCGATATCCCAAGAATACATTAACGCTTCCTATTTTCGCTCCCTTTATCACAGTCTTCGACACGGGGTGTTGTCATGTGAATGGCACCATGCCGGTCTTAATGAGAGCGGGATGGCTAGACCAAAAGAAAGAAGATAATCCGAAGTGAATCTTAGTTCAATTTCTAAGCCCCTGTTGATGTTCTTTTAATAGCAACAGGGGCTTGTGTATTAGTGGATCTCTGATCCAAGGAATCTCTGGATTGGGAATCCAACAGTCCCTTGGGAATCGTCGCAATTGAGTGCGACCATTCTTTGGGTCTCGGCAACGCCACCCCAGAAATTGTCGTGAGTCGCCTCCATCTCATTCGCACATCCGACCGCATAATTTAAGGCAATTACAGCCTGTTGTGCGATCGTGACCTCATTGCTCCCGCTGACGAGTGAATGGACGCAATTGGTGAAGTAGTTGCCCGTGACGATACAGCTTCCGGTCGGCTTCAGGTCCATCCCGCAATTACACTGGTGGACGGAATTGTTGGTGATCGTTCCCGACATGGTCCTGAAGGCACTGGTGGTGCCTGGAATGAACGAATTCATGCCGAAGCAGTAATTGCCTGAGACAACCGCTGGACCGCCATTGGTGATGCCAACGGCATTATTCGTACCGCCAGTGTAGACACCATTGGAAACGGTTCCAGCCCCTTCAAAATGATTACCGGATACAACGACACGAGCCACGGAAAAGGCATCGATGCCATGCCACATATTCGACAAGGAGAAGTTGTTGCCGGTGATGGTGATTGCCCCAGGAGTCACTGCCCCCGAGCCGGGACCAACATAAATCATTGCTGTACTCTGTCGCGGTCCTTCCTCGATATCGTCTTGGTGGAAATTGTTGCCGGTAATCGCGACGAACGTTGTTCCAGATATGATCTGGATAACTGACTCGTCGAGCTTGGCGCAATTGGTCATGATGTTGTTCGTGATCGATATATGCGAGGTTCGATCTTCAAGGTGGATGGTGTTGTAAGGATAATCGGAAATGATATTGTCGGAGATCAAGGAATTCTGGACGTTGGCGAAATCGATCGCAAAACCTCCGACGTTGGATGTCGAGAGTCCATTCCTGAATCGATTCCCTATAACTTGACCACCCACGAATGTGCCATTGGGCGAGTTGAAGTTCACGTCGTCGGCATAGTTGTCATGGAACGAACAGCCTCTTACGGTAAATCCGTCGATGGAGGCTGTGCTGTTGTTCGTTATGTAAATACTGAAAGCCAGACCAGAGAATTCACATGAATCCACGACGATATTGGAGAGGTTCGTGATGACGCCACCGTCGTTCCCATAGCGAATGCCGTGACAAAGTGCGTTGCCTGCATAGAGCGACATTTGACCGTCGAATACGATATTCCTCAGCGTGACATTCTTACAATCATCAATGAGGATGAGATTGGAAAGGATGGCTGAATTGCGTTTGACTTGAAGGTCTTGCAAAACGATATTGTCACAGCCGTTAAAGGTGAACAGGCTGCCATATGGAGGCGTCAATGTGTTAGGGTTGTCGTGGTCGAGGAGCAGAGAGGTCTTGCCTGGAACGCCTTGGATGCGGCAATTCGCTGGCAGAGTGAAACCGTTGCCTGCTGTCTTGACCAAATAGGTCTTGGGACCAAGTTGTAATGTGCCACCATTGGTGGATAATTGAGATATGGCATTAGCGAAGGCTTGGGTGTCATCCGTGTTTCCATCACCAACAGCAGCGAAATCGGCATCAAGATTGTAAAATAGAGCTTCTGACATAATACATATCTATTAATTCCTTAACATTAAAGTATTTGATATGAAGACTTTTGAAGAATGGAAATCAGGTAAAAACGAATCCAAAGATGATCACTTCTGGGGATACCACCTGATCATTGATATGACCGGATGCAACGATAATGTTGCCAAGAAGGACAAGATCAGGGAGTTCGTCAAGGACTTGGTCAAGAAGATCAAAATGAAGGCTGTAGGCGAGCCGGTGATTCGCTATCTGCTGCCGGGGAAGCCGAACGCTGGTTACTCCATGATGCAACTTATCGAGACTAGCGATATCACGGCACATTTCATGACCAAAACAAGAACCGTCTATTGCGACATCTTCTCCTGCAAGGAGTATGACCCTAAGGTGGCTGAGAAGGTAGTCAAAGAATATTTCGAACCTAAGCACATCAAGACAAAATTTATGATTCGTGACGCTGCCAAGAAAGGTGGCGTCTAAAGGAGATACTTTGGCAAGACCGTTGAAAGTTGACCCGTATTCTTATGACATGGAATTGAGATCGCTGGTCATCGCACTTCTGAAAAAGCGGAAAGGCATCGGGATCGATCTCTTCGGAGTATTACAGATTGATGACCAGGAGAATGGTCATGTTCGGGTCCTTGATCAAAGAGACGAGGACCAGAGCATTGAGTATGGCACTGAATACACCTTCAAGGACGTGAAGGAAGGCGTGGATTTCTTCCTAGAGATCCGCCAAGAGCGGCAACTCGGATATGACTTCGACCGCCAGCGTGACCGCGAGATGGCTAAGAAGGAGATTGAGGAAGATCGCATTGCCCGAATGGAAAAGGCGCAACGGCGAATCAACCTGATCGAAGATGATGATTTGGAATTCTTAGGTGATGCGAATGCCTAGCTCGTGGGCATGAGCTTGGATGAGATCGAGGGGAATCCATGCCTTGATCTCATCTGATTCCTTGGTCAAGTCGGTCCAAGTGTAGGACTGGACGCCCAAGATGCGGTGGACAAGTTCGTTGAACGTGAGCCATTCCCAATGGTCGCATTTGTGTTGCTCTTCCGGGGGCGAAGGCATGTTCTCTGCGACATTGATGCCTTCTGGATCGGCGAGCGTCCCCTTCATGAAGAGCGTGACATATGCCTTGCTCTTCCCTTCCATGTGGTCGTGGCGAAGGAAGACTTGGGGACGTCCCCGACCCATTGTGTGGATCTTGACCTTGAGTCCCTTGCCCGTCCTCGGGTCAAGGACTTCTTCTTCGGGTTCTCGACTGGCAGCAACTTCCAGGCTATCATCATCGAGATCAACGTGACCGCCTGGAAAGGCGAGGAAACCGGCACAGTGGGAACCTTTGCGGATGCCGACGAGCATTCGCCCTTGGTGGACGATAATGACGCCGACGCCGACCAAGCATCGCTCGGACTTCTTAGGAGGAAAGAAATAATCGCGAAGTGTCTTAAACATGAGACCTTCTTGGTCTTGAAAATATATTGTCTTAGTAGCACCAGGGGGATTCGAACCCACCACTGTACGGATTTTAAGTCCGTTGCCTCCTACCAATTGGGCTATGGTGCCATTGGATGTCGGTCTTAATTAGAAACATCATCCCACAAAAAATATAATTGTATATCTTCTCTGATCCTGAGGATGAAACGGATATAAAAGAGACCAAATCCGATGTAGCAATAGAAACTGTTGTATCTTTCTTTGCCATCAAACCGCCACCAGCCCATAAACCGTGCGAATATCACTCCAAAGAGTACCCCATGATTCCACATGTCTTCTGTGATATCGTGTTGCCAAAACAATCGGATTCGAATTCCTAGCTTGATGGGGCATTTCATGGGCTTCCTCAGCATACCTCCAGGGTTGCCTCGTTTTTGTCGTCGATGACGACCGTCACGTTCTTGAACTTGAGGCTTCCTTTGGTTGCAGGATTGTTCGGGGTTTCTTTCGTAGACCAAGGGGCATTTGCTGTCACGTGATTGACGTAATAGGTTTCCCCTTTAGCTTTGATCACCCACGGAGGGATAGAGGGATCATTGATATGCGCTTTATTGAAGTGGAAGACAGCTTCGCGACACTTTTCAATCTATGTCATGTTTTGTTCTCTAAAAAGGAAGTTATACGAACACAAGTTCGAAGGCTCCGGTAGGATTCGAACCTACGATTTCCTGGGTTGCAGCCAGGTGCCTTAGCCAGCTTGGCCACGGAGCCGAATCACATCCGACACTTTAATGATACCCTGATCAATCGAAGCTGTAAACCTCGATCTTGAGGTTTTTCACTGTTTTGTTTTCCAGTAGTGATCGACCTTGGCTTGACAACTTGGACAGAATTTGCCAAACCATCCCCAATGAGCGAAGTTGCCCATGACGCAATCATATTGGATTACATCGCCTTTGCGATATTGATCCGGCAAACGATAGTAGAAGTGGCAGAGTTCGTGTGCCAGAACTTTTGCTTTCCTCTCCATCGCAGTATACTCAAACCAATCATGGTAATACACATACATTATCTCGCCACCCACAGGTCGATTAACAACGGCTACGCCTGCTGCTATCTTTGATGGGCGATCAGGGTAAATATAAATGCGTATTTTGTTGAGGTCGGTAGAATAAACCAACTCAGGTTCAGCGTCATGGCGATGCGAGACCTCCATGAACAACTTCCACCCTTCCGAGAAGGATTTGCGAAAATCCGCTTCGACTTCCTTGTCATAACGTTCCATCAGACAATAGTATAGTGTTTCGCTATGGACCGGAGTGGTTAAGCTTAAGAGAAGTGTAAATGCTAAAAAGAATTTAGAAATATGTTTCAGCATACATTATCTATGATTAATCCAGTTAAATCCCCGTGGGTAATCCCACGGGGATTCAGACACCAAATATCAAATCGCGGCATTGATGCGGTTGGCGATTTCTTCCATGCCGAGATTCGCCATCTCGGCATACAGGTGATCTTGTGAGATTTGGAGAGTCGTCGCGAGTAGCGACTTCACGTGGTCCTCGTCCCAGCCGTGGTGATCACAATCGTAATCAACCAAGTGTTTACAAGTCCCAGCGTCCAAAGGATCAGCCCCCTGAAGCGTGTCCCGAATTGTGCTGAGGATCACGTCATCGTCCTGCGACCAATCGTCCTCGTCAAAATCCTTCATCACACTGCCTCCTTTTAGCGGATAGAATATCTCAAACTGCCGTTGATCGCTTTCGCGATTGCTCTGATGTCGCTTTGGTACAGTCCAGCATAGTTGAACGGTCCAATCTCGACGATAACGAACCCACGACCTGGGACTTCACCCACATCCATGATGTAGACCGGGTAAGGACTCCAACACGACGCCGCTTCCTCTGCGAAGCATGCTGCCCGGTCGTCGAACCCTTCCATCGGGTCGCAGAATCCATTGCTCATGTACTGACTGCCCGAGGCGACCTTCTCGTTCACTATGATGAATCGCCATTCATAGACGATCTTCTGGGGGGCTGAAACGATGATCTCCGTCGCCTCAGGAACGTAGCGACGGAGAGTCATGTCGTTGCTCCACGTCCTCAGGTTGGTCTTACGCACCAAAGTCCCGGTGAAGGTCTTTTCGTTGTCATTAGGTCGAATGAATACGACATCATCTTTCCCGTGCTGGGAGTAGAGGTAATCGACCAATTCAGAATTGTCCAAGGCTCCCAAGGTTGAGAAATAGGGATTCTCTGGAAGGACGAACGGCTTCAATTGCTTGTAGTAATTTTTGCAACTAAAAATCAGTGGATCGTACCAGGCAAATGGCTGAGGTAGGGACTTTTCCTGCTGCCTGATGTCCAGGAGCGTGTTGATCGAGCCGTAGTAGACGACCGGTTCCTTCCCCTTGAGGTTACTCAAGAAGGAAAGGTCGGAATCGTCGAATACAATGACCTCACAGCCGAGCTCCTGGAGCAGGTAGCTGAGACGCTGGGGGCAATTGCGGTCGTTCTGGTATTGGACGGCTTCGATGAGCCAAGTTGGAGTATTCATGATGACCACAATTTTAGCAGATTAAAACTGACGTGTCAACCGGAACGTGTATTGCCGTTAATGACATTGAGACAATCGTGAGCTTTTTCGAGGGTCTGTTTGACCATGTACCCAGCGGAGGTGTCATCGTCATAAGGATCATCGTATACTGATTCGTAATGAGCGATAACTTCTTCGCAGAGTTTGTACACCAACTTGCCAAATCGCTTCATCAATTTGCCGATTTCGCGGCGACGAGGGTTGTCACGTAAGACAATCGAACTCTCTGCTCCGTAAGGCTTGGGGTCGTGTGTCTTGGTGAAGTAAGAGTAGTTCGTCTTGGCGTATTGGTATCCCTCCAAGGCACGACTAACAGTCTCAATAATAGTATAAATATATTCCTTGAAGTTATATCCGGATTCTACCTTGATGTTACGATAATCCTTCATCCTGAGCCAATTATTGTCGACCAACAATTTCAATTGGTCAATATTCCAAGACAATCGATCCGTAATTGACTTGAAATCATCATTGAGTTGGTAGTTAATGACTTCATGGTCTGGCAATTCGAACAACTGCACCTCGGCGATTCGTCTTAAGTCGCCGATTTCCTTGGTGTGGCTGATCATGTGCTGCTTTTGTGCTTCGTCCATGTTGGAAAGGTCGATGATCTCCTTTCTCTTTTGATCCGAGATCGGAGCCGACATCGCCTTCGTTAAGGCATCTTGGTTTTGGAATTCATGGTCGAATTTTTGCTTGATCGCCTCTTTGGTTCGACTGTCCAGGTTGGGGCTATAGATCAGATCGACGGCTTTAGTGTCCAAATCGGGTTTGTAATCTCCGATGATTTCGAAGCAATTCTTAATAGGCAATGGGTCAGGACCGTCGGCGAGTAAGAGTGCGGCAACGTAAGGATGAAGTTCCGGGTTGACCTTTTGATTGGAATATCCTTTGGCTTCGCCCAGATTATGGTTGTTGATGATGTAAGTGGCTTCTACCTGGTTTTGTGGATTCTTTAGAGAGACGATACGGTCTTCCGGGCGATGTTGACCCAGGATATTGCCGCAATGACCGCCAGCATTTCCTTCTTGGTCGCAGTATGCCTTGTCGAGGGCGATCCACTTCCAACCGTCTGGGAACTGAATCAAGACTCGTCCTTGCGGTCCTTCGGTCCTGGAAGCATTTTTATCTTTGTTCTGTGCGGTTGTTCGGAACAAGGCGGCGTCTTGTTGTAGGTATCTGAAGCTTACAGCAGGCGTGCCTAGACCCATGCCGGTGGGTGGGGTCGCTTTCCCGAGAGCCTTCCAGAAATTGGGGTTGTTCACGTTAGCGTGAAACACATCTTTGACTTGGTCCCATTCAGCACGGGTGATATAGACCGGCTTCGGCGCGTATTTATGAGCCCCTAGTCTCATGCTGCCCATTTGTCTTGATGGGAGATCCATGGAGGTTTCGCCCTTATAGCCGCCGATTAGAATGTGCAAGGCAAGCCAGTTGAGAAGAATGTTGAGCTTATCGCCTTTTAGACCTTGTAGCAATTCAGCATCGTTCTGGGACAATTCTCTTTGTGCCCTGGCTTTTGCTTCTTGCACGTATGGAGCACAGTTAGGGTTTTGCAGGATATCCTTGACGGTCCCATTGGCGGCACGACCCGCATTGTACCAGAAGTAATCCTCGTCGCCTTCGAGCCAGAGTTTGAACTGCAACATCATCTTTCCTATTCTTCTAAGAAAGTCTTAATATCTATTTTCTATGTGAACTTATTTTTGGGGTTTTAGTCCATTAATTTCCGATCCAACCAACAGCCCACTCATTGGAGCAGGTCTTACATCAGGGCAATCGGCTACCCCTCTCATTCCGAGAGTTTTGATTCTCAAACCTTCTTTGATAATATTAACAGCAGCATTTTGGTCACTCTTTCTTTAAATTTAGCAATTCATTAGCATTATCGTAATAGTTTTGAGCTTCTTTATTGGCTTTATACGCAATGCTTCTTTGATTGAGGAAGCGATTGTAAAGATATCTCACACAGCCGAAGTGCTTGTTAAGCAATACTTGTTGCTTGTCACTCGGATTCAGCCTATATTTATAGGAATACAAATGCTTCATTGTGTTTATATATAACGATTGAATCAGATGAATATAATCCAATAGTTATATAGAATTAAGCGTAATTACTTCCTAATTAAATTAAGGTTCAAGATGCTGTTTAAAGAGTGGCTTCTCAAAGAAGAAGAGGAAGATGATGACATGGGAATGGATCTCGCCGACCAGATTCAATCGGCAATCGGTTCGGTCGCAATGAATTCCTACCGCCGCACTCGTGTACCGAAGGGATATCCCAGTGAGATCATGGGACGATATCTCAATCAGGTGCGAGGCATCCGCGACTGGATTCAGAAAACCCGATTTCCGGTGAACCTGGAGAATTTGGATTTGGCATCCCAAGCCCTAGCTGACGCGATTCTTGACTTTCGCCGAAACGGTGGTATATTCGAGCCTGCAAGTTACGTCGGCGGGGCTGACCCCCGTTCAGCCGAACATCTGTCGCAGTTCGCTCAATTCCTGAGGCAGCGAATGAATCAACCAAAAGTCTACGGCAAGCAATGGGGACAGTTTCCCGAGTATTGGGACGCCTTCATGGAAGATTTTTCGGAAGCGGCAAAAAGATGGAAGGCTGAACAATGAGAGGGCTACATTTCCAACGCTGGCTTGAGAACCAGGAATATGACCAATTCCGTGGGCTGATCGATCAGGCTGCCCAAGGCAGAGACTTTGCATTCAAAAGTTGGTTCCCTGAAGGTGAACGTGTATACATTCCGTTCACCCCTCAAGGAGGCGAACAACAAAACTACGACAAAGATATCGCCGAAGCCCTGAGTGACATTGGGTATACCATCAAAGATTACCGTGCCGGGCTGGCAGTCAATGCTCAAGGACGAGTCATGCGGATTGGCAAATTGCTCAACAGTATGTACCAGAAGGATATCGCCGAACTCGATGCCAGCAGAGCGAACATCTCTCCAATTACTTACGAACGAAAGAGAAAAGAGAATATCGAGTATTGGACCGAATTGTTGAATATGTTCCAGAATTCACCTTATCGGTCGCATTCGGCAACCGGCGACACACAGGCTTACTACGTCGTGATCAGCAGCAACATCCACGACATCGGGGCGATGTCCACGGGAAGGTCGTGGGAATCTTGCATGAACCTTCAGAAAGGTGCCCACTCCGACGACGTGTATTGCGAGGTGAAGAAGGGCGGCTTTGTCGCCTATCTGATCCAAGGCAATGACCGAGACATCAAGCGACCTTTGGCTCGAATCTCGATCAAGCGATTCGAGAACAAGGCTGGAGATTCGATTGCGATGCCCGAAGACACGGTCTACGGCAACGACATGTCCGGTTTCCAGGAGACCGTGAGGAAGTGGATCGAGTCCAAGCAAGGACCGGTCAAGGTTGGTCTGTATAAGAGACGGGGCGGGGAATACTCGGACAGCCTCGGCTCGCATCATATTCAGGGCGACACGACTGCCAAGGGCTTAATGAGAATGATTCGTTTCGGTCTCAGCAAGGGGACCTGGAATCCCCGTCGCCGTCCCTATTTCGATGCGGCAATCAAGGAGATCAATTCCGGCAAGCAGCGATTCGGTCTCAAATTCTTGCGCAAAGTCGCCGACATTCTCAAGGGACAGTCTCAGGGTTTTCGCAAGGATGAGCTTGTAGATTTTGCGATGGCTCACCCTCAGGCAGTTGACAAAGAATTGTATGAGATGCTGCCGGAATTCAAGAAGGACAAATTTGATGAGATCGATCCCAAGTTCACGCAGGATCGAATCGTCAAGGCATACGAACTTTTGGATGGCGGGTTAACTATCGAGAACCCGGCATTGGAATTGGATAAAGGATTGAATTACGGAAACGTCGGCAAGATTAACGACCTTCTCCAGCACACTCAGAAGATCAAGCAAATGCCCGAGAGTATGATCCGACAAGTGGTCCAATTCGGCAAAGATTTGCTGGAGAGGTTCGGGGGCGAGATCCAGAGGAAACCGGCAAGATTACCGGGGGCACGAAGCCCTCTGATTTCGGCACTTGGGTCCGTCATTCATGCTCTTGACATGGCACATGCCGATACGCCAACTGTTGTCAATTGGTATCATGAGTTGTTGCCTTATTTTGATGACTTGGGTGGAATCAATGGGTCATTTGGACGAGCTTTTGCTCGGCTGGGAATCAACGGGACACCGTTCCTGTCATTCTTGCAAAAGAAAAAGCAAGAGTTGGAAGAGAAGGCGGCACGAGGCGAGGGATATCCTGAATTCAATAAAAAGCAAATTGAACAATTCAATTATGTGATTGATTCGATTGAGAATGGTTCGGGGAGATCTGACAGGTATACGTACTTCTGACGTACACCTGTCAGTTAAGATCACTTCTTCTTGTTAAGAATACGGTCCGCACAACGCTTGATGCCCTCGGGGTTGGGGGCGTTGTGGGCATAAGCCTTGGCGGCTCGGGCTTGCTTGGCATTAGTGACGGGGAAACTGCCCTTGGGAGCACCACCGGCTGGACCACAAAACGGACCTTCGCCCGCCGACGAGGTCTCGCGATCCTTGCCAACATTCGATCCGCCCGGCTTCTTGCGAGCAGCTTCTTCATCCTTCGGCAGACCTTCGCTTTCCTTTGCTTCTAAAAATTCTTTCCAGGTTATCATATAATTAAAACTCCAAAAACTAAACCGCATCTAAGCGATATCTAGTTTTTGGAGTTCACTTTCTAAGTCCGTTTTTCAAGTTGGTCAATTGCTGCTTCCGTTGATATCTTGGGTTTGATGCTGTCCCGGTATCTCAACTTTTCCTTTGGCATGACTTTGGGAACGATCCTGGCTGAATATAGCCTGTTATAATCGCACCGTTCATTGATAATGGTTGCCGCCATTCTCGCCATAGTTTCTTGCTTGTATTTCAACGGTCCTTCGCTGTTACCCATCCAGACCTTGTCAACGGTGTCCCAGCAGCCGTAAACTTTCGCCATGGTGTTTGTGTCCTTGAAAAAATACCCAGACCAAGGTAGAAACTACCTTGGTCTGGGATATGGTCAACTAAGTCTGCTTCCCGAAGCCACTTCGACTGTGGGCGAACAGAGGGCAAATCTGCCCTGATCATCCTTTGCCGCCAGGACCATGCCGTGGCTCTGTTCTCCCCGCAAGACCCGAGGCTCCAGATTGGCGACGATGACGATCTGCTTGCCGATCATGGCAGCAAGGTCTTCGGCGTTGTAGTAGTCACGAATCCCGGCGACGATCTGGCGTTCGTTATCTGGTCCAAGCAAGACCTTGAGCAGTACGAGTTTGTCGGCTTTGGGATGCGGAGTTGCCTCTAAGATGGTGACGACTCGCAGATCAATCGCTTGGAATTGCTCGAAAGTGATCACGAAGTCTCCTTCATTAAATGCTCACGGCTTTCCAGCCCAATGTTTCGCCTGCACGGTACGGGCGAAATTCGTGGATCGAATCAGGAACAGTCCAGGATTCTTTGACTAACCTAGTTCTCTTTTGACAAGTCAACAAACCATAGAAATTTCGACCATTCCTCGACACGAACTTCTCGAACCGTTCAATCCGGATCTCGTCCAAGCCCTTGATTGCCGGTCCTGGATTAAACGCCTCCCAGACCGATTCTAGCAGACACGGAGAATTGAAGACTCCGGCGCACCCTTCATCACATTCTTTCTTGCTGATCTCATGAGGAGCGGTGTCTGATCCCAAGAAGAAGCAACCCTCTGCCTTTATTGCCGCTTCCACGAGTGCTTTTTGGTCACGCTTGTACTTAACCACCGGCATGCAGTAAAGGTGTGGTCGGAGTTTTCCCGCGAGTAGGTTGTCCAGTGAGTTTTGAAGGTGGTGCGGGGTGATGGTTGCGGCGATCCTGCCGGGAGCCCAGCGATGCCACTCTCTAACCTTTTCCACAGCTTCCTTGGTCGTGATGTGTTCCAAAACGATGCGGAGTTTGGAAAACGCTTGGAGGTAATAAGGAACCAACTGGAGAAAGTTGGATTCTCGTTCCAAGATTTCGTTCTGTTCTTCTATGACGTTCTCGATCTCGCCGTGAAAGGAAAGCACCATACCGAGTCTTTCGATCTCTGCGATGGTTTGTAGAAAAAGGGAATTTTTCCTAGGGCTGTAGAGAAGTCGTACTAAGTCGGCATGAGGGGTGCCGTCGTGGGCATTGGTCGTAACGCCCTCAGGATAGACCTTGAAGCCCACAGCCCCCGCCTTGTAGACCTCGCGAACGGTCTCGGGCGTGGTCGCAGTCAACATCTTGGCGAGGATATGGGGACGGCAATCGCCGAGGTGAGGTTTGATCTGCTCGTCGTAGGTGAGGACGGTCTCGCCGTTCCAGACAGGAGGTGTTGTGTTGGGCATGACTATGGCATCACCACAGACCCGACCCGTATAGGGGGCGACCTTGGCTATGGTCTCGCCTTGCCGCAAGTGGGTGTGGGCGTCGAAGGGAGCCTCAATCGTGAAGTCAGTGATGTATTCGACAGGCATGGTGATGTCCTTGAAATGAAAAGACCGCCCGCCAAAATACCCTTATTGGCGGGCGGTATAGGTTTGTGCTTATTCGCTTGTCCGTGGCTTCCGTTTAATCCAGTCCTGAGTCTGAGCCAGGCGCTTAACCTTTAAGCTACCCCCGCTAATATGGACCAAATTTTTAAGAGCGGGGGACGAGAATCGAACTCGTAATCTCCTGGGTTTGAGACTGGAACTCGACCGGACAATAAGCACAGTAAGGAGTCTGTTGGCGATAGTCTCAGCCTGATTTTGCCCTTTACGCTCTGCCGCTGGCGTACCCCGGCGTGGTCTAGTGGGAATGCCGGGGGAAGGATTCGAACCTTCGACCTAAGGGACAATTTAAGTCTAAGTCTAAGCCTAAGACTGCGCCTCTAACCGCAGGAAAGTTCTGCGGTTAGTTTGATGGGGACGAACCGTTCTTCTGAACTTACGGAAATCTAAGGGAACCTTAGCCCTGTCAGATTCTTGGACTCACCACAGCCTTATTTCTAAGGTCTTACACGGTGATAACCTAGTCTTTCAACTAGCTTCTCAAGCGTGAATTCCCGTAGAACTTACGGTACTTAATCTGAAAGAGTATTTCCCTCTTAAATTTCCGAAGGTTTTTCTTCAACTGTTCGAAACCCCTATTTCACGAGGTCTCCGAAGACGAAGCCGAGGACAGCATCACCACACTTCTTCTGCTCGACCTCGATGCTGTTGGCTTCCTCGCGAGCGACCTTGATCGCGTCCTTGAGAGCCCGGACGCGCTTGAGAGCATTGTTTCGGTCTTGGATGCGGATGGCTCCTGATTTCTTGGTGTTGTTCCAGACCCCGATCGGCTTGTCCACATGCTGAACTTGAACCTGTGCCGGGTGCTTGTCGGTCGCTTTGGCGAGTTCCAAGACTTCGGCGACCTTGGCAAGTTTCTGGGTCACGTAAGGATCGGTCGTATAGCCGCCTATCTCGGGATCGGGCTTCCAATTCTCGGAGGGATCGAGCGTCGGGAGCTTGGCAATGAACGTCTCCAGATCGGTGACTTGCTTCTCCAAGAAGAGCAAATTGGTCACCGGAACACCGGAGAGGACGACCTTGCCGTCGACCTTGATGTCAGCTTTGGCGATCGTGTTCCCGATGTCTTGAGTGAGGACAACATCCAGCATGGGAGCCAGAGCCGATTTCACTTCGGAAAGGACATTCGGAATCGTATTCTGGACCCGTTTGATCTCAGGAGGTAGGTGGTTGGCTTGTCCGTCCTCAAACGGCTCGTACCTCCGGTATAAGCCCGTGAGAGAATCCGGTTTGAGACGAAGGTGTGCGTCCGTAAGGACTTTCTGGGCATTGGTCTTTTGCCCCGAAACCACCGCCACAATCTGGCAAAGCTTTGCCTTACTCATGGTCCCCAGAGTCCTCAAATCTTGAATTTGTTGAAAACTGAACTTGATGCTGATGATCTTATTGTATCTGGCTTAGACAACTTTGTAAACCAAGTTTTTTGAATTCCTGTCCGGTATTGCGTCACCTCTACCGGACAGGAATAAAAGGGTCAGGCTTGGGGAGAAGGAGCCTGATCCTTTGTCTGCTTCTGTCCTCGTTTCTTGCGAGGCTCGAACAGGTAGGGACACAGGGCGCGGACGATCGGCTCGTGGTATTCGCGAGGAAGCTTGGCATTTCGCACCAGTCGCTTCGTCGCGTAGCGGATGCCAGTTTTTTCGTCGAACACGTCCGGCGGTTTGCAGCAAGCCCGCGACACGCAGGTCGTCTTCTGCCCCGGAGAAATGGAAAGCTCGATCCGCACCTCGGGTACGGAAAAGGGAACTGTGACCAGACAGCCGGTCGTGTCTCGGCACCATCGTCCGAAAGCACGAACGCGAGTGTCTACCGATCCCATTCCGAACAAGATGACCGCCTGAGCGGTTTTCCCATCAGGTAGGGCAATCTTGACGATTTGATTCGCAGGTGGTTTCCACTTCTTGCCATTTTTGCTCATTCGCTTCTCCCTGTGAGTTTTGTTGATGAAATACGATCTTGCGTGCTAATTGGAAGTCATTGTATCTTGACACAAACCAATTGTAAACTGAAAACTCGGAAAAATCCAAATTGACTGGCGAAAGCATCCGGGACTGACTCGTTTACTCTCATGGACACAACCGAAGATATCAGCCGATTTTCTCACCCCAAGATGGCATACTACCGCTACGTCTACCGCAACAGTCCGAAATGGGATGGCAAGCAATCGCTGGAAAACAAGACCGTCATCGTCTACGGCGAACAGGGTTATGGCGACATCATCCAATTCGTCCGCTACATCCCCTCCCTAATGCATCAGAAATGCCGCGTAATCGTCCACTGCCCCCAACCCCTTCACCGGCTCTTCGGAGTTAGCAGCATCGGTCACGAATGGATCGACCGCGACATCGAGGAATTACCCGACCACGACTTTCACATCCCTTCCATGAGCATGCCATTCAAGGGACTAACTGAAACTCCATCCCCTTATCTCAAAGTCTCTGAAAAAAGAAACGACATCCAAGGCGAATTCAAAGTGGGGATCGCCTGGGAAGGCAATCCCGAACATTCGAACAACTTCCTGAGGAGTTGCCACCTCTCCCTCTTCCAGCAAATTCAGGAATTGCCCCATGTGACAATGTACATGCTACAAGAAAAAATCAACATTCCAGAATTCGCCGATGTCAACGAGAACTTCCAACTCTTCTCCGTGAATAAGACCGATTTCTACGATACCGCAACCCTCATCAATTCCATGGACCTGATCATTTCGGTAGACACCTCAGTCTTACATTTAGCAGGTGCCTTGGGCAAGGAAAATGTCTACGGACTTCTCTCCAATCCCTGCGATGCCCGCTGGGAAGTCAAAAATTGGTATCCCAATACAACCCTTATCCACGACCAAGACGGCAACTGGACCAATACATTCCGAACCCTGGAAAGGGTTGCTGCTTCCAAGAATACAGCAGTCAAGATACATCGCCAATTCAAAACTAAAGAAAACTACGACAGCATCCTCGTCACGGGCGGCATCGGCGACTTCATCGCCCTCGAAAGTCACATGAATAATGACCTCAGGAAAAGGATCAAGCGGATATATCTTGCTACCCGTGCCGATCAAACAATCGAGCAATTGGCTCGACCGATCTTCAACGAAGCCGATATCGTCAAGATATTTTCCGACTACACAAAGATGACGTTCTATCAGAAGACCGAGGTCGCCGCCCATCTCAAAGCAATCAAATGCCCTTTCCCATCCGATTGGCGTTCGGTGGAAGATTGGAGCATCCTCGTCAAATTCGACGAGATCAACCGAGGCAAGTATCGCTACCACGGCACCAAAATTTTCGATCACATCAATGATTGCTTTGATTGGGACAATTATATCGTTGTTTGTCCCATGACCAATACCGAGAGAGATACGGGACGTGACTTCGACCAGAAAGACTGGCAGGATACAATTAATCGCCTAGAAATTACCAATAAGACCGGAATTGTCATCGCCGGGGAACGAGTGGAAGTCCCGAATCATCACAAGCTAATCAATCTCTCAGGACAAACTTCCCTGTTCGAATCGATCGGCATTCTGAAGAAAGCAACGGGTTACATCGGCATCGATTCGTTCCTGTCAATTTTGGCAGCCCAGAGATTCAATCCCCCGAACATCCTCGTGAAAAGCATCAATCCACATCTATACAAGTATTCTAATATTTACTATGCTCCACACGAGGACCGAAGTTTTATCAAGCCGAGGCTGTAACTCTATGACTGGCGGCATGAGATAGGTGGAAAAGCAATTCTTGAATAACTTGCTGTAACCTTGTTGGATTGGTCTGAATAAGTTGCTGGAAGGCTTGTTGATTATGCTTGAGATTTCGCATAAACTGCTGAGCCACAAGCATAGAGTCCGAAGTACCCTTGTCGTCTTTCCCGTAGTTCAATCTTCCCATGCTGGCTCGATCATCCTCTTTCTTGCCAATCTGAGAAAAGAATCCTTGTACGGCTCGTTCGATCTGCTGCTGTACATTCGCGTCATAGAAGTGGATGACAATTTGGTCTTTATTCTGATAAAATCCTCCAAAACTGGTGCCAATCTTAAACCCGATCACATCGGATTGCATATCTGTTTGTACAGTGTCGAGATTCTTGGCAAGTATAGGAAGTGATTGAAGGACGGTCCATATGTCATTGGGCTGGATTGAAATGTATCTCTTAGAGGTTTGCCCGTTCGTTTTGACGCCCTTGTGATTGCCCTTCCTGTACCACTCGATCCAAGCGCCATTGCTGTCGGCTGTCCAACCCATGGTTGCCAAAACCTGTGTCAACTTTTGAATAAGTTGCTTATAAGATTGGTTGTATTGTTGATACTGCTGAGGGTTTTGCATCAAATCCTGGACAACCTTATGCCGTTCCCCGTGATCAGTGAGACTGCCGTAGACGATATTAGTCATGAGTTGTTCAGGAACTTTGCCAGCAAAATAATTAGGCAAATTTTGAATAATCAACTGTACATCATTAGCATTTTCTAATAGGTAAAACCAATCTGAAAAATCCATAATAACATATATAGAAATTTAATAGATTAAATCTTTTCCTCCAACAAAATCCATTAAAAAATTAAAGTATAACTGACATCTTCCGATAATACAAGTGTACCAACAAACACTTTACAGACAGGAAAAACGATGGCTACCAAAGGCGTGAAAGCGAAGAAGATTCAGGCGACCGAAGCTCAAGAAACTCTCGATGCGGTCAAGGGACTCGACCTCAATACCGTGATCGGCGAAGTCGGCAATCTCCAGGTCAATATCCAGAATGTCCTGGCAAACCTGAGTTCCTCTTTGACCAGTAAAATCCAACATATGGATACTGTCAACCAGGCAATTACCCTGAAAGAAGATCGCTTAAAGGAACTGTACGATATCGAAAAGGAAGCGATCACCATCGACGACCTCCGCGCACAGAGGGAAGAAGAAGCCAAGGAATGGTCTAAAAAGAAGCAAGAGAAGGACGCTCAATGGACCGAGGAACTCGCCGAACGCGAGAAGTTCCGCAAGCGTGAACACGAAGAATATGTTTATGCTACCAAGCAAAATCAGAAGCGAATCAAGGATGAGTTCGATGCAGAGGTCGCCCGCACTAAGCGGGAAGAGCATATCCGCCAGGAATTGCTTCAGCGAGAATGGAATGCTCGGGAAGAGGAGATCGCCAAACAAGAAGACGAGATCACGGGTCTTCGGAACCAAGTTGCCGGATTCGATGGTCGACTCAAGTCCGAAATTGGCAAGGCTGAAGCCATCCTCGGAAACACCTTAAAGCGTCAGTATGAGCATGACATCCTGATCATGAAGAAGGACGCCGAGAACGAGCGGAAGATGAACGAGGCACATGCGGCAATGCTTCAGCAGACGATCGGTGGTCTCCAAGACCAAATCAAGGATCTCCAGGTCCAGTTGACAGCGGCTCGTGCCGACGCAAGGGATGTGGCTTCCCAAGCCCTCCAGAGTGCCTCAGGACGACAGGTCGCCGAAGCCCTCCAGAGAGTCGTCGATACCCGCGACAACGCGACCAAAGCCAAATAAACGCGAAATAGAGGCATCTGCCCCTATCTTCCCTTCTTGATCCAGTTCGAGAGAGAAGGTCCCCCCTTCAATCCCCACCGAACGAGCAGGTTCATGTCCCGTTCGGTGGGGAGTTTGTTATATTTCCCCCGCGCCTGAGTGATCATCCTTTGTGTGTTCGAGATTTCCAAGGTCAAAAGCCGGTCGATGTTCCCAAGGGTATCATACCGCTTCAGGGACCAAATCGAAGTTCTCCCGCTGACGCAGGAATGGGCATAGGAGGCTACACAGTGGTGCATAGCGTTGCCCTCATTCCTCAGTTCCTTGGAATTGATCAACTCGGTGATCAGGTAGACCTTCTTGTTCTCTCCCTCGCCTTCCACGTGTTCGAATTCCGGGATGCCCGAAATGTTCCAGGATATATCAGGTCCACCCTTCTTGTCCAGGCTTCCCAACCTTCGATGCCACATCTCCACTAGATTTAGAAGGGTCGTCGGATTACGACCTTTCATGGTGAAATTGGGTTGCGGCGGGAGCAATCTCGGTCCGGTGGGACTCGGGTTGGGGACGGATCGGGTGTACTTCTGGTCGTATACGTAGTCGATGATGGGTCCGTGATGAACCGGGTCGAGCATGGGATGAAGGATTAGCCAACGTATGACCGAAATGCCGAACTCATCGCTCTCGGTGACATTCGATCCCAGGCGTGTGGACAAGATCGATCTCACCAAGCGCTCATCGCCCCCCATGTTGATTACTTGTGCCCAGCGGAAAGCGGCAGGAATGCTGAACTCGCCAGGAGCTTGAAGGAAGTAGTGAGCCATCTTCTTGGTCATGGGGATCGGCAATCCTGAAGCGGTTCGGATGTTTTGACCGATCCCCACATGAATGAACCACCGTTGCTCCTTGATCCCGTTTCCGGTGGCACCGGCATACCACGCCGTGTTCATGAACGACGGGACATGGTACTTGGCGAACAGGTGCCGGACCAGGGAGTCGAATTGTCGCCAGACATTGTGACTCTTCGGCTTCCAGTCCTCAAGCGGGCGAAGCCAGCGATTACGATGACTGGCAATTGCGACCAAACCGTTGATGTAGTCTTTGCTTGACTTACCTTCGAAGATATCGGTATGTTCGTAGCAGTAGAGAAGGAGTTCCTTGAGGACGCTCATGTCGGGGCGGTAATGCGATAACTTGTTCGTGGAATCATAGATGTGGCACATCCGATCTAGCGGCGTCCTTTGAGACCAAGTTCTGGTCTCGCCCCGGTCGATTGAGTTCAACGTCTCGACCGGGTCCTTGACGCCTTGCTTTGCTTGTCGCAGGAGGTTCTCGGCGCATTGAGACCGCTCCAAGGCTACCTGTTGCTTCCACGCTTCCTGGCGTTTGCGATTTTCTTTGGCAAGGGTCTTCCTTGCTTGGGCTTCCTTCTTCAACTTGTTCGAAGAAGGCTTGGGCGATTTATCGTTGTGCCGTGTCATGAAACATATTATATCCAAGTCATTTGGGTTTGTAAAGTCGGACCTTAAAAGAAACCTAAAGCCTGGTCAAGTGAATCGAACATTCGGGCATTGGAAGCGTTGTATTCTTCTAATGCCTTGCGGACGCTATCGTTTCCTTTGTCTTCGATAATTTCCAAGAGGACATCGGAAGTAGTGTATAATTCGTCTTGTCGCGATGCGTATTCTCGGTATTGAACCATAATCGGGGATGTACTGGAATACCACTTCTTATGGTTCTCTTCCCACGTTTGCGGGCGATCATCGGAGGGAAATGTCAGTAAATCAGCCCCCATGCTCACGATTAAATGATTGGGCGAATGAACATTGATGTCTAAAGTCTTGATGGCGTCCGAAGGGTCCATAACTTGACAGCAAAGTAAATATGCCATTGCCGATGAGCGGCTGATTCCGGCTTGGCATATGCAAATGACCTCGTCGAGATTCTTGTCTTTGCCCCATGCCAAGGCTCGCTCGACATGTTCGTATGTCGGATGAATCAATCCCGGTCTTGGAGAGAAGATATCATGGAACTCCATGTAAAGACAATCTCTTGCCTCGGTCCTAATCCGCTTAACGGTTTCGGTTTCATTGTTTGGACTATTCATCAAGAGGACATCATGCCCTAATGCATGATGTTGTGCGAGCTTCTGCTTCATAATCTTCATCGTTCTGTCCTTTTACCTATTAAATTTCAATCGGACCAAGAGATCTGTGATATTCTAAATAATCAGCAGCGGCTCGAAGCAAGACTGGATCGTCATCAAAGGACCCTAAAGCTCTATTACATCTACTGCATAACAAACTTCGAACGACGCCTGTATTATGATCATGATCTACAGCTAACCTAGTAAGACGTCCCCGCCACATTGCTGTTTCGGGTTGTTTGCAAATAGCACACACATCCCCTTGTTGTTGGTTCATTAGGTTATATTCTTCCAATGATATGCCATAATTGCTTTTAAGTGCATAATCTTTTTTAACGTGTTTTCTGTTGTCTCTATATTGTTGATCGCGATCTTTAGTTCGTTCTTTATATTCTTTGCTTTTCATTTTAGCCTCTGGTGTGGCACGAAGTTCTCGTCTTCTAGCATTGATTTTTTCTTTATTTGCATTTTTCCATTCTTTATTTTTCTGATAATGTCGTTCTTTGTTTTCTTTGTAATATTGTTGCCTATATTCTGGGTTGTCATCTACCCATTGTTTATACCTAGTTTTGGTACAGTTTTTACACTCACTTCTGACTCCACTGGGTCGATCTGAACGAATCCCAAAATTATCTATAGGCAAAATCAAACAGCAACGAGAGCATTGTTTTGTTTTCATAATAAAATTATATCAGATTTCAATTAATCCACAAGTTCTTTCTTTCGGGTCAAATTTATATAAATCCGCTTTGACGTAGAGAATTTGGTGAAGAGAATGCCAATCCGAGGGATAAAAATTCTTAATTCGGTTCAACTGCATTTTCACAGGAGTGTTGATATACCTAGCTTGCTGTTCTTTGCAATAATAAAAAAAACTGTTACTATTCCAAAAAGACTTATGTGTGGGATCTTGGAAAGCTCCTCTTTGGTCACTCGAAGGAGTCAGGCTCAAAAGCCACCCTTTAGGAGCTAAACATCGATAGATTTCCTTCATCACATGGATTTGGTCTTTCATGTGTTCCAGGGCATCGTGGGCGCGAAATACGCCGACGGTCCCATCTTCGATTGGCCAGGGATCTTCCAGGTCAGCCGTGATGTCCCCGCCGAACTTGTCAATGCTCTCGTAGTTCAGGGGCGAGTCGAAGCCGCCGCAAAGGTCGATCTTCCTCAGCCCGTTCATATCCGACCACTTCTCGACCATCTGGTAGATGTACTTGTCGTGGAGTCCCAAGGTCATGTTCTGAATGAGTTCGTTCTTTTCACCCTTGCTGGTATTCATCCCCGTGTAATGATACACATAAAGGCACTTATCGATGTGCTTGACGTTGCCGTGGATGTAGCTACGACAGACGATGTCATGGTCATCACAGACCTCCATGGAGGCGTCATGACCACCGATACCGACGTAGAATGATCGTCGCCAGGCACGCACGTGATTAGGGGCATACCAGATCTTGGAGAAGGCAGCGGGGTCGGGAGCGAATGCCAAGGTTTCGAGAAGGTCTTTTCCTTTCCATTGGAACGGACGATATTTCCAGCCGTAGATATCGCTGTAGGTGTACGGTTGGTCGTTGAGAATTTCGCAGCAATTGGAATAAACAAAATCGACCTTGTCGTCGGCAAATGTTGCAGTGAGTTCTTCGAGGCAATCGGGAGTTAATTCATCGTCATGGTCAACTTCGACCAGGACATTGCCGAGAGAATTTTCGCAGGCAAACTTCTTGATCTCGCCGATGTTTTGGGTGAGACCAGTGTAAGGGATGATACGGACCTTAGAGATTAGGTTACCATAGACTGGTAGGCTGATATCTTCGGGGCGGCAATCGCCATTGGGGACGATAACCCATTCAAAATCTTGATGCGTTTGGTCGATGAGGGACTTAGCCAGACGATTAATGAATAGGGGATTATGAGTAGGGGTAAAAATTGATAGCATGACTTAAAAGAGTGAGTCATGCTATCAATTTTCATGGCTTAATTCAGATTACTTAACCGTCCAGAGTCCAGCCGAGATTTCCCACCAAAGTTTTTTGTATTGCGGGATTGAGACCAATTCCTTGTCGTCGGACTTGCTCTTCAAGTATGCCTGGAGGTTCTTCGCCCATGCATTCCAGACCAAGGGGTCGATCCCAGCAGCAATCAATGCTTCCTTGTTGGAATCTTTGGTGGTGAGCATGATTTGCTTGACTTCGTTCAGGGCTTCATCACCAATCTGAGTTGAAATCTTCTTGAAGCTCGTAGCTAGGGCTTTCGACCCTTTCTTGAGCATTTCATCCTGTGGGAGGATGTTGGGGTCTTTCGCCCATGCGGCGACGAGGCTCGAAATGGTCTCAGCATTATTGACATTGACGGCACCAACCTTCAATTCTCGGGTTGCGGTGAGTACCTTGACAATTTCTTCTCCGTTGACCGAATAGTGGAGCGACAGTTTGGCATCGACCTGAATCTTGGTTGCCTTGACACCTGCACCAAAGACGACTCGGCGACCATCAATCCAGTGTTTCTTGACCTGACCTTCTTCGGAAACGGTCCACTTGATCTTGGCGGCTGTGATGAATTGGGCGTATTCGTTTTCCAGCTTGGCTTCCATGACCATCAATTCGCCTGGCTTGGATGGTTCCAGGGGTCCGATGATCGATAAGGTTGGCTGGACCATAGCGGTTGCCTTGACGATTTTATCGTCGATAATGACCAAGGTGGGTTCTGTATTTTCCATTTTTTGTTTCTCCAAAATGCGAGATATCCTTCATTACCAGAGTAATCATTTGTGTTAAACGTATATAGTGTAGTGCGATTATGGAGGGAACGAATTTATGAAATTGCTTTCTAAAATGTCATTGCCAATGAAGGCACAAACGACCTGGCAGGGGTTGATCGAAAACAGCCTCTTGGCAACAGCCGCGACGGGTCTGACCTATGTCGCCGAAAATGCGAGTAATGCCAACTTCGGCAACTATTCTCCATTGGTTGTCGGAATTGCTTCCATTTCTTTGTATTGTGTCAAGAAAATATTGGAAATAAAAAATATGACGAATCCTCTGGAGAATGTAACTCCGGTTGATCCGATGCCAGCCCCAGAACCCGCTCCCGAGCCTGAGACCCCACCGACACCAGAACCGGTCGTGGTCCCAGAACCAGTTGCCCCGGCTCCCGTTGTTGTTCCACCGACTCCGGTTGTACGTCCGCAACCGATTGATCCTGAAGAAGGGAGTGACTTTCCTTTGGTCGTCTAACAAGGAGGGATTATGTTCCAAGCTGATGATTATTTGACTAATGGTTGGGTTCCGCCTTCGAATCCCAATGATTGGCAGCAAGACATGCTTGTTTTGCACAATCAGCAAAGAAGTAATCGTACAGAGTTGACCATGAATGACAAGCTCCAGGCTGCGGCTCAGAAGCATGCGGAATGGATGGCTGCCACGGAGACCTTATCCCACACGGGAGAAAACGGCAGTGACATGACCTCAAGGATCAATGCGGAAGGATACGATTGGTCCACGATCGGCGAGAATGTCGCCTACGGATATCCTACCGTCCAGACCGTGGTGAAAGGATGGATGGAATCTTATGGTCACAGGAAAAATATCATGAACCCCGACTTCGCCGAGGTCGGATTTGGCAAAGGAGTTGCTTCAAATGGAATGATATATTGGTGTGCTGATTTCGGACGCCCAATGATATGAAACAATCATGAAAAAAGCCCGGTAATTTACCGGGCTTTTTTCACTTATTGATCCATCCTGTTTTAGTGGCTTGGTCGACCTCTTCCTGAGTGACTCTTCGATTCATGAACTCCGAGAGGCTTTCTAGGAAGTGTCTGGCGACATCTGCTTGGATTATACGGTGATATTCCGGACCCATCGCCATGGCTTCTCGGTAAGAACCTTCGTCGATTCCCCAATCGAAAAGTTTGCCATCCACGAAGATTCCTTTAGAGAATAGGTTTTGGTCGTCGCGATAATACTTGACTTCAAATGTTACTTGTTCTTTTGCCATGCCTTAATGGAGTATCCGTTCGAGAACTTTCAAGCCGCGCACCAGAAAAGACGTTCCTTGGCGCGTGATGCAGCGGTGTACGCCCATCGTTGATGATCCCAACCCTTACAAATTTGTTCCATGACCAAAACGTCATCGAACTGGTCGCCCTGGCTCTTATGTGCCGTGATGGCGTAGGCGTAGTCGAAGGGGAGAGGACCGTCCTTGCTGTAATCGGTGAGGACTTTTTCTTGGTCGAATTGCTTCGGATCATATCGGATGCGGGAGTAGAGCATGTCGTAGGATTCGAAGTCCAGGTAACTCTTCTTCTTTTCCTTGTAGAAATCAACAACTCTTCCTTGCATGCCATTGAACACGCCAGCGAGTCTGTTATTTCTCAGGCACATGACCTTCTCGTCCTTATGGAGAAGGTTTTTATGTCCTAAAACTTCACGAACCTTGGTGTTGATTTCAATTCGGGTCTTGTTGAAAGCACAGATATTCTGGTCGACTTGTGCGAGCAATTTAGGGGTGACTTCCCACCTCCTCAACAGTCTTACTTTGTCGCTGGTATTGAATCGGGATGGAAATGCCTTAGGTGAGCGACCATTGCGTATCCATTCACAGAATCGAGCAATTGGACCAGCATTTCGGTGAATCTTTTCGAGGCGATACATGGGGTCAGCCATGAGATTAAAATCATTACCTACAGGCGGTAACTGTCCGTGGTCGCCGACATAGATAACGGGTACGCCGAAGGACCTAAGGTCTTCGTCAATTTCCTGAGTGACCATGCTGGCTTCGTCAACGATGATCCCATCACACATCAGATCATTGGTTAATTGAAAGACAACTGACCCGTCGGGTTGTGTGAATGGCTTGTAGATGAGACTGTGAATTGTACTTGCCGGAACGCCTCTGCGTCGGAGGACTTGGGCGGCTTTACCGGTGTAGGCGCACACGGCATAATTTTTCAAGATTTGGAGCAGATAGGAGACACAGACCGATTTGCCCGTACCGGCGAATCCGCCCAATGTTTGGGTCGGTAGCGATTTCTTCTTTATACCTTCGACTATGGAGAAAATGACGGATTGCTGTTCGGCGGTTAAATCAAAAGACATTAGTCTTCCTCATATCATTTGTAGTTTATCTGTATTAGATTAAGTATTTGAACGGATATTGTAACAGGTTTGTTTGGGTCGATCAAGAGATTTAATAACTAAAGATTCGGTTCCAGGCGATAGAGCATGAAGTCGGGCAGGCAATGGGCGATCGTCCCGAGGAATCTCATAGTTCCTTCGCGGTCGAAGACGATACGGGTTGCGCCGTGACTGTCGATTTTCATATCACATGGCATGCCGACTTCGTTAAAGTAGCTCCAGATAACATGATTATTTTCTTGGAAGGCTGTGGTTCTCAAGCCGATCCGCCGATTGGAGTACCAAAATCCCTTGTCGCCGAACCAGACTGCCAGGGCGATATCCCTCAATTGGTCCAACACATCCATATCGACTTTTTTCCTGTTATCATTATAAAACTTGGCACTGTATAAGTTCCAGGCGGAATCGCTTTTCGACCGCCACTTCAGAACTTTACCGCAGGGCGATGTCGGGGTTCTGGCTTCTAGGCTTTCCAATTCCATTCCCTTGTAAAACAACCAATTATGGTCATGGCTCTCGGAGATGCCCAGATAGATCGGCGATGACCTAGAGATGTAGCCATTTCCCAAAAGTGTTCCGTAAATTATTTGATTTTGGCGATTTGTAATTTCCATAATAACTGCTGTTTCCTCTCTATCTGGTATATATCCAAATCACAAATATAAAAGGTCAAAGTCTATTGTTGAATCCTATATACCATTGTCTTTAACCTTTTGGAGGACTATAAATGGGTGCTACTTCTGTCACGGGCGTAGGGCATGGAAGCGCCGAAGGCGCTAATAAGGGTAACGAACACACTTCTCTTGGTGTTGGTCGTTTGATTGGTCCGCGAATTGTGGCTGCTGGGCGAGCCACCTTGGCTACGAACGTTGCTTCGGTCGAGGTGCCTGTTCCTACCGCCACCGCTACCGATTACATTGTCTTGGCGACTTCGGTCAATGCCTCGACTGCCAATGCTGTTGCCGTCACGAGCTTCGCCGTCAATGCCACCACCAAGGTCGCCACGATCGGTCTCAAGGGTGCTGGTGCTAGCGACGTTGTGAATTGGGCGATTGTCAAGACCGGGCTTGCCTAATCGTTAAAATAATCAAAAATCAACGAACAAAATATTTTGTTCGTTGATTTTTGCATTTAATACTATATTAAGGCATCTGGATAAATCGCAATATCGGGCGTTGATACACTGAGAGGGGGTGAAAACCTTTTTGCTCGATGCGATACAAAAGCCATTACCTAAGATTTAGGTAATGGCTTTTTATTTTTCGAATCATTTTGGTTTTATTTGATTGGATCAAATGGGTGGGCGAGTAGCACGACCATCCTGTGCCAATTTGTTAAGGTGGCGGATGATGCCACTCAATGACTTAGCGGCAGCACCACCGTTGAGACCGGTGATGACCGGATCTTGCATGGCACGTTGAATGAGCGAGGCGGCTTTTTCTAGTTTGCGTTCGCCGCTGTTAAAATTACGCCACCAGCCCTGAACACCTCTGCCCATGGGGCTGTTCTTGAACGCAGTTCCGGCTTGCTGACCGGCGTTCCAGGCACCGGCAACGGCTCCCTTGCCCAAGTTACCCATGCCAGCCATGCCCTGAGTGACGGCGTTTGAGGCGTGACCCATCGCCTGTGCGGCTTGCTGCGATCCGAGTGCCCAGTTTTCAAAATAATCAACGGGGTCGATATCAAGATCAACGAAAAGTTGCGCGGCTTCCCAGATCATCGGCTCTAGGGTTTGATTTTCAACGAATTGTTCGAATGTTTTCATATTTTGCACCTTAATTCTATTAACCGAGCGATAAAATATATATGCCAAGACTATCTTAATACATATAATCCTTTTCAAGGAAAATCAAAATGATTAGTACGGCTCAGCAGCAACTCGCCGATGCCTACCCTTATGCTAACATTGATCCGGAAAGCTGGGAGCGACTTCAGTATCCTCAGAGCCTTCTCCAGGTTTCCCTCCCCATAAGACACGACGATGGTACTCTGAAAGTCTATAAAGCCTATCGATGCCAGTATGATTCTACTCTAGGTCCTACCAAAGGCGGTATTCGGTTTCACCCAAGCGTAAGTCGTGATTTGGTCACGGCACTGGCGTTTTGGATGACCTTTAAATGTGCTTGTGTCAAGATTCCTTATGGTGGTGCCAAGGGCGGTGTCTGTATCGATGCGACCAAACTCTCGCACCGAGAATTGGAGCGACTCAGCAAGGCATATGTTGAAGCGTATGCTGATTACATCGGTCCCGACACAGACATTCCGGCTCCCGACATGTACACTGACGAGCGGGTCATGGGGTGGATGTATCAGCAATATCGCAAGATACATGGCGGGCATCCTCGCGACGTTGTGACGGGCAAACCAGCCGCCCTCGGCGGCATTGAGGGAAGAAGCTCTGCAACAGGATATGGAGGATTTTATGTGCTACAGTATATCCTGGATAATCACGCGGCGGATTTCGGTTTGGGGACTTCCGGCACGACTGGAAAATCAATCGCGATCCAGGGATTTGGCAAGGTAGGTTATTGGCTTGCCGAGAAATGCTTCAAAGAAGGCATGCGAGTTGTTGCGATCAGCAATGAATTCGGCGCTACCTATGACCCCAATGGACTTGATCCAATCATCTGCAAGACTTCCATGTATGAGTCGCAAGGCAAGGACTGGGGAACGGGAACTCCGATTTCCAATGAGGAACTCTTGGGTCTCAAGGTGGATGTCCTGGCACCAGCGGCAGTCGAGAATGTGATCACAAGTAAGGTAGCGTCGAACATTCAGGCTAAATTGGTCTTGGAACTTGCGAATGGACCCACGACATTGGAAGGTGACAAAATCTTGCGAGATAGAAATATTTCTGTAGTTCCCGACATTCTCGCCAATGCCGGTGGCGTGATCGTTAGTTATTTCGAGTGGCTCCAGAATCGCCATGCCGAAGAATGGACTGAAGCCATGGTCGATACCGGACTTCGAGATAAGATTGTCAATGCCACATCGAAGACCATCAAGCGAACTCTCCAGCATAATATTTCCATTCGTACGGCAGCTTATGCCTTGGCACTCAAGCGAATTGGCGAGGCAAATGAGAGCCTGGGAACCAAAGACTATTTTGCTCACTGAGGTTTATGTGGAAGACTGTTATTTCTATACCAAGCAAATTGATAGCAAGACATTTGTTGTTCCCATGTGTTTGGAGTGCGGTGATAAATATCCAAATTTGGGATGGTTCTGGGAAGGGTCGCAGAGAGGATACGGACCCTTCCTCTTCAAATGTGAAAAGTGCGATAAAATCATTTACGAACATAAAGAAGATCTAGATGAAACGAAGTAAGATTCGACCGGTCGTCAAGACACACGGGGGGAAAAAATATCTAAGCCCCTGGCTGATTGACCTGTTTCCACAAGAAGAATACAGCCTATATGTCGAAGCGTTTGCGGGCGGTGGCAGTGTCCTTCTCAATAAGCAACCCACCGAGCGAGAGGTGTTGAATGACATCGATTCCGATCTCATCGCGATCTGGATGGTCTTGAAGGAACGATCATCGGCTTTCATCGAGGAACTCCGAACCTGGAGCTATACTGAAGAGAGCTTCCAGAAAGCCAAGGATATGACCCCTTCGAATCAGATGGAGAAAGCGGTCAAGGAATATGTACTTCGTCGCATGAGTCGGGGAGGGATGAAGAAGGCATTCGCATGGTCAAAGCGATTGCGTGGTGGCAAGCCTGGTGACGTCAATGCTTGGGAAACGATGCTTGACCTGTTGCCGACCATTCACCAGAGGCTTCAGAATGTCGAGATCAGGAATGAAAGTTGGGAGAAGGTATTTGAAGATTATTCATCCTCGGAGGCGTTCTTTTATCTCGACCCTCCTTATGTCAAAAGCACAAGGCACAAATCGGCGACCAATGTTTATGATCACGAAATGACTGACAAGCAACACGAGAAATTGTTGGATGCATGCCTGAACAGTTCAGCTAAAATCATGATCTCCGGATATCAATCTCCTCTTTATACAAGTAAACTAAAAAAGTGGCAATTTAATTACAAGACAATTGCCAATCACTCCTCGCAGACGGATCGGAAGGCAGTCAAGCTCGAATGTGTGTGGCGGAACTATTAATGTCGCATTGGTTGTGAAATACGACTAATCTCTCTAAATAAAGTGGTACATTTTATGGAGAATAATCGAATGGCACAGATTAATGACAGCCAACCCACTCATCCCGTCATCACTTTCCAAGTTGATTTGTCCGCGCTAAATCAATATAGCCATCTTACTCCAGGACAGTATCAGGATAGCCCTGACCGGGGTAGGACCTATACCGAGAATCAAGCAACCACTCGTGTTACCTGGTTTCCTGGATTGTTGGTAGGTGAAAACAGAGAACTCAAGCATGGTGACACGTTTATTCTTTATGGAGCCAAGGCTCAATACTACCGGGCTGAGATTGCCAAGGGAAACTTTCCCGAATTGAAAATCGTTAGCGCGAGCTAAAGAAAGGTTGAAATGTTGACTTTTTTGAAACTTTGGGAATTGATGCAGTCTCAGGATGATTCGCCGCTTAATTCGAGCGGCGAATCATCGAATGCGATGCATGCGATCCGCGCCGGGATGAACTTGCAAGGTGAAAATTCGAATCGGTCTTTCTGGGATGATTTCCTCAAGCTTTGCAACAATACTGAGGGGATGTCTGAATTGCTTGATGTTCGTCCCGACCAAATTGCTAAATGGACCACAAAGATCAGAAATATGGTTCAGCAAGTCGAGAATGATGATCGCAATGACATCGATAAGAAGCAGGTATTGCCTACTGGCGATGGCTCCTTCGATAACACCAATCAACCAGTAAAACCGTTTTGACTATGGGACAGATCATCAGAAACCATCAGGTTCGCCATCACTCAACCGGGATTGTCAAGGCTATTGATCGCGCCAGACCGAATAGATATCCATCGACGCCTGGCGTTTCGGGAGTCAAAAGAGTTGTGGAGCCACCGAAATATAAACCAGTGGTTGGACCCAATGTATTGTTCACGGGTGGCATCGGCGACTTTTTCGCCATCGAAAGTTTCATGACTAATGCCCAAAGGAATGCCATTAAGCATGTCTTCTTGGCGACACGCGCTCAAAAAGCAATTCAATCAATTCTGGAAGCATCGCCGATTTTCCCTAAATTACAAAGGGTCACAGTCCTACATCACGATTGGTCTAAGATATTCTGTGTTGTTTCTTACGAGCATCTCAGATCGTTGTCAAAGAGCGAGAAGTGGAATATTGATTTTTCTATCGTTCCAAATGACCTCATCGACAACAGCATCTATTATGTGTTTAATGAGATAACTTCCGGCAAACGGGTCTATAACCCTTCGGCGATTTTCGATCATTGTTTTGCCGACATTTCTCGTTTTAATTTACCCGAAACTTATACATTTATCCAGCCTTATTCTCCCAACGATCGCCAAGGTGGTCGTCGGGATTTCACGGATGAAGACTGGAAGATTACTTTGAAAAAACTGGAGTCTGCCGAGAAGAAGGGGGTTGTCGTGGTGAATTCAGATGATGAGGTGCCGACGAGTCCCTATCTGATCAATCTATCCAACCAGACCTCGGTTATTGAGGCGATCGAAATTGCCAAAAAATGTGACAGCTTTATCGGCGTTGATAGTTGTTTTGCGGGATTGGTGAGCAAGTTCCTTCCAGCATCTAGCATGATCATCAAAACAGTTAATCAGCATTACTTGAATTATTTAAAAGTCTATTGCTCACCTCACACCACTTTTGATTTTGTTCACTCCAATATTGTTTAAATTTAGAAAAACTTGGCGAGGAATTCGGCAATCCTGGGGCAATCGAGCGAAGAGTATTCGAAATCGGCAGGGCAATTGTTACCGTGCGTTCTGAACGACGTGATCAGGGTGTTCTCCCTGTTAACCCCTTCTTTATACATCGGGTCCAAAGATCGCCAATGATTATCCAGGAACGGCATGGGTAGTACGCATACAGTTGGTCGATGATGATGCCAAGACAACAAGACCAAAGAAGAATGGCAGCCGATGAATGCGTTACATCGTCGAATCAGGTGATATGTAAAACGAATACCAACTCGATCGATCAGGTTGACTACTGATGGATCGGATGTATCACATTTCTGAGTTCGTTCGCAGCAGACTCTAGGAGCATTGCTTCCTACGATCACCTTTTTCCCCGGCAGGTTTTTAGCCATATTGGTCAAGCTTTTCTGGTCAAAAGCGTCCCGATCCGACAATCCTGCAAAAGGCTGGATTACGATAACGGGTTCGGTGGTGTCGAAGATTTTACTGAGGTCATCCTGTTCCTTGGAGGAAAGATTGAAAACAGGCTCGGCATCGGGGAAGTTATCATGAGGAAGCGTAGAACCTGGTTTCATGTCGGCGGGGATTAGCGTTAGGTCGAAATTCTCGTATCCTTTGTGCTGGGGTAACTGGACGATCTGGACATGGCGGTTTACCACGGGATGATGCCAGAAGAGGTCTTCGATTCCGTTATTATGAACTTGGGAATAAACATGAACCTCTATGTCTGGATTTGCTTCTTTGATGAGCGGAAGTTTACGAAAGAGGGGAGACCGAATGTAATGCATCACGGCATCTCCGAGTCCCCCGCCCAATATGAAGAAATACTTGTTATTCATTTTAGATTTAATCGACTTATATCTTCTGGTAATATTTTTGACCACGTTCATTCATGACGACAAAAGATTCCTTCAATCCTTCGGGGTTGAAACGGTTGATCGCTTGTCCGACATCCCAAAAAGTACAATCATCCACGATCATGATTCCACCAGGATTCAGGATATTCCATGCACCGAGCATGTCTTTCAAAGCACCTTCGACAGAGTGATTGCCATCAACATGGATCAGATCGTAGGTCTGCTTATTGACCTCTTCGGGGAAACCATTCTCCACGGTGTTGACCTTGAAAATATTGACGGAACAATCAGGAAAAAACTTGGCAAAGAATGATTTGGCTTTTTCATTTGATCCTGGAATGTAGCCTTCATCATCGAGTCCTGTATAGCTGACATCTTTGACGCCATTCAACCCAGCGCCATAGACCAAAGCCATCCCGGAATAGCCGAATCGTACGCCGATTTCTAAAATTGACTTAGGCTTGTATTTAAATCCGGCTTTAACATAGTCAGCGTAATAAGTATTGACACCGAAATCGGACTTGAAATTGTCCCATTGGTGAAACCCATGAGCCGCTTCGGTTTCAGTGATAAATTTCAGATAATTAGAAAAATCCATATTAGTCTCCTTACTTAATATAGAAACTAAGTATCTTTTTATGGTGGAAAAATTATGCGTTATACCGGAACTTACATGCCCTGTAGTTGGGCGGCTAAGAAGCGAAGAATTGAGGAGAGATTCTTCGAAAAATATTGTCAAGGCAGAGGGATCGACATCGGAGCCGGGTGTGATCCCGTAACCCCGACTGTGGAGACTTGGGACCAGGATCACGGGCAAGGAGATGCGACTTTCATGGAAGGAGTTCAGCCAGAATCCTATGATTTCGTTTATTCGTCCCACTGCCTGGAACACATCCCTGAAATGGAACTGGCATTGAAGAATTGGTGGAATTTGGTCAAACCGGGCGGTTATTTGATCATCGTAGTTCCCCATCGCAATCTCTACGAGCAGAAGCGAACGTTGCCTTCGGCATTCAATGCCGGTCATGTTCGTTTCTTCCTGATTGATCGCGACGAGTCGCCGGATACTATTGGACTGGTCCCGTTGCTGGGTCGGGTCTTGGAAGATGGGGATTTGATTCATGCCAAGAAGTGCGATTCATTGGTCCAAGTAGGAGACAAGGTCGAACCTGAGTTCTCGATCGAAGTGGTTATTCGCAAGATCATGCCCAAAGATTTGATCAATTATAGATGGCATGAGCCTAAATCTTGAAACAATTTATGGCACGAATATATACATTGTTCGATATAATACCCGAGGAGGTGCGGCAATGATGTTGAAACGAAATCCAAAATGTTCGTTGTTGCCATATGAAAGAACTGATATTCTTTCAATGCAAGACGCAGAACAGAAAGCCGGATGGATGATCACGGCATTCAATTTGCCCAACGCATGGGCATCGACTCAGGGAGAAGGCGTCAAGGTTGCGGTGCTTGATACGGGGGTCCAGCTAGACCATCCGGACTTGAGAAATAACCTGTTGCCTGGAGTTAACATCGTCAATTCGACTCTTCCGCCCATTGATGATGCTTCCCATGGCACGCATTGCGCCGGGATCATTGCTGCTGAAAACAATGATATCGGAATGGTCGGTGTTGCCCCTAAGGCGCAGATCATCCCGATCAAGGTCTTGGATGGGAATGGGAATGGCACGTTAGCGGATGTGGCTAAGGGAATTACGGCGGCTCTGTCGTTGGGCGCGGATATTATCACGATGTCGCTGGGATCTCCAACGCCGATGCCACAACTCCACAAGGTCATTCAGGTCGCCAACAGGAAAGGTGTGCCGATTTTCGTGGCTGCTGGAAATGCGGGAAGGACACAGGATGTATTCTATCCTTCGGCTTATCCCGAGACCATTTCCGTAGGTGCTATCGACAAGGATTTCCGTCGTGCTAACTTCAGTAACACAGGACGTAACCTAGATTTCATGGCACCTGGGGTTGACATATTCTCAACCGTTCCGACCAATTGGTATGCCATGATGTCCGGAACTTCGATGGCAACTCCGTTCGTTGCCGGGATCGCGGCATTGCTTTTGTCGGCTGCGAGAAAATACAACAAGCCCCTGACCTCCGCTGATGACTATCGGGAAAAACTGCGTGAGCATTGCGTCCCGATTCAGGGCGAAGGTGCAGGGGATGAGTTTTTCCAAGGTCTCGGAATCATTTCCGTTAAAGACCTATTTATCAACTAAAAATTCTTCAAGAACGTGGCAAGGCATCTTCGATTTGTTTAATCATATCTCGGTACTTTGCCGCGTTCTCGTAATCTTCGGCTCTGATCGCCTCTTCCATTGCCCGGTTTAGCGAGATCAATCGTTCTTGTGAAGCACGTAGCGAAACGTTCTTCAGAGAGGGCGATTTGCCGTTGTGAACATTGCCAGCCTGGTATTTGTCCAAGAGCGGCTGAAGTTCGTCTCGGAAGGTGTTGTAGCATTGGTCACATCCGAGTCGACCTGCGTTGCGAATGGCTTGATAGGTCGAGCCGCAACCGGGACACGTCTTGTCGTTGCTGGCAATTGGTGACTGTTCGACGAAACCGAAGACTTTGTTGATAAAGTCCTCGCCCGAGAGAACAACCGGGACGTAGGACGATAAGGATTTGATCGCTGCGAGATTGTTGCGTCCCTGAATGAGAAGACAGGCACAGTCACGGCAACAAGAGGTCGTCTGTGCCTTGTTGCCTTGCTGTTCTGTAATGGTGTATGTAACCGGCTTGCCACATACATTTCCAGTCACGGGACAAATACTCGACTTAGACATCGGCAATCTCCGATAAAAGATAGGGCTGCCTGAGAAATTAGGCTTTCCCTGAAAATCTTTTTTGGTAACTGAAATTGAGTCATAAGGATAATTACGCTCAGCCCTAGATCAGTAGACAATATCCTAATTGATTTTAATTTTTCAAGCAAGGTCAATCCTCGATTTAGAGTTAGTTGATGATGACTGTGTAGAATTCTTTTGCCGGGTCGGCGACTACGCCGTGGAGGTTGGTAAACTGAAAAACGATGACGGCTCCGATGGTCGCATCATTATTAATCGTAACTCCCGTATTCCAGAACGAAGTTCCGCAATTAAATGTGAAGTGCTGTGGTTCTGTACTAGTTGTGTAGTCGCCGACAGGAGGATCGCCTTCCACGGCGGTTTGTCCTGGACCCCCCGTGATAACATCCACCGAACCGCTACAGATGGCACTGCTGTATTCGCCGTCGCGGACGATATTGAAAAAGATCGGGAAAGTGGTTCCGGGAGGAGCATAGACGCCTTTGGATTGATCCGAAGGGTCGATCTGTGTCAAAGCAGGATATCCGGACCAGCCAACTTGGTGCCATTCGGGATGGTCAGCAGGCGGGAATGGGATGTCCTCACATGGCATACAAGCATTGGTGTACTCAGCACAACCGCTTATCTCTATGCCCTCTACTGGATTTGGTTCGACACAATCCAATGGCGTAAGATTAATGGTCGACGGAACCGTTTCGGGATCGCAACTGGTACTTATCAGTGTGAAAGTTGTAGGATCGTTGCAGCAATTGAAGCTGTTATCATCGACCTCCCACACCGCATTAGTATCTCCTCGGTGCATGGTGACTCGCCACAGGTTTCCTACCGAAATGTATTCCAAAGTAACGTAATTCGGCTCAGATTCAGATTGTAGGCTTGACCAAAGTGTTTCAGCGTATCGTTGTAGGTTGAAAGTGCAGTCATTGCAGGTAACTGTACCATCGCAATTCGCAACAGTAAAGGTCGTTGTCCAATTGTAACCGGCACAGTAACAATGTCCTGTAATTGGACCATAGGCAACGCCTGTCACAGGTGAACCGGAAAATGTATCTGGGGTTAAGGTAATCGAAAAGCCGGTATCGATTTTGCAATTATCTTGGACAATAACAATATTCGTTTCGCCTGGATTGAGTTCGTCGTCCGGAGTTGTCGGGTTGACAACTTTATTAAAAGTTGTTACTCCTGTGGATTCGTCGTAGACGCCACAAAGGAATCGTCCCGATGGCCAGACTGCCGTCAACGATGTACATCCACCGGCACAACCGCTCAAGGTCCAATCGCCAGACAATCGGTCACGCTCCAGGGTCCACGATGATATCTGAGTTTTGCCGCTAAAAAAATCATCCGTAGTACCATGCCACTTACAGTCTTCTTGACTAAATGTCATGGTGGAAGAAGAGTCCAAAAATGAACATTGGCAAGTAGGATCTTGTACAGTCTGATTAGAAATTCCATTTACGCTGAGATTATAGTATTGCCAAGGAACATTATCTTCCACGCAGCAGAAGCTTGGGCATCTTACGGGAAGCTCGCCTGCGCCGCCCATGACGATTCCACCGGTCATAGTATAGAAATGATTAGTGACGGTCACTAACGCCGTGCCGCTCACGCTGATCCCACCGGTCGTGGTATAAAGATAGTTTTGAATGATTCGCTCGGCAGGGCTACTTCCCGAGACGAGGACGCCCCCTGCCATCGCATAAAAGAGAGCATTGCTTGGGGGCGGGACCGGAGGGATCGGATTGTGAGGATGTCCAGGCAATGAGGGGTATCCCTGAAGCTTGATTGAAAAGCCGTCTAATCGCACGGAATTAGCGCCTACGGGAACGGTTCGCCTGACCCATACGGGGAATCCATCCGAGGGACGTAAATCCCCAACCAAGAAGGGTTCACTTTCCGTGGGATAAGAGTATACTAGACCTGTAGGTGGAGTCGTAGGGCTGCTAATGTGGACCGTGGTAGCGTTGACGGGTGACCCGTTTTTGATCTTCTCGACAGTGATAGCTACGCCCATCGTATTCGCAGCAACAATCAGGGGGGGATAGTATTTAGCATCTGAAAACGTCAGCGAGAATGAGGACTCGGTTGCCGTAGAGGAGGCGATGGTTTCACCGAAGAAATTGTTGATTCCGACCACGATTTGGGCAGCAACGTCACTGACTGTTCCTCGCCACTCGGCGGCAAAGGTCTGATTTTCGTAACTAAAAGCCACGACCCCCCCCGTGGGTACAGATGAGAAGCTGATTAGTTGCTGGTCGTTCTGGACAAAGAAGCCCAAATCAACATTTGCGCCACCGTCTGTTTCGCTCACGATGTACAATCGGGCATCATAAAACACATGATCCAGGCTATCATTGAAGATGTAGAAACACCGCCAATCCGTCCAGCCTGTATCCAGGACAGAATCGTCCAATTTATTGAACAGGTTATGCAATGTGCCTACGATGGGGTGAACAGATGGATCTCCTCCAAGAGATAGGTCGTGATCCCTGTTGTCGGCTCCTCCCGAGAGTACAGAGGTAATATCAGTAATAGAAAACAACTTAGCTATCCTTAATCATTCAGACGGTCATTCTTGGCATTTTTGGCTAGTATATATCTGACGTTTCTGGTAGTATAGCCTGTCAGTTGAGCAATGTGCGGTATCGAGTAGCCTGTTTCGGCATATCGCACAACGAGATGTTGATTGGTTTTGAGGCGGCACGGTTCAATATTGTTTCGACGAAGAATCCGGTAGAACTCGGGTAACGAGCAACCTGCTGCCTGTGCTATCTCAGCAACCTTCATTTGCGGGTTGCTGAGATAGAGATGGATGAGGTCGCCGTCATTAGAGTAGTGGGTTGTCGAGAAATACTGTTGAAATCCGTCCATAACAGTATTTAGGACCGCAGCAGCATTTTTCAGGGAGGAATGATGCGGGAACTTCATCGAAAGATCGAGTGGATGAATCACGGTGGTCATATCGCTCAAGTCTACTCCACGGGCTTGGAATATGCCTTCTGTACCCTGGATTACAAGCAGCACCTCCCTTGGGTTTACTGCAAGGACTTCCTCCACGATGCCGTGTATTCGTTCCTTCACGGCACCAATCTCAGTATCTACGGTTATCAGTACGATCCGAAGAGCCAGCCCGCGCCCAATCTGAAGCGGATGCGGCTGCTGGTCGCTAACAAGAGCGACAACGATTTCGGTAGTAAAATCGAGAACGTCGTCGATTTCGTCAATCAGGTCGAAAAGGACCTGAAGATTCCCTCATTCACTCGGGCATTTAAATGCGTCGATCCACCCGAGGTGTATAAGACTTGCGGTGTGTACATGTTCAGCGGCAGTCATCATTGGCTTCTCTCGCCGCCAATGATTAGTCTCTTCACCCTGTCAGTGCGGGCTGGTTTTGTTCACACCAAGGGCAATCCCTACAAGCAGACCATCGATTCCATCATCGCTGGTCAGATCCCATCCTACCAAACCGCAGATGTCTTGCAACTCAAAACGGCGAAGGTCGGGCTTGAACGCCTGGTCCGGGACGGCTATCAGACCGTCTTTGGAAATGACATGAAAGCGAACTATCCGCCAGGCATTGCGATTGGTACAATGCATAACAACTTCGGCATCGTGAGTTTCTCAAAAGAACTCACAAAAACCCATGTTCCGGCATGGCATGCTGTTTCCTCTGCTGAACCCGTCCAGGCGTAAAGAGGTAAGGGGTTTTCAGGTCGAAAACCCCTTTGCCCGTCTCAAGGAAGAGAGGCGTGAATGCATCCGTTTAGCTTTGGCAGTGATCCCGAATTGATGTTAATGACCGAGCAGGGCGAGCTTCGGTCTGCAATCAAGATCGTCCACGGCAATGTTCATAACCGGATCGAGGCTGAGGGTCACGCCTTCTACCACGATAACGTCAACGTAGAGATGGCGATTCGTCCTGGAGTTGGTAAGACCGAAGTGGTCGAGAACTTCCGGCAAGCGTTCAAGCTCTGTGCCGATATGGTCGCACCATTCCGGTTGGTCGCCCGTGCCTCTGCCGATTTCCCGGAATCTGAATTGGATGACCCGGAATCCAAGGTTATCGGGTGCAACGCCGAATTCTGCGCCTATGTTCTCCAAGAGTTGGAGAAACCGGTCGCTGAATTCGAGACCTCTACGTTTCGCACGGCAGGTGGTCATATCCACTTGGGAGCGGACGAGGGCGCTTTGTACCATGACCCGATGTCCGTCAAGCTGGACTTCCTCTTCGTGGTCCGGTGCCTCGACCTCTTCGTTGGCATTCCGGCTCTGTGGATGGACCACGATCCCACCTCTGCTCGTCGCCGGGAGATCTATGGTCTCGCAGGGAGCCATCGCTATAAGCCCTATGGGGTGGAGTACCGCTCGATATCCAATTTTTGGCTCGCCAGCCCCAAACTGGTTCGGGTGGTTCATGACCTCTGTGAGTTCACGATCGATTTCGTGGAACAGGGCAAGCACCGGCAGTTCTGGGAACTAGATCAGAAAAAACTCAATTCGGGGGTTGAAGCGAGCAAGTGTATCCAAGTAGTCAACAACTACCCTCAGGATGCCATCCGTGAGGCAATCAATACGGGTGACAAGCAACAAGGTCGTCAATTGTTGACCTTGGCTGAGTCCTACATGCCTCGTGGACTCGTCAAGGATGTCCATGCGTGCTTCGAGCCGGTCCAGTATGACTTTTATAAGGAATGGGTGTTGTGAGCAATTACAACAATCTTTACTGGTACTCCGAACACAAAACGACGCCACTGAAAGGTGGCATCGTTTTGTTGCCGGGACGGCATAATTTCGGGTACAACCTGCTTCGCTCTTACTCCCGGAATCTGAACTGTTCGGAGATTGGTCTTTTTTCGATCACTCCTCCCTTGAGCCAAGGATGGTATCCGCCGCCCAATGGTCCGAATGATCAAGTACAGGCAGTCATGGGACTAGACCGTTCGGCGAAGTTGATCGAGAAGATCATCCAAACGATTCAGGAGCAACATTCCCTGCCTCGGGAAAAGATAGTCGTCGCAGGGTTTTCAATGGGGGCGGTCGCTGGAGTCCATTGGGCGATCCACACCAATGATCCTGTGGCTGCCTTGGTCTGCCACTCTGGAGCGATCTTGGAACCTTGGAAGGTTCCTCAAGCTCGGCATTCCATGCCGATCATCCTCAACCACGGACAAGACGACTATTGCTTCGAATGGGAAGAGAGGTATCTCCCCATGAAGCGGGCGTTGTCAAAGAAGGGTTATGACCTCTGGCTCGTTGAGCGACCTGAGGGCAACCATACCATTCTCAACAGCGATGTCGCATGCCTGCAGGAATTCTTGGAAGAAAAATTCAAGATGTCGCTGGCATGGAGTGCGTGGGAAAATTGAACTCAAACTGGGCGCATGACTAATTGGGAAATGCGGATAATGACCATCCGCATTTCTTACCTCATTCAGAAGGACCATGGTAATGCGATGTTTTGTAACGGGCGGCACCGGGTTTATCGGCTTTAATCTGGTCAAGAAACTAAAAGAGAATGGTCACGAAGTAGCCATCTCTACAATCACTACATCTGAAAACCCGGCATTAGCTCCCGTTCTCGGCTCCACACTGAGACTCATCAAGGACGAAGCGTTCTCCTACAACGACGTCGTCTTCCATTATGCCGCCAATAACACCACGCAAGACAAGAACGAAAGCGAGATGATGGAGGCGAATTTCCACGCTCCCGTAGATCTTTTCAGGAAGTTTGCCGATAAGGGATGTCGCCGTTTCATCTACGCTTCCTCTGCAGCGGTCTATGGCAATTCGCCCGCACCGTTCAACGAGTCCTCAACTCCGCTGAATCCGCTCACGCCATATGCTAAATCTAAGATAGAATTTGACCAATGGGCGATGGACTTCGCTTCAGATCGGAAAATCAGCGTTGTCGGTCTGAGGCTCGCCAACGTCTATGGACCAGGCGAGTCCCACAAGAAAAGCCGCGCCAGCATGATCTACACGATGATGTTCCGTGTAGCTCGGGGGGAACGTCCCAATTTGTTCTGGGATGGCTCTCAGCAGCGAGATTGGGTCTATATCAAAGATGTAGTCCAGGCGAATCTCGCTGCCATGAAATACAAAAATGGCAGTCTTATCGCCAACATTGGTTCAGGTCAAAGTTGGTCGTTCAATGATATCTTGAAGAGAGTCAACAAGAACGCCAATGAACGATATCCAGCGTATTTCATCCCCAATCCCTATTTTGAGACTTACCAAGACCATACCGAATGCGACATTTCGCTGGCGGTTAAGGAATTGGACTACAAACCGGAATACGATCTGGTCGATGGGATAGCAGATTATCTCAAGTCATGGTCGTGAAAAAGCTGGCAGTCTAACTACCAGCTTTTTCAATTTTTAGAACAACCCGGAACTAGGCTTAGCGGATTTCTCCGATGCGTCCGGTAGGAGCATAACCGACTTCGCCTGGTTTCGGAGCGACGGTCTCTTCCTCGCGAGGAGGAGCGTACAACGCATCTTCAACGACGCTGTCATGAACGCCGTCGCTGTACTTGCCGCCACGGCGACCAATCTGACCTGCCAGGCTCTTGAAGAAGGCAGAGTTCAGGCGATTCGCCGTGGGCATTGGCGCGTTGTGAATCTCACAGGCGAGGCTGCCGCAAGTGCCGCAAATGCGGTTTTCGTTCTTGACGGTCTTGGCTGGAACCTTGCCGCCAGTCTTCTCGGGGGACTTACCAGGGTCCTTCTTGCCGCCCTTAACGGTCTTGAACATTTCCTTGCCGGTTTCCTTACCGCCCTTCTTGATTTCACCCTTATCAGAGGTCTTATCGAGCCAAGGGATCGCCTTCTTGCCGCCGCAGGAAACGCCATCAGTCATGTACTTTTTCATGAATTTGTCCATGATGTTACTGCCGCACATCTTGCAGAACTTGGCATTGCTATCCGGTTCGTGATGACCACACTTGGCACAGACGCGGCTCTTGGCGGATCTAGGAGTGCCCATGTCATCGCCAAGTCCACTCATTCCGGCATTATCGAGACCATTGTTGTCACCGAGGTCGTCATCGCTGTCGCCCCCGTCCAGATCATCATCGTCACCATCGAAATCATCGTCATCGGAATCATCACCTTCGAGGTCATCATCCGAATCATCATCAAGGTCATCGTCATCGTCGTCATCAGAATCGCCACTGCCGAAAGGATTGCCCTTGTTGTCGTCGCCATCAAGGTCATTGTCATCGTCATCATCAGAATCGCTACCGCCGAAAGGATTGCCCTTGCTGGGCTTCTTGGGCGATTCTTCATCATCCATGTCATCGCCGAGCATATACTTTCTCAGTTTCAACTTGGTCTCTTCTAAAGACCAATTTGAAGCACCGGTCCCTCCGACGACACCACCTACTACGGTAGGCTGTGCGAGAACCGAGCCGAATGTGTTGACGAAGTTCTCGTCCAACATCTTCCATTGCTTGTATGTGATCATTCTGAATCTCCAAAAGTGTGAGTCGTCAGGGTTATATATTAACAGCAACCTAATTTAAAATATTCAAATTAGACTTAAACTTGCCAATTATATATGCATTGAGATTTGATATTCGATCTCATAATTCCTATATAATTGGTAATGCTTAATCAATTCAGATTCAATACATCTCGTTTCGCTCCAGGATTTTTACACATCTCCACGGATACAATGGAGTGCGAGGCTTCGTGTACGGCCGAGTTGACCTTAGTAGCGGCTGCATCTTGCTCGATGGAGTGCGTTGCCCGAGTGGTCGCAATCCCGTCCTACAGTAATATCAATTGCCGAGGAACCTGGAGATGTAGTGACGAATCCTTGTCGCTATGCGCTTCAAAGGTTCTTGCCAAAAGTGATCCTGTGCCTTGGGCAAATTCGACTTGGGCTTACGTTCCAGCCATCACCGTCTGTAACAACCGACTTTATGCCCAAGAAATCGGCTCTCAGGGACAATATGTTTCTTCTCTCAGTTACTCTACAACAAAGCCAAAATCCAAGGTAGTAGGCATCAGGAAACCAATTCGCTTGAAATGATTTCCTGATGCTTGCGGGCTTATTATGCACTTTCGGGCGGCAATACGGTTGCATTAGCTAATTTGGGATGATTTAAAGCTGCCTGATACAAGATGGTGCCTATTGTGGTATAAGCAGCCATAAAATCTGTATTAGCCATCAACTCTGCGAGCGTCGGAAAGACGATCGGATCAACTGGCGGATCTGCATTAGGATTACCGGGTACCAGAGTTTCTCCAGCGAAAATATTAATTTGGTCAATAGGAACTCCTACCCAAGCTGCTTCGGTGGGATTGACATTAAACGTTACACGTCCGGAACCATTTGAAACATCGATCCCAATTCCAGAAATCCATACATAGGCTGCATCGATTGGATTTGATGGATCGTATTTGTTTGGATAATTTGTTACTTGCAGTGCGATGGTACACCTCCCTTTCTAATAAGTTAAATGTTTTAATTACTTTAATTGTTTGCGATGACATACCACTTGCTTGACCCATCGCTGGCGACCGTGACATATTTGTTTGCTGAGGCCAAGGGATAGGTGCCACTCCCGTCGATTGTGTCTGATACGGCAGCCGTCACTGTAGCTGTGCCTGTGGTGGTGGATTTGACCGTAAATTGGCGTCCGATTATAACACCAGATGCGGCTGGCAAAGTTACTGCAAAGTCGCCCGAACTGGTATCGGTAAGCACGATTGAATCATTTGTCGTTATGGTATATGCCGTGGTCTTAATAGCGCTGATAGCTGTTGCGATGCCGCTAAATGTTGCCACACCTGATGATGTGATTGTTGCCAACGCGGTCCCCGTGCTGTTTTGCCACTCCTGGAGGTTAGCTGTTTGGCTTGCTGTCCCCTTAATGGTCAAGCCCTTGGTGGTTGTCGCATTGGTGGTGACTTGGAGTTGACCATCGGGGTTCACCTCATTGATGCTTACTTTTCCGCCAGAGGCGTTGTTCAACAGAATACTTGACCCGTTTATCAGAATCGATTTCGCAAACGATGAAGTAAAAATCTGTCCTTGATCGCTTGTATCAGCCTTCAGGAAGAATGCTGAACCGCTGGCGGGATTAGCGAACGAAAATGAGATCACCTTATTGTTCGCTAATTTGATTGCCTCGGAAGTATCGGTAGAGGCTGCCCCAATTCCCAATCTACCAAGCGAGTCAATCGAAGCAAAAACCGTACCCGTGGAATCTTGCCACTCCTGGAGGTTGGCTGTCTGGCTTGCGAAACCCTGGACAATCATTCCCTTGGTCGTCGCCGCATTGGGGGCAACCAAGAGTTGGGCACCCGGCGGCGCGTTGGTCCCAAGACTCAACTGACCATTCACATACAAGGCCGCGTTGAACGTGGAATTGACACCCAGATACATGACCGATGCGTGTTCGGTATAGAGAAAGCCGAAACTGTTATTCTGACCGAGCTTTGTTGACTTGCCGGTAGTCGTATTCGAAGAAACAATCTGGTTGAAATTCTCTGCCCCGGAAGCGATGCAATTCCCCGCAAAGCTTGCCCCAGCGGCTGCAAACGCACCGCCCGAAGAGATCGAAGCGAGAGAAACTCCGGTTGAATCTTTGACTTCGAGCAAATTCCCCGTCTGGCTCGCCGCCCCCTTGACCAGCAAGGCAGTCCCGGCCGCGTCCCGATTGGTAATTTGCAGTTGGGCACCGGGAGACGGCTCATTGATACCGATAAGACCAAAATTGTCGATACGCATCCGCTCGGCCAATGTCGCGTGCGGATAATTGGTGTAAAACGCCAAGGCCCCGGTAAGATTGGCACTCGTTGGAGCAATCGCCGCAATCTTCGCCTGATAATAGGTCTCATCGCTAGGAGTCGAGGCACCGCTCGTCGGCACAAAGAACCTGAGATCGACACTATTATTATCGGCTTGAGCCTGCGTGCTACGCAAATCAAAAGCTTTCGCGTGCGTCCCACCCGCAATCGCGATCGACGTACCCGTTCCATTCGGACGCAATTCAATATTCTGATTAGATTGCGTATTCATGGTAAGAGGTCCGAATTGAGACGAGGTTACTATCGTTTCATTGTTTCCTAGTACGTTGTAGCCAATCCTCAATAGATCGGGCGTAGCGTTGGCACCGAAAGATGCGACATAGCCGGAAGTCACCTTGGTTACGGAGAAAGTGCCGCCCGCCCCGAAGTAACCGAGTACACCCCCTACGCTATCCCTCCACTCCTGAAGATTAGCGGTTTGTGAGGTAGCACATTGGACGATTGCGGGCACGGTCGTCGCGGTAGCGGCGGTTGCGACAATGCTCCCACCGTAAATATTGAGCCACTGATTGGTGGGTGCACCCAATGAGACAGTGTTGTTGTTGTCCGGATAGATAGCTGCCTGATAGAAGGAGATATTTTGAGTGCCGCTACTCACAATAAGCCCGGCAGCGGCTGGTGCCGACACAATAATATTGTTCGCATCAATCGATATGTAACCAACATTGCCCGGTGCGAGCAATGAGAGGCTTGTAGTCCCATGGATACTAAGTTGTCCCCCGCCAGTAATATTGGAAGCACTACCATTCAAGGCAAGGCTGCCCGAAGTCGATGTGGTTCGCCCAATCGACAGAGTGTCAAAGGCTCCAGCCCCTACCGTGGAATTGAAGAAGAACGAATCGTCGCCGTCTGTCTTCATGCGAAAGGTTATGTCTCCACTCACATCATCATGGTTGAATCCACCAATCGGAGTCGTATCTTCCAAATTCCAATTGATTTGAGATGAGTTGAACTGTACGACCACGTCAGACGGCTTACCGACGTCAAAGGTGGTATGTAAGGTGATGGGGCGAACCTGACCCTCTTCGGGACGATCGGGGCGAGTGCTCGCACAGATATGCCGCTCACACATCCATGAGCCGCCCTCTTGGTAATTGATTTCCCAAAAATCGTAATATGTTTTTTCGTCGGGGTTGTACGCCACACCATCCTGACCATGACAGTTATAACCAATTCGGAATGAGCTTGTCTCCGGAGCACCGGGCGGGGTCTCGGGGTCGCCATTAGGGTGGTGCGACATCGTTGTAAGGAACGGTGCGGCTAGCAAGGGGTCGGCAGAGTAATACCTTTGGAAGAATGTCGTCGTATTGATGGACGCATCCTGGACGATAACGCCATCCTTATCGATATAGGTCGGGGAGGTACCATCGCTGTATTGCCACTCAGTCATATTGGCGGTAGGTGTAGCTGCTGCCTGAACAATCAACCCCTTGGTTGTCGTCGAAGTAGCCGTTACTTGAAGTCGACCGTCAACCTGCAGTAGTTTAGTTGAGTCATTCCAGGACAACGACGTTGATTGTCCAAGTTGACTTGAAGAGTCAACAAAGAGAACGCTGTTAGGAGTGCCGCCAGAAACCGACCCGCCAACCTTGCCACCTGCTTGACCTTCGATTGTGCCAATAGCAGTGTGGATATCTAATAGATACCCAGCGGTCATGGCGATTTCGACAACATCATCTACAACCAAAGCAATATCAGATGTGCCTTCTATGACTGCAGCGATAGTCAACGTATTGCCAGTTATGCTGGTTATTTTGAAGATTGCATAAGCATCATCGCTCATTCGGCGACAAGTCACTCGGATCGGTGCCGAGGGCGAAGGCGTGCCGAAGAGGCTGCCGTTTGCGACGACCAATGTACCGGAGCTAATTTCGTGATTTGCGGTCAAAACCGATCTGACATCGTTTATTGGTGTTGTAAAAATCGACATTAATTATCCAATCTTATATCTAGGCGACCTATCTCGAAACGAACACGATCGCCAACACTTATTGTTTTTGATGTATTCAAAGAACCCCAAAATAAGACGTTGCCGGTGCCTACCGTTAACGAATCCATAATGGCAACATGTGTGATGCTTCCCCAAGTCGATGTGGCAGCAGCGAATTCGACAGCAACCGCATTCTCAGTTGTTCCGTTTGTTCCAGAAGAAGGACCACTGATATTGCCATGGGTTCCTGTCCAAAGAGACGCATCCGGTCCCATTTCTATCCGCTCATATTCAGGGGCATCAACTTCAATGATCGTTCCGCCCGTGCTTGTGTCGTCAGGAGCGGCTTTGAGCAGGGCAATAGCGATCGTCGAAGGAGTATAAGAAATCCCACGGAAGATATGATCGATTAGCTTATTTTCCAAATAATTAGACATCGCAGCCATGAAACAGTACCTTTCTTAGTGTTTATCTATCTACTTAAAATACAAGTTATCTATTTAATTTCTCGCGAATAGCCGCCCGGCGCATTCTTTCGATGCTGCGACGTGCCGCATCCATCCCAGCCGGACTCAAGTTCTGCGTGCTAGGATGACTGATCTCCTGCTTCTGAACTACAGGAACAAGTTGATTTGACTGAACATGAGCCTCGGGGTGAGACTGTGCCGCGACAATGGTCGGATTTGGTCTGGGTGTTTGATTCGCCCTCAATTGCTGAATATTCTGAGAAGCAATGGTTTGATTGCGGGGAGAAAAATTATTGACTTTAGGCTTATTCTTCGAACATCCACAACCCATGTTGCCCCCTATGTTAAATAACCTTTTATATATACTATTTTAATTGCAACTATTTGGAGAAGAAAATGGTTGCTTTAGATCCAAAGAAAATGCTTAAAGAAGCGGTCCAAAAAGCACAAGATTGTTTCAAAGTCGGAGAACTGGAATACGGTCAGGAAATTCTAGTTCAAGTCCTCCGGTGTGATCCTGATAACCAAGCCGCAATCCAACTTCTCGGAATCTTCCACCACAAGTGCCGAAGATATAGGGAGGCAATCCCTTTCTTTGAAAAAGCAATCAGCCTAGACCCATCAAATCCAGATAATTACAACAATTTGGCTCTGTGTCAAACATCGGTTGGTCATACGGAAATTGCGATTGCCAATCTCGAAAAAGCCATTTCCATCAATCCTAATGATGTCAAATACCACAACAATTTAGCACTTCAATACAGACGCCAGAAAAATTATGACAAAGCACTTGAAGCTCTCAATAAGGCTGTGGAGATTGATCCGAATGATACGCAAGTTTGGTCTAATCTAGGAGGTATATATGGAGAAACCCGAGATTTAGATAAAGCCATCGAATGTTATAAGACTGCTTTGAGCCTAGATCCCAATATGGCATCAGCCCACGTCGACCTTGCTTACACGTACCACATGGTAGGTAACTATAAGGAAGCCTGGAAAGAGTACGAGTATCGTTTCGACTTCTTCGACCACCTTTGGTTTTACAACAATCGGTATAATCCCGCTCTAAGGTGGAAGACTCACGACCTAGATTTGACTAATAAGACTATCATTCTTTATTGCGAGCAAGGCTTGGGTGATACGCTCAACTTTGTCCGCTACATCCCCATTCTCAAAGACCGATTTGACTGCAAAGTCATTCTCCATTGTTCTGATAATCTCCAATCGCTCCTTAGGGCTTCCGAACTCGGGATCAACGAGTTCTTCACGGTCCCGATCGTGATCATGAAGCCCGAGCATATCCCGCCGCACGACCACCACGCCTCGCTGATGAGTCTGCCCTACTTGCTCGACCTCAACTTCATCCCGAGGAGCCCATACCTCAAACCAACGGTCCAGGAGAAGGTCGATCTGGGATACGAAGGTTACAAGAAAATCGGTATCTGCTGGGCGGGTAGCCCGCAACACCCGAACGATTCGATTAGGTCGTGCTATTTGAACATGTTCAGGGATATCCACGATCTCCCCGGAGTCAAGCTCTACAGCCTCCAGGAGAATTACAGCGCCAGGATATACCCCAACGGCATGACGCCCGTGGACTACACGGAGAAATCCCACGGCATGAAGATAGTCGACCTCAGAGACCACATGAGTAGTTTCGAGAATACAGCTAATTTGCTCACCGGACTCGATTTGGTCATCACCGTCGATACGGCGTTGCTTCATCTTTGCGGGGCGTTGGGAATCCCCACGATTGGGCTGATTTCTTATTTGCCGGATTGGAGATGGGGGACCGAGGGTGAGACCACGCCGTGGTACGATAGCGTGACATTGGCGCGGCAGCAGGAATTGGGCGACTGGAAGGGGTTGTTTGAAACCGTTCTGAAGAAGGTGTCTGGATGATCTACTACCGAATCAGCGACCAGAGCTATCCCAAAGTCAAACTGCCCGGCGCTACCAAACAAGTGTGCTTTAATAACTTCAAGTATTCTATTGGAAAACATCCATATGAAGTTATATTTGATAATTGCAAAAAAGAAACGGTTGAGTCCCTAGTCAATCAAGGGATCAACCGTTTCCACGAGACTCAATTGGGCAACGCTGGATCATTCCGATTTGCGATGGACCTGGCGAAGGTAGAGCACAGACCCGAGTACGAGGCAATCTACTTCGTAGAGGACGATTACCTGCATCTTCCCACAGCCACCATCGAGTTGATCGAAGAAGGCTTGGAAATAGCCGATTACGTGACGCTCTACGACCATCCCGACAAGTACAGCAAGGATTACGACTTCGGCGAAGTTTCCAAGGTGATGAGGACTAAGTCCTCATACTGGCGGCACACGATCAGCACGTGTATGACGTTCGCCACCACCGTGAGGAAGTTGGTCGAGGACGAGGATATCTGGACCAAGTATCTGGGAGGGCAGCACCCCCATGATCACCTGATCTTCACGGAGTTGCACCAGAAGGGAAGGAAGTTGGCGGTCAGCATTCCGGGGCATGCCTGCCATTGTGATCCAACATGGGGAGGGATGGAGGCGATTGAGGATTGGGCTGTTGACATGATGTGGAATGAATATTCAAAGGATGCTATCTCTAACCCGCAGTTCTTTAATTACATAAAACTTATTTTTGAAATGAATACAAGCAAGGTGGATAAGCTGAAAATGATGATCGGCTTGCTCCACGGTCAAAACTGAAACCGTGGAGCAAGCCGAAAGGTTAATTCTTCGCCAGGCTCGCGCCCATCTGAGCCATGTACGCCTCTTGCATCCGTCGAATACGTGGGTCGAAAGTATCACAGCCCGGCACAGGGGTCAACTCCCGCCACGACCCCCACGCCCTGCCCCTGGTCTCGGAGAAGAGCTCCCAATTGGGCGTGCGATTCTTAACTCCGGGGCGACCGTCGAAGACGATCTGGAGATTGCCCGAATTGCCATCAATCAGATCTTTGACCGAGATCGGATACACCCGATCTTTCTTTCGGTCGCATCGGACTCCAACCGGGCAGGGGATGGATCGCTTCCAGAGGTTCTCCGACCCCTTCATGACTTGGGCATATCCCTGCTCGTACAGTCGCGAGCCATAGAGCAGGTCGCCTGCACCAATGAGACAGGTCTTATATCCTTCTTCGGTGTCGGACCGTACTGCGCGGTGATTGTACTCGCCCATGCCAATGGCAAGGTTGATTGGGCTATACCCAGCGGAGATCACGGCAGGAAAGAGTTTGCTGAAAAGAATGGTGTCGCTGACACCATCCCCCTGGAGGATACCGCACAGGTTCAATACTCGCAAGCCGCCAGCCTCGGCGGTCGCCTTCTCGTTGATACCGAAACCTTGTTCATCGAAGATCCTCATCCCTTGGATGACGGTTTCGACCACATCCCCAGAATCAGGACGACCGACGAGAAAGCCGCCTTTGACCTTGATGACCTGGGCATACGAAGCGAGTTTCCACATGCCGTCGAGGTAGTTATAGGAATCGGCGACGAAGGCAAGAAACCCGTCGCCGAATCGCTCGATGGCATTCCGGATCGAATCATCTTCGGTCGGCCAAGTGGTTACCGTACGGTGGGCAGCAGCCATGATCGAGGATGCACCGAATGGTTCCTCGGCGTTGTAATCCATCTGGGCGAGGAATGCAGCATCGCACGTATCGGTCCCGAGCCAGTTGATCAGGTGAGCGATGCCGGTGATCAAGGTCGATGCGCCGCCACGGCGACCGAAGTCATGGAATTTATAAGCGCACATGGCAGCCAGTTCTTCATCGCTCTTGTCGCGATAGACTTTGCGATAGACGTCAATGTAGGCGTCTTTGCGAATCCGACCACGAGTCGCGACGACCGAGGATGTCCAGAGATAGGGCAGCATAGATGATTCAATCCAGCCCACAAGTTCGCCCATCCCTGGTTCATCACAAAAAACCTGGACGTGTGGTTCGCCGACATAGTGGGCTTGTCCGTCCGGCAAAGCTGCGATCACAATGGGAGGAATGCCGCCGTATTCCTTGACCAAACGCAGGAACATCTCTTCCGGGAATGGGTAAGGCTTGGAATACGGCGGTTGTGACGATGCGTGAAAGGTCGAATAGAATTTATTCGACCGAGTCACGTCCCGCATCGTCACGGCATCGAGGAGGTTGGTTTCGACGTAGGGACGAATCCCCGCCGATAGTAACCTCTGATCGGCACGTTCGTCGCCCCCGTATCGCAAGGGTTTTCGAAACACGCCCTGAGAACACTGGAAGTCCAGCATGCCAGGCGGGACCAATTCAAAATGTCCAGCTTGATAAGCGTCCACGTTCACCGGCATCGGCGTGCGGTAGGTTCTCATCTAGACTCTCATCATGAGAAGAAAGGAAGTTCGTTCACTTTCGGCGACGGTGCGGAGTGTCGAACTTCCCGTTGCGGAAGGCTTCCATCGATTGCTCAAATTGTCCGTTGGACGACGATCTACGAGCAATTTCTTCGTCGCTGGGATAGAAGTCATCGTCGATCTTGACGCCGTGGTCGCGCTGCTGGCGACGGTACATACTCTTGAGATCATTGTAGGCGCTCTGGTCGGTATCGACCAGAGCCGGACCGTAGTCAAGCCAACTCTTCACCTCGCGGGGATCGTCGGTATCGAACTCCTTCATCAAGGAGAGACACACCTCAACCCAGCTATTGTTGCCACCAATCTCTCTGACGCGATCTTGTAAGACCAATCGCATCTCGTCGGTGTTGGGGCGAGGCACGTAGATCTGGTGTCCGAACCGTGATCCCAGCGAACCCTTGTGGACGGTGTTCAGTAAGTTTCGGTCATTGCATGTAGCAATGCAAAGGAAATTTACCTTCACCTTGTCTTGCTTGAAGTGCGTGAATTTCGAAACTTCGGCACGCTCATCCAACATTGCCAGCCAAACTGTCAGGATATCGGGCGGCACTTTCTCGATTTCTTCCACGAAGACGAGCGGCGGGCAAGCATCGCGGAACGTGGTGCGGAAGAGACGGATGATCCCTGCCTTGGTCGCATTCGGCGCGTCAAGCGTGAAATGGGAACCTTTCGGAAACAGCCGCTTGAAACCGCGAAGGATGCGATATTTGGCAGCAGCAGGCGGTCCCCAATAAAGAACATGGTTGCGAGAGAGGTCGACCAGCTTGTCTTTCCCGCCTTGTTTCTGAATCTCGGCGCTGCGTTGGAAGGCATCGATAGCACGAAGACCACGCCGAATATGGGCTGCACGCCCATAGATGCCGCGAAACGCTTCGTGATCGTTGATCGCGGAATCGCCGCCCGTCAACAACTCCTGAGGTATCTTGAGTTCATAGGGTGGGATGATGAGCGACGTGTCCATGTCTTCAATGTGGGAAATATCGTCATCTTCCGAAGCACATTCGGGATTATCGTTCGGCTTTTGCTTCCACCGGTTGGCGCGGTCCTTCAGCACGGATTCGATCTCTTCGGCAGTTGGCGCTTCATCCCAAGTATAAGGGTGTTCACGGAACTTCTGGGGATGGTGCAGCAATTGGTCTAGAACCACGCGCACCTCCAGTAGCGAAGTTGCTTCCTCAGTGACTTGGCGGATCGTGATGTCAGCACGATATTGCCATCGTTTGGTTGGAAATTCCTTGAGGATCGGGTCCACCAATCGCTTCCGAGTGATCTCCCAGCCGCGAGTCTGCTTGTTGAATTGATCGAAGAGGAACCGTAAATGTTTCTTGACCATTTCATCAGGAACCCGAGAACTAGTGAACCGCCACAGTGTCGTCTTGATGACTTCCAACTTGTCCATTGGACTTATCCCCTTTAGAGTGGCGGCGGGTTCGATATCGTCGATGTTCCTTTTTATTGTATCCAAGGTAACTGAAACTGTAAACACGAAAACCGACTTGTGTTAGTCGGTTTTCGTGTCAAAATCGTCAAAGTTGGTTTTTAGGTGGTAAATTTAGTCGATCAAGATGTCCACGCCTTCAAGGGGGTCTTCTACCAGAAGGGTATCGGCGGGCTGGGGCGTTGAAACGGGGACGATCGCAGTGGCATCGTGAATCGGGCGAACCGACTGATCGGTCTTGGGCTTGAGGTGATGCTCGACGGCTCCCTCATTAGTGATGATCTCGGGTTGATCTAAGATAAGTTTGTCAGTCATGCTATCATTCACTCCTTTTCCTGTTGGTGATTCTAACTCCTTGATTACTCGCAATTCGTGAGAACGAACCATCGCCATGAAATAATTGTCACCCTCAAACAGCCCCCGAGGTCCAACCGCGCGGCTCCCTTTCGAATCCGGCTTTGGCAAGGTGAGAGTGGCATCCGAATTATTCTGGTAGACGTAGAGTCCGCTACCCGCGAGATCACGCTTTAGCTTGGCTCTCATAAACTCGCTACGCTCGTAGCGATTCATCTTCTTCTGGTATCGCATTTTAACCTTTACAAAATCAGCATTATCTATATAATAGTGTGTCTAAATTTAGCTTTGACCTAAGAATTTGTCTTAGGCGAATAATTTTGGGCATTTTTTCATTGCCTAAAATCGCAAACCCTGGTACAGTAGTACCGATCGATCGCGGGAACCAGAAGAAAACGACCTCTGCTAATTCGACCCGTCCCACACGAATTGAACCCAAGTGATTACGGAGAATCCAAGATGAACGAGCCCCAAAAATGGTATCGGGCGTACCCTCAAGGCACCAAGCAAGGCGACGAAGAGCAGAAGTTCTTTAAGGCAATCGCGCGGCATCCCAAGTTCGACTGGCGAAGCGTTGCCTCGCTCTCAGCCGAGACCGGTCTGCCCAAGAAGCGGATCGAGGAGATCATCGCGAAGTATTTCAAGGTCGGTATGGTCTTCCAGAACCCCAAGAACGAGGATCAGTGGGGCTATTGGGAAAATCATAAGAATCTCCTTCCCAAAGCCGCCCTGAGTATCTCCGACAAGGATACGAAGAATCGCCTTGACAAAGTGATCGGCAAGTCAAGCACGGCGACTGCGACCCCGGTCAAAAAGAAAAAGAAAGTCGTTGCCAGTAATCCCTAACAAAAATAGACCGGCACAGAACTTATCTCACATTCCGTGCCGGTCTATTCCTATTGCTTGTCCAATCCTCATTAAAGAGGGGTGTTTCCAGCGTCCTTCTTGACCTTGTCGCCATACTTCTTGGCATTATCGAGATCAAGCTTCCAGGTCGCCTTGCGTCCGGCAAAACCAGCCTCAGGCAACTGATTTCGTCCGTAGCCAATCGGCAATAGCGGGTTTAAAGCAGTGCGGCGTCCGTTCTCGGATTGCTGTGCCCCGGTATTGGGATCGATGTCTACTAAAACCGAAGCCAGATCGTACTGCTTCTCTTCAGCCCATTGTGTAAAAGTCTTCATAATTTTACTCTTCCCCTTTATTCGATGCTTAATAGCACAATATTAAAACCGGAACTGTCTTGAGATTATATAGTTTTGTGCAATCAATTCTTATCAATTTTCCCAAGATAGGGACCAACCAATGCCCGTGAAAGTTCAGCAAGTCAAAGTGTCGGCTGTCCATAACGACCTCCAAGATGCTTTCAATGACCGATCTTTGGTCATTTGTTCTTTTTGCGGCAAAAGTACGACGATGTCCAGTATATCTAGGGGTCTATGTGAGAAATTGTCCAAGCCAGACGAGCTTTTTTGTCGGTTCTGCCTGAGGAATAACCTGACCAGCAGGAACAACAAACACACCCTGATCCTCTCGTTCCGCAGCATCTTGGGCTATTACTACTACGCCTACTATAAGCCCAAGAGACGGCAAATGTACTTCTGCGAGATCAAGGATTTCATCCGGGTTCATCGAGCCGCTGGTTTGTCCAATCCCGTGTTCAACTACGACCCCGAATCTTTCCTTTGGTTCATCGATTTTGAGAAGGTGGGAACTATGGGAAGAAAGATCCCCATCGAAGAGGTCCATAAAACAATTGCGAACATCCTCTCTTGTTTCAATCTTTACGAAACCGTCCCCGGATTCCAGATGTACAAGTTCTTTGACAAGTACAAGGAAGCCATTGACGTTTTTTATTCCCAGAGATCAAGACCGGAAGGTCACAAAATTCTCTGCCCCACCTTCAAGGCATGCGGCGTCTTCGAGACCAAAGATTTGCCGTTCGAGAAGACACGAGAATTCACGCCCAAGGATATGGTCGACTAAAAAAGCCCCGGTTTTAAAGCCGGGGCTTTTCGTTTATGCCGATTGAAACAACCGACTAGGCATGGGCAAGGGAATCTGTGATCTTTCATAGATCATTCGCTTCCAAGTGAATTGGACACAGCCAGAAATTTGGCAGCCACCACCGTGGCAATCCAAGACCATTTCTCTCCCATCTCGCATTTCAACGAGATGATCGTGATCAGATCGCAACAACCCACAGTGACAGAGCTCATCGATCACTTGGAGGCGGGAAGAAGCATTTGATGGCATCAATCTGGACTCCTAAAGCAAGTTGCATGATTTTCCTCCTCAAGGTCGGCGAGTCCTGTGGGGCGTCGTCGTCCCCACAGGACTCATCATAACAAAGTCCTTCCGCGTTTACTACGTAAAATCAGCGAAGAGAATGAGCCGTCCAAAAATCACCCGCCAAGTTGCCATCGGTGAGGTAGGCGTAAGGCATGTAGCAATAGCCACCAAGTCCCCAATTCGCTCCCCACGAATTCCTTACCAGAAACGCCTGCTTGCTGTCATCGTATCCCACCGCACACATCGCATGCCCGCCCAATACACCCTCATGCTGTTTCGGCATCGGCACCATCCCACTCACGCTCACGTCGTAACTCTCAAATGAATCGTAAGCCGTAAAGCCGAACACGAAGGGATAGCCTTCAACCAAGCAAGACTTCAATTCGTACAGATTGGTATTGTCCAGCAACAAGGGATCGGAAATCCGACAATTTAGACCATCCGCGTAAACTCGGAGATTGGGCTTCACCTTGTATTTGACGATGTTGTACCACCAGACCGCCTCATTAGGCGACCCAAGGTTAGTCGCAACATTCATTGTATCAGTCAAAGAGGCCCCGGAATCTTCCGAGACCAAATTTTCCAAGACCCTAGAATTGTAATAAACAAATAACCTAGATGGCGTAAAAACCTTGCGATTGGCTTTCTTTTGGAGTACCTGGACTAATCCTCCAAGAGCATTTGCCGTACATGCCCCCAAATCACCTTGGTCATAAACCGCAGGACAGAAATTTCTAAGGTCAACGACCGAAGGCAAAATAGATGCACTACGAATCGATGAATATCGTAAACAAAAAGGGTCTGGTTTTCCAGGATACCAACCATATTTTCGACTAATCTTCATTCAACCTCCTTTTATCTAATCTTTGGTCCTCGCTTCATCGGAACCGGTTTCATCTTATCAATATGTCGATCTGGGAGATTCTTGACTTCATTCATTAACGTGCGAATCTCTTTAACAATCTCGCTCGCCTCCGTCCCTTTCGCCTGATGGCTGGACTGGATCGCTACCGTCTTGCGGTCCTTGTTGAAGAAGCCCTTGGACAGCACGAAACAATGCTTGCCCGAATGCCATGAGACCACACCGATCCACTCGCCATCATCCCAATTGCGAGTCGATATCAAAATCCTGAAAGGTCTCTGCTCGTAAACGTGTCTGATGTGAAAGCCAAGGTTCTTCATCGCTGCCGAGACGAAACCAAGGCATATCTTGGCGAAATTATCCAAGACCTCCTCTGTCGAGGTGCGATAATTGACCTCAACGCTGTACCGCCCCGCTGACGACACCTCGTTGAGGTTCTTCATGCCCTCGGAAGCCTTGTTCTCTTCACGATATTCTGAAAAGTTTTTCATACTTGCCTTTTCTCAATAACCATTAAATAGCATCAGTATAGGGTGATGGGAAGCAAATCGCCGTACCTATAGATCAAATCTTCTTGCCATTGCTTCAATTCGTCGTTGCCTTCCTGGAGCAGAACCGTCCCGTCAAGCTGCATGCCGCTGTTCGCCGGACCGTAACTTCCCTGGTATTTCGACCTGATTCTGCCCAACATGATCTTGGCATAAGCCAATGCCCCCGCCCTCATCGCCTGGGTCGACTTGTTCCAGTCCTTGCACTTCTGAAGATAATGAACCACGACAGCCTGTCCGCTGAACGGAGTCGGATACAATTTGATCGTGCCTTGGTCGCCGAGCCACTCCCAGCCACCGGTCTGGGACGAGATGTTGGCGAACATCTGCTCGTACTGCTTGTACAATACCCACTCGCCCATGTGACCCCAGATCGGCTGGAGTGGGTCAATCATGCCACCGCCTCCGACCGAGCCGTAACCACCACCAGGATAGAAGTATTCCAGGGGCAATGCTCCATCCAGGTCCCTGGCACTGAAGGCGATTTGAGGAGTCTCCTTATAGAAGACATTGCGGACAATGCCCACATCGGGTGGCATCTTGTAGACGCTACGACCAGGGGTGGCATTGAAGACGTAATATTGGAAGTATTCCCTCGGTGCGTAATCCTCGAAAACATCCAATGCCAAATCAACAGCGTGATCGAGTTGCTGCTGGTCTAGCTCGATACGAACCGTCGGAGCGCCCAACATGAAAAGAATGTGGTCCTTAATTTGCTCCCGCGTCCTCTCACGGTTACGGCGAGGACCGATGTTGGACGGACAAGGGAACCCGCCGTCGGCTCCCCCGTTACATGATGAAGTCGGGCAATTCGCCTGTCCCTGGCTCGGGCGTCCCATGATAAACGTATTGTTCCCACAATTCGCCATAATTCCCCCCTTTAATTAACTGTCGCTACCTCATATATACCCTCTAGACTTGAAATAGCTATATCAGTTGGGATAGATCACAATGATTAAGATTGAAGATTATATTATGGAACCGGACACCCTGGAAATCTACGGGGAATGTGCTGTGTATACTCCAACAGAGTTTCAGGAATACATGAAATACCTTGAACTACTTGAGGAGATTTACTCAACTGCCGGGCGTCTATTGCCGGGCATCTACAACAAATTCGATGCTTTTTTCGGCTTGTCGGAAAATGACCAGCCCACGCAAGACGCACCTCAAGATGATCTGAATGCTGACTGGAATCCCCAAGGTACTATCAAGAAGTACCAGATGCAGCCGATCAGCCGCGAGAACATCCTCTTCAGCCGAAGGCTAATCAAGTCGCTCAACCAGGTTCCATTCGAAGCAATGCCCGGCTTGCTAGGAAGGACCCTGATGAGTAGCGACCCGGTGGCACAGCGATATATCGGCGACGGGTTCCAGGGTGCCCTGAGGTATCGCAAGAAAACCGGCAATCAACTGAGCAATTATGCCGTGGAAATGCGATTCCTCAAACGAGGAAAACCGAGACCAAATATTATCGACCCAAAAACGATGACGACGATCCCACTGCTTCAGGCAATCGTGGCTCCTAGTCGCGTAGAAGCGATTAAAAAATCAAATGGTGGCGATGTTGTCATGTATGACAGTAAAACCATTTCCAAAGTCATGCCGACACCTAACCCGCATCCGGGATACCTCTACGACGGCAAGGACGACCAAGGCAATACCCTCTTCAATGGCAAGGGCGGCACTCGTCCCGAATTGCAAGGATACTCACAAGGTGTTTTCTTGCCCTATAGAGACCTTGCCAGTCAAATTGAAACCCCGGTTGGAGCGCCACGTGGTTATTGGACCGACCCCGAGACAGGCAAAAAGTATCCTTTAAGGAAGCAAGGAACCGTAGGCACGAGCCTGGAACCACCCGAACCGAATGACCCGGATTCATATCTCGGCAAAGTTCCCGCTGCCCTCGGCTACAAGCCCATGGCTACCGTTGCTGGAAGCCGCAAACAACACGCTGATGCCGACGAGGAGCCATTGGAGCCGGGAGAAGGCGAACAAGGTCTTTACTACGACAGAAACAAAAGAACCGGAGGCGCTGGGACATTTGATAAGGCATTCAGAAGAACCATCCAATATCACGGAGAAACTCCCGGATCTTTTAATCAAAGAACATTCCGATATCTGCTTCACAGGTTAAGAGGAGGCAGCACAACTACTGGTCTGGTGCCAGACAAGAATCCACGCCCACATATGACTCGCGCCCCCAACGCCGACGAGCAAGGCAACGCACGTAAACGAGCCAAGAGACAATTGGTCCCCGGCGAAACCTCACGATACAGGACGGAGCCAGCGCATGTGGTCCAGGCATCGCCCGAAAGGACCAGTGCCTTGACTTCGTTCCTGGCGAAAGACCCGGATTACTATCAGAAGCAAATTGATTACTACAATTCCATCGGACGACAGGACATTGCACAGAAATTCCAGGCTGAATTGCAGAATTCCCAACAGGTCCCCATGGCAGTCGGTCGGATGCGACAGAACTTCGCTAATCCAGGATCTCAGCCTATCGGGGCTCAGTATGGCGATTTCGGCAAAGGACTGGAAAAAGTAGGAACCGGAGAATTCTACACCAGTGGTCGCAACAAGGGCAAGGAAATCCTTAAGGCAAAGCGAGAAAAAGGGATCGACAGCAAGGGCAAAGAGACTAGCTCCCAAGTAAAGCGAACCCACGAGATTCCTATGATCAGGAAGGTAATTTCCAACCTGTTCACTTTGGTTCCTGTTGCCGATGAACAAAACCCGATCACCATCTCGGCAGCATTGGCTCAAGAAATAAACGCCATCCAAGAAAAGTCCAAAGGAAAAGGAATCAAAAATGTGAAGCTTACCCAAGGTGACAATAGCCCTTCCGATCAGGCTATTCGAGCCAATTACGGCAAGCAAAACAAGGATGAGGGGGGAGTAGTCCTCTACCTCGTCGGACAAGCTGCCAGTGGAGAAGGCGAAAATGCGAGGTATTTTGTTCATCCTAACGACAAGACCTACCGCAAGAAGCGATGTTATTTCGCCAAGCTCGACGAGAATGGTGAGGTCTTGTTCGCCTATACTAAGACCAAAAAAGATATAGAAGAAAAAGACCAGCCCATCCTTTCACCAGGCGTACTCAACCAACACATGGGCGGCGCGATTGCTGCTGCCTATGGTGGCATCAATGCGGCTCCAGCGGGCGAAGAAACTAAAATGCCGCACCAGGACTATGACAAGCATATGACCGCTTTGTATGGTCCACCCGATGAAAACGGCAACTACAATACGAACCAACCATTGAACACCAAAACCCCCACCGGCTTGAGTGTTTCTATCTACAACAACCTCGTCAGTGGTGTAGACCATTATCTGGAAAGCAAGATCGATAAAAAACTCACGCCAGACCTCTATCGTCGGATGAAAGGACGAAGGGATGATATCATACAAGCTGCGTACAAGTTAGCATTGTTGAACCTGAATAACGGGCAAATGCTGGACACCAGGGCTGGAGACAAGTCGAACTTCAACCTGAGATATATGCAGCATCAATTCCCCCACCTTTACGCAACCATCAGGCAACTCGACAATGCCGTAAAGAAGGGGATGGTCCCAGCCAAGATTCTCCCGTCCATGATGACGCTCAAGGAATTCGGACGGTTCATGAAGAATCCCGATGTTCAGGAATTCCTCAATGCCAGAGATGAAAATGGCAAGGGCAATATCAATGTTAAAATCAAAACCAGAAACATCATAAGACGAGATGGCAAGGAACGAGCTTACAGGAAAGCCTGGTCGCCCGAAGATATGCAGTACCAGACCGATGCTTCCGGTCATGTGCTTTCGCCCGATGAAATGCACGATCCGGATGTGATCCACAGGGGATATACGAAAAGCGCTGTTGGCTCGAAGCAGCTTGAAGACATGGTCAATAACGCCCGACGAATGTATATTCGATGGATGGGCAAGGACATGGTCCGCAAGGTCATGCAGTCCGAAGAGTTGGCTAAAAAGTCGAACAAACTCAATAGAGGTGGAGCCTATGCCGATGGTGTCGACCTCGGGATGGAAGCGGCAACCAAAGACCACAGATTGGCTGTTGCCGCTGCCGCTGCAAAGGAATCCGGAGTGGGATACAGTCGCTACCGTGGGAAAATGGCGCAACTCATCGAGCAAAAAAGAATCGCCGCTGCTATGATCAAGAGGGAGTATGATAAGGCTAAGGCAGAAAGCGAGATGAAGCCCAATAGCCAAGCTCTAGCAGCACTCGCCATTCGTATGGGTATGAAATTAGACGCCGCTCTGATCGATTTCCAAGCGTACATCGACCTCAAGAAAGATGCCTTGGAAAACGTAAAAGTTGATCCGGAAACGGGGGAACCTTTGACCTTGGACAATCCCGATGCCTTGAACATGTACATTCTAAGGCACATGCCGTCCGAGGTCGCCGAAGTAGAACACCAGGTCGATATGGGAATGCAATTGGATGCTGCGAAGAAGATCAAAAAGGTCCGTCCGCTCAGCCCCGACCAAATTAAAGAGGAAATCAAAAACCGTGTGGTGTCGAGCGGCGGAAATCTTAAAGACCCCGAAGGCGAAGCCCTTGGGTATAATTTGATCGAGGGAGAACCCAGAGAAAGACAAGACGCCTACAGTGCCTTGGTCGCCCTTTCACGAGGACAAAAATACGACGACCATGGAGACCTTGTCGATATCGACAAGGATGAAGCATATGCCCTTGAAAGCGTTGCCGAATACCACGCTCTCGATACCCTGCAAACGGGAGAATATAATGACAAAACAATTGATCAAATTGTCAAACTTATCAATGCTTTGGACAGCCAAGGAATTATGCCCCATTTCGTACACGCAGCCAGAATGATCATAAGCGATCATAATCATGGAGGTGGCAAATGAAAACATTCAGGCAATGGCTAAGTGAGATGGTCGGAACTGGTGCTATCTGGGACGGGACCAAGAGTCCCGATTTCCAGTGGTGGGGAGACCCGAGTTCCGCCATCAACCCCAAACCAAAGAAGAAAAAAAGAAAAGGCAAAAGTAAATGAATCTCATGGATAAAATGGTAAACCCCCGTGGGGCTGCCGCTAAAAAATGGCTCTCTGAACTCCTCAAAGACCGCTATCCAAATCATGACCAAATTGTCGAACGAATCAGCAACGTCATCGTAACCGACCAAGATATGCAGAACTTCGGCAAACTAGCCGTGGATCTCTACGAGGTCGGTTATATCAAATGCATGAATGATTACAAACGCAAACTCGATGAATTGGGCATCAAGGTCTCGATCGTCCCCGAGAAAAAATGACCTTAGAAACTAGGTTGTTCGTTGGAGGGAATGCACAATACCTTGAGACCGATGCCGGACGTTTCCGTGGCGTCGACCCGCCACCAGCGGGCATGTCCCGTCTGAGGATAGATGATCGAGCCGGGAGTGATCTTCTTGTTGGTCGTCCACAACGCCAACACCAAATCAGTTCGATCCACTATGTTGGCGTCGAATTCAATTTTATTGCCGTAGCTGATAGTCCTGTGTTCCTCATCGTACAATTCGTCTCGATAGACCTTGATGGTTCCAGGCAGGCAATGAATCCTCGCCATTCTCTTGGTCGCCGGAACAGGGGCAGGAGTAGGCTCCGGGGGGTTCTCAGGGACCAGGACAGGTTCAGGGAGAGGGAGGACCGACTTGGGTTCCGAAATCACCATGGGTTGCTCGACAACGACCTTGGGAGCGGGCGTCGGCTCCGGGGGAGAAGGTAGAGGTGCAACTTGGTTTTTTGGGTCAGGAATAACGATATCTTTCCAGGAGAAATTATGGAAGACGATTTTGTTGATGTCCCATCGAACCTGGTCCTTCATCAACGGATTTGGACCTCTTAACCTGTAGACCGTGCCGTCTTTATTCATAATAGGCATGAAAGACACCAAGACAAAAAACTATTTCAAGCATATATATTACATCTAACAATGATACTTTGTCCAGGGCAAGAACTTAAAACTCTGCGCATTTCTCGACTAATATAAATTGTACCCCCATTAATGGAGCAATATAAAATATGGCACTCACAGTTCCTCTCGTAAGCGGCGAGTTCTTGATGTTGCAGTACATCTTGGGCATGAAGTCGATCAACACCTCGATGACCGCTTCTTCTACCCAAGGTCCCGTCCTGCACCTCTACTCGAATGATGTCACAATTGACAACAGCACCGTGATCGCATCGCTGACCCAATGTACGTCTTCGGGCTATGCCCCAATCACTTTGGTCTCAACCAACTGGACCACAACCCAGACCAACCCCGCTGGCATCACCACAGGTATCTATAGCCAGCAAACCTTCACATTTAACACCAACGCAATCGCTTATGGATATTACGTGACCGATACCTTGAATAACCTGCTCTTTCTTGAAAGGTTCTCGGGCGCTCCATTCTCTCTGCCCGACGGCGGGGGCACGGTGGCAATCTCGCCCAAGATTACTTTAGCTTAAATTTAATCACCATAAAACATAAGGAATCATTGTGATTCCTTATGTTTTATTTTATATCTCAAACATTTGATGGGTTTCAGGAATGGCGAGACGCCATCGATAAAGTCTTGGTAACTTTGAGTTGGGATACGGATGCACCAATTGTCGTTTTTTCTACGATTTAGGGAAGATTTTATCGAGAAATTCTCTAACATTTCTTGTAATTTTTCATTATCATCTTTTGTAAAGCTTTGAGAAAATAAATAAATTGCTTTATTTTGACGAGAATTACAACCGTCATCGGCATACCAATAAGCGATAGTTTGCCAAGTTAGAGTCAAATCATCGGGGATGATTTTCTGAGAATTGATCTCATTAGGGAACAGATACCATTTTTCTCTTAGCTCGGTGAAAAGAGGATGTGTAGATGTTCTAAACATCCAGCTAGGAAATTCCTTTCCATTCATCACTTTAGTGGTTCTTCTCATTCCGGTGGAAAACGGAGATAGGATTTCATAAGCCAATTCTACATACTCTTTATTTATTTCTTTTTGTCCAAAAGAAAAGCGGTTATTTCTGACATTATCTGAATCTTTATTTTTGCAAGGAATTGAACCATCTCCTAGCATAAATCCATTTAGAACTTCTTTTTGGTCTTGAGTTAAAGATGCTGGTAGATGTCCATACAAAGCGAAATCAGTAGGGCATTTTCTTTCATAATCTATTTCAAATCTTTCGATTGCGTTTAAGACAGCGGTTTTAGAAACGCCGAGTTGATCCGCTATCTCTTGTTGATTGAAATTAGTTGCCAAGGACGATATCAACTCAGGGGACTGAATCGTATATTGATACTTTGGTATTGGTTGGATTTCAATATTCCAATCCTTGATCAATCTTTCTATTCTTGCCTTAGAGACATTGTATTGTAAAGCAATTTCCTGAATTGAAAAATCATTCCTTAGCTTTTCAAGGGTTTCCCTGTCGATAAAAGAATGCTTGCACTCATATTCTGTGAGGTCATAAGAGACCATCAATTTCTGAATTGTTTTTAAGGCAAAACCAAAATGAGACGCACATTCTGTGTAGGTGTGGTCAAACAAGAACGATTTTAATTCTTCCCGACTTGGTTTTTCTTTTGTAGAATTTCCATAGTATTCTCGTTTGGTTAATCCATATTTTTGAATTAGTTTTTCGACCCAATTTGCCGATTTTCCGTAGTGCTGAGCGATTTGCTTGATTGTGTGCTTAGATCGAAGTTCGGCAAGTTCTTCTTTTGTAGGTGTATTCATAGTGATGGTTATTTTACCACTTAAAAATTACCAAGTCAATCCTATCTTTTGAATTATAAATACTTCCATGATAACCAACCCAGATGGAACGCCATATCAAGTCACCGGAAGTCTGCAAGTCTTTAGTCCTAATCAAGAGGAAAAAGAGTTGCTCAACGAATTCGATGCCGAGATCATCAAGATCAACGGTACTCCGATTCTGTACTACGAATATCTTGCCGATGCCAATACCATCGACCCGCTCTATTGGGAAGCCAGGGGAGCCATCTTCTCTCAGGTCCCCGTAGTCCTCTACGCGGCTTACGACCCGATTACTTCGCAGAATTACCAGAACATGTTCGGTATCGACGCACCGGACAACATCACCTTCGAGTTGAACTACCAGGCGACGGTCGAGGCGATTGGTCACATGCCGCAGGTGGGATCGCGGTTGTTCACCCCGCACCGGGGCGAGAATTGGGAGATTATCCAGAGGAGTGCTGGCGACTGGAAGTTGTGGGGGCAGATCCGCATGATCCTGGAGTGTGTTCGATTCCAGGAGAGCAAGACCAGGGGCGAGGGGAAGATCACGCAAACGCCCAATCCCTACAAGGTGAATTAACTCCGGTAGACGAATTCGATGGGGTTGCCTTGCGGCTCGACCTTAGTGATGAGCTTCAGGGGGACGTGAGGCTTGGGGAATTTGGTCACGATGAGGACCGGGGGTTTCTGTCCGGTCCAGAACTGCATGTAGCCGCCTGGATTGGCGTTCTTGTTGAGCTTGAATGGTTTCATAGTAATTGACCGTGCTTTCTGAAGACCCAATCGGCGAATGGGAATTTCTTGTTCCGGTAATAAGGATGCATCAACTGGAGGTCTTGATCTTTTTGGTGATTGTTGGAAGCCCCGATTTCCTTATCCATGCTCCCGTGGAATCGGTCTCGGGCGAGTTGCTTGATCCGTTGGATGGGATCTTGGGGAGGCTCGGGTTGTTGTCGCTGTACTTGTGCGGGTTGCTGTGGTTGTTGCTGAGCCTGATGTTGCGGCTGAGGCGATATAGTTGGTCGCTGTCCTGCCATCCGATCTAATTCTGCCAGGGTGAGGTCGTAGGATTTCTTGTTTGAATAGACGTATATGTAAAGTTCAAGTTGTTCGGCTTCCTCTTCGTCCTGAATATGGTTAGCGATTTCGCTCATGCCCTGGCTAATGGCATAGATGTCATTTTGGTTAAGGGTCCAAGTTTCTATGTTATGGTCATCGACTCGCTTCCAGCCCCAATGCTCCATAGCGTATTCTCTAGGATCACCTTGACCGTTGGCGATTTGGAATTCCTCGTCGCTGATTTTTGCCCTGGAGAGTGCTTCGTGCAGGAACGAGTCATAGTCTTCATCTTCCCAAGCAAAATCCAGTTCTTCCACTTCTTTCTGATTACCTTGCTCTTCGGCTTCTTGGCGTTTTTCTTCGTAGATTCCTTCGGCGGCTGATTTCTTGACCTCATCCCAATCAACATAATCATCGACCTGAACATCTAATCTATCGGCGATCATCCTCTGCATATGATCAATCACATAACCTTCGTGGTTCATGTCGCCAATGTCTCCATCGGCATACAAGGTGCCGCCATCTTCTGTGATCCAGTATTCGCCGTTGATTTCCGGAGCATCGTCCCAATTCTCAAGCCAAGCCACGAATGTTTTCATAGAATCTATTTACACTTCAGCTTATAACCTTTGATTTTCTTAGGCTCTTTGATTTTACTTGCCAATGTCTTTGATATATACTGATCCACACCTTGTTCGCCATCCTTATCGTTGATTTTGCTCATCGTTTTGTATTTATTGTCGAATTTATGACCAAGATGGTCTGTGTAATGACGGGTGCAGAGTAGGCTTCCATGCTTGCCAAGTTGCTCGTCTCGCATCTGTCTGGTCGCGATCTCTTCTGGGGTCATGTGTTCGACCTTGTAATCGACTTCCTTGGGGAGGAAGAGGAGTTGGGCGTAGGGTTGGTTGGGCTTGAAGACGTGGCATTGACCGGGCAAAGGTGCCTTGAATGCGATGAAGAAGATTCTGGACCACCATTCTGATTCGATATGACCGGCGACGGGGATGGGTACGGTTCCGGTTCGGTCGGTATAGAAGCTAGGGTGTGGCTCGATGCGGGTGACGATTCCCGGAGTGGTCTTGAGGTCGAGGGACGAGGTGAATCCGTAGTGATGCGGTGCGAATGACATGAACGGCGGCATTTTGATGCCGGTGATTTGTTCTTCGGCGGAGAAATCGCCTTCGAAGGTGGTGATATCGTTGTGGTCGGTACGGACGACGCATTCATTCTTGAAGGGGTAAATGAGTTCGAGACCGTAGGTAGAGGCATCGACGAATGGTTTACAGTGCCACGGTTGTGGTTTTGAGTTATTGGAGTATCCTTTTTCTCCTGCCCATCCTGGGATTTGGAGTTTGATTCGTTGGGGTGGCGTCCCCTTGAACCAGGTGCGGAATTTAATCTCGATCAATTCCATAGAATTTCTCTATTAAGGTTATATCTATAAGTAATGGAGTCATAAAATTTAAATGAGTCAAAACAACTTAGATCCTTGTTCAGTACCTCAACAACATCTTTATATTGAAGACCCGGCACCTGCTAATTGCCCTGAATCGTGCGCCGATCCTAGTTTGCGTACGGTCCAGGGTTTTGATTTAGGTTGGGACAGTGGTGAGTGTGATGTTCGGGATGGTGCTGCGGCGTTATGCGATCCGATGCAGACGGGTCATATTATCAATGACTTGGAGAATCCGAGGCATGATGTCATTTACCGGTATTCGAAGGGACTTCGCGGCTGCGACACGGCGATGCAGGATTTATTCCGAGACATTGTGGTGTTGGACAATGATGGGAAGGCGCATCGTGTGCCGATCATCATAGCGACACAGGAGCGAGCGGTCGCGGCGATTTTGCAGGAGAATGTCCATCAGGACAGTACGGTTGTGGATCGCATTAAGTTACCATTGATGTCGATATATGCGAATGGTTATAATTACAATCAAAGTAGGTACATATATCATCGGGCATTAGAATATATACGAGAAGTACGACCGCAGGGGACTCCTGGTTGGTTAGCGGATCAAGGGAAGGTTCCGACTGATGTTTACGGTGTTGCTCGGGGCATCCCGATAGATATTAGTTATACGCTTTATGTATGGACGATGTTTGTTGAGGACATGAATCAAATCCTGGAGCAGGTGCTAACAAAATTTTCCCCCATTGCATATATACGAATACGCGGTGTCCAGTGGGAAACCAGGGTCAAACTAGACTCAATTGCTTCTAACATTGATGTTGAACCTGGGGACAAGAATAAAAGAGTGGTCAAGTTCGAATTCGGAATGACTGCTGAGACATTTATTCCTCAACCCATTGTTCGCAAGAAGGCGGTGCTCCGGACTAGGACTGAAATCTTAGACGGGCTAAGTGTAGAGGATACGACGAGGGTAATCGCCCGCATAGAGGAATCAGTTAAGGAAGAGTAATGTATAAGATTACGAATAAGATAAAGAGTCCGGTGCAGGTACTTGTCAGGTCATATACAGAGGTGCCTGGCAGTGGAACTCGTGCCTTTACAACGTTGAACATTCCTGGTGTTGGGGCAGGCAATAATGTGTATATGCTTGAGGATGAACGTCATCTTCCCGAATATACAGAGAGGCTTAAGAAAGCCAAAATGATTGATGTCCAGCACGTACCAAATAAAATTCGAAAGGAAAGCTAAGCAATGGCGATATTAACAGGATTTCCGCCTTCGAACACGATCAGCCCTAGCGTGCGGATTGCGGAAACAGACCTTACATTTGTCGCCCCGGAACAATCGTTTCACCGGGCGGGGCTGGTAGGTTTTGCTAGCAAAGGACCCATCAATATTCCCACCAAGGTCACGACCATTCGGGAGTTGACTCAGAAGTTTGGATATCCGCATCCTGATAGCGGTGATCCTTACATGTTGTATGCAGGTCGATCATATTTGTTGGTGGCTTCGGAGCTTTACGTAGTCCGAGTAGCCCAGACCGAGAACGTGAATTACGAGCAGGCTTCGACGGCATCCGTGGATGTTCCTGCGGCTGGAGGGCAGATCGAGATCATCTCGAACGTCGCCGGACCTTATGTGTTCGATGTAGACAGTTTCTTCCGTTTCCGCCTGAACGGCGTTCTTTCGGTCAAGACTTTGGTCGTATTGTCGGGCAGTTACACGGCACAGGCTTTGACTGATAGTTTGAATGAGCAGCTTGACCCGCAGGTTGACGGGATTGAGTTCTTTGTCAGCACGTCGTCTCCCAGCACCTTCATCGGCGTGAGGACGACCTTTGCTTTCGGACCTTCGAGTTCTTTGGAATTGGTCTCGGTTCAGGATAGCATCTACGGTGGCGCTCCGGTGAGCATGTCTGGTACGAACATCACTGGTTTGGGTCAGAGCATGACTCAGGCTGTTTTGATCGGGACCGCCGATCGTTATCCGTTCGCCTATAACACTGCTGGATTCTATGATTTCACCGACATTGATACCGGTGCTAATCTCTTGATCGTGGTTGACGGGACCGACAACGTTCTCGTGGACAACATCGTCCAGACGGTTGACCTTGATTCTTTGGTTGGTTCGATCCATGCGGCGGCTGATGTGGTTGATGCGATCAACGACCAGAAGATAGAGAATGGCGGCACGTTGCCTGGCGGCTGGGAAGCTTATTTGGTTGGTTCGAACGTCGCCCTCAAGACCTTGACTTATGGTCAGGACGCTCGCCTTCGCGTGAAGGGTGACAGCACGGTTGCCGACGTATTCGGTTTCCCTGATTTCACCTACACGGGGTCTTCGCCGACGGGTACGAGCGGTGGTTCGACCTATGCTTACGGCATTGTTAATGGCGACACAAACGCATCGAACACCACGACTTTCACGCTCACGGCGGATTCTCCGGGGCAAGACGGCAATGCGACCGACGTGGTGATCCACAACGACATCAGGACCGGCACCTTCGAGATTGACATCTACAACAATGGTGTTCAGGTTGAGTCGTGGGGCGGCTTGGTCAAGGACCAGAGCAGCAGTTACTACGTCGCTACCTATCTGTCGCAGGTTTCCGAGTGGATTCGTATTCAGGATGTGACTTCCGTCCCGGCACCTCCGAAGGATGGCACGTACAACCTGCTGGGCGGTTCGGACGGTATTCCTTCCGACCCGGATGTCCAGGACAGCCTCTTGGTTGGCAATGCGATCGGCTACACGGGGCTTTACTCCTTGTCGGAGCCTGAACAGATTGATATCGACTTGATTGCGATTCCTGGTCATTCTTCGACGACGGTTGTCTTGGGCTTGCTTGATTTCTGCCAGAATGTCCGCAAGGACTGTATGGCGATTATCGACCCGCCATTTGGCTTGACGGTCAGTGAGATTGTGGCTTGGCAGAATGGTAGCCACCCGCTGAACTCGACCCGATTTGATTCGGACTTCGCGGCGTTGTACTGGCCGTGGGTGAAGATCCGCGACACGTTCAATCAGCTTGACATTTGGGCTCCGCCGAGCGGAAGCGTGATGGCGACCTATGCGTATTCGGATCGCATCTCGGCTCCTTGGTTCGCTCCTGCGGGCATGACTCGTGGTATCGTGCCGGGCATCACCGACGTTTTCAGCCGACCGACCTTGGAAGAACGCGATTTGATGTATGGCAATGCCAATGCGATCAATCCTATCGTCCAGTTTGTGGATGTTGATGGCTTCTTGATCTGGGGGCAGAAGACGCTTCAGCGTCGTCCGACCGCCCTGAACCGCGTCAATGTTCGCCGAATGTTGTTCGTCGCCGAGAAGCAGATTCGGGCGGCAGCACGAACGCTGCTTTTCGAGCCACACGATGATGAGCTACAGCAGAAATTTGTTCGAATTGCGACCGGCATCTTGAACAACATGAAGGTGGGGCGTGGCATAACCGACTTCATGGTGATTTGTGATTCTACACTGAATACACCGGCTGTCATTCAGAGAAACGAACTCCGCGCTCAGATCGGTATCAAGCCGATGTACGCGGTTGAGTTCATCTTCATCGAATTTGCCCTCTTCCCGCTCGATAGTTTCACCGAATCTGGCACCGGACAAGTATTCTAACATGCGAAATTACCGGGGAGTATCCTACTCCCCGGTAATGCCCTTTGAATGACCTCACGATTAAGGAGACGAATATGGCACAGCCTATGGGTTTAGGACTACTTGGAGATCCAAATATCATCTTCAAGACTAAGTTCCGTTGGACCTTCGAAGTCGAAAATATTTGTGGGCTCGGAGCGGATATTCCGTCGAGCTTCGTTAAGGTAGCGGCGCGTCCGAACCTAGACATTGAAGAAATCCAAATTGATTATTTGAACGCCAGGACGTGGATTCCTGGCAAGGGTTCTTGGAATGAGATCCAAGTTACTTATTATGATGTTTCATTGGCTTCTGGAGTTGCGGTTCCAGCGGGAGCCGACCCGCTCTTGCTCTTCACCTGGATTCGATCGGTCTACGATTACGGCGACCCGATCCAGTTGAACAATGGTGCTCGTCGCAGTGCCTATGCGGCAACCGGAGTCTTGACCCTTTATGATGGTTGCGGATCTCCGTTGGAACAGTGGATTCTTCAGCACATGTGGCCCAAGACAATTGACTTCGGCGACTTGGACATGGGAAGCACGGAGACCTGCGATGTTTCGCTGACTCTTCGTTATTCCGACGTTCAGTTCACGAATCTTTGCGGTCGCCAGCCTCAGCCTCCTTGCTGCAAGCCTTGTAGTTAAGGTTACTCATATACTGGTAGGGTATACACCCTACCAGTATATTTTTTGGAGGTATTATGGCACGCACAATGGGACTTGGAGGCGGCTTACAGGGAGACGCCTGTCTCAAGCAAAGACATCGATGGCTAATGTTTATCCCCAACGTATCATCGGAAGGGACCAATGTTCTCCCGCCCCAGAAGGCTGCACGTCCTAACATCGCGTTCAAGGAAATGTCAGTCGAGCACCTCACGGAGACCCTCTGGTTTCCCAGCAAGCCCGAATACAAGCCGATTCAGATCACTCTCTACGATATCAAGGTAGGCAGCTTCAGCACTCATCCAGTCTTGGATTGGTTTAAGAAGTGTTATGACGCGAGAAGTGGTCAATGGACACTTCCGGGTCAAGGGTTGATGGAGAATGTCCGACTGGAATTGTATGATGGATGTGGGACAACGATCGAGGCGTGGGTATTCGAAAATGCATGGCCGCAACAGATCGACTTTGGGGATTTAGATATGGGAAGTAGCGAGTTAATCACATGCGATATAACTTTGCGATATGCTCGCAGCTATCTCTCAAGTGATTAACTCACTTCGGAGGATCAGTCGTTTTCTTCGACATCGTCGCTGAGATCGTTCCTCAGGATTTCCCTGCATTCCTGCAAGGCGTCTTCCAATTGTTTGGTCTTCCAGGAGAGGACTCGGCAAGCGCCGCTTTTGTTGAGCCTTCCCTTCTTCGTGTACACCTTGTTCTCGTTCGTCAGCAGCGCCTCAACCAAAGGACCGTAACCCTTCGCTGTCAGCTTCTCGATGAGTTCTTGACGTTCGATGATTTCAATAAGATTATTAGCCATATGTGTATATTCTATCACAAATTAAATTAAATGTCAAATAAATTTAAAATTTATTTATAATCATACTCAGAGTTGAGGTTTCTAATTTTAGTGAAGTTCTTGGTTTTAAGGCTATTTGTAATAGACTGGTTAACTTGTGAGTAAAGAAAATCCTGATATTTCTTTTTCAATTCATTGTAATTACGCGCAGTTCGATATTGTTGCCTTAAGTGATTTAAAGTAACAGTGGTCATGTAATTAAATGCTTTGCCCATTTCAGGATTGAACTGGTCCAGTTTGGCAAAACAAATCATAACCCCTTCTTGAATAGCATCATCTAAATCAATATGATTGAATTTCTTATATCTCGCTAGGTTATCGGCTAATGTAAGAAAGGCAATCGCCAACAGGCTTTGTAATTCTTCGTATTCTACGACTATGTTTTTATAGTTTTCTTGGTATTCTTCGAGTAGACCATCTTCCAGAACGAATCCTTCCACGGATTCGTCAAGGGGATTTTCAAGCACACCAATCATCAACTCGTGCTTGACTTTTTCTTTCTTACACTTCTGGAATCGTACTATGACTTTTTCCAGATACTTGTTGTTAAGATACTCGTTGCTCATAATGGTTTAAACACTTGCCGAAAAATGGGTTCATTATCTATGCCTTTCTTCCTAAAAATCAAAATTAGGACTTTCTTTCATTCATTCGGATACTAAACTAAATTAGTATGTCTATATCTAATATAATTTGGGGTCTACTAGACAGCCCCGCCGCTCCCGGTCCGTATAGGGAACTACATAGGTTTTACAAGAAGCAACGTATGCCTCATGAGGCTTCCGCAATAGCTCACTTGATCAAGGTGAAATTCGGCGAAAATGTTGACGATACAAGTTCTGGTGGATCAGGCGACTCAGTCAGAAACCCTCAAGCAATGCCTTGAATCCGTATTTGCCTTGATCCCTTCCAAATTTTGCGAGACCATGATCGGCAACATTGGATGCTCTCAAGAAGTATTTCAATTATTGAAATATTATGACGCAACTATAATTCCAGTCTCTATCAAGAATGGCATGCATCTCTGCCGTAATTCACTCCTGGATCGTTCCCGATACGACTGGCAATTGTTATTGGACCCATGGGAAATGCTGGTCCAGGGGGACATACTGGACCGGCTTCGCACCGACGGCAAAGCCGCCAAATTCTCTGTCATACAAGGCGACCATTTGTCCTATCAGACTCGATTCTGGCGAAAGTCTAAGGCTCGGTTCGTCAATCCGGTATTCGAACGAGTCGACCTAGACGGGGAACCCTCGGGCGGGATGATCATTTCCGGGCACGGCGACACGTTGGCAAGAGACCTAGCTCTCGCCAACGATTGGGTGAATAATGCCCCGACCAATCCCGACCCGTATTACTATCGCGCCTGTCTCCATCTATTCTCGATGGAGAATTACGATAGCTTTCTCCAAGATGCTGAATCCTACTTCTTCATGGAATCCCAGACCGATTCCCCCTCGGCGATCATGATGCGATATTACCTCGCCGGGGTTTATTGCTTCGCCAGGAAAGATGTCCCCAAGGCAATTCAGAATCTCGCTTCTTGCCTCGCAATGCGACCAACGATGGCGGAATTCTGGTGTCTCTTGGGCGACATCTATTACCACCTTATGAGGCAATATGGGAAAGCGGCAGTATTCTATGAGAACGCCATGATCTTGGGATCACGGAGGCTGAATATAGACGCCTTCCCTATGGAAATATCCAAATACGAAGAATACCCCAAGAAGATGTTGACCAATTGTAATGAGATTATTGCCGCTTCTGTTCGTGTGGGGGAAATTCGTAATCGTACGACCCATTGATGCAAAATTCCCTGGTCCTCACGCGGTCGAAATCATTGTTCTCTATGGTTGACTTGAGCAATTGAAACGCTTCGTCGAAGTCATTGGGGATGTCGGCGACTTCGCGATAGTAGTTCTGGATTCCGTACATGCCGCATCCCAAATAAACATCCTTCAAAGATTCAGTTTTTTGGTCATATCCCATGATGTAGCTATTTGGCTTAAAAGATGATTTGTGAATAGAGATACCTTTGTAGATATCGCCAACTATGATCATTGCTGTTTTTTCAGAAAGAAGGGCGAAGTATTGAAGATCGCGACCGGGGAAATGATCTACAAGAGCGGCATAAAGGCGATCGATATCTAGTTTCATTAAAATATATCCAGTTCATTTACGATTACGGTAACATGGTCTTCGTGTCGGGCGATGGCGAGTTGCTTGCGACCGGGTGGCAGGTTACGGAGCTTGGTCTCAAGTTCATCGACATGGCAATTGATAACGCTCCAGTAGTTCTGTGATAGCTGCTTCGCCTCTTCTTCCGGACTCTGATACTCCTTGGACGGGAAATATTTTCTCAGTACGTCACTACAGTCCTGGAGTATCTTGCGGTAGATCGGGACGTTGCAGGCACATCCTGGATTCTTAAGGAATTTCTGGACATCGGGGAGAACGTGGTCGGGAAGTTGGTCACGAAAACGGGCATCCAGGAGCGCCTGCTTGACATCATTCAGACGTATCGTGTTCTTGCTTGGGTTCTGGGACATTGGGTTGACTCTTCGGGACATTGTATTTCTTGAGGGTGACGCCCCTGCCGCACTTGGGGCATTTGAATTTAGGCATCACCGGAATCGGGTCGAATGTTTCGGTCTTGTTGGTTTGCTTATTGAGAACCGGTATCCTGCCGGGGACATTGGATACGGTCCTCGCAACCAAATCCACGTTGAGCGGGTCTTCGACCACCTTCTTGTACCCGCACGGCTCGCAATAAATGACGTAGGTTCTCATAGGCTCTCGTATGGGTACTCCTCATCATCAGGAGGACCGTCGGCAAAAGGAAAGGGGATGGCGGTATTGGCTTCGATATACTCAGCCAGCAACGCGGCGAAATGGGACAGGAAACTCCCGGCGAATCCTGCCATCAGGACAACGGGCAGACTGTGGGATAGCATGACGAATCCCGTCAAGAGTCCAGCCCAGAAGCCGGTACACTGGTAGCATTCAAGAACTTCGAACACCTTTTCGGGCAAATGATCCCTGAGAAAATTACGGGGAACATCGAATATCTTTCCGTAGACCAAGATGTTCGTCAGACCAATCGTCGATAAAATAAACAAGACTAAATTAACCATATTCATCTCCAAAAACATACTTTTACTTCTTCTTTATTTCTTGTAATACAAAAATGAGGAAATAATTCTTGACTATTGAGAGAATTTTCTACATCATCCAAGGAATAATTCAAATTTTTTACTATGTTATAATCTAGAATCTCTTTTTTAATTTCATCGCCTACATGATCGGCGATGATTTCCAAATGGTCGTCGCCGACCGTCTTGATGAAATCCAGTATTGACCTTTTGCCGAGTTGCCGCATCGCTGGCACGTGCTGTGCCAATGTCCAAGAATCAAATAAGGATTTAAACTCTGGCAATTTCCGCTGGAGAGATTTGTCTTGGAAAACGACTTCTTGCGTGGTTGATAAATTAAGTTCAATCATACTAATTTAAAATAATTGATTCGACTCTTCATTGCTCTCCATTTAATCTAGTTTTCAAATAGGATATTTTATGTCTGATGAAACTTTTCGTCCCGAAAGGCGACGACCCACTCGCGACCTTTTCGCCGACAAGGACCCCGGATTGGCTTGGGAAGAGCCGGAAGCTCCGACCAATGTCGATCCCGTACAGCATTCCGAAGCTGTTCAACCGGCAACCCCGGCAACCCCGGCGACCCCGCCCGGCGTTGAAATTCGCGGCAATGTACCACCTCAATTTGCTGCCATGCTGAAGGGGGAAAACACCCGACGTGAAACTTCGCCGCAGCGACCTGCCCCGAGGCCGCAGTCCTTCGGGACGAGCGCGAGCCAGGGTGCCAACAACGAGCACATCGAGTCGCTGTTCCGTCGCCTGACTGCCAAGACTCACCACTATGACGAGGTTCTCCTGCCCTCCAAGGGACGATTCTACAATGGCACGGACGGTCCCACGGACGGCATCATCTACATCCGACCGATGACCGGCGAAGAAGAGCAGATACTTGCTACTCCCCGCTACGTGAAGCGAGGCAAGGCGATCGACATGATCTTTGAAGATTGCATCCAGAACAAGATCACGGCGAGCAAGCTCCTGAGCGTCGACCGGACCTACCTGCTGATCTACCTTCGCGGGATCTCTTATACCCCGATCTACGAGGTTGAGGTCAAGTGCCCCGAGTGTTCACACAAGCATCCAGCACAAATTAATCTTGACGAACTTACGGTCGAGCATTGCCCCGATGACTTCGGATACGATAGCCTCGAAGGAGTCCTTCCGGTTTCCGAATTCAAGTTCTCCTACCGACTGGCATGCGGCGCGGACGATGCCGAAATCAGCCAGTATCGCGAACGTCGATCCAAGGCGTGGGGAGACCAAACCCGAGACGACACGCTCCATTATCGAACCGCGTTGTTGCTGAATGAGGTTGAGGGCGTTACGGACAAGGGACAGATTCAGCAGCTTGCCAAGCGGCTCCCAATCAATGACGTGGCTCACATCCGCAATTTGGTCAATAACCCCCCGTTCGGCGTGGACACGAAAATCGAGATGATCTGTCCTGCGTGTTTCGCGGAATACTCGGTTGAACTGCCGATGGAGACGGGTTTTTTCTTCCCGAGTCGGAAGACGTCGAGCTAAACTGTATTGATTTGTGGAAAAATCTCATGGAAGAGATTTTCCTGTTCCAGTATCATTTAAGAATGAGTAGATTTGATAGCATGACATTGCCCGTTTACGAACGTAAGTGGATCATCCAAAGGTTCATTAGTCAAAAAGAGAAGGAAAACGACGCAATGGAGAAGGCTAAGAAGAAAGCGAAGTGAAATGGTCAATAATTTTTGGGTTGATAAGCGTCGAGAGCGAGAGTTGATGAAGTACCGCGAGGAAATCGCCAAGCATTTCAAGATCACGGTCAGTGAGTTTCTGGGCATGGGGAAGATCGAGCGGTACGAACTACTGGAAGAATACCTCAGGAAATCCAATTCCAAGAAGAAGGGGAAGTAAGTGAAGGAGAGGCATCAGAACCCAACCATCGGCGATACGGTACGGCTGAGGCTGTTCGTCTACAACTCGAACAACCTCGCCGACCTCGTCAGCGTCGATTCTATCAATCTCTACGTTTGCGATCCGACCGCAGCGACCATGGAAAATCCCGAGGGAAAGACCTTGGTCGCCGAACTCGATCCAGCCAATGTTGTCCATGAAAGCACTGGAACGTATTACATTGATGTATTACTTGAGAATCCTCAATTCACTCTGGGCAAGTACACGGACGAATGGACCATCACGGTCGATTCCAACATCCCCGCTCAGGTGGTCCAGAATGAATTCAGGGTCTATCCACAGTTGTGGTATACCACACCAGTACCGGTTGTCTATGATTTTTCTTTCGACTTTCAACCGAACAAGATTCGCAAGGGGTCGAAACAATACCTGCGAATCCGCGTGACGCCCAATGTGCCTCGCGCCACCGACCTCGCCCGCTACTACGAAAACCTCGCAATCGTGGGCGACGTCAAGGTGTCGATCGAGCAGAAGTGTGGTCCGTGTGTCCCCGCCGAGCGTGACCTCAGACTCATCGTCGATGAGGAATCCGTCTGTTACAAAGAGAAGTGCTACGGTTATTTTTTGTTGGACACAGAGGATATGGACTGTGGCGTCTACGGCATCTGGTTCACCTTGTGCATCGGCGGCAATCGCTACCTCTCCGATGTGATGAACTTACAGATTTTCGAGTAAGGATGATCGAATGAGCGATGGAAAATTATACGATGAGAAGCTCGCCGAATTAGCGACCAGTCAATGGCTGAGCGACACTGTCAAGACCGCGACCTCTGATAGATTCATCTTGATGTCGGGAGGTTTCGGCATCCTCAACCCTTGGGTCAAGCGAGCAAGATATTCTTTGATGCCCAACAGGAGCATCGATATCCGATGGTATGACATCAAGAGTCCCGATGGGCGGAATCCCCTGAGGGATTACCTGGTTCACATGTTAAATAGCAACAATTCCGATTCCTTCGTATTGACCAATTACGACGACCTTGGAAGGGAATTCGGAACGATCAGTTTCTACGGGTGTAAGTTGGTCGACCATTTCGCCGAATTCGACTACTTCGTGTCCGACACACTCTCGCACAAATTGGTCTTTAATTTTGCTGATTTCAAATTTGATTGAAGAATTTGTTTGAATTCTTTAGACGTCTGTGATAATATATTCATGTTAGTTATTCCTCGGGAGGTATGACCAGACTCCCAAACACAAGCTCGACTGAGGATAAGAGTTTTCTTTATTTGGTTGCTAGGAAGTATTTCAGTGGGTTATTCTCAACGCTTCGTACTTTGTATTTTAGTTAATGGAGTTCCTCAAAAAGAACTCGCTAATGGCGAATGCCATATCCCGTTTAATTCCCAATACAGTATCCGTCTGAGAAATCGCAACAATCGAGCCGCAGCCGTCCAGATATACATCGACGGCGAGAATGTCAGCGGCGAGGGCTACAAGGTCCCTGCAAACGACAAGGTCGACATCCATCGCTATGCCGAAAAGGACGTAACCTTCAAGTTCGTCGACCTCGAAAGCCCCGACGCCGTAGAATACGGCAAGAATGGTCCTAACCCCGACAAGGTTAAGGGAACCATAGAAGCCAGGTTCTATCTTGAAAAAGAGAAACCGACTCCTGCCAAGGTCGAGCATCATCACCATCATTATCCCCAACCCTATCCAGTCGACCCGTACGGTCCTTGGAAGTACCCTTATCGTCATCGCCCTTACAGTCATAGGTGTCTTAAACTATATGATGATGCTCCTGGGGCAGAATGTAAATCACTAACATCTTTTGATGGAGTGATTAGTACCAATAGTAGCCTTCATGGTTCAAGCACTCCTGTTGAAGAGCGATGGCATCCACCAACAGCGGATGAAGATACTTGGATTCCAATTCGACCCAAGGAAAGCCACGATTTAGTTCGCGAAGGGGCTACCGTAGAGGGAACGGTTTCTGGTCAGAGATTCCACAAGGTCACGATGGACCTCGAAGACAGCTACGTCAGCGTCAAGGTCTTCCTGAAGGGTTACGATGCCAAGCCAGCCAAGGTCGAGGTCGTGGTTCCCCAAGAATCAGTAAACGTGCCGCAGACCCCAGCCAAGTTTTGTACTTCTTGCGGGACTTCAATTCAGCAAGGCAATAAATTTTGTGGTAATTGCGGCGTGAAGTTAGTATAATCAGGATAATGATCCCAGACCGCCTGTGGTGATGCAGGCGGTTTTTTCGGTCAAGGAGAGATCAATTGAAGACATACCCATCTATCCCCTACTACAAAGACCATATCGGCAAATCATGTATCACCTTCGTGAAATACGACGGCTCAAACTTGCGATTCGAATGGCGCAAGAAACGGGGCTGGCACAAGTTCGGAACCAGGAGGCACCTGTTTGATCGAGACCACGCAACCTACGGGGTGGCAGTCGAGATTTTCGAGAACACGCTCGCCGAACCCCTGGAACGGATCTTCTGCGATCACAAGGATTACCGGAGCGTCCCCGAGGTGACGGTGTTCGCCGAATTCTTCGGTCCGAACTCCTTCGCTGGCGACCACGTGCCTGAAGATCCCAAGGAACTGATCCTTTTCGATGTCAATCCCTTGAAGAAGGGATTCGTCTCGCCCCGAGACTTTGTCAAGCACTTCGGGGATCTTCGGTATACTGCCGAGGTGTTGTACGAGGGTGACTTGACCGAAGAATTCATTCAAGACGTGATCGACGGGAAGGTGCCAGTCCAGGAAGGCGTGGTTGCCAAGGGAAATTCTGGACACCAATTATGGAGTTGTAAAATTAAAACCGCGTCTTGGGTGGAACGAGTGAAAGATAAATTCAAGGACAACTGGCAGCAATACCACGATCAGTGAAATAGATTTCAGATGCAATGAAAAAACCGGGGCGAAGTGTATTCAAGTACACTTCGCCTCGGTTTCATTTGGTCAACGTCGAGGACCGGAGATCTTGACTTGGGTTCGGATCGTGTTTCCGTGGCGGTAAGACCGAGTTGAATAAACGCGCATCCGGCCGCCCGAGTAGACGTTAGTGTACGTGCGGGTGGTAGGACCCATCCGATATACCCGAGTGGTGGAGTGGTACTCCCTCGCCTCGCTGGCGTTGAAGGAAACCATCGCGAGCATCAGAAACGCTAACGGCAGCCACTTCTTCATAGAAGTCTCCTGTCAAGGTGTGTGTTGGTGCGGAAACGCCTTTAGGACGTGGAATGAGAATCTCTACAAGATTGGTCCTCTAACCACTCGAACCTAGTGTTAAACGCCTCTAGGGCGTAGAGTAAAAAATATTACGTCTTAGATACCAGAAAGACGGGCAATGTGAAATGCCTCAGGGACGTGAATTGCCAAAGAACTATGCTATCATTGTAGACTCTGTTGATCCTGTTGTAAACTAGATTCTTCCAATAATTTTTTCGCTCTCTGTTCTCTGTCCGAGATCATCGCGAAATACTCGGGATTCTTCTCGATCCCTATGTAGTTTCGCCCGGTTCTAATCGCAGCTTCAATCGTAGTCCCTGATCCGGCAAAGGCATCAAGCACTGTGTCCCCTGGACGTGATGACGATCGCATAATTTTCTCAATCAAAGCCAAGGGCTTTTGGTCTCGGTGACCAAGTCGTTCTTTGCTGAGATGTCCAAGTAACGCCGGACATTCGATCACGTCGCGCGGTAATGCCCCCTTGGAAGTGTCGTAGGGAGTCGTCGAAGACATCCTGCCAGCAGACGGTCGCATTCGTCCATGTAGCTTCAGTGTAGATTCTAAGTAAGGTATCCTCGCTGCATCTTCGTCGAAATAAGAATCAGAAGACTTATAGCCATAAATAATAGACTGCATCGCCATCCGCCAGCGACCCTTGGGCTTAGGGCTGTTCTTGTAATGCCAGACCAAGAAATCCTTGTGCGCAATCTTCAACTTTGAATACCAATGTTCGGCGACGATGCGTTTATCACCGAAGATATAGACGCTGCCTGTATCCTTGAGGACGCGGACGAAATGGGCAAAGTGTTCGTCGATATCAATCATCTCGTAGGGAGGATCGGTCAAGACGAGGTCGATCGAATTGTCGGGAATAAACGGCAGGATTTCGAGGCAATCTCCATGATGGAGCATTATTTTTTACTCCAATTGACGTCAACAGGATACTTAACTCCCGTGACATCATGATTATCGATCCAAATATAATTGCCGCCTCGGGGCTTACCCATCAGGAGCGAATGATGCTTGAAACCCCATTGGTCGAGCCACGTTTTTGTAATCGCCCGCATATCCTCGGTCCGACTCGTGAAGAAGGTCACGATATGACCCGAGTCGTAGAGGTTATTGACGTAATCGACCGCACCATCAAACGGAACCACGTGGGGCATCCGTTCCACTTCCTCATTGGGAACGTCTTCGGTCACACAGCCATCAATATCAACAAGGTAATTAGCCACTTATTTATCTTCCTTAAAAAAATACGCATCAGGAGCCTCCAGGAGCCTCTCTAACGCTACGCCAGTCCACTCCCGGTAGATCAGTTGGTAGTCGAAGGTCATGCCCTCTGGGAGCAAACTGGTGGGTACAAACGCAAGCCATTGTCTCAGGTTACGCTTATAGACCAGCAGCGGTTTCTTGCCACTACGATTGGAATCGGCTGTGACCTGATCGAAGAATTCGTTTAGCTTGGAGTTTCCCTTCAAAAACAAAGAATGGAAGTCTACTTCTTTTTCATATCCGCACTTCGATTCGATTACAAACCCAAAATTATCTGGTCCGACCAAATCCCCCACAAGGCAATCCTTGGCACTCTCTGTAAGTTCAATGCCACGTGCCCAGTAATTTCCTGACCCTGAAGTCCTGCTAAAAGGCAGACCGTGAAATCGAGCGGAGAGCAACTTGCATAAGTTACGTTCCGCTCGATCACCCTTGTCGCCAGAATTGACTTTCTTCTTTTTTTGCTTCGCTGCCTCGTGATTGGCGATGAGGTCTTCGATTTCTTGCTCAAATGGATTTGGTTCGTTGCTCATAGATTAAATGAGCATCAGCGATCCAAAAACTACAAGCATAGCGATCCGCCGTTGTATTCATACGGCGTCGAGCAGGTGTTGGGTGCCTTTCAGGTCGTCGTAGATCATCCTGAGGGCATCCAGGTTGTTCTGGAAGTCCTGCGGGGTGATCGACCCTTCGCCTGCCAGGTTGGTTGCGGTGGTTTCGATGTCCGAAACCAACTGCTTGATTTGCCTCACGACGGCTTCGAGACCGACGAGGTCGAATGCGGAATTGGAGTTCTCACTGTTATCGTTACTGTAGCCCACGGCATGCCTTTCGATTGAGACCAATTGATTGTTCTTGTCGATTTTATATGACGTCATCCCTTGATAGGGCGACTCTACCGGGGCGAGTTCAATCAACTCGCCATCCTCGTCATCCCGCAGTGTGTCATCGTGATCATGGTAATCGTCACTATCGATGACATAATCGTCATGAGAATTCTGGTCAGTGTAACGGGCTTGATTGCCGTCCCAGGTCAGTTGAGGAGCGTAGTGATACTCCTCATCGATGTGCTCATGCCAAGCATCATTGCCGGTCCGATGCTGCTGATGGTGCTTCTTGTTCTTCTTGTGATTATGGCGATTGTTGGGAGTATTCCAGGTCGTTCCCGTAAGCGGCTCATCGTTGTCGCCCAGACCGGAGACAACCGTGAGCTTCTTGGATGGCGGCAGGATCGGGAAGATGGGTCCTTTTTCGTCCCATGGAGTGAACTCGTTCTTTCCATCCAGGACGAAACGATAATGCCCGTGACCCTGTCCTTCGACCGTAGGATGATCGTCATCAACCGAGAAATACCACGCTTCTTCGGTAGGTAATTCCCTGATAGTGTGCTTGCGACCGCCGAGGATGCTTAACGCTTGGGGACACTCCCTCAAGGCGGCTGCCCATATCTCGGGCGTCGATACGAAGAAGATTTGCCCCAGATGTTCGCGGGCATCGACTGCCCAGAGCGGACGCTTGCTGTTGTGGAAGAGCCAAAGGTCGCGGCGGCTCCCTTCGTGTCGCTCTCCGATGGCGACCGCCATGTGGGAATCGTTGACGTGGCTGAATATCTGCCGGATTCCGAGCAAGCTGCTGGTGATGTCTTCGGGAATGTCGATCCCTTCCAACGGGTCATCGGGGACTGAAGCCCTCGCTGCCTCGAATATCCTCAAGAGTATCTCGGAATCGCAGTCGGACCGGACGTTGTATCGCTTCTTGAGAAGCGCATATTCCCAGATTCGACCGTTATGGATGAGACCGACGCTCTTGTCGGTGTTGGTGAAGGGATGGTTGTTCTTATTGTACTTGGCATCGCCGATCCCCACCGAAGACGCACGGACATGCATCAACAGAAGGTTCGGATTCATGTTCTTCAGGTTTTTCCAAACGTCGCTGTGGACGAATTGGGTTGCCTTGCGAGGCTCCTTGTGGTACAAGACCACTCCATCGTCGCCTGCGGTGCAGCCCCAGAATCCCGAAGCATCCGTGCCGCGAATCTCGCTCTTCTCGAACAACTTGGTCGCAAGTTGAAATGTGGCACGTGGGTCTTTGCTTTTGCCAATGAATCCGCTTACACCACACATATTGACTTCTCCTGTCGTATTTCTGACCATAGATTCCGATTCCATGGTCTTATCTCAATTCTCAGTTATCGTTGCCCACCGTCAGAATGTCGAATTGGATTTCCTCAGGGCGATCACCCCACCACACAAAACTCCACTTGTTCTCGATGGTTGGAGGTCCTAAGTCTTCGTCTGTGGCTGCAAAGGCACATGCGCCTTCTTTGGGGCGACGGATGGAAAATGGGGGAAGCGATACAGTAGCCACTAAGGCGTTTTCTTCCGGGAATTCTTCGAGAGCCAGAATGACCCCCATCTTCCGACTATGGTCGACCAGCCAAGGAAAGTTTCGGAGTTCGACCTTATTCATCGGTCGGATTATAACCCGGTCGCCTATCTTCGGCTTGCGGATCGGGACCTCGGTTTTTGGCTGGAAAAACGCCAGCAACTTCTTCAGAAAGGCAGGCAACATTGAGACGAGTCCAATGGGTTAAAACCCAGGAGAGGAGACCTCTCCCAGGTCGAATCAAAGGATACTTTACCACAGATTGAAGTCTTAATCAAGGTCTGCGCCGACTTGATTCAGGGGAGTGCCGAGCTTTTTAGAGACAACCTGGAGTTCGTAGACAACGCTGTTCAGCGTGGCTGGGAGGTCGCCCTGCTCGTCGATCGCCTTCATCAAGGCAACCCCAGCCTTCTGAATTTGTTCAAGATAGGGGCGTTGTTGCGCCGACCACCGACTCCTCAGGATTTGCCGGATCTGATTGACGACCTGTTCGACGAGGCGAGTCAGATGACGGGAACCCATGTTCTGCGAGTCCGAGGCGAGTTCCTGAACGGCGTTGAGGACATCGCCGATTTTAGCACCGAAATACTGTGATTCCTCGTTGAGCAAAAAATTCTTGAAATGAATATCCATCTTATTCCTTATTGACACTATTACTGTTGAATCTGGCGGTTGCGGCGGCAATCAACCCGTCAAAGAGGGGAGCCGGGGTGCCAAGGCGAGACTTGAACTCGGGATGCGCCTGAGTCCCCACGAAATAAGGATGTAAATCCTTGCTCAATTCCATGATCTCTACAAGCCCGCTTTCCGGATTTCTCCCCGAGGTATAAAGCCCGCTCTCAGCCAATTGGTTGGCATAAGTCGCATTGACCTCGTAGCGGTGGCGATGTCTCTCGGTGATGTTCCGCTTCCTATAGACCTCATAAGCAAGCGTGTCCTTGGCGATTTCGCAGCTAAAACTCCCGAGTCGCATCGTTCCCGACTTCTTCTGCAGGTTTTCCTGTCCTTCCACGTAGTGGATCACCGGATGCGGCGTGTCGGCATTAAATTCGATACTATTCGCATTTTCAAGTCCGCATACGTTACGGGCATATTCAATGACCGCACACTGGAGACCTAGACAGATGCCCAGGAAGGGGATCTTATTCTCGCGACAATAGCGGATCGCTCGAATCTTGCCTTCGACCCCGCGAGAATCGAATCCGCCCGGCACGATAATCCCGTCGAGACCATCAAGCAACTTCCTGACCCCTCGAATGTCCTTGCAGTTCTCCAAGTCTTCCGCGTTGACCCAGCGGCGACGGACCCGGATGTTGTTCGCCAGACCTGCGTGGTAGAGCGCCTCCTTGAGACTGATATATGCCTCGTCGGCATTGGCATACTTGCCCACGATGCCGATTTCGACCGAGTCCAACTCGTCGGCGTTGACGTACTTTTCAACCAGGTCCTTGTATTTATGGATTCGCACACCGTTCCGCTGGAAATGGAATCGGTCACAGATCAGGTCGTCGATATTCCGCTGCCAGAACTCGATAGGGACCTGGTAGATGCTCTTGACGTCGGGAGCTTCGAACACGGCATTACTGGGCACATTAGTCATGCGGGCAATCTTCTCAAGAATCTTTGGAGGAAGAGTGGGATCGGCTGGGGTTCGACACAGGAGCATGTCAGCTTGGAGTCCAAAGCTCTGGAGTGTCTTCACGCTGTTCTGGAGTGGCTTGGTCTTGAACTCCTGGATTGTGGGAACCCAGAGAATCGGACTGATCAGGCATATAATGACATCATTAGGGTGTTCTTGTTTGAATTGCCTTACAGCTTCCAGGAAGCACGCGGATTCCATGTCTCCGACCGTGCCCCCGATCTCAACGAAAACGATGTCGTTACCCTCTCCTAGGTCATCAAGTCGCTTGATAACTTTCGATGTTAAGTGACCCATTTGGATAGTCTGTCCCAGATAAAGACCGGCTTCCTCTTCAGCAAGCAATTCTTTATAGAGAGTGCCGCCTGTGAGGATGTTCTTGGCACTAACTTCAATGCCCGTAATCCGTTCGTAGGTTCCTAGGTCTAAATCAGTCTCGCTGCCATCGTTACAAACGAAGCTTTCGCCATGTTGGTTTGGTGAAAGAGTTCCTGCATTTAGGTTCAAATAAGGATCGAGCTTAAAAACCTGGACTTTGAGTCCCCGCATCTTCATCAGGAGTCCCATTGACGCAGAACTTACGCCTTTGCCTGTTCCGGAGAACACGCCCCCAAAGGTTACTACATACTTTGCCATCAATCTCACTCCCATCTATTATCTTCAATATTATTTTAGTGTTATAGAAAAACATCCCGAAGGGTTAAGCTTCGGGATGTTTAAGATATTATACATAACGTCAGACCAGTTCGCAAGCGCCGCCAGCACACGCAATGGTGTCTCCAACCTTGGTGCCGTCTTCTTCCTCGTACATGGTCGAATAATCCACATCGACGTATTCCTGCTGGAGCTTGTTCCACTTACGTAGATAGTAAACATCTTTAAGTAAGTAACAAGTTTTTTTGAGGTCGCCGTTAAAGTGCCTATCGGCGAAATTGACCACTTCCTGGACCCAATGACGCTGGCTCGCAACCTGGAAGAATTCGTCTTCATCCTTCGGTTCTTCCAGGGAATTGATCCCGAGTATCACGTCACAAGCTGTCCAGAGTGTGTGGAAATGCTTTGACAGCATCTCAATCAATTCGTCGGTCTCAGTCCAGACATTGCCGTATTCTTCGGTCAGTTCGTCCTCAAGCTTGACGGCGACCATGGGAGCCTGCGGGTAATCGCGGTCACCCGAAGACGGGAGCAGCGAGACCCCGGCGAAGTGTTCCCTGTTGTCATAGATGAACTCCGCAACCGCATCCCATTCGTCTGGTCGTACGTTGACCGTATTCGAGACGTTGTGATTCAACCAAGGCTCGACGCACCGTTCTTCAACCTTGCCGTACGTAACCCAATTCTGTTGGGTCAGCTTGACGTTTTCAAGCAAGGTGATCGCGTCGATGTCTTTCTTGGTCTTGGCGGTGGGTGGTGCCGTGATACAGAAAGCGAGAAGTTTATCAGTCTTGTTGGCACTCCATACACTGTCCTCGACAGCCATTGAATTGTGCATCGCAAAGTGCTGAAGCGGGGCTTCCAACTCATTGCCCTGCATATGACGGATATAGTTCATGGCATGGTGAGCATGGATTCCACTTGCCGTCATAAGCAGGCAAGAGGTTGTCCCAGCGGGCTTCAAGCAGGTACAACGAGCAGCCGGGTTGATTCCGATCAACTCCGCAAGCCACGCATTGACCTCTACGACTAGAGCCGCCATTTCACGTTGGATCTCAGGATCGAGAATGATATGGGGATTGTCCATGACTCCCGTAATGCTAACGCCGAGCAACGCCTCGCGACGGAAAATCCGTTCGGTGATTTCTCCTAGATAAGGCATGTCCGTATAACCAGCCTGAAGGGTTCCAATGATCGCCGCAGCTTTGGCGGCAATCCTGAAATCCTCGACCGTGTGAATCGCCCCACCGTTAATTTCACATAGGTTGCATCCTTGGAATCCCGTTAATCCGGTTTCCTCATCGATGCCCCTGAGGTTGACCTCGACGCAGGGATTGAACAGACTCTCGGGGTCGTCGGACCAAACGAATCCCGGTTCGCCGAATTCCTTGACCGACTCCATGATCTTGTAAAAAGTCTCGCGGCTGGTCTGGTCTCGGATCAGAAGAACGGAGTTGTTGGAACGCGCCCGCTGGGGGTTCTCAGTGAACCAGTTGCCGGTCTTCGCTTTGAGCATCAACTCATCTTCGGGCGAGAACAGGCAGATGGTCGCACTACGTCGCACACCGCCGCTGAGGACGGCATCGCTGGCGTGCATCAGGATATCGTAGCAATCGATGGGACGAAGTCGTGTGAAACCCTGGACGAAGATCCTCTCAAGAATCAATTTACGGATGATGTCCAAGGATCGTCGCAGCGGCTCCGGTCCAGGTGCCTTGCCGACGCCCGAAGCCAAAACCGACCCTTTTTCGCGGATCTGAGAGTAGTCGAAAACAACCTCGTATCCTTCCCATTCGGGAAACTCGGAATGGGGCATGAAGGACGCCAGGAGAACGCCGAGGGCATCGGACCAGCCTTCGATGGTATCGGGAATGACGTAAGTCTTCTTGCCTTTGGAAGCATAGGACTTCAAGCAGGACTTGTGGAAATCAGGTAACTTGGCAACGTGATGGAGTTGGACGGAGAATCCGACGCCGGAACCGCAAAGAAGGAGCCAGAATGCCTCTTGGAAGAACCGGACGCGGTCGCAATACGACGAGGTGCAGTTGAAGATTCTACTATTTTTCTTTTCAATTGGTTCGCCACCGAACTGGAGGGCGCGCTGTGATCCTAGGACTCGTTTTTGGATGACCTGTTCGAACGCCCATTCGATGTGTTCTCGGACCTGAGGATACCGTCTGATGTGCATGTCGCGAACGCGATAAACCGCCTCTTCCCACGTCTCCCTTCTCTTTTTATCTTTTAAATATCTGGCATATTTACTGGTAAATGTATAATCTGACATCGCTTTTAACGACATATTTTTCCTTCTTTTTTCCATTACATTTTTTAATTGATTGTATCTATTCCTGCCTTTACACAAGCAGGGATGGTACATATTCATTATCAATTTATTTTTACAAAATTAATATCTATTAACGAAATAGAGAGGTCTACTAATAGACCTCTCTATTTCGTTAATAGGAATTTTGAGGGACGTTCTCAAGCCGCGATCATGCGTGTTATGCCATCTCGGCGTTCCAAATTGATGGTCTGGCATCCCTGCAAAAGATCCAGGAGTTCCGGATCATGCGTGGTCACGAACACCTGGCGATTCGTCGCCAATTCTTGAATCATATCGAATGCTGCGACCTTGCCGTTGGTGTCGATATTGGTGACCACTTCATCCAAGAATAGAACCGAAGGACAAGCCCCGCAATTGAGCATCTGGATATGGGCTGCCGAATGGATGACTGCCAGGTTCATTCTTCGTCGCTCGCCACCCGACATCATGGAATAGATGAAGGGGTCGTCGTCGAATGGAACCCGCTCGATCGTCGGCTCCAGCATGTTGTCGAATCGAAGCTTTAGATTACCATAAATCAGGATATCTAGCCAGTATTCAATTTGAGAATTTAAAGCCGGAATGATTCCATCAATTACGAATTTGCGAATACCATCATCGCCAAAAGCATTGACCCAGAATTTGAAATAGGGGATCATTTTTTCAGCCTTGGTGATCTCCTGCCGCTTTGCCTCAGCCAAGTCGTTCTTCTGATTTACCTCTTCAGACGCGGAGAGCAGGATCGCATCGAACGGAGAAGGACCATCCAACTCCTTCTTGCGATTCTCGGCTTCCTGCTTGAGATCAGCGATCCTCTGATTGATCAGCGCGAGATCTTTGTCAATGCTGGGCTTGTCGATCTTCTCCAAACCCGAGACCTCCATTTGATTCTTGGAGATCCTTGTGGATATCTCTAGGTTCTTTGACCCAGCCATCTGAATCATGCCATCGACTTCTTTGAGCTTGGCGGATTTCTGTGTAATTTGCTCCTGTTTCTTCTTAAGATCAAGAGAGTATTGGGCGATGTCTTGTTCTTGCTTGAAAATATCTTGCCTAGTTTGTTCGATCACATGGGCAGCATTTTTGGGGTCAATCGTTCCGAAACACTTGCTACAAGCAACCCCGGCTTCCAGATTGCCTAGATCCTGGATTTTATGTTCTAAATTAGAATTAGAAATTTTTAATTCGTTGATTTGTTGGTTAAGATAGTTGGCTTCCATCGTGAGCGTATTGACTTCCAGCCGGATCGAGTCCTTCTTGGTTTTGATCTCTTCGGTCATGCGAGAGATCCGCTCTTGATTCTCGCGATCTGCCAGGATTGTCCTGTTCAAGTTAGCGATGTTCTCTTGGGCTTGATTGTAGAAGACCAGGGCAGATCCGGTATCGGAGGATTCCAGGCGATGTTGTTCTTGCTGGATTCTCGCGAGCAAGGCATCGATCCGTTCTTGCTGGTTTTCTCGCCAGGACCGTTGCTGACCGCTGACCTGATGGACCCTTCGCTTGGCAATATCGAGTTCCAGGAGTAGGCGTTCGTATTCGGCTGACATTGCCTTGATGGACTTGTCGGCTTCCAGGCGAACAGCCTTGGCGACCTTGTTGTATTCACGATACTTCTCCAGAGAGAGGAGATTCTCGATGAAGACCCGCTTGGTGGGTCCGTCCATCTCCAACACGGCGTGGTCATTGCGGTCGTCGAAAACCGCCACGCTCACGAAGGATTTGTGATTCATGCCGAGGATGGCTTCAATCTTCTTCTGAGTCTCGGGAGCGCCAGCACCGCACGTGATTTCCGTGGAATCGTCCCAGATCCCTTCCTCGCTCTCCCACAATTGGAGATGGTCGGGCTTGCGACACCTCACGACCCGGTATTTGTCCCAGATAATCTCCACCTTGAGCTTCTTCTTGATCTCCTTGTGGATCAAGGCACTGACGACCGTCTTGTCCCGAGTGATCTTGCCGAAGAGGGCGTAGCTGATAATGTCGAAAATCGAGCTCTTCCCAGATCCGTTGCTTCCCGGTTTACCGGTCACGGGATCGACATCGTGCCAGTTCTTGCCGTTGATCAAGACGATGTTTCCCATCGTCTCCAGGTTGAGTTCGATACCTTCGGGACCAAAACACAGGAAGTTATAAGCTGCTATATACTTAAAATTTAAATTAAACATTAATTAGTCAATCCTAGGTATTCCATGATTCGTCAAGATCTCGCCGCGATATTCGGTGCGGTCCCATTGGTGGAAAAGAGACCAAGGGACATTGTCGCGATTGACAAGCTTGCCATTCTCCCAGCGATAAGCGGTTGATCCGCGTGCTACATGATTCTTGATCGTATTCCCCGTGACCGCATAAGGGATCTTGTTGGGATCAGCTAGGAAGTAAGATTTGCCGAGATCCTTGTATCTCGGGTGATGATAGAGAAAATTGATGTAGCACTGGTCGGTAGTTGGTGCATTGCCGACGGCGGTCATCATGTACATGAGGAACGCGAAATCTCGAACGTGATTTGATTTACCTAGAACGACCCCTCCATTAACTACTGACCAGTGGTCGAAGTCATAATGATCGACGCGGGCGATTTCCCTGAGTCGGTCTTGCTCGGTGCTGTTCCATTCGCATTCGAAATGACTCAATCCTTCATTGCAAAGAATGACATTATAACGATCTAATCCCCAAGATTCAATATGGGAAATCGGGTTATATTGCCATAATACATCTTTACTATCAGTGAAGATTACATGATCATGTTTATGTCCATAAAGCGTTAAGTAATCGTTGAGGCACTTCCATCTGTAGGTGAAGACATTGGCGCGGGTTGGTGTCGGATAAACGAAGATCTCGTAGCCCATTCGGCTGAAGGTGTCGAGTTCGTTTCGACCCATCTCCGAGGTTATGATGACTCGCTTACCGTCGCCGAAGACATCCCTGAGCGTATTGGCGTAGACCATCACCATGGGATTTCGGCAATAGGTCTCGCCCGAGAGATAGGTGATGGCTAAATTAGTCAACGGCGTCATGGAATTTTTCCTGGTAGTTTGAGGCGAGCAATGCGGGATGGAGGGCATCCTTGGCGGCAACCATGGCGTCCTCGTTATTCGGATCGGTCTCGATGATCCTTCTGCCGATTTCTAGGAGTATGTTGAGGTCCAGTCCTTCCAATTCCTCTTGGGTACATTCGGCGATGTAGCGTTCCAGCATCTTGTCCTGCGATTCCAGAAGAGACTTGGCATCCTTGATCGCCTTCTGGTCTTCGGTTGTATCCTTCTTGTCTCGACCATGCTTGAACTGGAGACTCGCCACTTCGTGGTTATTGAGGATGTCGCGGCGGATCTCGATCATCTCGGTCTGGGATGCGGTGCTCGGCATCACGACGGTCACGAAGTGGTGGGCGAGGTCATGCTTGTTGAGTTGCTCGGGCTTGAGGATCAGGTGTTTCGGTGAGAAGTCATTGACGATGTACTTCTTCTCGAACGTATCAAGGTCATGGAGGATGATATGTTTCTGGCAGAAAGCTTCGGAGTTGGTGAGTTCCAGGGGAGAGCCGATATACTCAATTTCCTTGTTCTTGCCTAGGACTTGGCTGTCATGGTAGTGACCGAGATAGACTTGGGTCCAGCCCGCCATGAATTCCTGGTCGATCTTGACCATTTCTCCATCGTTCTCCACGACCACGTCTGCTTCGGTGAAGGCATTCAATTTTGCACCGTCGACCGCGAGGTGGGAACAAAGAAGTCGCTTATCGCCCTTCTTGCGGGGAGAAAGAGTTTTTAGGACCGAAATATCGTGGATGGGGTTTTCGGTGAATGGGAGGAAATCGATCATTTCGCCCTGGATGGACATCGAGCAGGGCTTGTCGATGATGTTGACACAGTCGAATGCTCGCAGGAATGCCGGGGAATGGACATCCCATTTATCTCTGTGCCACATGTCGTGGTTGCCGAGGAGCAGGTAGAGTTGAAAAGAACAACCGCGACCGAAGTATTGTTCAAAGACTTCGAAGACACGGAAGAGGGTGAGGACTTCGATTTTGGTACGGTCGTGGAAGAGGTCTCCCAGGAACAGGACGCTCTCGACTTTATTCTCGATTGCGGTGTCGAAGACCCACTTGAGGACGTTGATGCAGTCTTGGAGTCGGTCGCTCGACCTTTTATGAGAATGAAGATGCAAGTCTGAAAAAAGTAATATGTTATTGGGCATGTTTTCTTCTGCGTTAATCTCAAGACTTATGTTAGTTTGCTTAACTGCTCTTAGGTTAGAGCGGGCATTCTAACATAATTCAAAGAATAAAGAAAGAGATTAACGCAAGAGAAAATCACATTCCAGGGACAGGAGCGGGAGAACCACTTGGACCGCCTGCGGGCGGCTCGCCCATTCCAGCGGCAGGATCGGGACCACCGGGGGGCGGTCCACCAGCACCACCCATATCGGGCGGGGGCGTCGGAGGCGTAGCGGGCTTCTCAGGCTTTCGGTCGTCTTTGATGGGCTTGTGGTGGAGTATCTTCTCCAGGACATCCCAGACGTCGAAGCTTTTGAGTTTCATAGGTCCGGCAGGGGAACCGCCGGGAGGCGCACCACCGGGTGGAGGACCGCCCATAGGGGGCATGCCTCCACCACCGCCGCCAATCATCGGAGGAGGGGGAGGGGGACCACCGACACCACCGAGAGGAGGACCGCCTGGTCCCCCTCCAAGACCACCAGGCAGCCCACCGGGTCCACCGGGAGGAGGACCGCCTGGTCCGCCCCCAGGAGGAGGTGGCGGGGCGTCTTCACTGAAGAGTTCGGTATATTTAATGTAATCACGGAATCGCATGTATTATTTAAGCCTCGACGATAGGAAAATTATTACGGAAGTCCATGTTATCAATTTTTTGGTTTACAGCCGCACAGTTTCACGTTAAGATTAGAGAGCGATGTGGTTTGGAATTTTCGATGCTAAAACCCACGGGAGATTGTAGCAGATGCGGAAATTTTGCTTGCTGTTAGGTTTGTTGGTTTTGACAGCCGGTGCTACTCACCCGCCTGTCAGTTCGGTTCGGCCCAAGCCGTCCGATTCCATCGATTTTCCCACGCTCATCTGGGGCGGGGACGTGGCGACACTCGCGGCGAACGGGGGACAGCAGACCACCCCGTCATCCTTCTGGGGTAAGGCGGGCGTCAAGGTCCGGTTAGTCCCCGGCGACGACTTCGACCAGCAGGTCAAGCGGTATCTCATAGGCGAGACACCGTTCCTGCGGGGTGAACTCGGTATGCTCGGGGCAAGGTCTGAGTTGCTCAATGCCTCGCCTGCGACCAAACCAGTGATCCTCTATCTGATGACGTACTCGGCAGGCGGGGACTGCTTGGTCGCAGTCGATCCGATCCGCAACGTCAACGATCTCAAGGCGGTCGACGGCAAGAAGAAACGGGTCGCCCTCCAGAAAAACGGTCCGCACATGAACTTATTCAACATCATCCTCACGAACGCTCACATGACGTGGGATGATGTTGAGGTGGTCTGGTGTAAGGACCTGACGGGTGATCCTGCCAAGGGCGACCATCCTGGTGCCAGGCTCCGACGAGGCGAAGCCGATGCCTGCTTCGTCATCAGTCCTGACATGATCGGTCTCACGACCGGACCCGGCAAGGTGGGCAACGGCAAGGAAGGGACGGTCAAGGGTGCTCGCGACATCCTCGATACCAAAACGTTGTCCCGTGGCGTCATGGACGTGTTCGCGGTTCGCAAGGACTTCTACGACGAGAACACCGACTACTGCAAGAAGATCACAGCCGGGTTCATGCGAGGGACCTATGACCTCATGTCGGGGCAGGTCGACTATGACGCCAAGAAGAAGACCCCGGCAGCCAAGGCATACATCGATAACCTGACCCTTGCCAGGAAGTATTTCGGCGACGTGGTGATCCCGAACGTCGAGATCGAGGGCGTGGGCATGGTCCACGACGCCGAGTTCCAGGGCATTCCCGGCAACATCGCCTTCTTCCACGACAAGGGCAACCTGAACAACTTCGAGCGGATGCAGACGGAAGTCCTCAATCTCGCCAACACGCTCAAGTTCGCGACCAAGCGTTCCGGGTTCTTGCCGTCGCCGTGGGACTGGAAGGAGATCGCGAGCGTAGCAGGCGTCAAATATGACGAACCCAATCTGTCCAAACCGCGAATCGCCGAGAACATCGACCTGCTTCCCGGCGACGAATCGAAGTATAGTTTCACCGTCAACTTCGGCGTAGACCAGGACACTTTCAACGCCGACACCTACGGCAATGTCCTGGACGACTGTATCAAGCTCGCGGCGAGCTATCGCAACGGCGTGGTCTTGGTTCGGGGACACACCGATATCTCGAAGACCTTGTTTGATCTCGTGGTCGTATTGCGAGAGAATGGCGTCCTCAAGGAAAGCGGCAACGGCACAAACAAGCAATACTTCCTCAACGGCGAGCCGCTCAACCTCGGCAACACTGCCGCGATCACCAAGTTGATCTCGGAAAGTACGTTTGAGGGCTTCCCGAGACAGGTCAACATCCGGGGCAAGCAGGTCCAGGTGGACAATCCCAAGGATGACGTGAGTGCGATGGACACGCTTTCGCGGCGACGTGCAGAGGCGTTTCGTGCTGCCGTGATCCAGCGTGCCAAGGACACCAAGGTCAATCTCGACGCCAGTCAGATTCAGATCACGGGGGTCGGGATTCGCGAACCGTTGGTCTCGCGACCGAGGAATCCGCAGCAGGCGATGCAGAACATGCGGGTCGAAATCCAGGTACGTGAGGTCGGGGGCGAAGCCCTCAGCCCCGAACTGTTCAATCCGTGAGAAAACCATGGCTGAGGTCGCACGTAATCGCCTATCGGCTGCGAGGGCAGCACTCAAAGAACTTGATGTTGCCCTCAACCATGACCGAAAGGCATACGCCCTGCTAGACAAAGTTGCCGAAGCAGGGCGGCAACTGCTCCAGCCAATCTTGGAAGGCAAGATGCCCTCGAAGTCGAATATCGACCGATTTCGAGGGGCAGTCCAAGAGGCTGAATTGTTCGAACCGACACAAGAACCATTACCCGATCCTGAGGATTGACATGAGCCGAGTGAAATGGATCATCGTTTGCCTGTTGGCTTTATCTACACAGGCAATCGCCAAGGACACTTACGTGGTCGTGGTGGATGCCAGCGGGTCGATGGAAGAGCGGGATATCCCGGTCAAGGGCGGCTACATGAGCCGGATGAATGTCGCCAAAGAAGCCCTGAAACGGGTCCTCGTCAACCTCCAAGGAGATGTCGATCTCGGGATTGTGGTGTTCTCGGCAGGCAATCTTCAAAACGATTGGGTCTATCCCATCGGGAGAGTTGTTCGCGAGAAGGTCGCAGCAGCGATCGACTTGCCTTCGTCCTATGGTGGGACTCCGCTCGGCGATTACATCAAGATCGGTGCCGACCAACTCCTGGCGAAGCGGGCGAAGGCGGGCAATTCGGGGCGATATCGCCTGATCCTGGTGACCGATGGCGAAAGCAATGAAGGTCACGATCCCGCCGAATGGTTGGCTGAGGTCAAACGCAAGGGAATCGAAGTCGATTTGATCGGTTTAGCAATGTCGTCGGAGCACGGACTTGCCCGTCAGGTCATATCGCTCCCGACTCCAGGGACCTATCAGAACGCTGCGAGCATGGAGCAGTTGGTGGAAGCGGTCGCAAATTCCACCAAGGAAGCTCCCGTGACCGCAAGCGGCGGGATCGATCCGGTGATCTTCGAAGAGATTGCCCCATTGCCCGACAAGGTCTCCGAAGCGATGATCAAGACCATCTCCTACTACGACAATACACCGATCGGAGAACAACCTTCGACGGTCTCCGTGGATGACCAGGGCAATATCATCACGACCTCTGCTGCCGACGAAGGCAGTAATTGGTGGATGATCGCCCTTGGCGTCCTGGTCGTCGTAGTCTTCGGGGTGATCGTCATCATGGTATTGTCGTCGCTCTAACCTTCCGTCTCGCACCATGACCGATAAAGGGAGATCCTGATGAAGAATATCAAGATTGCGGCGATTTGGATCTGTTTCGTTGTACTTCCGATTGCGGTCGTGGTGCGATATTACGTGATGCCCAAGCGGGCTGAACGGGTCGCCCAAGAGCAGCAACAACAAGGACGACAGAAGGTAGCGGCGACCGGGGCGAGATCCCACTATGACAAGAAGATACGCATCGTCCTGGACAGTTTCTCGGGATATTGGGCGTTTCGATCGCCTGAATTTGCCCGACAACTCGGAGGATTCGGGATCATGCCCGAACTCTACGACGACGGGGCGAACTATCCGGGTAGATACGCATTGCTTCAGTCGGGCGGAATCGATGCCGCCGTCTTCACGGTCGACGCTTACCTCAGCACGGCTGCGAAATTCGCCGAGAAGAACCCCGACGCCACCCTCGACCAGAAGTTGCCAGGGACAATCGCCTTGGTGATCGATGAGACCAAAGGGGCGGATGCCTTGGCGGGGTACAAGGCAAAGTATCCCAATATCGACAGCCTCAACAAGCCCGATACCAAGTTCGTCCTCACGCCCAATTCGCCCAGCGAAGCTCTGTCTCGCGTGGTCTTCGGTTACTTCAACCTGAACCGGGTCGACCGCAATAAGTGCTTCGTCCACACCAAATCATCGACCGAGGTTTACGAGATCGCTCGCAAAGCCAAGCCCGACGCCTCACAGGTCTACGGCGTCTGGGAACCAGACCTCTCCAAATTACTCCAGAATCCGAATATCCACGTCATTGTGGACAGCAGCCGATTTCGCGGGTATATTGTGGATGTCCTCCTGTTCAACCGGAACTTCCTGATCGAGAATCACCAGACAGCCAAGGATGTCATCGTTGCCTATCTCCGAACCCAATACGAACGAAGAAACATGCTTCCCCAGGCTGTCAAAAGCGATGCCCTGCTCGCCTCCAATCTGTCCCTGAGCGACCAGCAAGCGAATCGCACGGTCCAAGGCATCTGGTGGAAGAACACGAGCGAAAACTATGGACACCTCGGAGTCACGACCGATTCGTCGCTCCAGAACATCGAGAATATCATCCGTCAGAATGCGGATATTTTGATCAAATCTGGGGCGATCGATTCCGACCCGTCCGAAGGACAACCGAACTACCTCTACTACCCCAAGATCCTCCAGGAATTGAAGGATGAAGGCTTTCATCCCGGAGTGTCCACGGATTCGGCTGAGGAAACGGTCCGTGCAGAGAAGATATTGCCAGAGTTGAACGAAGATCAGTGGAATGCTCTCCACAAGATCGGGACGCTGAAGATCGATGAATTGGTCTTCGCGAGGGGCAGCAGCGAGTTGACTGAGAATGCCAAGGGCAATTTAAACAAGTTGGCGGAAAGCCTGAGAGCCTGGCCGACCTACTACGTGACCATCCAGGGCAACAGTGCCGACGACCGGGAACTGGCACTGGAACGAGCCAGGACGGCTGAGGCTTACTTGGTCGACAAAGGGATTGAACGAAGTCGAGTCCGCGCACTTGCTGGGAAACCGACCGGTGCGACCAGGGTGACGTTTACCTTGGGACAGCAGAGTTATTGACACAGGGAGTGGGTGGTATGGATTTCAAGTGGAACCTTCGGTTTGTCGCGGACCTTTTCAGCACACCTCAGTGCTTGGTGCCTCTGACATTGGGAGCCGTGGTCGTACTCTCGGGGTGGGCGATCAGTACGACCACGGTGATCGGATTAGGATTCGCCATCATGGGGATTGGGACCGCACTCGGGTTGACCCGCCTCATCAACGACCGGGAAGCCTTGGTCAAGGGCTTCCTGGCACGGGAGCGACAGGAAAAGATCGCCCTAGACGAGGCTCGACTGGTGGCTCTTGCGGAACAGTTGAAAAACTTTCCCGGCAAGGAAATCCGCCAGTGTTTGCGTGACCTCCGGGCGCTCAAGCTGTCGTTCGAGGAATCGATCGCCCAGCAAGATATCGCCAACTTCATTGATGAAGATTTCCGAAACAAGTTCACTTCGCTGTTCTGGAAATCCATCGATATGATGGACAAGGCGGTTCGCCTGCAGAAGACGGCAGCAAACATGACGAACAAGGACGGCATTTATGCCGCTCGGGACAAGATTATTGGGGAGGTCGAAGAAAACACGGTCGCCCTGAGACAGAGCTTCGAGGGACTGACGGTTCTCGCTTTGACCCACGACGAGGGAGCCTTGGACAATCTGAGGCAGGATTTAGATAGCAAATTGTCGGTGGCGACGGAGGTCGAAAACGAGTTGCGGGGAATCGGCAAGAGCGTGGTCGACGAGGGAATGAAGGAATACCTCTGAATTCCTGTTAACATTCCTGCCGTTATGTGATAGAATGTTTTTCCAAGGGCGATTTCAAACAATACTAGGAGAAGACAGATGTTCCGGTTTTTCGGATCGATTTTTCGGTGGGTGGGGCTGAAGCTGGGTCTCGTGAACAGCAGCATCGACGCGGCGAATGACCGTCTGCTCAAGAAGAACCCGGAATTGCTCCGTCGCGAGGGGCAATTGGCGCAGGAGGAATTGAAGGCGAATTATCGCGATCTCCACAAGGTGATCGCGGGCAAGGTCGCCTCCCGGAATCAGAAGGATGAGCGAATCCTAGCCAATACCAAGCGACTTGGCTTGGTCGCGAAAGCCAAGTCGGGTCAAATCACGACCAAGAATGGCAAGGACCGGATCGAGCAGATCGGGTACGATCTCTCGCAGTTGTCGACCGCTCGTACCAACGCGACCAAGAAACTCAAGGAAGTGGCGAACCGACTTGGCGTGACCGACACGAACTCCCCGGCTGCCCAGAACGATCCGGAATTCCTCCAGCACAGGACCGCATTGTCGAACTTCCTCCAGAAGGAGAAGGACCTGAAGAACGAGCTCGACCAGATCGAGGCGAACTTGAGGTCTGACATCGAAACCGACACGACCGCAGTCAACAAGCTCAAGGGACAGTTGTCTCACGACAAGACCCGCTTGGAGAAGATGGAGCGGGACATCAACAACATCCCCGGTCAGATCGAAGAAGCCATCAACGAAATCATGGGCGCTGAGGAAGCCAAGCGACAGAACGAGATCCTCAGGTCGATCGACACGTCCAACGCCGAGAATCGTCTGGCGAACATCGACCGCCTGAAGAAGACGGCGGTCGCAGAGGGCGAAGTCGCCAACGAGATGGCATCGCCCGTTCATCTTGACAGCGAGTACCTCAACTACACCAACTCGTCGGACGTGGACGACGAGATCAACGCCCTCCTCTCGGTGGGCAACACGACCACCGCCGACAACGAAAAGACCGCCGAGGTCGACCAGTTGCCAGAAGGTTGATCAGACCAGCACTGAGGTATACAGACAGCCGGATGCCTCAGTGTCCTTTTTAGGCTGGAACCGAACTGCTTCAAGACAAGAGGTCGAATCCGATGAAACGTCAGTGGTACGCAATTACGGCAATCTTGATCGTTGGTCTGGTGGGATGCGGTGGGACCAATCCTGCCGGGCGTCCGGCACCGAAGCCTGAGACCACGGCTCAGAATGATGCCCCCGTGGTTCGGACGCTTGCCAACAGCGACTACCCAAGTTGGCAGGTCTTCGATGTCGCCCACAAGCTGGGTCTGGTCGACAAAGACCAGGGCAAGCTCACCGACTTGGAACGGAAGTACAACGTGGACTTCGTCCTCCGTCGCGGCGACTATACCGAGACCATCAGCATGTATGGCTCGGGAGCGGTGGATGCGGTGACCATTACAAACACCGACATCCTGGCACCGGCGTTGACGCGAGAGGCAGTCGCGATCTTCCCGACCAGTACGTCGCAGGGAGCCGACGCCTGCCTCGTGACCGGCATCGAAAAGATCGAAGACTTGAAGGGCGTGCCGATCTATGGTGCCGAGAAATCGGTCTCCGAATACGCCTTCCGACGCCTTGCCAGCAAACACGGGCTTGAGTCCAAGGACATCGTCTGGAGGAATATGGACCCGTCGGCAGCCGCGACCGCGATGATCCAGAAGCAGAACGGCATCAACGCGATCATGGTCTGGGAGCCGCAGGTGGAAGAGGTCCTTAACCAGCGGAAGGATGCCAAGGATATCTTCAATTCCAGCGAGATTCCCGGCGAGGTCATCGACATGGTCGTGATGGGTAGGGACTCCTATGAGTCGCCGGGCGGCAAGGAGTTCGCGACCTTCCTGGCAGACGTCTACTACCAGACTTGCCGGAAGATCAACACCGACGACAAGGCGTTGACTCAATTGGGCGAGGATTTCGCCCACCTGGACGCCGAACAGATGAAGGTCGTGCGGTCCAAGTGCAAGTTCTTCGACACGCCCGAGCAGGGGATCGCCGTCTTCAAAGCCCCAACTTTTCCCGACGCGATGAAGATGATCAGCCAGTTCAGTAAGGACCGCGACATCATCGCCAAGAACCCGATCGTGTCCTATCTTGACCCGTCCGGAATGGGCATCTATCCGGCGAAGGCGGATACCAAGCCACCGGTCCCTAACTTGTCCTTCCTGACCAGCGTCATGGGACAGTTGGCTAAGTGATCGTCGGTTCTCACTAACCTCAGCCCCGTTCTAGCCTGGACTAGAACGGGGCTTTCTCAATCAAGGACCATTGACGGCAATGACTGCTTACAAGAAGCGAATCCATCGAGTCGCTAGCCCTTGGAACATCCGCCAGGCGATTTCCCTGCCAACGAGAGTGTTTCTCCAACTTGCGGGAATTGCGACCGTCATCGGTCTTTACTCCCTGATGAGTCAGCACCAGCATCAAGTCAATCCCAACGACACAACCGTCCCCAATTTCAGTCAATTTGTAGAAGGCTTCAAGACAATCACGGAAATCCGGTACGACGGCAACTCCTGGATCGTCACCGACACCGCTGCGACCTTCGGACGACTAGCCAAGGGCATGATGATCAGTTTCGCCCTCTCCGTAGTCATTGGAACTCTGATGGGTTGTTACGAGGCAGTAGAATGCTATTTCGGGCTAATCGTCTCGGCGATGGCGAAGGAACCGGCAACTGCCATGCTTGCCGCCTTCTTCGTCCTGCTCGGGACCGGAGAGTCGCTGTATGTTGGCGTGGTGGTCTTTGGCACGTTGCCATGGATGTCTCAAGCTATATTCGAATCGGTCCGACATGACGTCCACCGCAATTCGATCAATAAGATGATCACGTTTAATGCCAGTCCATGTGAACAGATATACAACTTGGTTTACAAGAGGATTTTCCCCAAGATCATCGACTCGACCCGGATCGCGACCTCAGCCGCCATGATCGGTCTGCTCGCTGCCGAGATGCAAGTGGGCGACGTCGGCTTCGGCTACCGCATGAAAATCAACAGCCGTCGCCTGGACATGAGCGTGGTCTACCTCTACCTGACGATCCTCGTCCTGATCGGGTATTCGATCGACTACGCCTTCACTCAGTTCCGGATGTACTGGTGTCCCTGGTACGGTGAACAAAAAGAAAACAGGACATCTTGGGTTTCCATGCTGTTCTCTAGGTTCAAGAATCGGAGCAGGTCGTGAAAAGAATAGCCCCAGCAAGCTTATGCCATCAATTACTTTTGGTAGCATGTATGATCGACATTCTCACCTGTTGGTGTCAATTTCGATCGACGACAAGCTGCCAGGTGCTTTCTTACGTCGCATACGCTTTGCTCATCATCGGGATCGCAATCTTGCCCGATAACAGACCCCTCATTATTCAGCTTGAATACAAAAGGAAAGAGACCGACAATGTCATTGAAGCCGATTCTTGAGATCGAGGGTCTCTCCCATTCCAGGAACGGAGTGCCGGTCCTCAACGACATCAACCTCAAGATCATCCAAGGCGAGACGGTCGCGATCGTCGGTCCGAGCGGTTCGGGCAAGTCCACCTTGCTCGACATCCTCATGGGAACCATCTCCCCCACACAGGGCGAAATCTACGTAGACAACGTCAAGGTAGTCGAGCCATCCCGAGACCGAGGCATCGTCTACCAGAAGTATACCTTGCTCGACCACGAAACTGTAGAAATGAATGTGGCAATTGGTCCGATCCTGGAAAAGACCAATTTGCCGCAACGCTTCCTCTGGTCCTTGAAAGACAAGCCGATCAAGTTCCTGAGGAAACTCAGGATCGGATCGGGCTGGAAGACCCTGGAAGATCCCTACCTGATAGAGAGTCACGTCTGGCTCTCCAAGGTGGGATTGAGCCATGCGGCGACTCGCTATCCGTCCCAACTCTCGGGCGGTATGCAGCAGCGATGCGCCATTGCTCAATGTATGATCATGAGACCAAAAATCCTTCTCATGGACGAACCCTTCGGCGCGCTCGACCCCAAGACGCGGCACGACTGTCAGCGGATCATGCTCGACATCGCTCAGGAGAATATCGACGCGGTGGCAAACGACAAGGAGCCGCCCGTCACGGTTATCTTTGTGACCCATGATCGGGCTGAGGCGATCAAGATCGCCGACCGGGTGATCGCCATCTCTCAGTTTCACCCCGACGGAGAAAACGGGGCGACGATCGTCTTCGATGCGGCAACCCCGAATTTCGATCCCAAGAATCCCGTGACCTTCGATTTTCCCAAAGCCATGATGATGGAGGAAGATATCACGGCTGCAGCCATGGACCCGATGAACAATGGGGTCAAGAAACAGTTCCATACCTTTTGGCGGGACGTGGAACTCGGGAGTGTCAAGGGGATTTTCGCAGGCAAAAAAATGACATTTTGATGACATTGGTGTTGTGAAATGCCAATGTCGTTGTTATAGTATTCCCTGCTGATGTTCAAGCCAAAGGATTCTTCCAATGAATGCGGAAATGATTCTCAGCGGCGTCACGGCAAAATTCGCCGGATACACCTTGCTCACAACTCTTGGATTATGCCTTGCGGCTCTGGTCTTCGCGGGGGTCGCCAGTCTCATTGTCATGATGTGGGACGATGTGGGGCGGTATATCAAAGGCAAAAGGACCGAGTCTCAGCAAGATATGGTCAAGAGAGAGATCGTCATTGCCAAGTCCAAGATCGATCTTCTTTATGAAGAGAACCGGTTGAGGGAATTGCTTGAGAAACGTGAAACGCAGTATCGTCAGATTGAGGCATCGAAGAAGTAGCTCTGCTCTGGACGAAGGGGGTTTTGATGAACGCAAAGACACGTGCGGAATTGATTCAGTTGGTGCGGCGGGACGCGCTCAAGGTTGGCGCATTCAAGCTCGCCAGCGGGAGAGAATCCCACTACTACCTCGATTGCCGGAAGATCACGCTCTCTGCTGAGGGATCGCATACGGTGGCAACCGCGATCTGCTCAGCACTTCGCAACCAGCAGGTCGATGCGATCGGCGGATTGACCATGGGCGCAGATCCGATCGTCGGGGCGGTCCTGGCACTCTCAGCACCCATCAGGACCAAGCCGCTCCGGGGCTTCCTCGTTCGCAAGGAAGTCAAGGGGCATGGTCTGGGGCGGTTGATCGAGGGGACTTTGCGTGACGGCGACCGTGTCGCCATCATAGAGGATGTCACGACCACGGGCGAGTCCGCGTTGCGTGCTGCCAAGGTGGTTCAGGAGGTCGGAGGCATCGTAGATGTCGTGATCTCCATCGTGGATCGCATGGAAGGTGCCGACGAGACCTTCGCGTCGCATGGCTTGGCATTCCAGCCATTATTGACTATTCGTGAGTTGGGCGTCGAACCCCAGGTTTTTTCAGCGACTCAGGTTGCCGGTTGAGGGCTTTGTCATGTCAACGAAAACGGAATTTGTCGATATGCCGATGATTCCGGCTCTCCCGGCTCCCGAGCCGAAGCCGGACGTGCCGACCTATGAGTTCATCAAAGAACTCACGACCGCCATGAAGAGCGGTTCGAGTCGGAGCTTGATCCTCTCGGGCAGCGTCCAAGACCTCTTCTTCTCCAAGACAAAGTCCAAGGAGAGCTACGTCCCCCTCGTGTCGCTGCTCATCGACAAGTTTTCGTTCGACAACAAGGTCAACGTGGGCGGCGAGGAAGTCAAACTCGCTATCCTCCAACTCGACCTCAATGACGGTATCCGGTTCCTGAATGGGTGTGAAACCTCCGTGGTCGATATGTTCGTCGCCTGGCAGATCGGTCTCAAGAAAGTCGAGCATCTGCCCGCCGCGTCGAAAACCACGATGGCGAAAGTCCCCGGTCCGACCAACCCCAGCACGAAGGGTGGCAGCCTCGAAGCAAGCCGCAAGTCCATCGTGGACACGCTCTATGCCAACCTCCGAGAAGCCCGCAACAACTACGGGACCGCCCTGCAGATCCTTCGCCGATTCGTCGAAGCCTCGCAGTTCACCAATGGTCCAAAGCTGTTGATCATCATCGAGGGTGCCGACCTGATCGTGCCAGCCGGGGGCGACCTTGCCACCTTGCCGACTTCCATGGTCCGTAAACTCGGCATCTTGGAAAGTTGGTTCTCTGACCCCGATTTCATGGACGGCAAGAGTACCGTCGTCATGTTGGCGGATTCGATGTCGGCGATCCATCCGCGAGTAACTCGGCTGATGCAGATCACGAACATCGAAGTGCCAGCGCCGAGCCTGAATGACCGCTGGCACTTCATCGACCACTACTACCAGTCGAAGGGGAAAACCACTCAGAACAACCCCAAGGAATTCGCCGAAGAGACAGCCGGATTGTCCATCCATTCGATCCGGCAACTAATCGTGTCCCAGATTGCCTTGGATGAGACCAAGCCGATCCCATCCAAGGCAATCTCGAAACAAGTGTCCGAGTTCCTCAAGTCGCAACTCGGGGAATCCATCAAATACTACAAACCCAATCACAAGCTCGACGCGGTCAGGGGCAACCGCAAATTGAAGGTTTACGGTAAGGACGAACTCATTCCGCGACTCCAGTCCAAAAATTCCAGCGCCTTGCCAGCAATGGTCATCACGGGTCCGATCGGCGTCGGCAAGACCTTCTACATCGATGCGATTGCGGCTGAGATGGATTGCCCAGTCCTAGAACTCGGCAATATCCGTAGTCAGTGGTACGGCGGCACCGACATCATCCTCGATAAATTGGAACGCCTACTCTGGGTCATCCCCAAAGTCCTGATCATGGTGCCGGAAGCCGATACGGCATTCGGCGGGGTCGACAAGGGAATCCATGATACTGAACGGCGGTTAACCGGCAAGATACAGTCCCTCATGTCCAATCCGGGTCTGAAAGGAAAGGTTTGTTGGGTCTTGGATACCGCCCGCGTCGACCAACTCAGCCCCGACATCCGGCGTCCAGGTCGAGCCGACCTGATCATTCCGATGTTTGATCCCGACGATGAGGACCGCAAGGATTTCGTCGATATGCTCTTCGACAAAATCCCTCAACTGAAGACCGCCGAAGCGATGACCAGTCTGACCTCGATAACCAAGGGATTCTCTGCAGGTCTCTTCGGCGCGATCCGAGGGCGAATCCAGTCGGCGATCGACCAGGGCAAGATGGAATCCCTGGACCAATTGATCTGGATCGTGAATGACACCATGGTCCCGGATATCACGACGGATCGAAGGGTGCAAGAATTGAACGCCCTCTTGAACAGCACCAGTCGGTCACTCCTGCCCGACATCTACCAGAATGGCGACATGAGTCAATACCGAGAGAAGTGGGCGAATGAGATCAAAGCCTTGAAGGGAAAAAGTGTGTGATTAACTGGAACCGGTCACGAGCAAAGAGGACTAGGCATGGAAGTCCATGAGAGTGCAAAGCCACCATTCACGCCTCACCCCGAGGAAGCCGCTGAGTTTCATGTTTTCCGTGTAGGCATCGTTCATGCAGAAATATGTTCGAGCCATACGGAGACCTTGCAGGTCCAATCTCTCCTGGAAGAAGTCCACCCTGCAGGGTCGGGGAATTGCTGGAAGCTTCTCCAGAGGTCGGTGAACGGCAAGTCCTATCCTAGTTCGTGCTCCAAATTTCCGAAATCCCACTACCATTACCTATTCGCCATCGGCGAGAAAGAGAAATGATGCCAGATATCATCAAAACAATCGAATACAAGGGATACAACTTGGTCCAGTGCCAGTGTTTCTGTGGTTCCACTTTCCACGCCCTCAAATCGGAGGTGGAGAGTGGCGAAATCAAGTCATGCGGTCACGTCCGTGCTGGCAACATCCTGGACCGTCTCGTCGCACAGTAAACCAATCCAGAGGAATCTTCCATGCGAACCCCCGAGACACTGAAATTCGCGGTGTCCCATGAATGGGCCGCACACGACGACGCCGATATCCAGAGCGATATCATCGTCTGCGGAATCTCCCAATTCGCCGTGGACCAATTGACCGACATCATTGTCATCGACCTTCCCAAGGTCGGAACCCAAGTCACGCAAGGGAAAGCGGCGGGAGAGATCGAGTCGGTCAAAGCCGTCTCAGACATCTACTCGCCCGTGACCGGCGAGATCATCGAGGTCAATGACAAGTTGGTTTCCGATGTTTCTCTGCTCTCCAGCGATCCCTACGGAGAGGGATGGCTCTTCAGGATTCGACCAGTCCAGGCAAACTCGGTCGAGAGTCTCATGTCCTATGAGGAATATCAAGCCCAAATTGCAAAGGAAAAGGAACACTAATGTCTTATCTCCCCACAGTAAAAAACAGAAAAAACAAAGCCGTTGAGCCGGATCGAAACCAGCAAATTGTTGCAAAGTACACCAGGTCCGACTCGACGGCTATAAGGTCATATCCTAAAGCACAATTTGTCAGTGTGTACAGGATCACACGCCATGCCCGAGAACGATATCTCCAGAGATTTTCCAACTTATCGAAATACAAACACATTGATTCTTGTCCTCAAAGAGATACCTGCAAGCACTGCCATTCCCTTCGCATCGCCCTCAAGCAACTCGCCGATGACCAAAGGTTCGAGGTCGACAAGGAAATTGAACGACGGATCAACCAAGCCAAAGAAGAACGCTCTTATATCAATAATACCGAACTGATGCTTCGCCTCTGGGAAGAGTACGGCTACGATTCAAGATTCCGGTTCCTGAGAGATCAGGATGCCGTGTTCGTCATCGGTCAGAATGGTCCGATCCAGACTGTTATCACGGTATTACCCATGGGGTCTCCGATCGGGAAACAAATCTCTGTTCATGTCAAATTCCGCAAGAAAGACAAAGGACGGCTTCCTCAACCAGAACCCGAAGAAGAAACTTACATTGCCGACAGGTGACCCAAAGATGCCAAATACTTCTCTTGACGGGATGATTGCACACCTGACCAAGGGAGCGAGGATCGAGACCAACTACAACGAGTTTCGTGACAAGCTCGCCGAAGGTCGACCATTGGTCGTGAAGTACGGCATCGATCCCACAGGGGTCGATGTCCATCTGGGTCATACCGTGCCCTTGCGTATTCTCCGGAGATTCCAGGAAGCCGGTCATCAGGCAACGATCATCATCGGTGACTTCACCGCACAGATCGGAGACCCAAGTGGTCGTAATGAGACCAGACCTCCATTATCTCGTCAGCAGATCAACGAGAACATGAAGGGCTACCTTTCGCAAATCGGCAAGTTCATCGACATGTCCAAGGTCAGGACGTTCTACAACTCCACCTGGTGTCACCGTATGCGGTTGGTGGATGTCCTCGCCGAATTCGCGCCCATAACCGCACAAAGAATGCTCGACCGCGACGACTTCTCCAAGCGGCTCAAGGAACAACAGCCCGTCTACCTCCATGAATTCATCTATCCTGTGATCCAGGGCATCGACTCAAGAGAAATACACGCTGACGTAGAACTCGGCGGCACGGAACAACTCTATACTCTCTTGATCGCCAGAGATATCCAGCAACGCGCCGGACAACCTCAACAAACCTGCATCACGGTGCCGATCCTCCGGGGACTCGACGGCAAAAGAAGGATGGGCAAGTCCCTCAAGAACTATGTCGGGATCAATGACAGTCCTGCCGACGTGTTCGGCAAGACGATGAGCATTCCCGATGAATTGCTTCAGGAATGGTACGATCTCCTCACTGACCAAACATATAATCCCGAAAAGCACCCGAAAGGACAGAAACTCGCCCTTGCCTCCATCCTCGTCACGCAAATCTATGACAAGGAGACGGCGGCAAAAGCACAAGAAGATTGGGAGACGCAATTTTCCAAGAAGCAAGATCCCAGCGAGATTACCGAAGTCGTAATCCCGCCGCAGGAAATGTCCATCTGTCATCTTTTGGTGGCGAGTCAACTTGCTGCCAGTCTCAGTGAAGCAAGACGTGCCATCATCCCCAACCCAAAGACAGATGGAGATGGTTCCAAGAGTAGCGTGACACTCGGTCCCGATCGCACGAAGATCCTTGATCCCAAGACAGTGGTTGCGATCGAGGACAATATGATCCTGCGATTGGGCAAAAGGAAGATTGTCCGCATTCGAACCAAGTAAATTGGGAACTTGGTAGATTTTACGTTGCCCCACTCCCTAGATGCCTATATCATTATAGATAGTCCGTCCCAATGGGGCTGGCTATCTTGTAGGCATCCATGATTCCATGCATCTAGGGAGGGTAGAGTGATGAGCAGCAGAGAGGAACGTAGATCCACCAGGAGCGATCGTCGCGAGGCAATGAGCGGGAGGGACCGGAGTTCGCGACGGGATCAACCGGAAGAACGTCAGCCGGTTCGCCGCGAGGGCAGTCGGCATGGCTACCGAGCCAAGGACTACGGCTCTTGGGACGGCACCAAGGAATCGATCCCCGGCGACATCACCCGCGACAATACGCCCGACATGCGGGATGCCCGCAACCGCGAGGCATTCCTCGGGGAGTCCGAAGAAGAGCGACGGGAGCGGACCGCCCGCCAGATCCAAGGACAAAGCACGGAAGGTGGACGTCGCGACCGAACACGCAGGCGGGAACCAGAGGATCGGAGTCGGCGTACCGAATCACGGCGTGACCAAAGTGACCGATCCCAAGGGGGCGGCAGTGATCAGCCCCAACGGGCAACCATGGATGATCTCGATAGTGTCCTGAACGATCTCGAAGACATCATCGAGGACGCCGACGACAACGATCTCCTCTCCGTGGCTGAGGACTTGTACAAGATCCAGGGGAATCTCTTGAGCGAGATCGGACGTCGTGACCGTCCAAGGAGTTGAATCTGATCTGTTCAAAAACCAACGACTCGGGTACTATGTGTTGAGTACCCGAGTCGTTGAATGGAGAATGGAAATATGCCTCAAGACCTTGCAAAGATGAAGTCGAAAGTAACAGACTTCGTGACCATCGAAATTCGAGGAAGAAAAATCAAGGTGGCACGTGCCACTGCGTCACCCAATCCCGAAGGCGTCCGTGTGCTTCGCTCAATTTTTGAGTCAGCAGAGGCGATGCGGATTCGCGACTCCTTGAGAGATTGATTTTCGCTGCTGAAAACAAAATTGGAATTTTTTCAAAAATTGTCTTGTAAAATTGAAGCGACCTTGATATATTAGTACAAGACTCACTTGTAGTTCATTAGACCCTTTCAGACAAGGAACCCGAAAAATGTTATTGTCGTTGCTTAGTTTGTTTTCCTTTAGCTCGTTGCTTTATAGCAACCTGAGCATCGGAGGCATCTCGTAGTAAGCGAATGGCATACAAGGGTTCCTGAAAACCCGCCCGCTGAACCGAGAGACACGGTTCAGCGGGCGGGTTTTTTATTTGGACTTTTTGACCTTCCAACAAATATCCAAAAAATGTATAATACACGAGGCAACAATGAAGAAAAAAGTCAACGAAGTCTTGAAACTAAAAAACAAGAAACCCTGGCAGGTGTCCCGAGGGCATCGAGTGGTCAAACAAACCGGTGGCATCCACGCCGACAAGCGGGTTGACGAGCCAGGCAAAGGCGGAAGAAAACAAGACCAATTCCGCAAGCTCATGGATGACTGAAATACAAATGGGACTGAGGTGTAATTAGTAGCATGTTAATCTGAAAAGTTAACGGGTCGAGTGCGATTCTCGGCGGTCCCGCTTCTTTGACAATTTGGCAAATCTTTAAGCATAATTCATTGACGATGCCCCTCGCAACCGGGGGTGCCTCACGTTGATTAAGCCGGATAAAAGCTAGGTTAGAAGCTCGCCGGTCCTAGGAGCGAGTGAAGGCTATATTCGTCAGTGAAAAACAATTTAAACAATAACTTAAATTCAAACTAAGCAATGAAAAAAGTAATTCACGTTAATCAACACAAGATTAAAAGTAACCGTAAAACAGGTCTTAACGAACCGGTCCTTACCGTCAAGACCTACAAGACTAATGACTACGCTCACGAGGTCTACATCGACGGACCCTGTAAGATCATCTATCGTCCAAATAAGCCGCTCTCGTGCGGTGCCGAAGTCTGGATCGAGGTAGAGAGCGGGGTTGAAGTGGAGATAACTGATTTTCAGGGAGAGAATAGAGATGGATAACAGCAAAAATGAGGAACCAAAAATAAGGTCGTGGACTAAATTTTTGGATGCCATCTTTCCTTGGAACGGCGGTACTTGTCGGATCTGCCGCCAAAAATTTAAAACAGACGAACAATGGCATCACGTAGATGGATTGTTTGGCTATCAAATATGGAGATGTAATTGTAAAGGAAGATCGATCAATAGGTAAACATTATCAAACGGCAGTGTAGGAGAATTGGCATATCCGCTCAGTTCAGACCTGAGTGCTTTTGTGGGTTTCGAATCCCACCACTGCCATCATATGTCCACCTGGGGGAATTAGCAGACCCGTGGTACTCAAAATGCCATGCCGAGAGGCGTACCGGTGCGAGTCCGGTGGTGGATACTGCCAGGACGTGGCGTAAAGGCAGCCGCGCTAGTCTTAGGAACTAGTCCCGTAAGGGGTGAGGGTTCAACTCCCTCCGTCCGTACTACATGACCATCTGGGGGAATTAGCAGACCCATGGCACTTAAAATGCCATACCGCAAGGTGTCTCAGTGCAAATCTGAGGATGGTTACTCGAATGCGTCGGCTGGGCATTGACGAGCCCAAGTGGCTGTAACCCACTCGCCTCTGGCTGTGGCGGTTTAACTCCGTCCCGACGCACTTTATTCAGGAGAAGACCAATGGCGAAGAAAAAGATGACGATTCCGGAGCAGATCAAGCACGAGGAAGCGTACGTGGACTTCCTTCGCAAGCGATTGGATTCCGAGAACTACAAATCCAGTGTAGCTCCGGAAGAGTACCAAAAGACCAAAGAGAAGTATAACAAGGCGAAGTTTCGACTGAAGACCTTGAAGACTAAGTAAAACAAATCAATCAGACCTTGTGCTGGAACAGGTATACAGCGTCGGCTTAGACCCGACGGTCCCTAGTAGACATGAGGGTTCGACTCCCTCCAAGGTCATTTTATCGTCCCGTGCTGGAATTGGTATACAGCACCGATTGAGGATCGGTGATCCTTAGTGATATGAGGGTTCGACTCCCTTCGGGACGACTAAATAATTATTGGATAAAAACCATATAAAAGTTAGGATTCAACTATGTTATTGAATGGCAAACTCAAATGTAGAATATACTAAAGAACTTCTAGAACCATTAGTCAAAACTAGCTATTCAGTAGCCCAAGTATTACGAAAACTTGGTAAAAGATTAGACGGAGGCGTTCATTCTCATTTATCTAAAACAATTAAAAACTTAGAATTGGATACATCTCATTTTACGGGACAAAGAAGCAACTGCGGTCCGAATCACAAAGGAGGACTTCGCAGAAGAACATGGCAAGAAGTATTAGTTTTAAGGGCTAACGATAGAAGAAAAGAAGACACATACTTATTAAGACGCGCATTAATTGAATTTGGTCGTGAATATGTTTGTAGTAATGAAAAGTGTAAAATAGCAGGAGAGTGGCTAGGACAAGAAATAACCTTAGAAATTAATCATAAAGACTGTGATTGGTCGAACAATAAACCAGAGAACTTAGAGTTTTTGTGTCCTAATTGCCATTCTCAATACCACAAATTTCTGACACAGTCCAAACGCAAGCATAATAGACAGATTAAAACCAAATCTAATAAGTCTAATCATTGCGTTGATTGTAACAAAGCAATATATAATAAATCTACTCGATGTAAATCATGTCAAGGTAAAACATCTCCCAATAAAATTAATTGGCCGCCAACTAATGTTTTAATTGAAATGGTCCAACAAAGTAATTACTTAGCTGTGTCAAGACAGCTAGGAGTATCTGATAACGCAATTCGTAAGAGAATTAAAAATCACGCCGCTTAGTGTAGCATAAGTGACCTTGTGGTGAAATTGGCGAGACACGGCGGGCTTAAACCCCGTTGCCTGTTAAAGGGCATCCCAGTTCGAATCTGGGCAAGGTTATCATTGGGAGGGGTGGACACAGGCACGTCAGACCGGTTGCTAACCGGCTCGCCGGAAACGGTTGCAGGTTCAAATCCTGTCCCCTCCGCTCAATCAAAAAATCGAGAAATAAAATGAGTATCTTTTGAGTTGACAAATACATAATGCATGAGCAAAAATTTGATCAACATCAATAACGCCTGTATCCCCAATAAGATATTGAGCGACACAATTTACCCCCTACTTAATAACGCTTTGTTGATCGAAGGACCGCAAGGACCATCGGGACCTCAAGGTGGTGGAGGCTCTTTGGAAATTGGAGGCGATATCATTGGGGGAACGGCATCATCTGTTCTCTTTGTGGGCAATTCTGGAATTCTCAATCAAGACACATCAGGACTTGTTTACAACGTTAGCTCCAAGAGATTGGGTGTAGGTGTATCTTCTCCCACGGCAGCTTTACATGCGGCTTGCAGTTCATCATCCAGCAAAGCCGCTGTTTTTCAAGGTGCATCTGGACAATCTGCCAATATTACTGAAATTCAAAATAGCAATGGAGACATACTTCACAGTTTTGATGGCTCTGGCGTTACGACTATCAACCACACTGCCGAGGGCGGCACATCCTACTTCAGTTATATAAATAACGTAAGTGAAAGCGCCGCGACGAGTGTTCCATTTCTTCAATCCTATGGCGGCACTCCATTTACCAATACTCCGATTGGCGGTGGCGCACCAACCTCTGTCATCGACAATGTTTTTGCACAGGGTTGGGAGCGTGTACCTGGGGAGCTACCAGGATATACGGAGAATTGGGAACATTATTGGCACACCCAATACATGACCGAGCGTCATGGCAACTTCACATCTATTGACGGAACTGTCGCTTATCGTCCATGGTACTGGATTATCAACAATGAAACTTATCGTCTAAACCGAATTGATAGAGGATACATTTATGATTGGTTTGGACGATTAGGTACATTCCCACTTTTAAGAATCCTCACGAACGACAACGACTCTGGAAGTGTGATCATTCAGAACGACGGGACCGCCCCGCCTCTGCAAGTGACCAGTCCTGGAGGCAATGTTTCATTCACTCTCAACCCAGATGGAGCTATCCTTGCCCAATGCGGCATCAATGCAACCTCTGATTCTCCTATCCATAACGGTGTAGGGCTATTCTCAATTGGAACCTACTGGACGGGGAGTGCTTCTTCAGGAGCCACGACAGGAATACAAACAATTGTCGCTGGAAATAACGATTTTCATCTGCTGGCTACTTCTGGAAACGCCAATTACCGCTTCATGAATAATGGCAGAATTGGAGCCAATGTAACAACAGATCGTATAACAGAAAATATTGTTATGTCCCCTGGATATCTAGCCAGCATCAATAACGATACTCCCGCTAATGCTACTTATCGTCTAATTGGCTTGAATGCTACAGATCAAGTGGACATTGACACAGATCGACGTGGAGTTGTATTTGGAACTGGCATTCAATTTTCTGAGTCTGACTTTGGCAACGGTCGCATTCCCATAGTCACACTCGGCCTAACTGGAACCACAGGATCGCCTAACGGAATTGATGCAACGATTTCCACTTGGTTCCAAAGAAGGGTGGTTAGTCGAGAAATATGGATTGGAACTGACACCGACACAGGGGCCACACGCATCCAAGGATCGGGAGGTTTGACAGTAAGCTGTGGGGCTTCGGGTACGAATAATTCGTTATTCCTCTCCACCTCGGCAAATTATACCGTCGCCAATAGTTGCCGCATCCTCTTTGGACCCCACTTCGGGTTCTTACCCGCTAACGCGAATTGCCCCTTCATGGAAGGATACAACGACCTTAGCTCAAATGGCGGCGTTGACGGTGGATTGAAGTTTGGAACCTATTATTCATCAGGCGATGGGCTGGCTGTTCGGCTGAAGATTTCTCCCATTGGATTTATTGGAATTCACGAGACATCTCCCGGTGGTCAACTCCATGTTACCACCAGTTCCGCAACCACCATCGGAACGATTACCAGAGCCGCCCCGTCACAGACTGCAAATCTCTCCGAGTGGCAGGACAATAATGGCAATCCTTTATCTTCCATCAAGTTTAACGGGAGCTATGCGCCACCATCACTAGCCGACTCCGCAGCCGCAAACAATTCAATATATTACAGCACTACTCAATCGAAACTATGCTACAAAGATCCAGGAGGAGTATCTAATCCACTTTACTAATGTATTCGTGAGTTTTTTCGTCATATCGCAGAGGTTGGATCGTTCTCGTGTGCGGGGCTGTATGCGTGCGATCCGAAACCGGTGATCGAGGTGGTCATGGAAGTGACCAAGCAGGAGTTTGAAAAGCTGCGAAGCCCACGGGACATTCCGTGGGCTTCGCTAGTCACTCGCCACCAGCGACAAATCTACCGCGTCGAACCATTGGACCAACGCTCGACCTGTCAGGTGCGAAGGCTAGTTGATTGTAGTTTGCACCGGGACCGCTGTGTCGTGAGAAGTGCGGAAATTCGGATGGCAATCCATTGTCGCCGTAATCGGACGGGACATGACCGGCATGAGGACCACGGCCCATTGACGCAGCCTTGATTGGATTGGACGGCATCTCGGTTCCGTACTTCTTGTCCATGATCATGTCGATGATACGATATCGCAGTTTCTTTTCCTCTTGATCATCGTTGACCGTGTGGAGCTTATTCCAGAATTTGGCAGCCAGTGGTTTGGGGAGCATGTCGAGAAGTTGGTCGGTGTCGAGGTAGTGGAGATACGCCCAATGATTGGCGTAGTCGCTGTTGTTTTCTCGCATCGCCATATCATACTTCATTTGCTCATAGAATTGATAGAAAGATTGCATGAATTGGTTTCCTAAAGAGACTAGGTGATATTTTATATAGATTGGTATAATTATTTAATATATTGGTAGTGATCCGAAGTTGGCGAGGACACCCGCTTGAACCGGGCTGCCCGAAAGGGTTGAGAGGTCGGCACTCTCCGCTACCGCTCTTATTTAGAAAGGACAAGATTATGGCGGGCTATATTGCGTGCTATGAACACAGCGACAACGCGACTAAGAACAAGGCGGCGGCGATGGTCAAGGTGACATGCCAGACCGATTTCGCTGCTAAAACTGAGGAGTTCGTCAGTTTTTGTCAGCGGATTGCCAAGCTGGCGTGTGGGTTCCAGATCGAGGACACCAAGGCGTTCCTCGAAATCATCGAAAACGATTTCGAGGATCTTGCTGCTGATCTTGATGCTTTAAGAACTGACCTCAAAGAAAACATTGAAATTGCCGCAATCCGGGTCATGAAACTTTGAAATTAATCTTGTAGCACATATCGATATGTGCTACAATAATCAAATACAAAATTTCAACTCCGGAAGAAGCTGCTGAGGTATATGATAAAGCAGCACTGGAGAGATGGGGAGATAAAGCAGTGACTAATAAGTCCTTAGGGCTTTTATAATTTGCTGAATTAAAATCATAGTAGGAAGGCGAATGTTGGTTTGTCGCGACTAGTTGGAAGCTAGTTCCAGGTAACACTGGCAGCGGTTCAATTCCGCTTCCTACTGCTAAACCCGATAGGCGAATCGTTGGATAGTCGCGCCCAATTAACCCTTGGGTCCGTCTGAAATTACGGCGGGGCATGTTCGACTCATGTATCGGGTGTTATGGGGGATAGGTGGATGTTGGTTTGCCTCACTTATTTCGAAAATAAGACCGTCTAATCGCGGCGCAAGTTCGATTCTTGTGTCCTCCGCTTAAAGATTTGCCCTAGGACATGGAGGTCCTTAAATAAATGATTAGAATTGCCGGACATGAATTCGCCCTCGAACTCGTCAAGCACGAGTTTCTGAGTGCGCTCATCCTCAACGACCCTGGCGACGTCTATAGAACGGTGCGACAGATACGAAGTATCGCCAGAGGCTCTCTCTATCTGGAGTTCTTCGACTTAAGCGAGGAACGCAAGACTCACCGAGGTCCCATCGCTGAGGATGTGGTCCATGCGATCGAGTGGTACAAGAAGATTCAGCGTGCGACCTGGAATGATGTCGTTGTGACCTGTACAGCAGGAATTTCCCGTAGTGCTGCGATGGCGTTTGTGTTAGAATGTGTGGACAAGACGCCGCAGGAAGCATCTCAAGTCTGGAATCCCCGTCTTCACTATCCCAACAAATTGATTGTCCGTTTAGGTGCTGAAATTCTCAGCAAGCCGGACATGATCAAGGTCTGTGATGAGTTCTGGGATGAGCGGCTTCGGAGGCGGGCATCGAAGGGGAAACCTGCCAAGGTCGATGTTTGACATGTCTATCATATTTCAAACCGCCAGCGGGCATACAATAACTTTCAATGACCTAGGTAAATCGATATCAGGAGACGGTAAGATGTCTGAAGGTTCAGAGAAGGTGATTAAGCAGGGTGATTGGGTCCGAATTCTTCGCAACACTGTGGGGGCGATTAGTCCGCACAATGAGGGACAGACTGCGGTCCCTTACGAGGGAATCAGGGTAGCAAAGGTCGAAGCCCGAAGCGGCAGGAACGGAGATCGCGAGACGGTCCTCTATTATATGGTAGGGAGGTCTTCGAGCTATCTGCCCGAGAAGGACGTGGAGAGGATCGAGGACTGTATCTGTGCTGGACCGGTCAAGAACGTGCTTGGCTGTCGGTGTGGATACGAGACCATGAAGAACCATAAGGTAAAGAAAGCTCAAGGAAACTGAGATGAAAATCGTCATCAACGAGAAAGACATCAAGCGGCAGACGTTTCGCGCCGGTGGGAAGGGCGGGCAGCACCAGAACAAGACCGAGTCAGCGGTCAGGTTGACCCATATCCCCACCGGCATCATCGCCGAGTCGCGGGGCGAGCGGTGCCAGCATAAGAACAAGGAAATTGCCCTGAAGCTTTTGCTGGGCAAGATCCATCGCTACTACGAGGAGCAGGCGAATCGGAGTCAGCAGGACCAGTATAACTCCAAGGCAGATGCGGCGTTCGGACAGCAGGTAAGGTCATACGTGTTACACGGCAAGACCCAGCAGGTGACCGATCACCGGACCGGGCACAAGGAGATGAATCCGGACCAGGTCTTACGCGGTGAGATCGACGGGTTCATCGAGGCATTTTTGAGGAAACAAATAAATGAAGGACGAGGATAAGGAAACCTGGTCTGAATTTGTCCGTGGTTGTTTGGCATTTATCTGCTATTTTGGGATCATTGTAGTCGTGGGTACTTTTTACGAATTCTACTCCAGGGTCATGGGATTGATTTTCGGATATGGACCCGAAGTAATTGGTCGCAGTGCCAGTCGCAGTGTTCGGTACGATGCCGAGAAGGATGAAATGTCTTACGAGTGTGTATGTCATCGATATATACTCTATCGGGATCGGCTAGGACGGGGGAGAATAGTCACGCAGATACTTAGTCCCTGGACGGATAAGGTCAAAGGTAAAACCACCCCTTATTTTCACCCGAGATTTGAAGATGTTCAGCGATACACAGGCGAGACTCCCAAAGAAGTTGACGGGATGATATAGAATTTAGGACGAACTGCTGATGGGTTTGCATAGATAATTATGTAAATAATAGCAGAGGCTATAACCATCAGTGGACGGATCTTTATGAACATCAAAGTTAATTTACAGAAGCATGCGAAGTATGTCTACATTGCGGAGTGTGAGGGATTGAAGGGTCACGCAATGGGTAGTGACCCTGAAGGCGCATTCTTGGCGATCGGTCATTTATTCCAGTTGATGCATGAGCAGGGCAAGGAATTGCCTTTCAAGATCGAGGAAGGTGTTGAATTGCGTCGGACTCGGGAAGAAACGAAAAGGCAATTGGTCAAAGAAAAGGAGAGCGAGATCGAGGCTGCCAAGCGGGTTCTGAGCGAGGCGGGATTCGATGTCGTCTAACGTAGGATAAGTTTTGTGATAATCAAGGAAGATTATGTTTATCCACATATTGTGAAACCGGTTCGCGAGCGATTTCGCTTATGCGGCGACAAGGACTGTTGGATAATCCGAATTGCCGATGATGAGTACGATATTTGTCGCGATCCGGTCATGTGGTCAAGCAGCAAGCCTGGGGAATATGGTCGAGGGATCATGAACAGCAGTGTCGATCCCAAGCGAGTCGAGCGGACGAGTCGGCTCGGGGAACTGGCATTTGCCAAGGTATTTCCCGGTCTTGGAATGAACATCCGCTACAAGAAGGGCGGGGACCGGTCCGATTTCCTGTTGGGGTGTTTCTCGGTTGACGTGAAAACGGCGGTCGAGAACAAGGGCGTGAACTGCATCCAGGTGGTCAATGATCGTGGGATCAGGACCGATCTGAAGTCGGACATCTATGTCGGTTCGTTCATTGAGAGGGACTTGAGGAATCACGGGTTCGCGGATGTGGTTTTGGTCGGCTGGACTTGGCGGGGTAGTCTTGAGGGGCTTCCCGACACTCGCGGGCGGCGGGGCAATTGGCTCAACAAGGAGATGATGTTCGCTGATTTGAAGCCGATGGAAGGTCTCCATAAGGCACATAGGGCGCACATCGCTTGATTTCAGGTGAAAAATGCGAGCTTTGATCGCGGGCGGTTCGGGGTTCATTGGATCGGAATTGATTGGTCTCATTTTGAAGGAGACTAATTGGGACGTAATCAACATCGACCTCCGAGAGCCGATTGAGGGGTCTCTGCTCGGGCAATTGGGCAACAACACTCGGTATTTCTTCGAGCAGACGAACATCTGCAGCAAGAAGCGGGTCGATGCGTTGTTCGAGAGGTATTGTCCGAATTTCGTCTTCAATCTCGCCACGGAGTCTACCGTCAGTGCCGAATTCAATGCTCGCCATTTTTTGCAGACAAATATCTACGGGACTCACGTGCTTCTGGAGAGTTCCCGCAACTATCTGATCAACGACCCTCCCGAGAAGTTTCGTTACCTCCAGGTTTCCACGGATGAGGTCTACGGAACTTCTCGGGACGACAGGGTCATCCGCGACTCCTATTCGTACCTTCCCGATCATCCTCTTTCGGCATCGCGTGCGGCGGCTGAGATGCTTTGCTCATCGTGGCACCGGTCGAGCGGCTTCCCGGCGATCATCACGCACGGCACGACGAATTACGGGAAGCGGCTGACGAGTGGATTCCTTTCGTTCGTGGTCGAGTCATTGATTGGTAGCGAGCAGGTCAAGATTTACGATGGCAAACAGGTTCGGGATTGGCTGCACGTCACCGACCATTGCCGGGGGTTGATACTCGCGGCGAAGTACGGAAAGCCGGGGAAGGTTTACAATTTCGGCAGCAATGAATCGTGGTCGAATTTTCAAATTGTAAATATGATCTGCGATATCTTGGATGAGATATTTCCCCGTAGACACGGGCATAAATCTTTGGTACAATACATTGATGATGGGTTCGAGGGACGAGGGGTCAAGTTCGACATCAAGAAGACTTATGACGACCTGATCTGGATTCCTAATTATCGATTCATGCCGACCTTGAGGCAGATGGTAGGACTATCTGTTCAGAGGAATTTTGAGGCGGCTGGGATCAAGGTAGCATCTTAAAAGGGCAAGACGATGAGTGTTGTAGTTTCTCTTCTGTTGGGTCTGGGGATCGTGTTTTTTCTGGTTTGGAACTTTGAGATCTATTGGGGCGATCATTGCGACTGCGAATGCCATTGTGACTGTTACGACGTCGAAGAAGGTCACATTGAAGAGCATGTCGAGGAAGTGGTCAATGAGGATGGTTCCGTGACGACCATCGTGACTCGCACTGAGTATGTCGAAGAGTAAGTAAAAAGGAAGTATAATGTCAGTTATTTCGATTAACGAGAATGATTTCGAGCTTGAGGTTCTGAAGTCGGATTTGCCGGTCTTGCTGGACGTTTACACGCCTTATTGCGGACCGTGCCGGACGTTGGCTCCGGTCCTGGACAAGCTGGCAACGGAACTTTCAGATAAGGTCAAGATAGTGAAAATTGATGCTGCTGAGAATCACGGCTTCGCTGCCGGTCATCGCATCAATTCGGTCCCGACTTTGATCGCATTTGTCAAGGGTGCCGAGGTGGCTCGGCGTACCGGGTTCTTGCCGGAACCTAAACTCAAGGCATGGCTCAACGAAGTTGGGTTGGCATGAAAGGCAAGTCGATGTTTCCTTTCCCGCGTTGGGTCGTTTATTTCGCAACCGGATTCCTCTTTCCGTTTTCGATCTTGGTCGCCTTGACGATCATCACCTGTAGTGTCCCGATGTTTCCGGATTTCGTGTATATGTGGGGTTGGGGGGCATTTGTTTGCGTGATCAGCGTCGTTGCTTCCCTGATCGGTCTTTACAACGACACAAATTGAGTTTTTAATTTAAAGGACAAGTTTTAAATGAAGTTTTTCGCATCTCTCATTATCGCGTTGGCGAGTGTTTCGGTCGCACATGCTCAGCACCATGGGGGCGGGCATCATGGCGGTGTTGGAGGCGGGGGGCATCCCGGTCATGTATCGCCCAATTTTGGCGGCGGGCATCATGGAGTCCAGCAGCAGTTCCAGCATCACCAGCAGTTCCAGCATCACCAGCAGTTCCAGCATCACCAGCAGTTCCAGCATCAGCAAAATTTGAATTTTCAACGACAGCATCAGGCTCAGTTGAATATCCAGCGACAGCAACACATTCAGCGTCAACACAATCTCGGTATCCAGCACCAGCGGCAATCCCAACTGAATATTCAACGCCAGCACCAGCACAATCTCAACATTCAGCGACAGACTCAACTGAATATCCAGAGGCAAAGGACGGTGACGCGGCAGCACAATGCGACCGATTCGATCCGAAGCCAGCAGAATCGAATCCACCAGAGTTTGCTTCAACGTCAGCGTGCCATTGTAGGCGGGATTCATCGAGGGCAGAACGTCGCCGGATACCGCAACGCCTTGGTCAATCGTCACCGAGCATATATCAACAGGTATGCTTCAATCCATGTTCGCCCGCATCCGAGGGGACCGGTCTGTAACCTTGGTTACGTCTATGGCGGGAGGCACTACCGGAACTGGTGCTACGCTTACAATTGGACCGGATGGACCTCGTACCAATGGTATCCCGCCTACGGCTGCTACATCTACTGGTCCCCGGCGTCGAATTGCTGGTATCGCTGGTATGAGCAAGATGCGATCTTCGTCCCGTGCGATGAGTGGGTAGCGACGGCGACTTCAGTCGAAGACACTTATCCACTGAGTGAGGTTCCTGAGGGCGATATCCAGGAGAATGACATCCAGATGACGGATGACACGATCTCCGAAGACGAAGAAGTGGAAGAAACCTCGTCGCAGGACACTTCGCCTGGACCTCAGATTCAACCAGCCCCTCCCGTTCCAGCCGTCCCTTCACCTGAATCGATTCCGGCACCCGCTGCTCCGGCGATTCCCTGAATTTAAATCCTAAATTTCAGACTAGACAACGCGAGGATTTGGGTGATAGAATGTAATCATCCAAGTCCTCATTTTCGTTTGATTGATCGGGAGAAACTACGATGCGGAAGGACTTCGACAAGGTTTTGCGAGAGCCGGGACGGGCTGAGAAGGACGTTCGATCAAAATATGGTAGAAAATCAAATCACTCGATCGAGGACCGAGAGGCTTTTCGACGTCGTGGTTTTTATGGGCAGAGCGGCGGGATGGTCAGGCTCCAGCCCAACTGCCGGTTCCTCCGGAAGAAGTGCGGACAGAAATGGGACGAGGTTTATGCCGAGATCTGCGAGGTGAATGACATCCGCTCCCATCCGAGACCGTACATCTTTGAATTCATTGAGAAGTACGTCGAGTTGAGTCCGCTCATTCTGGACGACGGCGTCTATGACGCCTCGGGGCGACTCAATATCTATGGCGGGAATATCCCTCATTTCTATGTCGATGCCGAGGGGATTTTGCGGGTCGGCGAAGAGCCTCCTAGGCAGAAAAAGAAAGGGAAGCCCGAAGATTACGTCGTGCTGGACGAATACCACCAGTATCATCAGGTCAAAGGCATTTGGTATTTGGTGACCTTCGCGCCGTGGCAAGGCGGCAAACCAATTGATATTCTCACAGGAAATCAACTCGTCAACGACAGTGGATTGATCGGACGCTACGGAGCGAGGATCTACGCGATTGCCAAGCGCCAGGCGAACAAGAAGGAAGTCAAGTGGATCAAGCGAAAGCTCGATGAGAAATTGCGACGGACCGAGGAAGTGAACGCGGAATAACGAAGAGATGATTTTTACCGCCTAAAACGTTCCGAAATTAAGGTTGCCATACAGGTCCTTTTGCGGTATACTGATCCTATCAATACAAGTGTTTGATCGGATCTAAACGTCTTCTCGCAGGGATGGATTTCATGGACGAAAACTTTCGCCGCAAGGCTTCGCGGGTCGTCAAGCTAGCCGTGATCGGTACTCCTTTGTTCTTCGGGGGTTGCTACGGAGTTTCTGACACGGTGGTTATCGAACGCCGTGCTGCCGACCGAGTCGAAGTGGTCGAGGTCGCTCGACCTGGCTATCACTACAGCTACTTCTACGGCGGGTATGTTCCCATTTACGTGCCGCTTGGCGGGTACGTGGGACCGGGGTACTACTCCAGCGGTTATCGCCCGCCTCGCACGGTTGTCAACAATTACATCAGCACACACCGCACGAGCGTGGTCCGTCAACCGACCACGAGGACGACGACCACCACGACGACCACTCGTCCTGCTGCGACCACCACTTCTCGCCCAACAACCACGGTCACTTCCTCGCGAACCTCTGTCTCCAGTGGTTCGACCCGAGCGACGACTTCGGTCCGGACGGGCGGTTTCGGTGCGACTGGTCGCGGTAGTTTCCACGTCGGCGGCTGACATTAAGGGAAATCATGAGGGTCAACGATGACCCTCGTGATAACCACAGCGACGTGGTCCGAGACGAAGTCGTCTCATCATAATCTAAATCAAAACGTGAACTTGAACTTGAACGTCAGCGAAACATTTGCCTCCTGTAGGACCAATTTCCATGGAACGTGTTTTGAGTGAGCCTCGCCCCGACTGGCAGTCGATTGTCGAAGGGCAGGGATTGTTCTTCCATACTGCGGAAGGAATCCAGTATTGGGATGAACATGTTTTCTACGATTTTTCAGCCGCCCAGATCGACGTGATCGAGCAAGCCACCAACGACCTCAATGAGAAGTGCCTGGAGACGGTCCAGTACCTCGTGGACAAACGGGACGAGACCTTCCCTAAATTCGGCATCCCGGAAGAATTCTGGGACTTCGTCTGTGAGTCTTGGGACGAAGACGAGCACACGCTCTATGGTCGCTTCGACTTCGCTTACGACGGAGTCGCCGCGCCCAAGCTCCTGGAATACAATGCGGACACGCCGACCAGCCTCCTGGAAGCAGCCGTGATCCAGTATTACTGGCTCCAGGACATGTTCCCCCGTCACGACCAATTCAACAACATCCACGAGCGACTGATCGAGGCGTTCGAGCGGATCAGGAACGACCGGGAACTCGGACCGAATGAGTCGCAAGGTGCCAGCGGGGCTGTGCTGTCCGACTGGCAAAAATCTTGTACCCCCAAGGCGGGGACACCGTTCTATCTGACCTCGCTGAGCCAGGATGACTCGGTCGAAGATTACATGACAGCGACCTATCTCCGCGACCTGGCAACTCAGGCGGGATTGGACGCTCGGTATTTGCCGATCGAGTCGATCGGCTTCGGCGACGACTCGCCCTTCTTTCGCGACGGCGGGGATGAGATCGCCCACATCTTCAAGCTGTACCCGTGGGAGTGGCTGGTCCGAGAGGAATTTGGTCGCAACCTGCTCAATTCCAAGACCGAATGGTACGAGCCTGCCTGGAAGATGCTCCTGAGCAACAAGGCGATCCTGCCGTACCTGTACGATCTCTTTGGGGATTCGCCCTACATCCTCAAGTCGAGCTTCGACCAGAACGATTTCGGCGACACGTGGGTCCGGAAGCCGATCTTCTCCCGCGAGGGTCAGAACATCATGATCGTGAAGAACGGTCAGATGATCGCAGACACTCGGGGCGAATACGGCGAGTTCCCGGTGATCTACCAGGACTACACGCCGCTTCCGATCTTCGCAGGCAATACCCCCGTCGTCGGATCGTGGATGGTCAACGGATATGCCTGCGGCATTGGTATAAGAGAGACAGAAGGTATGGTGACCAACAACACCAGCCGGTTCGTGCCGCACCGGTTCACCCCGGCTGCCGTGAAGGGGTCATTCGGCAGCATTCGCAAGAAGCTGCTCGGCAAGTAACGCGACAAGGGGGCGGGACGAACGCCCCTTCCTACCGAGGTAATTCAATCGATTGATAGGCGTCCCACCACAGGAGATCATCTGATGAGCTACACCGTGTATGTCGGACCCTACGTTGCATCCCCCAACAGCCACAAGACCGTGGAAGTCAATCGGCAGGGATGCCCCAAGTGCAAGGTCAACGTCGTCGGCAATTATTGCTCTCTGTGCGGTGCAAAAAAGGGCAAATACCAAACGACCAAACGGGAACCTGTTATCAGTAGAACGGATGCGTGGGAGGCTATGAATAAAACTCCCTCAATCGACATCCACAGCTTCGATGAAATGGGCGGCAACCACGACATCTTCCTGATGTCTCAGGGCATGATCCTGAATCGGCGTCCTCTAAGATATCGATCCTACGACGCTAAAAATTGGGTCCATAATCTTGAACCCGAAAAAGAATTGAACTACTTCAAAGACAACTTCGCCAAAGAGATCGAGGCATTGAAAAATCTCTATGGTGAAGCCACAGTCGAGTACGGCGTGATCGCCTACTACACCCAATAGGAGATTCGACAATGGGCGCAGATCATAATGTCTATGTCGGACCCTATCTTTGGTGTCCGAATCCCGAGACGAAGAAACCCGTCACCCATGAAGGTTGCCCTCGGTGCCAAATCCGCACCAATGGAAAATTCTGCTCGCGGTGCGGAACACGCAGGGACAAGTACGAAAAGGTCGAAACCGCAAATAAAGTCAGCTATCAGGACGTCGATGAGGCGATCCCCGAACTTTATAATAAGCTCCATGGGCTGTCGCCTTACGACCTCAATGAAGAAGCTAACATCTATTTGCCTAATCTAAGGATGATCAAAGGTCGAGAACCTTCTTTCAGCCGCAACGACGGCAAGGTCGGAAGGCAGGAGATCACGACCGAGAGGATCGATCAAGAAATCAAGTTCTTCAAAGAGAAGTATGCTAAGGAGATCGAAGTTTTACGAGGTCTCTTCGGCGAAGCCAAGGTCGAACACGGAGTTGTCGTGTACTTCAACTAGGATGTAAGTTGGAGTGTTGCGGTTTGATATATTAGTCAAGCCGCAGTGGTTCGGTTTTTCATCACACCAGGAAGGTTTGAGGCAGACAATGGAAATCACAAACGTTCGCGTTCGCGTGGCTGATGATAACTCGGGCAATCTGGTCGGGTTCGCCAGCATCACGATCGACAATGCCCTGATGATCCACGATATCCGGATCATCAAGACCAACAGTCGATACTTCGTGGCGATGCCCTCACGGAAGGTTACGGACCACTGTGCGTCCTGCAACGCCAAGAACGCACTTCAGAGTAACTATTGCCACATGTGCGGCAACAAGCTCGGGGCAGTTCCGAGGAATGAAGTCTCCAAATTCCACGTGGACGTCGCCCACCCCGTCAACCCGGAAGCCCGCGAGATGATCGAGCGGACAATCATCGAGTCGTACCTGGAGGAGTTAGCGGAGCAGAAGACCCGCGCCGCTTCCATCCCGGAGATCGATCGACTTTCCGCCTAATCCCCGGCGAACTATTACGATGTCACAACGGGGACGCATGACTCATGCGTCCCCGTTTTCTTTTCAGGACCAGCCCATGTCAGACATCGACAAGACCCGAAAGTGGGTCAAGAAGACCATGTGGGGCGAAGCCTCAGGTCATGACTGGTTCCACGTCGAACGAGTCTACACCGTCGCCACCACGATCGCACAGACCGAGAAATCCGATCTATTCATCGTCCAGATGACCGCGTTGCTCCACGATATCGACGATCCCAAGCTCAACGACCCCAAGGACCAGGAAAAAGCCCTGGAGTGGATGTGTTCTCTCAATCTCGACAACAAAGTCATCGCCACTATCGCCGATAACATCAATCAAATATCGTTCAGTAAAAACAAGGACCGGTCTCCAGCCACCATCGAAGCCGCGATCGTCCAGGACGCCGACCGACTGGACGCAATCGGTGCCATCGGCATCGCCCGCTGTTTCGCCTACGGCGGCTTCAAAGGTCGGATACTCTACAATCCTGCCGACCTTATCGAAGTCAGCCTCTCCAGCGGAACTGTGCCTAAGAATGAAAATCCCAGCAGTCTCTTGCACTTCTACGAAAAACTATTGCTCATCAAGGACCTGATGAATACCAAGACCGGCAAGGAGCTCGCAAAGGGTCGACACGATTTTCTAGAAGTGTTCCTAGACCAGTTCTTTCAGGAATGGAATGGCAAGGCTTAGATATTATTTCCCCAGCTAAGGAGAGCAAATCAATGAATGCCTACATAGTTAAAATAGTTGATCGTATTTTGGAAACGGAAGCTCAGAAGCCAATCCCCAAGTATTCGATATTCTACAGCCGCGAGAAAGCCGACGAGTATCGCGACAAGATCATGAGTCCACCAATCAAGTTTCATGCCAAGCAGATCAAGGTATTCAGCGTGGAAGTCCAGATCCTCGATGAGGTCGAATACAGCTAACTTCATCCGACCTTCTTGAGGACCACGTGGAGCTTGCCGGGCATGTACCAGTCCGGCGAGTCCTCACCTTCGTCGTAACTGAGCCTCTGACCTGCCTTGCTATTGGGCGGGACTTTGACCTCAACCTCTATCATTTCCCAGAGACCCATCCTCGTCCCTTCGCACGTATCACACGTCAGCGAACTCTTGCCCGTACCCTTACAGGTCGGGCATTTATCGGGCGCATTCCAAACCTTCTGCTTCATCATGCCCCACTTGCCGCGACAGCGATGGCAGTCGTTCTTGCCGATGCCGCCGCACTTGTGGCACCGGTTCCTTCGCTTGATCTTGACGATCTTGAAACATCCGCCCTTCATCTCAAGCTCAGTCAAGCCAAGATTGATGATGATGTCCCTGCCCGTATTTTCCTTATCGACAAATTCACACACGATCGAGTCGAGGTCGTGCGACTCAGGTGGAGTCGGATTGTGCCAGTTCTCGTCCCAAACCGGGTTGCGGTCGATGATCCAGTTCTTGATCGGTCCCGCTTGGGGACGCTTCGGTTGCTTGGGTTTCTTCTTTGGCTTGGGCGGGACTGGTGGTCGCGGAGGAGGCGGCGGCTTGGGCGGCGGGGGAGGATTCGCCGGACGCTTGCCCACGTAGCCACGCACGTCGTAGATGGACCGCTTCTGCACATCGCCCAGCACTTCGTATGCCGAGGCGATCTCCTTGAACTTTTTTTCTGCTTCGCTATTGCCAGGATTCCTGTCGGGGTGGTACTTTAGAGCAAGCGAGCGATATGCTTTCTTGATCTCGTCAGCCGTCGCAGTCTTGGCAACCCCCAGGATTGCATAGTAGTCCATGTTGGTATTTAGACAGAGTTGTTAAGAAAATGAGCCAGAAGAAGAAGACGATCAGGGCAGAATTTCGCCGTTTGGTCTTGGATCGGGACGGCAACCGTTGTCGCGTATGCGGCTGGAACGAAGATGTTGCTCTCCTCGATCCTCATCATATTCAAAATAGAAATTTGCTCCCCAACGGAGGATATGTCAAAGAAAACGGCATCTCAGTCTGTCCGAGGTGTCACATGAAGGCAGAAGTGTACCATCAGACCGGGACGCCTCTTCCCGGATTCTCGATGGAGGAATTGTATTCTTTGGTCGGCTCGTCGCTGGAGATGGCTACCAGGGCGAGCAAGAAATTAGGCTGATTTCGGAGTCCACCCCGTAAATAAGGGATGGACTTCAAGAATTGGCTAGAAGCGGTTGGTCAGGTAACTCCCGAGCTTGACCAGGAGACTCTCGGGGTGTTATGGAACATCCCCGAGGTCATGAAGATGATCCGCAGCGGGATGTGGGACGGACAGAGCGAGCCGTACGACCATCAGAAGCGGATCATCCTCTCTGCCCTTGACCGGAACATCCGCCTCTTCAGTCAGCATATACGATCCCCGAGTGTCGCATCTTACTATGCTGACCCTTCCAATAATCAGCAAGCGACGGAGACCCTAGCTCGCATGAAGCGAGTCATGGATCGCCTACAGGGCAATCCTCAAGCCCCTGGTCGTCGCGGCACGATCAACAAGACACTGACCTGTCCTTACTGTCACTTTCCCGTGAAGACGCCTCTGGGAGCGATCAGGACTCGTTGTCCGAATTGCCGCCAAGCCTTCTTCGCCAAGGAGGCTGGCATATGATGTTCAGGTTGTGGTTGGAGACGACCGAGAAGCGATCGGTCCTGGCACATATTGCGGGACCTTCGGCATCGGGCAAGACGACCTTGGTGGACAAGATCAATCGGAATCATCGCCACGTGGTCGCCAAGGACCTGGACGACTTCGACGAGGCGGCACGCGCCATTTTAGGGTGGTCTAGGATCGATAAGAAGGACTACACCGCCAAGATGTTTGACGAGCTACACGCCAAGTGCCAGGAGTTGCTGGACGATTTCCTACGAAAGTCAGAGAAGCCGGTCGTGTTGTGCGGGCATGCGACTGAGGGCGACTGGAAATACGACCTTCCCAAGGATGCTAAGCGGTTCGTCCTGGATGTTGACCCCGAGGTGGTCGCCCAAAGGATATATGAACGTGGGATGAAAGGGGTTGGAGATCGGTTCAACAAAAAGGATCTCCCGGCGTTGGCAAGGGATGCCGCCAAGGAGATCCAAGACTTGCAGAAAAATGGGCATGAATTGAGGAAGGATCGAGAAATCCTGGGGTGGATTAAATCCAAAAAGCCTTAATTGTCATTCGGGGCTTCAATAACATTAATGGGCATCAAAAATCTTCCTTGTCAAATACCTGGGCAAAAATGGACCAGTTACGTTGGACCTCTCTCAAGAACTTGTTGTGTGACTGTTTCCATTCCTGGTACAGCCGCTCGTCCTCATCGGTCCAGCAATTTAGATTAGAATAGTCGATGGTCTTCATGTTATTCTCCAGAAAAGGCTTCGATGATCTTCCTGAGATGGGATAAGGTTTGTACAAGCCTAGACTCTTGGCATATTTGCCTATGTATATCTACCTTGATTTTATTTTCGTGAGAGAACTGGCTGGCCAGGTCTAAGGAATGAAACGTGACGACTGTACTCCTGGGGGGTGCGTCATCGTAGAATTTCACGTTGACAGGCGAATCTTTGTAGAATAAATTCAGGTAGTGATACTTTTTATCATGATTCATCGATGTGCCATCGACTAATTTATTCATGAGGGTTGGGTTGATTGTCGTGTCGCTCTTGAAGATGTATTCTTCCGGAGCATTCTCGTAGGATCTGTGGTCGAGAGTCCAAAACATAGATTGGAATTCTTTAACCATTTCGTCGAGAAATGATTGTTTCGCGAACGTCAACATGTTAAATCCTCTAGAGTATCAAAAACTTGTACCTGAGACACCATGTATGCCAATTTCCATGCCGCAGTGATTTCCTGGTCATCAAAGAAATCACTGGCATGAAAATCAAGTTTTATTTCGGTGTTTTCAAAAATCCATTCTTCACAGATATTGCCGAAACCATCACGCTGAGACAATGTGGCTGTCTTGGTGCTGAGGACTTTCTTGGTCGCCTGATCGAATTCCTTGCAAGTCCCGCCAATGCCACCTGGAGTTGGAAAGGTCTGAGTAAATGAGATATTGCCCGGTAATGGGAATAGTCGACCTCCCACAGCCATGTTAGGCATATCGGGGCGATAATCCAGGATAATGCCCGATAGAGGGAATGTGGTATTTCCATGGGCATCTTTGCCTTCGAAATACCACCGCAACCTTGACTTAGTCGTGAAATTCATGCTTTGTATTCTTCCCATCGCATCAGCATCTTCATGATCCCGTGTTCGGGTACGCCGTGTGTCGTGGTCTCGGCGAAGACCTTAGCACACTTCTTGAGTTCGCTCTCTTGCCGCTTGCCTCGGAGCAAGGGCTTGACCTTATGCCACCACGGCGTGCCGGGTTCCCTGATCTCCACCGTGTAGCCGTATTTCTTCGCCAAATCTAAATAAAACTGAAAGTCGCGAATTCGAATATTAGTATTGTCGATGATCACGAGGTCGAGTTCGCATCGCATCGCCGATTCTGCCTGCTGCTGACAGGATCGGTGGGCGGCTCCGATCTGATTGGGGTCGTATTTGTAAACGGTCTTAATGACCCCCGTGCCGTCCTCGACAGGTCTAATGAAATAATTATCGGCTGAAGCGATCATCGCCTTCAGACCAGCCTGGGTGGCGTCGTAACACAGGGCTTGCGCCATGGTGCTTTTGCCAGCCCCCGGTACGCCCCTGCATACCAGCATACGCTTGCTCATTGAAATATTCCTTTATCGCAGCTTATCCTTCAGAGCCCGGTCCATGATTTCCATCACTTCCTGGTACTCCTTGGATTCTCCAAAAGACGCCCGTTCTTCGGGTGTCTTGAACAACTTCCAGGCGATGCCGATACCCGGCGAGAAAATATGATTTCGTATCGTGTGAAGCCGAAGACAGGACGCATCCATGTTCCTCGCCTTCTCGACCACTGCCTTTAATTTTTGTTCAAAAGTCATGATCGTATTTACTGTGGTTCGTCTAAATTCTTAATTGGTCCCGGTTCGTAGGTCTTACCGGTCAATTCGTCAAGCTTTAGCCTGACCTCGGTAAGCTTCGTCAAAAGAGCCGATCTCTCCTTCTCCAATGCCTTAATTTTCTCTTGCTTGATCGACTCCTTGTCGATTTTCTTGACCTTGGGAATCTTGGCTGGCTCTACCGAGCCGCCACGACCCCACGAGAAGAAACCCTTCAGGGTAAGGGCATACTCCACTGCTTCCTCGTAGGTCCCTTCCACCAGTCCCAAATTAGGTCTAACATGAGGTCCGCTTAAATCTGCATTGGGGTCTTCGCCCTTGATCCGCCAGATCCCCTTGGTAGAAGGGGATCTCTGGGACAGCAACCGTCTTCGGATATCGTCAGACATAGAATCCTGCTTTCTCACGCAACATCGACAACCGGTATCATTGAATCAATGGATGATTTAATAAATTCTTTGACATTAGAAGTTGTATTCATTTCGGAGGCAATTTTCGCATAATCGATCTTCTTGTGGTAATCACAGAGGTCGATCCTGGCATAGGACCCCCACCGGCTCCCGAACTTCTTCTCCAACATCCTGAGTTGCTTGGAATACTGGCGATACATCCCCGTAGAAGCTTCGAGGACCGTACGCTCTTCCTGTGTGATCAGGTGTTCGCCGAGGAAGAACAGGTTGGAATGGGTTCCGGGAGAGATGACGTAGATCTCGCGATCCTTGGGAAGCGTGCTATTCCACTTGATGTTGTTGGTCTTGGCACTCTTGAAGTTCAGGGAAAACAGGCAATTCGATACCACCCAGAAGGCGTCGGGATTCGACTGCGTCCCGAACGGCTGGAAGCAGAACCCGTCCTCAAGACCAATCGCCGACCCGATCGCATCCTCGTAGTTGTTCCGGTCAATCCCGCAGGTCTCAAGGATGTAACGGAAGTTTCTCGGCACATACTCTTCGTATCCCAGGTCGATCAACATCGCGCGAGCGATATATTCCTGCGTCGAGATGTTCTTGGCGATCTCGGTATTCTTTACGTTGAGCTTAGTTAAGGAATCAACAAATTTAAAGGCTTTTTCAATAGACATATTAATAGTTAATTCTAACTTAAAGGGATTTTAAAGGGATTAGTTTTTCTAGTTCGGTCTTAGAAATCTGCGTATTGCCAGTGAGGCACTTAATGAGATCGGAAGTTTCACGCGAACGAAGTTGGTCACAAATATCGTTATAATATTTTATATCTTTACACTTATTATGGGTGATGACATTCACGTGGTTCTCGGCGAGGAACTCGAAATCCTCGTCCACCACCGCTGCCCTGAGTGTCCCGCCATTCACCTTGCCCGTAATCCTGTTGACCAGGATCGCTGGTCCTTTTTGTACGGCAAACTTGTTGCCATGCCGGAAGAACTGAGGCTTCTTATCCTTGGCAACGATCGCCCCGCTGTCGTCGATGTTGTGCGCCCAGACCAGGAATGAGGTGTCGTCTCCTCGCTCCGACGCCAGTCTTTCCTTGTGCTGGTTCCAGACGACTTGACCAGTCTTGACCTTGAATCCATAATCACTCAACGTCTCCTTGCCCTTGAAGGCTTGCTGGAGATGATGGGCGTCTTCCGAGAAGATCAAAAGGTCATCTTTCTGGAAGATATAACTATTCCGTTTGATTCCTTTCTGGAGGATCAAAACCATGACAGATTGTTGGGCGTCCTGGAAGGCGTCCGACGAGTAGACTTTCAGGAAGTAAATCCCGGCTTGGTCCACGATGTACTGACGGAGTTTGCGGAAGTAGGCTCCGTTATTCATCGAGGGCGGGATGACGAATGCCAGGTAGCCCCCTTCCTTCAGGGCATCCAAGCCGACCTTGAGGAAGAGCGAATAGATGTTCGCCCTCCCCGAGATCACGTCGGAAAAACGGTCCTGAAGGGTTTCCTCAAGGTCGTACATTTCGAAGTACGGCGGGTTGCCGACCACGAGGTCGTAATGGTCCTTGGGGAATTCGCTCCTCAGGGTGTCTGTGTTTTGGACCGATACATTGGGGTTGTTTCCGAATCGTTCTTTTAAAATATGACAGAGGTTTGGATCGATTTCGGTTGCATCTACCAAGGCATCGGGATAGAGGTCTAAAAGGTCCTTGACGAACTCACCAGTCCCAGCGGATGGCTCCCATATCCTCGGTTGTTCGAGGGCGGGAAGCCGCTCAGTAATCTCTTGTCTCAATGACTTCTTAGTGAAATACTGACCTAATTCTTTCCGGTGGGAAAGGGTCGTATTCTGATAGTAAGAAAGCGAATAATTACTTAGCTCGGACATGATTTATTTATTATACCATTTATTATGATTGTTACAAGGTCAAAAACCCAGAGATCAGATTTTCTACTTGATCGCATTGGTCATATTTTATTTCTAGGAATCGTATGTTGTTTTCGTGACAAAATTTCTTCTTTATAGCATCTCGAAGTTGAATTTTCCTCAAACCTTCTGACCCTTTCCAGGCATCGATTGGTTCATAGTGTTGTATACCTTGGTACTCTATCAGTCCAATTAGAAACCCTTCTTCATTGAAAATTGCGAAATCAAAAGGCAATGGCAGTATATTTTTACACTTGGGTATTTTATATTCTTCGGAATATGGAATTTGTTTACTATCTAAAAAATACTTTATTTTATTTTCACCTTTTGATTTACGGCAACAGGGGCAGCCTCTATTTCTAGATGTTCTGCTGCCTATTGAAGCATGCCAATAATGAGTTTTTTCCTTGGAACACTTCCACCAGACCTTTATACCAGATCCAGCACTTACATTGGTAGGTTTAAAATCTCCATTTCTTTCCCAATCCCATTCTTCGCTTAGTTCTGGGTGGGTGGTTAAAAGGCAATTTGAATTTACCACCTGATGTCCACTACAGCAAGAACATCCATGGTTGAGAATTGCTATATTGTAGATTGCAGCTTTGTATCTGTGATCTGACTCTACATCGCACTTCCACCAAACTTTTCTAGGCGTCCTAGCAGGCACATCTTTAGGAGTCAATCCTTTATTTCTGTCAAAGTCCCATCTAGAAATCATGTCTGGGTGTGTTGTTTCCAAACAATTAGAATCATCTATCTTTTTATTGACACAATATGGACAATTACTTCCGTTTGTTCTGTTTTTTACTTGGACTTCCCATGTATGATCTGAATTAATTCTACATTTCCAAAATACACGCTTATCACTATGTGGAGTTACATCAAAAGGAGTAAATTCATTCTTATCGTAGTCCCATTCATCCAAAAGATCCGGACGCATTGTGGCAAAACAATTAGACCTAACAACTTTATAACCTTTACAACAAGGGCATCCTATATTGTTGGTTGCAATCCCTCTAAGGACCGATACAGTTCTCGCTTCCCATTTATGATCGTCAGCCTTATCGCATTTCCACTTGATCTTTTTATTTGAAGATCTTGTAACATCAAAAGGTGTAATCTCATTTTCTTCATGATCCCAAAACTCCAAAACCTCGGGATTAGTGGTAGCAACACAATTTGAAAACGAAGCCTTTTGCCCAACACAGAAAGGGCATTTGCTTTTTTGGTGAACTCGGCTATGCATAGAAGATTGCCAGCGATGGTCAAAAAATACATCACATTTCCACCATATTTTTTGACCATCTTTGACATGGGTTTCGCAAGGATTAATACCAGAGTTGGCTTCGTAGTCAAATTCAGCTAAGAGAGTTGGATAATTAGAAATTAACATTAAAAATCTATCTCATCTTTAATTGTAACTTCATGTCCTTCTTCTCTGAGTATTTTCACTCTATGGACACTGTGCTTGGTTAGGTATTCATTTATATGAAAAAAGAAGTCGTAGTAATTTAAAACTTCTTTATCATTAGCTTTACGTAAGCCTCGTCCTAATCGTTGTATCAGAAGATGGTCAGCCTTACTTGAAGCACAACAAATTAGATTGTGTACAAATACATTGATACCAGCCGAGATAAGTTTCTGTTGAACTATACATACGCAATTCTTAGACTTCTGTAAGAGTTCTATGACTTCCTTGCGAGAATCGGCATTATCTTTGCCAAAAACCCAATGAGATCCTGGAATGAGTTGATTGAGCATTTCACCTTGAGCAACTCGCTCCACAATAATTAAGGTTCGACCTTTTAACTTCTTGGCTAATCGAGCAACGGTCTTATTGAAGTATATGCTTTCGGCTATTCCTAATGTCACAGCATCCATGTAGGTTTCATACGGAAGTTGCGGTTCGTCGATTGGATAGAAGACACAATTGGTCGGAGACAATGTTCCTCTTTCCTGAAGTTCTTTGGTGGTTAAAATTCTTCCCTGATATTTAACTACAGGACCAAAAAACCCTTTAGTCTCAAGTTTTTGACATTTATCGGTTTCTCCAAATTTGAAAGGAGTTGCCGATATGCCAACTCGAACTGAGGCTCGGGTCATTTGCCTATAGACATCCCTCGGCTTCTTGCTCATCATATCGTGGACTTCATCCACGATCAAGGCTCGGAAATGAGGCAGTAGGCTCTGGATCTTGTGAGTTGAATCGATGTTCGCGACGGTGATTATATTAGGGCAAAAATCCTTCTTCTTACTTCCTATACACTTGCCCAATCCTTCGAAACCCCAAGCGGCGATATCTTCGTATAATTGGTGGGTCAAATCCGTGGACTTGGTCATTACCAAGGTCGGAGTTTTAGGAGGTAAATTCTTTAATATCCCAACAAGCACCCAGGACTTACCTGCACCTGTCGGCGCACGAACAATACATCGCTTGGTCTTGGCAACTTGGTTGATATAATCAACTTGGTAGTCATGTAAAGTAACAGGATTGCGACCCGGCTGGAGCCATTGGTTCAGGAATTGGTCGTCGATATTATCGGAAATAAACGAAATTATATCTCGTTCATCTATAATGTGATAAGGGACGGATTTAAATTTGAGTGCGAGTTGAATCTCAGGAAGGAGACCGGTCAAGAAACGACCAGTTTCTCTCTTGTAAAAATCTATGTTGCCATCCCATTTCTTTTGTTTGTATAAAGGACTAAAGAAATAACCCTTCTGTTTGGCTCTCAGAGCCTTCCAGAGAAGCGTCTTCAGTTCCTCGTTATCGCTGTTTAACCAAGAATAATTATTTTGTAATTTTAATGTAGTCATAATTAACGCCCATTACTTGCGTCATTATACCATAGAAGGCACAACGACACAAGTAATGGGCGGTGATATTTTATATTTTGGTCTAAATCAACAAATATTACTGTCTGTTGAAGACCCTGATCGGATCGATAGAAGACGTGCCCTCGGAGTCAGTGACCTCACGCATACGGGTCGTAGTGCTGACAGGTTTTGTGTAGTAGATCCACTCGCCAGCGTCGGCGAATCGGTAGACCTTGACGCCATCGTGCTCGAAGAGCAGTTCAGCCGTATAGTCCTTGTTCGTGGTCTCGCCGACGGACTGCGCCTTTCTCTGGTCGCAACCGGTCAGCAGAAGCAACAGCATCGCACCGCAAATCAGCTTCTTCATCTCAATTCCCTCAGTTGGAGTGATCGGACATCAAAAGAGTCAAACACTTGCAGGCACCACCCGACTTCATGAACTGGTCCATAGGCGTACTGTACGTCTTGAACCCGTAGAACGTCGTCAGATGGCTTTCGACGGCTTCACAGCCGCTCGGGAGGATGACGTGGATGGAATCTCCATCCCGCATCGCTACCGCATTACAGGCGAACCGCTTCGCTTCTTGGTCATCGACCGGGACGAATCGGAATCCCGGAGCGTTCTTCGGAACATCCGTCGTCGGGAGTTTGATCTTGCTAAACGAGTTCAGGGTCTCGGGCGAGAACGCTCCGGGGTGATACAAGATCGTGTCATCGTCCAGCGGACAGAAACACGTATCGAGATGGTAGAAGTAAGGATCAATCAGGTCGCACAAAATCAAACTACGAAGTCCCAAGAAATCCATGATATCATGGGCGACTCGCTTATTGGTCCTGAATCCAGTCCCTAGGAACAAGGTGTCCTTGACCACGAAGGCATCCCCAGCACCTTCGAAGTGGACCTCTGGTACGAAGACATCATATCCCTGGTCCTGGAAGAACTTCTTGAAGTGCTTTTCCTCCTGCTGGCGTTCGGCGTGCTTGAACCGAGAAAGTACGACTTTGTTGTTGTGGAAGAGACCGGCGTTGGCTGTGAAGCAGAGGTCGGGGAGGTTGGGAATCGGTTCGACATATTCCACGTAGCTACCCAGCCGTAGGATCAAGTGATGGAGGTCGATCCACTGCTTGATTGCGGCGGCGTTGTTGGGCTTATTCTTCTCGGGGTCCATCCAGGGGTTGATGGTGTAGGTCACATCGAAGTAACTCGGACGGCACATCAAAAGCTTACGATTAAACATAAATTGTCTCTTGAGAAATACGGGCATTCGCTTCTGTCACGTAGTTCTGGCAGAGTTCGAAGCCGATGAACTTTCGGTCGCAGTTCAGGGCAGCCAAGCCTGTGGTTCCCGATCCCATGAAGGGGTCGAGGACGATCCCGTTCTCCGGGGTCGTGATACGGATGAACCGCTCCACGATCTCCTGGGGATAGATGGCAGGGTGCTTGCCGCCTGCACACGATCCCACGGCAGTTTCGATGACATCTTTATGCATCTTCCTTCCGTGGATTTTGATAATTGTATAACCTTGATTATTGATCTGATTGAGACGCCCTCCCGGTTGCCCGCCGAACGGCAGCGAGTGGATTCCGCGTATCTTCATGCGGAACCCGGCTATGCTCCCGCTGAGGACGTCCTCGATGGTCTGAGACAGGGCATTCTTGGCATTTGCCTTCTCTTCATGGGAAAGTCCCGAGGTTTCGATCAGGTCAAAGTATTTCTGCCCTACGTTCTTGCCGACCGGCTTGACTTCATTCTGATCGTAGTAGGACGGATCGTAGTGATACTTCTTATCCTTGACAAAATGAAAGAACGGTTCGGTTGAGGAGACCATCCGTTTCTGAAATTGCCGAGGCGTCGGATTAGATTTTACCCAAGTCACGTTATTGATCAAGGTCGATTTCGGCACATTCCGGGCACGGAGGGCGAATTGGAACGGCACGAGTAGCAACGAGCCGTCCTGGTATTTATCACCTAAATTGAAGACGACACTCCCGGTGGGCTTGATCACTCGGAGGCATTCCTTGAAGACGGTGATGAGGTTGCCGAGGTAATCGTCCAGGTTGGTTTCCCTGCCGATCTCGTCGGGATTGTCGTAGAACCGCTGGTTGAAGTAGGGGGGGCTGGTAATGACGAGGTCGATCGAGTCGTCTTCGAGTTGCGATAAGAGGTCTATGCAATTCCCTTGCGTTACCCTGTTAATCAATGCGTTCATGCTTAATCAAATCCACCCATATTATAGCTTTCGCCGGTCGCAATGTCGACCAGGTCGCCGACTGTCCCGTTGCCCTGTGCGATCCGGTTCAGGATTTCTTGCTGCTGGGGCGGGCTGAGGTTCTGGAACTCCGAGGTATGTACCAGGCGGTTGGTGTCGAACCCTTTGAGGTTCTTGCTCAGACCGTCCTGGTTCTTGTCGAGGGACCATATCCCCAAGAAAAACCGTTCCCAATAGTCATGATTACGTTCGATAGTTTCGAGCCAGAGAGAAAATTTCATAATAGGTATATATCAGTCCCATTCGTCGTCTTCGTCGTATTCTTCCTGATCATCGGTATATGCTAGAAAGATCACGATGCAGATGTAGAACACGAGGCAAGGGATCGCCAGCCAAGAAGGACCGTATCGCAAGATCAGTAATCGCCATAAAGTGACCAAGAAGAAGATCCAGTTGAGCGAGTTAAAGACCCATGTTTGGAGGAATGAAACTGCAGGATATTTGTCCTTGATGAAGATCACGAAGGGGTCTTCGGCGTAATTTTCATCATCGATCTTCTTGAATTCGAGATGATCGGCGATTGTGATAACCAAGGAGAAAATGACCAGTAGATAGAAGAAAACATCTCTGAATTTGTCTGTGTTGCCGAAGACGACTGCCATATTGGCAAATATCAATGCGCAACGAGACAGCAGGGTAAAAGTATTTTCCATGCGAAAAACTCCATCCTTGGATTTTGAAAAACTCTTTCCTGAGTATAGCACAGTTCCGGCAAAACTAAAAGAGATTTTAGGTCGACGCTATACCACTGAGCTTCAATGGTTCGGGCAATATTCGATTTAGAAAATCGAATAACAAACTAGGTATATTATCAATTTCTGTATATGGTATTTCAAGTAATTGAATATCATTGAATTGGCAATATTCTCTTTTTATTTGATCTTTTATTTGTCTGCTGCGGAACGATTTATAACCTCCGAAAAATTTAATTGATTCAAAGTGTTGCGCCCCATGATATTCAATGGTCGCCATTGGCGTATTTTCAGCAGATAAAATCATGAAATCAAATGGCAAGGGTCGGCGATAGCGACAATCGCTGATTCGGAATTCCCTTTGGAAGCTTATGTCCCAATCTTCTAGCAATTTCGTTATAGTGATTTCGCCTTTAGATTTACGGCAAATGGGACACCCATGTAATTTGGAACGAGTGTATAAAACAGATTCCCATTCATGATTTCGCTCACATATCCACCAAATTTTTTTGGATGACGAGTGAGTAACTTGGTCCGCTGTAAGATTTCCATTTTTGGTAGGGTGCCATGTAGCAGCAATATGAGGATGGGTGCTTGACAAAGATGTAGATTTTACAACAGTTTTGCTTCTGCATATGCTACAGCCACGTCCGTTAGAACGATTATTCACAGTGGAAAGCCATTCGTGGTCTGGACCTTTATCGCACTTCCACCAAAATTTCTTGCCAGAGTGCGGAGTGATGTCGTTGGGAGTAATAGGATGGTTCTTGATAGGATGCCAGGTAGTAGCTATATCAGGTCTTAAAGTAGCTAGAGAAGTAGAAGGAACGACGGTAAAACCCCTACATACGCTACATCCTCCGCCTCTTAACGCAGTTCTTTTTTCTACTGCGGCGAGCCATTCGTGGTCTGGACCTTTATCACACTTCCACCAAAGTTTTTTGGCACTTTTGTGCGATATTTTTGATGGGTCTATGATGCCATTTTTTATTGGATGTAATTGGGATACAAGAGAGGGATAATCAGATAATTTACTTTTTATAATCATAGTGTATATAATTTTACCATGAAATATCTAGGATTCAAGACTTATATGGAAACATTGGCAAATTATGGTGTTGATCGCAGGATCAAAGACCGTAATGAAGAGCAAAGACCAGAAAAAGAGAATCCTATTAATTTTTTTGACCTCGAATACATGCGAGATATGCTCTGCGAGCGGATGCTTGGCGAGATGCATCCATTCAGCCGGTTCGTCAATGAGGTCCAGTGGGGCGATGGTCCTGGTGCGTTAAGATTCAACATCGATCCCAAGACCGGAGTGTACATCGAACGGTTGGGCGTGGACCTAAGCGGCGAGAAGCGATGGTGTACGAAGAAGTATTTCCAGATCAATCGGCACGGTTATGGCGGTTTCGAGGAAGTGGTAACTCAAGAGTTGTTCGACCACCTCCAGGAGATATACAAGGACCCTATGGATTCGCCATCGGCAGATTATCGCGACTTGAAGATGTTGGTGATCAACATGGCGGAACGGCTCCGCAAGGAGGCGAGACCGCTGTTCCTGTTCGATCGGATTGCCAAGATGGACGAGAACCGCTACTTGATCTGTTTCAATGTGCGCGGGCAGGGAGTCCAGGCACCGGGGCAGACACGGATCGAAAAGAACGTCACGGACGTGAACTACTATCCGAACGAGGGTTATATTCGGGTGATCAATTACAACTACGAATCGCCCTTGGGAGAACACAAGTGGGAGGTCTCGGGACCGGACATGAACCTGTTCTACTTCCCCACCCAATCGCGGGACGAGATCATCGACCCGGTTGCGACCAATCTAAGGTTCTATTGAGAAAGTTGGATGAATATGAATTTCCGAAAATGGCTTGCTGAAGTTTCTCATGAAGACCTCGCGAAGATCGGGTCTGCCGTCAATATGTCGCTGAAGCAGGCTCGTCGCGAGAACGGCGACAAGGATTCTGCCGGTCTCCTCTTCGACAACATCTTCGGCAACAAGCTTCGAATCGTAATCCCTTTGGGGGAAGACGAAATCCAGCAGAATCTAAAATATGACCTGGAATCTTTGGGATACCGGGTCGACTTCAAAACTGGCAATGCCATCTCGACGATCCAGACACAACATGGGACCAAGGAACGGTCGGAGCGATTAGGGTCTCTGATCGGAAAGTTGGCGAAGAAGAGTCCCGAGGAAGCGGAGAAGTGGAAGAAATACCTCAGTTGGTGGGAGAAGAACAAGGTTGGTCTTTCAAAGCCCCAATCTGGCGGTGTGTCGATCATCATCTCGCGAAGTCCGATCGACATCGTCCGCATGAGCGACCACTCGGAATGGTCTTCTTGTCACAGTCCAGGGAACTCTTACTACAAGTGCGCCATTCAGGAAGCCAAGACCGGTGGGGCGATAGCCTATGTAGTAAGGAACTCCGACCTTGCCACGGTCAAGGACCTTCAAGCCAAGGACATCTTCAAGGACCGTGATCGATACATCAAAGGCATCGAGCCGCTGGAGAGGTTGAGGCTGCGGTATTTCAGTGATGATGATAAAAACATAGATCTATTGATACCGGATAAGAGGGTTTACGGGACGCAACACGTCGGGTTCGTCGATGCGGTCCTGAAGTGGTCGCGTCATGCCCAGAGGAACTTGGTCGACTTCAAGAACCCCCCCGATTTCAGTGACTTTGACCTCCATGGCGGCAGCTATCAGGACACGTCGGCATCGACGCTCTGGAACGCTTTCTTCGGCACCGACAAGGCAGTCGGCAACAAGAGGTCGGTAGACCAAGACGAAGAATCCGAGAAAGACGAAGACAATGCCGAAGCGATGTACAATCAGGCGCAGCAGCAGCTTGAGGAAAGGCATTTCAAGCATTGGCATGTTTACATTTACGAACCTGATGGTGAGGAAGGCGAGCAATTAAGCTACTCGGCAGGGGTCCACTTCTCATTTTCCAAGCACGAGTTCCTCAAACCCCCCGATGAAAAATTGGCGAGTCAGATCGGGAGGGAATACTATCGAATCATCGACGCCCCCGGCAATTTGGAGAATCAAGAATTAGATTACCGCAATGGAAGTTATAATTTCGTGTTCGATTTCAGTGGGCATGGAGATTTGGAAGATTTCGAACACTTCTTGGACGCGGTTGCAACCCTCGACGACAAGTACGATAACGACAGGGGATTGGTCCGCGAATTCTTGATCCAGGCTGAATACCTCCCCGACTGGCGTGACCACTTCGCCGACCAACAATTCGACCACTTCTCGTTCGAGTGGGAAGACAACGCAGGTGGAGCGGACGTGACCGAAGTCAAGAGCGATCTGATGCTGATAGGTGACCTCCAAGGTCTGGAAAAGGAGCGTGTCATACTCGACAGGAAAATATCAGTCAGCGGATACATGAGTGGAATAAGTTTCTATGATAGAAAACTAGGTCTTATGGATGGTTACTTAAAAAATTCAATGCGTATGATATTGCCACCATTTATAAAAGACGAAAATATTCTTATAGTTTCAAATAGAATAGAAATAATGAAGAACATGGAACAAGGCGAGATGTATACGACGCCGGTCCAAGTTTATTTACAGATAAATATTCCAATTGAGAATGCGGACAACTATCGCAAATTGATAGCTGGTGTCAAGTATCTCGACAAGAATTGGGTGTTCTTCTACCAGAAACTATATGCCTGGTTCGAAAAATTCAAGGCGAGTATCATGTCCCATCCGGAACCTAGACAACAGGGCTTGGCACTTCCGTCAGTGTTGCGGCGGGAGTTGCCGCCGAGGCGACCGAAGTCGACCCACACCCAGATGCAACTCCCGTTCCCTCAGGAGGAACACACCCTAGCATTCTCCAAGTGGTTCTTCTGAACTAAACGAATTCCTGAGGGAACTTGGTGCGGAATTCGGCTTGGGTCTCGGGGGTGATGTCCTTCACGTAGATCGCGAGGTCGATAGCCGAGAAGTATTCGGCTATTTTTAGGTCCTGAAAGGCGGCACGGCAGAACGGCGACATCAGAACGTAATAGGGGCTGACCTTACCCAAGACCACCCATCGCCTGAGGTTGTTCGTCTTGACCATATCGACGACATCGGACTTCGACGGCGACGGGTTGTAGAACCGGGAGAGGAACGTCTTGGTCCGATCGAGGTCTTGCGCGATCTTGAACAGGGGAGTTCGTTCCTCTACCTCCCGCTGCTGGTTCTGTTCGCGTTTTGCGACCTCGTATTTCCGACGCCAGATCTTCCACCTGACCCACGCCTTCTCACCGCACAGGCACACGGGATCGATCAGGACATGCGAACCATTGGGTCGCTTGATCCCTTTGAGTATCTCAAGCTGCGCACGGATATAGTGAACGAGGTCGGCTTCTTCGAGGACGCCTTTGGTTTCCCTGAGGAGTTTCCAAGCGATCTTGAAGAGGTGGCACTTGCGAGGGTCGCCGTCTTTTGGTAATCTTGAATACTTGTAATCAGGCAATATCTTCTGGCACATCTTCATCCAGATCAGGCATACCTTGAACGCCTTTGCCTCTTGCTCAGTCATCTTGTAATCGAAAATCGGCTCAAGAGAGAACATGTTTTCTTCTGGTTCCTTAGATGCCATAATGCTTGTATTTATCTGTCTCAGTATAGCAAAATCATTTAGAAATAAAAGGTCAAAAAATGCCTTGACATTAGTTACTTAATATGGTAAATTCCTCCTCAGACTTCTTTATGGAGTTTGTAGGTCTAACTCAGTAAGCGAAAAACGACCACCATAAAAATTCTCGTAATAAGCAATTAAATAAATTATTGCTGACGCTTTGTCGATGTGGTCTTTAAGCGTGCTTCTGAATAATGCAAGCATATTCTTGCAGATAGCTGTGCCCACTGGTTTACGTCGGACCAGCATTCTAGATGTGTGATAATTTAAATCCAGGCAACGTGTAACCTCACGACCTGGTGGGTAATACGAAACACACTGCTAGGACAGCTTAAGATTCTACCTGGACTTGGGACCTAGAACTTTACTAGGAATTACCCATAAAGGCGACGGTCTATATAGAGACCAGAATTTACTAAGTATCAAATGGATTTGAGTAGTTAATCATGGCATTATTTCGCTATCCAGGTTGTAAGGGCAAGGTCTCCAAAGTCATCTCAACTTCTCTGGCAAAATACGCTGAAGATCATCCTGAGGCTGAATACCGTGAGCCGTTCTTCGGAGCCGGTGGCATCGGATTTGAGTTGCTAAAAAATGAATACCCCGAAAAGGTCTGGTTCAATGATCGTGACCTCACGATCTGTGCCGTATGGAATTCGATCTATCAGAACCCCGAGGAATTGAAGGAACGACTTGAGGCATTCACCCCTTCGGTCGATGCCTATTTTGAATTCAAGGAATTTTTGCTGAAGATTTCGGAACCTGGTGATCTAGATAACTACCCACTCACAGAAATCGCCTTCAAGAAAATCGCCTGCCATCAGATGTCTTATTCGGGTCTTGGAACCAAGGCGGGCGGTCCCATCGGGGGCGTCGGACAAAAAAGTAACTATGGCGTCGGTTGCCGCTATAGCGTCAAAACCCTTTTCAAGAACATCGCCAAGATTCGGGAATTAATTCAGCATCGCTTCACACATCAGACTGATTTCTGTACAGCATTGGATTTTGAAGAAGTTATCCATGACCAGTCGTGTCCTGCGTTCCTTTACCTCGACCCTCCCTACTACGAGAAAGGTCCGGACCTCTACCAGTTCAGCTTTGACCAAAGCGACCATGAGCGCCTGGCTGTCGCCCTCAAAGGTTGCCAGCATCCCTGGCTGCTGTCCTACGATGATCATCCCGAGGTGGTCCGGCTCTACGAGGGATGGGCTGTCATAAGTACCTTAAATTTCACTTACACTATCAATGCTAAGAATGGCGGAGTTAAGAAGCGTGAGTTACTGATCGGCAGTCCCGGATGGGAAGGAATCTGACAATGTTCTTGATCAATGTTTCGATAGGCGTCGGAGCATTCCTCGGTTTCATATTCGCGATCTATCTGGTCGCATGGGTCGTAGAGAAGATTGGGCATCACACATGGAAAACCAGGCAGTAACGCAGGATCGAGTGGTCATAGCACAGAACTTGCACAAGACCGTCAATGGTGTGCCTGTCGTCTACCTGAAGCTCAACCCGGAATATCCCGACTTCACTGCACATGCCCCCGGAACGATCGAGGTCATGTCGCCCCATGGAAAGACCTCGATTCCATTTGACCGGCACACGATCTGGGACGCGATGAGCCTGCTCGAAGTCGCCGTGTTTGACGAGATCGTGATCGCCTGGAACTTCAAGAACTTGGCGACTTATGCCCGACACCATATGAAGCGGATTGGCAAGTTCGATTTCAAATTGCTCGACCTGAAGCTGATCGAGGCATTCTGCGGCAAGAGGGGCGAGAAGTCCCCTGAGAGCTTCCAGGACGCCCAGAGGCGGATGGTCGAGGCGGCAACCAATACAAGCTGGAAGCGCGTCCACGAGGGCATTCACTTGCCCCTGGCGAAGCGCGTGGTTCCAGCCTTGGAATGCGAGGGCATCATCGACACGATCGGTCGTCGGACGGTCTATGCGAGCTACGAGATCGACTGGACGGTGACCGGGAGGATGGCGTGTCGGCTCATGACCAGGGGGTACAGCCCGCACGCCGACTGCAATTCGGCACGTTACAAGCCTCGCGGCGAGGAGGAAGTCGTGGTCTACTTCGATTACCGCGCCATGGAAGTCGGGATGATCCAGTGGCTTTCCGGCGACGAGGAACTGAAATCTCTGTTGAATTCAGGTCAAGATGTCTACGAGGGGTCCTGGTACAAGTTGACGAACCTGACCAACATGCCCAAGGACTGGAAGCTGAGTTTCCTCGCCTACTTCTTCGGCATGGGGGCTGAGGCGATGTCGGCACGGCATGGCTGGTCGCTTGAGGTCAGCAAGGAGATGATGTCGAGGATGAGCAAGGTGTTCTCATCGGCATCTAGCTACCTCAGGGAGGTCAGGAAGCAGGCTGGCAACGAGGTGGTTAAGGATTTCTTCGGGCGACCACGGGACTGTCGCAACGAGCCGCACAAAGCGCAGAATTTCGTGATCCAGTCCCCGGCGAGCATCGTCTGCCTGGAGAAGATGATCCAGCTTCACGACAACTGCCCGGCGTTCTCCCGCCCGGCATTCCATGTTCACGACGGATGCGCCTTGATCTGCGATGTCAAGGTGGTCCGAGAGGTCTGTAGGCAAGCGTTGGCGATTCTCGAATCCGAGAGCGCGTTCTGTCCCGGAATCCGACTCAAGGCGTCAGCCAAGGTCGGCAAGCATTTTGGCAATAAGATCCTGATTCCCGAAGAGTGGAGGGTGTGATGGAAGTGCTGATATTGCTTTTCATGTTGATGTGTATGTCGAGCGACAAACCTCCACAGTCCAGCAAGTATGACGGGCTCAAGGCATTGGGCTGCCTCGGAGTCGTCCTTCTGGTCTTGATCAGTCTTGTCTGTGGTATTTTCTATTTCGGCTATTGGTGGGCTTCTCACTGATACGCCTCTTGCAAATTCTTGCGTTGTTTTACTATTCGTTTCCCTTAGGAGTATCATGAAATCGATTTGCGAACAATTTCCGTTGACTAATGCGGAATGGATGGAGTTGGAAGATAAGCTCGATAATCTTGTGCGATATGCAGCTTGGCAGTTGCTTAAGATGAATGCCAAGAACAGCCACACCGACGAGATCGATGACGTCACGCAGGAATTGCGATGGTCGATCTATCTGGCTGGTTGTTATTCCAAGAGGCAGGTTTACATTGAATCATGCTTCAAGGTAGCGAAAAAGTACGTCAAGGATATCGTGGTTTCCGACATCGTCCAGGAGCTAGAAGATCTGTGGAATAACCGGACTAGACATGGTGCGGGTCGGGTCAAATATGGTGACTTCCAGCAGGAGTTGCTGGAACGGATCATAGACCAATATGTACCGGATGAGGAGAAGCCGGACCGCAACAAGGTCCTGAAAGTCGATTCGAAGTTCATGATTTATTGCAAATCGATCCTCTGGAATTCCAAGAAATCAATGGGTAAGAAGATCAGTCGCGAGAAGTCCTGGCGTACGGGACTCGTGTCATTGTCAGAGTTTGACCACCTCGCGAGTGCTTGAGTGGTCGAAAAATTTGAGGAGTTTGTGATGAGTTACGATTATTCGGGTTACGGTTGGATCAAGGTTAAGAGATTCACCTTTGATGAAAACAAAGGTCTTAAAGACAACTATGATGCTCTCGACAAACATCATATCGAAGAGACCACTTTCTTGATCAACGAAGTGCGAAAGTTAGCAGCAATCCTCAATGAGAAAGATCGCAGTTCCAAGCAATACTGTGTCGGAGTGGTCAATACTTCGGGAGCGAAAGTGTATTATGCGGGGCGTGATTATTTTGCTGACATTCCATTGTGGACGTCTAACATAAATTCGGCAATGAAGTACGCCCATAATATCGCTCTTGAAGAATGTGAACAATGGAATGCCAAGTTGAAGTCGAATTTCTTGTCGTATCACGTAGTCGAATTTGAACCAAATGGCGTTGATCAATCCGCTGGCTACCACACCAAGCCTATCGCCAAGGGCGTCCTCGGAGAAGTCTCCAAGATCGAAGAGGAGTTGGAGGAATTCAAGGACGCCCTTGCCCAAGACTGCAAGGTCATGGCTCTGGTCGAATTGTCGGACATGGTCGGGGCGATCAAAGCCTACCTCGACAAGAACCATCCCGAACTTTCTCTGGGTGACCTCGAACGGATGGCTCAGATCACTAAGCGTGCCTTTAATTCGGGAGCGAGGAAGTGATCATCTCCTATCGAAAATTGGTCAAGGCTTTGGAATTCTATCGATCCAGAGGCTTCGGGTATATCGATGTTCCCTGGATCGTGGGTGACGAGTCTTATGGTGTGACCAAGCCTGCCAACTCACGAGATTTCTCGACCTTTGCCGGGAATCTCGTAGCTTCCGGCGAGCAGTCGTTCCTGGATAAGATGCTGGCTGGAAAAATGCCTTACGGCAGGTCCGCCTGTATCACGCCTTGCTTCCGCGACGAACTAGTTCAAGACCAATTCCATCTCCAATATTTCATGAAGGTGGAACTGATCTATTTCGGCAAAGAAGAGAGATTGGCTCGCGAATTGGATACAATGATCGAACACGCCAGGCAGTTCTTCTCGCAATACTTAGGATTAGAGAACATCCAGAGGGTTGAGACGCCCGAAGGCGTCGACCTCATGTCCCAAGGTATTGAACTTGGGTCTTACGGGATTAGACGGTATAAGAACTATGCTTGGGTCTACGGCACGGGCTGTGCTGAGCAGAGGCTCTCCCAGGTGATCAGGGCATCCAAGATCAACAATCTTAGGTGGAATCTTGGCGTTTTGGACGGCAAACCGATCTGGCGGATGAATTTGGAGAATGAGATTGGTGCTTTTGTCGTACAAGAAGACCAAGGTTGGCGGTACGAGGCGTGGTGCCTGCAGACCAACAACATGATTTTCAGCAAGACAGGCAATAATCTTGAAGAGTGCAAGGAGATCGTGGAAGGTTGCATACGCGGTGAATTATGTGTAATTTGAATCAATATGACTAAATACAAAGCCATGAAAATGATTTAGAATTTAACATAAAATAAGGGAGGTAAGCTATGGTGAAGGTTAATGAATTATTCTCACAGGTTGCCTCCAAAACGACGCATTTTGCTGGTAGTCATTTCGCCTTTCTTGGTGCCTCCATATCGATTATAATCTGGCTCGGATTCGGACCAGCTTACCACTGGTCCGACAGCTACCAATTGGTAGCGAATTCTGGGACCACAATCATCACCTATCTCATGGTCTTCCTGATTCAGAACACCCAGAATCGGGAGAATCGCATTCAGCAACTAAAACTTGACGCGATCCTGTGCGCCCTCAAGGACGCCGACCATCGCCTGGTCGGCAGTGAAGACCTTTCGGAGAGCGATCTCGCAGAGATCGACCAATTTTATCGCGATATCGCCGAGAGAATTCGCGATAAAATTGACCTTAACAAATAATCAAATTGTAGTATAATGTTTTTTCATGGAGGGAAATGACATGGTGACGATACTTGGAGCTTTTCTTCTTTATGTAATTTCATCCTATGTAATCGGTTATTTTGTGGCTAAGCGGCTTTACCAGAAACATCTCTTGGTAGATGCTGATGATGTGACGGATTTCTTGACCTGGGCACCTCTCAGCGCATGGATTGGGCTTGCTGTCCTAATTTCTGATAAGTTTAAGGATTTTATAACTCCCAATGTCGATAATTGGAAGCGAGATTAATGACATATTTTAATTATGTGCTTGCTGGAGTCTTCGGTAGGTACCGGCATAAGATGCTCTTCATCGAGAAGGACCGTCCCAAGAGCCAAGCCGGGCGGATCAACCTGCCCGGTGGCAAGATCGACCCCACCGACGCCTCTCCCGAAGATGCGATTCGCCGCGAGCTCAAGGAAGAATGTGGCATCGACCAGTTGGATTCCCTGAACTATCTGGGACGGATTACGGGGCGTTGGACCGAAGATACGGCTTATAACATCCACTGCTTTAATGCTAGTATTGCATCCTACAGCAACGACTTCGAGATCAAGCCTCGGGAGGGCGAGACCGAACGGGTTTTCTGGGAATGTACCCGACTCCCTCAGGTTGACCCCCGATGCCTCCCCAACCTCAGGCTGATCGTGCCGCTGATGAAGGCGGGTGCGTCGAATTGGGTCATCACGGACGAGAACGACGGGTTCAATGTCCGACCTTATTCTGTGGAATTTAGATTAGAAAGCTAAAATGAGTAAAGCTGAGTGTCGGTTAGATGAAGAGCTTTTTTATGATGTAGAAATTCCTCTTGTAGAAGCATTCAGAGAGATATTTTGTGGGAAATATGTAGATTGCGATAGCGAAGGATGGGATAACAACGAATTTAACGCTGTTTTATCTCTTCCCTTGGAAGGTGTTCGCCCTGAAGAATATTTAGAAGCCATGGACCTCATCAGGGAAATGGGTCCTGTGTCTTTTAATTGGGAAGTGGGTGATGACGACCAGGTTTTGGTGGCAATTGGATTCTAATTATGTCTGAAATAAATACATTGGATGAGTATCAGCAGGAAGCATTGAAGACCGCGATGTTCGGTCCCGTCGACCATCCTTCCGTCCCTTACCTCATGCTTTGCTTTGATTCGATGGGCAAGATCGCAGAGAAAGCCAAGAAGGCTTTTCGCGACAAGGGAGGTGTCTTCGATGATTTCGACAAGGAAACCATCAGAGATGATTTCGTGTCGATCGATTTTCAAGGTAGTATTGCTCGACATGAAATCAGCTATGGGAAGCCAGGCTCCTTTGAACCGAATTCGATCCTCTATCCCTTGTTCGGCTTGATCGGTGAGTCGGGAGAGGTTGCCGGAAAGCTCCTGAAACTGGTCACGGGTAAGGACCGAAAATTGACGGATGAGGACAGGCTTGAGGTAGCTAAAGAATGCTCGGATGTGTTATGGTATATTTCTGCCCTTGCCAATGAACTTGGTTACAGCCTCAGTGATATTGCTGAGATCAATTTGACCAAACTTCGCTCACGACGTGAGCGGGGGACTATCCAAGGAAACGGGGATAATAGATGACGACGATGATTGCGAGTGTGGCGATTTTTTACGTGGTGTTGGCTCTTGCCGGAACCTTGTTCGGAAATACGGCGGCGACCTACTCACGCTCATTGGTCAATCCGACCAAGTTGCAGCGGGTACATTTGTTTATGCTGGACGCCATCATGACGGCGTGGTTTTATTTGGTTTACGTTCCTGCCTCGTGGATCGTAGAATTCCATGATCAACCCTGACCGGGAGCGAGTTCTATGATCATATTTGCGATTCTGGCAGTCTTATATTTCCTGTTGGTGACTATAGGCACGTTCATTGTCTACGGGAGCCACGATTGGTTCAACTACGGCTTGGACCGAGATACATGGTGGAAGGTATCTATTCTGTATCCTATTGATGTCCTACGTCTTGTCTGGTTTTTCCTGGTTTTTGTTCCGGCATTATGGATCGTCCAAGAACGAAAGAGGCATGTTAAGTGATTAATATGATTTTTTATCTGATTATTTTCTACTTGTTCTTCGCCGTCGTTGTGAGGGTCGTCGGGGACTGGTTGGACAATATCCAACAATGGCTCATGTACGACCAAGATTATCTGGGAGATTGGCTGACCCTTTTCTTGGTTTATCTTATCGAAGTGATCTTGAGCGCATGGGTCTATGCAGTTCTTCTGCCTGTTATTTGGGTTTTCGTAGGTGTCACAGAAACCGGACCTCGTATCTGGAGAAATATAAGCGAAAGAATCAAGTCGTTATTTCGTAGCTGACATCCTATGACATATACCGACAGGAATCCAAGAATATTCTTGGATTCCTGTTTTTAAATAAAGCAGTTGATCTTGATGCGAATAACTAATTCCGTGTATTATAGAGCGATTAAGATAAAATAGGAAGTCGGTAAACTAATGACGGAAGAGACCAAGCCAAAAACTGTAGTGACTCCGGAGCAACTCGCCGCATTCGAAGCCCTCCAGGACATCGACGACCATATCGGCACCACCAGCGCCGAAACGACTCAGCCCACACCGCAATTCGATTGGGGCGAAGACTATCAGCGTAGCCTCCTGGCGATGCTCATCGCTGATCGCACCTTCTTGCTCGAAAGCGTCGACCTTGTTCGTTATGACTATTTCACGAACAAGGCACACAAGAAGATTGCCGAGATCCTGTTCGAGCATTTCAAGGAATATCGCAACATCCCGAGTCGATCCATTTTTATCAAGGAAATGCGTGACCGATTCAAGGATGACGACACCAAATTCTTCTACTTGTCGGAATTACAACTTCTCTACGACAGCTACGAGCCGGGGATCGACAGCCGGGAGTACCACCGCAAGGAGATATTCAACTTCGCCAAGATGGTCGCCTTGAAGAAGGCGTTCCACAAGAGCATGGAGGAATTGAAGAAGAAGCCGGACGAGAACAACACCTGGACAAAGATCGACAAGTGGCTCGACGAGGCTCGGGTTGTCGATATCCGCTTTGATACGGGTCTCGACTACTTCGGATCGCTCCTCGACCGCTACGTTCGGATGCGGGCAGAGCGGGAAAATGCAGAGGTATTCACAACCGGGTTTAAGGACCTCGATGACGAATTGACCAGCGGCGGTGCAAGACGCGGCGAAATATACTCCTTCATGGGTCCTCCCGGCGTTGGCAAGTCCCTCTGCTTGGTCAAGACCGCCGTTGAGAACGTCAAGCTCAACAAGAAAGTCCTCTACATCTCGCTCGAAATGAGCCAGGATGACATCGCGACCCGTTTCGACGCGCAGTTCGCCGACGTCAATATCAAGGCTCTGATCGATAATCAGGACACGATTTTCAGCACCCTGAATACGTACACGGAGGACATGGACGACAAGCGATTGCTCCTGGTCAAGCAGTTCCCCTCGGGGACCGCCGACGTCAACACGATCCGTGCCTACCTCCAGCAGCTTCAGATGGTCGGCTGGGAACCCGATTTGCTCATCGTGGACTATGTCGGGGAAATGAAGGACCTTCCCGGCGTCCCGCTCTACGAATCTAGGGAGAAATTGGTCAAGGATCTGCGTGGTCTCGCCGTCGAATACGACATTTGCCTGTTCACCGCGATGCAGCCGAACCGTGCCGCCAGGGAGGCGATGAAGGACGGCGGCGTGATCTCCGACGACAACCTCGGCGACTCCTACGGGCAGCTTCGTCCCCTCGATGGTCTGTACACGATCAATCAGACCGACGTTGAGAAGAAGGCGTGTGTGGCGAGGATCTACGTGGCGAAGCAGCGTGCTGGCAAGTCGAGGTTCACGTTCTTTGTCTCGGTGTCGCCGCTGACACTCAGGTTCGATTCGATCTCCGAGGCTCGGTATCGAGTCTACATGAGCAAGGAGACCGAGAAGGCGGCTGATGAGGTCAAGATGGATGATATCTTGGAAAGAAAAGTAACTCGATTTAAACCACCGGAAGAGGAAGAAAGGGGCTGACCAGATGGACGCGAAAGGCAAAGAACTTAATGAATGGTTCAGGAAGACGCCTGATTATTGATCAAGGGGTTTGGCATGATAGAACGGGTCGTGTTGCTGAAAAGTTGCATCAAATACTCATGGTATTTGATGCAACTTTAAAACACCATTGTTTAAATTCTTCATTTAGCAAATCTTGTTTCATTAAGTTTATATGTTTATGAACCCATTGAATGTTTGATTTATTATAACCGCCATCACTATCAATTCGGTCTACCGAGGCTGTTTGTAATGTTCTATAGTGCCTTGCTTGTGTAAGTGGAAAATCAATGGGTTCTCCGCTCAGGGCGCACTTTCTTTCCTGTGTAATATACAGATCCCAAAGTTCTTCTAACGTGACGTCAAATTCAATCCCACGCTTTGATGCCTTTAACTGTAAACTTCGAAAATAACATCCCGGTATTTCCATAAATCCAGTTCTTTTAGGAGATGGAACATTACGGGCGCAGCCACAAGAAGATATCGCTTCAGATCTAAGGTGTATTCCATTGACTACTTTCATAGATCCACACTTACATTGACAAAGCCAATAAGTAGTTTTTTTAATTGTATATTCATATTTTATAACTTCCAAGTTGCCTACAATTCTTCCTGTCAAATCAACTCTGGAGGGGCTGGGTCTGCTAGGCATTTCAATGTTGTATTTGCGACAATATGTCCAAACATTAGATTGACTACACTCTAGCTCTGTGGCAATTTGTTTCTGTGTTTTTCCCATGTTTACTTGTTGTCGAAGATAGGATTCTTCAATTTTGGTCGCCATAGTATTTCCTTTATAATCGGTACATATCATATGAGTAATTGGCGTCATGTTATGATATCTAAATATTAGGACAAGGTATAAAATATGATAGAGAAGATTACATCTGGATTTCAGAGCGGAGCAGATATTGCGGGAATTCGCACGGCACTCAAATTCGGAATCGCGACAGGCGGCTGGATGCCTCGGGGTTTCAAGACTCTGGACGGTCCAAGACCCAAGTATCAGTATTTCGGAGCCATGGAACACCGCTATGCGACCTATCCGCCGCGAACCTTCGCCAACGTCAAGGACTCGGACGGCACCATGCGGTTCGCCGCGAATTGGGAATCACCGGGGGAGATATGTACCTTCAGGGCGATCCTCCAGTATGTCAGACCCTATTTTGATGTTGACCTGATCAACCTTGACCCTAAGTCCATGGATAAAGCCGTGACTTGGATTGAGGAAAATAATATCAAGATTCTGAACATCGCTGGAAATGCGGAGAAGACCCACAAGGGATGCGAGCAGAAGGTTAGTCTTTACTTGGAAAAGTTGTTCACGAGATTGGGACATGAGAAGATAATGTGAAATAGGTTTACAGATGACCCTGATTTTGGTATAGTGTTGTCACCTGTGGTAACCTAATTAATCTAAGGAATAAAATGTCGGAACCTAATTACGATAAGATTAAGATTGTGGTCGGTGGGGAGGAAGTGATTTTAGACCCTGAAAATCTCAAGTTCAACGAAGCCACCCTAAGCCGGTTCCTCGAAAACGAAGGAAGTTGGTACGACTACTTCGGCAGGCACCTCGCCAACGCCGAGATCGAACTGGCGTCCTACAAGGAACTGTCCGAGGTCACCTATCTCCGCGCCTTCGACGGCTACAAGGCTGAAGGGTCGAGCGACAAGCGGGCTGAGGCACAGGCACGCATCGAGAACGCGGTGATCGACGCCCGGCAACGGGTCCTCGAAGCCGAGAAGAATGTGAAGTTGCTGAAGTCCCACCTGAGGTCTTTCGACCAGTCGCACAACAACTCGATTTCTCTGGGCTACACCCTTCGCAAGGAGATGGACAAGCTTCAGCCGAGGATCTACGGCGATACGACGGATACCAGTAGCAATGCTAGTTGTGATTACGAAGCCAAATTGGAACAGGTTATAAGGAATAGTAAATGATCTCACTCAGTAATAGAGCATTGTTTTTCATTGGCTGGAGTGCCATATTTATCGCAGTGGTCTTGGCTAGACGTGGTTTCTCGTTGAATGTGATCTTGGGTTTGTTTTTGTTTTATTTCCTGACCTTCTTGGTCAGGATACTCCGTTACGATACATGAAGAGGAGGTGTGAGATCGGCTACCTAAAAATCCCAAACCTTTATCATCGCGCAGACCTGCTTGAGTGCTATGCCCTTGAAAAATGTCATGGCACAAGCAGTCACATTCTTTATAAGAATGGCGAGTTGATTTTCTACGCGGGCGGTGCATCGCACGCGGTCTTCGTGGCTCTCTTCGATGTCGAGGCACTGAAGGCATATTTTACGTCCAAGTTCCGTCCCGACCAAACAATCTTCGTCTACGGCGAGGCGTTCGGTGGCAGCATGCAGGGCATGTCGGCAGTCTACGGCAAGGAACTCCGGTTCATTGCGTTCGATGTCAAGATCGACGATGTCTGGCTCGATGTCCCCTCGGCTGCAGGCTTCGTTGAAGGTCTGGGACTCCAGTTCGTCCCTTATGAGCGGGGACCGATGACCGTGGAGTGGCTCGACGAGCAGCGAGATCGTCCGTCATTGGTCGCAGTGGTGGAGAACGCGACCCGAGAAGGGATCGTGATCCGCCCGATCTATGAGTCGACCACCAACGACGGCAAGCGGATCATCGCCAAGCACAAGCACCCCAAGTTCCGCGAGACCAAGACCGTGCGGGAAGTCGACCCCGCTAAGGCAGTCGTCCTCTCGGAAGCCAAGGAGGTTGCAGATGAATGGGTCGTGCCGATGAGGCTTGATCACGTCCTCCAACGGACTTCATATGGTGGTCCCCAAGACACGCATGCCGTGATCGTCGCCATGGTTGAGGATGTCAAGGCTGAGTCGGCGAACGAGATTGTTTGGTCCAAGGAAGTTGAACGAGCGATCGGCAGGGCAACCGTCGATCTGCTTCATAAGATTCGATAGGAAATGTTCGCAAAAAAACATAGATGTAAATTACACCCCTAGACTTTTGGTCTAGGGGATTTAAATAAGTAAAGTATCTTAGAGAAGATTAATGATCGATCCTCGGAATATGACGCGGTATAACCAGAAAGATTGGGAACTTGAAGAGACCCTTTTGTTCTGCTGCTGCGTAGCTGGCAAGAACGCGGTTGTAACTGCGGAACGCCTCGATGGTTTCCTCAAATATTCACATCAATTATGCTACGGCAAGAGTAGCCAGCCTCCCCACTACAAACCCTTCTCCGTCCTGAGGAAACTGTTCGACTGGAACTACAATGTTCCGGAGATACTCAGGGATTGCGGTCTAGGTTGCTACAACCACCGCGCCCGAACCTTCAAGGCGATCATCGACAGCGACCTGGACCTCAGGAATTGCACCGTCGATGAACTGGAGAAAATCCCCGGCATCGGCATGAAGACCAGCCGGTTCTTCATCCTGCACAGCCGTGAAGGTGCTGAAGTCGCCATCATCGATACCCACGTCCTGAAGCACCTGCGTCACGTGGGATACCCGATCCCTGAGAAGGTGACGTTGACCTCGAAAAGATACCGTCAATATGAGCAATGGTTCTTGACGACCTGGAGGTCAGAGTCGACCTGTACTCTTGCCGAGTACGACCTTGCTGTGTGGAATTACTATGCCGGTCATGGTGCATTGGAGGATATATCATAGTGTCTAAATACGTAGTATTTGAGAGTAGTGGTGCGACCGAATTCACCGAATTCGTTTTATACGCTGATGGCTTGAAGGCGGCTGAAGGCGATGTCCTCGATATGCCAGACGAAGGATATTTCTCATATCCCTACAATCTAGTGACAGCATCCGACTTTGATCGGGTCAAGGAACATTTCGGAGGTTCTTTTCTTGAAGCCCTAGAAGAGATGCGATCAGCGTTGGCGAGCCTGAAGACTATTAGGGAGGCGTTGGAACGGCTGAAGAAGAATGCCATGTCCGACGAGGAAATCGAGGAATTTCTGAAATAATTTTGATTCTCCTTACTATATTATGATGTAATCACGTCGATTACAGCCTAATGCGGTGTAGTCCGGTTAGGTCGCCTTGTGCAATAGAGCAAAGGTTTTAGTTAGGAGAATTAAGTATGTCAGATCTACGTAAGTACATTGCAAACCCTTCCCACGTCCTCAATGCGAAATCCCATCTTCGCGACAATTTATTCGGGCCGTTTGAGTCTGAATTTAATCGTTTCTTCGATGACTTCTTTTCTGTTCCCCGTAAACCGTCGAATGCTGGGTATCCCCGCGTCGATGTCTACGAACGCGGCAATGAATTCGTAGTCGAGTTCTCGATAGCGGGCGTCGACCCAGCCGATATCTCCGTGGAGATCGAAGACAAGCCGAGTGAATTCCGGTCTTACGGCAGCGAATACGCCAAGCTCCTCAAGGTTTCCGGCAAGATGTCCCAGGAGTTCGAGAATAAGGCTGACGCGAACTACCACGTCAAGGAACTGACCAGAAAGAGTTTCAGCCGATCGATGCTGTTGCCCGATCATTTGGTCGGAGATCCTAAGGCAACCCACAAGAACGGTATGCTGACTCTGACCTGGACGACCGTGTCGGCTACAGAAGAAGCCAAACCTCAGGTAAGGTCGATCCCGATTCTTACTGAGGAGAGCAAGTGATCCCAACATTATCGGAAGTTTGCACCGCTCTTCAGGAGCGGTGCAATTCTTGGTGGCAAGAGCGGAGAAAAGGGGGATATTTGTTCATACGAGATGGATCGGTTGGGAGCGGACGGCACTTAAGTTATATCATTCAAAATGCCAATTTGGTTGAAATTACTCTTTTAAAATATGAACCCTAAATTGGATATTTACCAGGTAAAATCAGAGGTCGAGTCCAAACTACGACAAGGCTACATTACTAGCCGCGTTCTCTTAGGGCGTGCCAGATTCATCGAAGAGGGTTCGACCAAGACCTCTTCGTTCAATGACCCAGCCCATCTGCCTTTTTTTTATCATTTTGCTACTTTGATCAAGCCGAAGACCGTGGTCGAGTCCGGCGTTGGTCTCGGCTTGCGAGCAGCTTGTTTGGCACAGGGGACGGAGATAACCCGATTCCTTGGACTCCAGGAGGTCCCGAATTCGAAGTATTATTCACCCCGCCTAGCAAAAGGGAACGTCGGCGACCATTGCAAAGGGAAAATTAATATCCATTCCGGCTTAATAACGGATTCTTCCTTCATAGATAGCCTGAACGCCATCGAGTGGGATCTCGCTCTTATTAGTGAGAAATTGCCTTATGAACGGCAGATGCTCCACATGGATTTGCTATGGTCGCGGGTCAAGTTGGGTGGGATGATGTTAATAGACAATCAGGAATCTCACGAGGCGAGCCAGAGAGCTTTCAAGGAATTTTGCAAAATTAAGAATCGAGACCCGGTAGTCATTAACACTCGGTATGGTGTAGGTGTCATCCAAAATTGAACAAGAAAGTAGGGAAATTGGGTTACGAAATTTGCTATTCATATCACGAACGTCTTGAGGATGGAAGCTACGACAAGGAGACGGTCAAGACGATGAAGCGTCGTCTTGGCAAAGCCGAAGAAGAGGTCACGCCGGACAAGTTGGCGGGGACGATCATGGCACAGCTTGCTCGCCGCGATATCTGGGTCTTAGACGTGGAAGTCTATGAATTTACCAAGAAAAAACTGAGCTTCAAGGAAACCAAGGGTGGTCTCGTCATCGGCGGCAAGAAGTACCTGCTCGACGAGTGCGGACATCTTGCGGTTCAGGAAGTCCCCGAAGCGGTGCCGCAACCGGTCGTCCATCAGCAATTGCCGGTGTCGCACAGCCTCCATCCGTTCAAGCCTTCATTCCAGAGCCGGGTTCCCCAGCAGATGGTCGAGGAAATGGTCAAGGCGAGTGGCGGCACGGTAAATGTCGCGGACATGCACCTTCTCAAGAAGAAGCCGATGCGGTATGAGATATTCCAGCCCGACCCGGCGTTTGTCGATATGGTCAAGGCACGGACCTTGGCGTTTACCGTGGGCGAGAAGTATCCGATTTACGCGGAGAAGTCGGCAGGCAGTGACCACCGTCTTGGGATGAATTACACGACGGTTGACAACAACGGACAGAAGCAGGTCCTTAACGACAAGCATTTCGTCCCGACGACCAGCCTCATCGGGGGATTCGACGAGGAATCCAGGCAGGATATTGCTCTGGATTACGGGGACACGGGCGGATTTGGGGCGAATATGCCGAAGTTGAGGTGATAGTTGTGGGCAAGACAGATGTTTATTGTCCTTCATGCGATGAAATGTTTGAAGCGAAGGAGTGGGAAGTCGGTGCGTGTCCGTTCTGTTCTCGGGGCTATTCCTGGGATGAGGCATGTACCGATGATTATTCTGATTGCTGGACAGTCGTTGAGTGGGACGAAGTAAAAACGGAGATTGATAGTGAGAAAATCAGATCAGAAGAAGCGTGATCGCAAGGTCAAGAATGCAGAGAAGCAACACAAGCACCAAGCTCAGGTCCGAAGTGCCCTGATCCGTAGGGATGCCAAGCAGCGACATTATTACGACAAGATGGTGAACCGGGTTCGGAGGGAAGCAGCCACGGAGACGGAGGACGAGGCGATCAAGAAGCAACTGGCTCACAACCTGGAGATTCTTGAAGCTCTTGAGAAAGAATATGATCAGGAGCAGGAAGCTAAGAAGAAGTTGAATGTTGATCTCGAAGGGCAGGGATTCAGCACCCTGGAAGAGAAGATGGAGTATCTCCAGCAGATCGCGGTGGATGAGCAGAAGCTAGAAGCCATGGGCGTCGGCGGCTCGGCTGACGTGGAACTTCGGGTAAATACTGAAGAGAATGCTTCTTGATTTGCTTCTTTGTAATTTCTAGAAAATGTCAGAAAATTGATTAAAGTTCTTGCAATAACTTCCGATATCTGATATAGTGGGTCTTGTTAAATGGTGGTTGTGCAAATCCTTCATTGGTTAGTGGAGGAGAAAGCACAGAGGAATCAATAAGACCTTTTAACTAAGTAAAACTAAGTAAAACGGAGAAAGCTAATGGGACTTAACCTTGCTGAGTTGATGGAAGATGCTGACGGTGGTTCGCAGAACACTAATTCGGTTGCCACCGGGAGTTTCTTGGATAATTTCGTTCTGATGCCCCAAGGAGAGGGGTTCGTGACTGTCCGGATTCTGCCACCGGGCAATGACCTGCCGATGATGGCTGGTGGGCTTTGTATGTTCACTCGGGTCCATTCGATCAATGGACGCAAGGTCCATTGCCCCCGCGAGAAGTCGCGAGGTCGGAATGGCAAGACCTATTTCAACGGCGATTGCCGCATTTGCGACCATTACAACTGGCTCTATCGCCAGGCTGACGAAGCGAAGGCTCGTGCTGAGGAAGCCAAGACGTCGGCTGACGCTGCCAAGAAGCGGGGCGAGGACGCCTCGGTTTACGAGGCGAGATACCACGAAGCCAAGGCGAAGCAGGCTGGCTTTGTCCGCGAAGCCCGCGACATCAAGCCGGTCGAGCGGATCTACCTGAACGCGATCGTTCGCAAGATTGTCAAGGATGGAGTCACCACGACCAATGTTGGTCCCAAGATTCTGTCGATTGGCAAGACCCTCTGGGAGCAGATCCGTGCGGCGATCCTTGGTGACGAGAAGTTCGGACGAGCGGCGTTGGGCGATGTGACCCATCCGACCACCGGACGCGACTTCACGATCGTCAAGGAGATCAAGAAGTCGGAAGAGGGTGACTTCCCCAACTACGACAAGAGCTATTTCTCCGAGCCGAGTGCATTGGGCAACCCCGACCAGGTGAAGGAGTGGATGGCTAATCTCCATGACCTGGCTGCCTTGCGGGTTCTCAAGACTTCGGAAGAGATCGAGGCTGAGGTTCGCGAGTACGTGACCGGCGAAAGCCCCCGAAAGGTCCCCACCTACGATCCTTCGATGTTGACTAACGAGCATTCGGTTCCTGCCGAAGGTTCTGTGCCGCCTCTTGATCCGGTTTCCGTGAACGATGAAGTCAGTACGATTATCCCGGTTGAGTTCTCCTCTATCGCATCTCGACCGTCTTGGATGTCGAACGCTGAACCTGTTAATAGTACCTCGACAGGAACAACTGAACCCTTCAACGAGATTGAGTCAGATCCGGTTCCCAATGTAGCGATGGACAATGATGCATTCTTTGCTACTCTGCAGAACATGTAATCTTTGAGAAAAGCCCGGCATTGATTTGCCGGGCTTTTCCATGCGCCTCAACGGGCGTTTGGAGTGGTCCTATCTCAGGTCAAAAGCGGGATTACGGAATATCCTTATGTGTTTTTTACAAACATTCTTCTGGCATAGGAGTCGCTCCATTTACCTTTGTATATTACAGACAGGCAAATGGCTAAGAAAAATAAGGAAAAGAGAGAGAGCAGTCAGCTAGACATTTTCCAGGCGTTGGCAGAGCAGACGAACGGCGAGTTGCTGGGGCAGATGAAGGCAGCCAAGTATTTCATCGACACGGGCAACCTCGCGTTCAACTTCATCGCTAGCGGCAAGTTCATCAATGGCGGTCTCCCCGGTGGTCGTATTTCTGAGTTTTATGGTCCGAGTTCATCGGCGAAGTCGCTCTGGGCGACCAATCTTCTTTTCGGTTGCCAGAAGCTCGGCGGCTACGCGATCCTGCTGGATTGCGAGAATGCTTCCAACCCCGAGTGGATCAGGAAGGCGTCCCACCTCGATGTCGACCGCGTGGTCCGGTACACTCCAAAGACCCTTGAGGAAGCGTTCCTCAAGATGTACAACGTGATCAAGGTCATTCGTAGTCGGGATACCGAAGTTCCCATCATGATTGTGTACGATTCGATCACGGTATCGCCCACGGCTCGCGAACTCCGTGAAATTGACCTTCCCGAGAATTACACGGAAGCCGAGTTCAAGCGGATCGTGCAGCGACACGAGCAGCCAGGCGAACGTGCCAAGGTCATCAGCACTGAACTCCGCAAACTGAACGGGCTGATGGAGGAGATGGATGCCACGATCTTGATCGTGAACCAGGTCCGAGATAAGATCGGGGTTTCGTATGGATCACCTGAGACGGTCTCTGGCGGTCGGGCGTTGGAGTTCTACTGCTCCCAGCGGTTCCGCACGAGTTCCCATGCGACCATCAAGAATCCCAAGCTGAACAACATGATCACGGGCGTCAATGTCAAGATCACGAACAAGAAGAACCGCTTCTTCCGTCCCCATGCGTGGGCTGAGGGCGTCCAACTGCTGTTCGATCGCGGCATCAATCCCCTGAGCGGTCTTCTCGATGTCCTGATCCAGGCTGAGCGAATCGAGGCGAAGAGCAGCGGCAATTACGTCGTCCTTCCTGATTATCTCCCCGAAGGGAAGGAGAGCTACGGCTTCAAGGGTTCCAAGGCTCGCGGCGATGTTCCTCGGGCTTTGGTCTTGGATTGTCCCCGGTTGATCGACGCTGAGAGTCGCGAGGAAGTTGAGGATTACCTGTCGCCTTACGCCGACTTTGAGCAACTCCAGGAAGAGGGGTCGATCATGGAAGAGGCGATCACCAATGGATTGAACGAAGAGGAACTTTGAGATAGTTGAAACAAAAATCCCGTTCAAGATCGATTCGAATCGATCTTGAACGGGATTTTTTGGTGTCTAAAATTGGCGTCACGGGTTGAGATTTTCCATGATGACTGCCATGGGCGTGGTCGTTACCACATCCGGAACCTCGACTGCCTCAACGTTGACCTCGGCAGGTGCGTCGAAATCGGCGTGGAATGGATTGAAATCAGTAAATTGGACCTGAAGTTGGTACCGACCCAATCCAATGCGTTCGGTCGTATTGCCTTGCTCTTGGAGTTTGGAACGGACCGTGGAGATTTGAGCGCTGATCGAGGTGCGAGGTAGGTCATCGAATTCCTGGCACAATTCGTTCAAGGACACGACCGAATAGGAGAGGAAGAGGGACCGAATTCGTTGTCGCGCCTGCTTCTTGCGTTCCCTGATCATGTCGGGCGTCATGACCGGCTTGACCGGGATAACGACCTTATGTTCGATCGGCTCGCTATCCCCCAGCGGGACGACACGCCCCAGATCGGTATATTTAGCAGAAACGCGGTAGTTGGCATCACACAGGGCACTCGGCAGAGACGCCAGGTCCAAGACACAGTTTGTGTTGTTGCCGATGTTAATGCGATGAATTTCGGCGTCAAATGTTTTTGCGAATTCGATTAGCTGTAGGAGATTTTCTTGTGGGACGATATACTCTTTGCTGTCCTTCATACGTAGCAGTAGGGCGACACGAGAGCCAGAGGATTTAGCCTTGAGAATTTTGGCAGGCATTAATCGGTTTCCTTATTTTTAGCGGTTAAATTTGGGATTACGATAACGATCTTGAATCGACCTCTTTTGGCGACTTCATTGAGTACCAATATAACACAATTCGGCTTGACGTTAAAGACGAATATGCTAAGATGGTTGTCTGATCGGGACAGGTCGAATTAGGTAATGCGAGGAGTCTATTTCATGGATGATACGAGCGTCGGCAGACCTCTTAGCTGGACTACGGATCGCCGTTTCGGCGTCGAGTTGGAACTGAACGCATTCGACGGGAGGAATCGCCCCGAGAAGAAGGAGGAACTGCCCAAGGGCATCGACGTGGTTGGCGACTTGGTAGGGTCGGCGTTGAAGACATCGGTCTCGGTCCGGTCATGGGAACACACTCACAACAACGATAATTGGGTCATCAAGCCTGATTCGAGTTGCGGCATGGAAGTCTGTTCGCCGGTCCTCAAGGGTTGGCTCGGGCTGAGCCAGGTGGTCAAGTGCGGCGAGGTGTTCCTCAAGCACGACCAGGTGCAGTCGGACGGGCGATGCTCGCTACACGTTCACGTCAATGTTGCGGATTGTTCAGTGGTAGAGGTAGCCAGCATCGTAACGCACTGGATCAAGAGTGAAGCGGTGTTTATGGACTCGGTCCCGGCGAACCGCAAGCGGAGTCGTTACTGCCAAATCGTCGGCATGTGCGATATGTTTGACACCAAGGAATTTCCTGATCCTAAGGAGATTCTGAGCCGCATGGGGCAGTCGAAGTATTTCACTCTGAATAACCTCCATTATTCCCGCGACCGAAGAAAGACCATCGAATTCCGGATCGCCGAGAATGCTGCCTGTACCGATCCCGTGTTTATCAAGAATTGGGTCCGACTAGTGGTCCACTTCTGCGACATGGCGAAGCAGCTTCCGCTCCCCGGTAAGTATGCTGCTGGCGATCCCTGGACCTCGTTCTGCTGGCTTGACCCGGTTGATGTCTTCGGCATGCTGGGATTCCTTCCGGGGCAATATGATCTATCTCCAGGATTGAAACAGGTCCGGGATTGGTTCATGGCTCGGATGATGGTCAATATGAAGGGGACGGGGTTAAACGGGGTCTTCTCCGATATTGGTCGCAGTTATTCGTGGGAAGAACTCCAGCGAATCGCCAAGGCAGCCAACTTCGAGACTCCACTGGAGCGACACCTGCACGGGGCGGGCGAAGACCTGGAGCATTGGCTGTACAACAAGGAGTTGAGAACCTAAAGAAAGACGCTCGTTTAAGATTATGACTAAATTAGATAAGACCGTTTTCGATATGAGGAACTTGGGTGACCTGCTTGCTGAATTCGACTTTCCGCAAGTCCAGGGCGGGGCTGAGGACGATATTTCGCCGCTAAAAGCGAGGGATATCGTCGTGGACGGCTACGAGGTCGCCATCTACTACAGCAAGTCGATCCTTTCCGACGACAGGGCAGTCGAGTGCCTTCAATGCCTTGGGCAGAGAAGTCCATTCCTGCCCTTTCACGTCGTGGTCAAGATCGCCAAGGAATTCTTGGGAGACAAGTATCTTGGCTTTGTCGATGTCTTCATTAATAACAAGAAAGTCTATTGCTGGATCGTCCACACCGACGGCAACGGCAAGCCGGTGGACAACGACCATTTCGTGGTCCGAGAGATCGAGTTCGAAGGGACCAGGATCGGTTATCTCGACCCGGAAGTGGTTAGGTTTTTCTGATCTCTCTCGCGGCAGCGTCCCGTAGATTGTATTTGCCTCCTCATATATACATCGGATGGTGATTTCGCCACCCGACACGTATACGAGGACCAAAAGATGACAAAACAAGCCAAGATTCAATCGTTGATCATCAAGCACCTCAAGGACCATGGGACGTTGGACCTCCTCCTCCCAGACGGAATTATGCTTGAAATTGGTATTACCCAATTGAACAAAAAAGGCGACCTTGTAAAGAGCGACGATTATTGCTATGTCAGTGCCTCTAGGGAAGACAAGAAGACGTTGTTGGATTCCTACAATCTGGGCTTGTCCTTTGGCGACGATGAGGACGCTATCGTGTTCGAAGAAAAAGGACACGACGAATATGGTCAGCCCATTCGCCGTGTCGATGTAATCTGAAGCACTCCTCGACAAACGGCATTGGTCATAAAACCTGAAAATAGGTCTTGACGTCCAGTGCCGTTTGTGATATTATTGTTTTCACTTAACCCGCCGTGGGTTATGAATAAATAAAAGTTTGAATTAGTGACGGATAAGGAAGTCCTAGCTATGAAAAAAGACGTAATCCTTAAAGAGTTCGTTCGTTCCCTTTCCGATGACGATATCCGCTTCGTCTGCTTCCGCCTGTCAGAGAAGAAGTCCGGCGACCTTGGCGAAGTCGTGGAATTCATCCAGCAAGACCCCGAGATCGACCGGGTCCTGGCATCGGCTAAGGATTCCACCGAACTCTACGACTTAATAGATGAAATCTACGACCAACTCGATCGCGAGTGGAAACGCCGGGTCATGCCTCGCTAAATATTTGCTTGTGAAATAATTAACTAATTAATTTAAACTATGCTGCTGGCTAAAGGGATGTGAAGTGGCTGAAGTAATAAAGATAAAAGACACGCAAGACCTAGTCCCGACCCGACTCTTCCCCTGTGCTACCTTCCCTTTCGAGCATTTCAATCCTGTCCAGAGCAAGGTGTTCGACATCTATGACCGCGATGCAAATTTCTGCATCGCGGCGTCCACCGCTGCGGGCAAGACCTGCATGGCGGAAATGATCCTTTCCCACTCGATCCGCAACGGTCACGGGAAGGGCGTTTACCTTGCGCCCCTCAAGGCACTGGCACAGGAGAAGATCGACGATTGGACCGATCCCGAGCACCATTTCGGCGATTTGAAGCTCAGTATTTGTACGGGCGATTACATCCTTACCAAGGCACGTCAGAAGGAATTGGCTGATGCCGACCTGATCCTGATGACCTCGGAAATGTGCGCGTCCCGAGTCCGCAACGCCAAGTCGGAAAAGAGCGAGTTCCTCAAGCAGATCGCCTGCGTGGTCGTGGATGAGAGCCACCTGCTCACCGTCCCCGGTCGTGGCGACCACCTTGAGGTTGCCCTGATGAAGTTGACCCTGATCAATCCCAACATCCGGATATGTTTCCTCTCTGCGACCATGCCGAACGTGGACGAGATTTGCGGATGGATGTCGCGACTCAACGGCAAGAACACCTACTTGCTCGAATCGACCTATCGTCCGACCAAGTTGAACATCCATTACGAGTCCTATTTCGACGGGTCGAGGGACTACGACGACACCGAGGGCGAGAAGATCGCGACCGCCATTCAGATCGTCAACCATTACAAGGACGACAAGTTCCTCATCTTCGTCCACACCAAGCGGACCGGCGAGTTGATGAAGATGGCTCTGGCGAAATACGGGATTCAATCCGAGTTTCACAACGCCAACCTGACCAAAGACAAGCGGGTCGATCTTGAGAAGAAATTCAAGGATGCTGGGGGGCTTCGCGTTATCGTTGCCACCAGCACATTGGCTTGGGGGTGTAACACCCCGGCACGCCGGGTGGTGGTTCTGGGCGTCCATCGCGGCATGAGCGAGGTCGCAACCTACGATATCTTCCAGGAGATCGGTCGTGCCGGTCGTCCCAAGTATGACCCTGCTGGCGATGCCTATATCCTGCTCCCGGAAAGTAAGTTCAACTACCAGAAGCAAAGACTTCAGACCCCCGACCGCATCAATTCCCAATTGCTGGAATACGTCGGCGGCAAGGATGAGGACGGTAACGAGGATGAAACCAGGAGAAACTACAAGACCCTGGCGTTCCACCTGGTCAGCGAGATACACCAGAGGAACATCAAGACCCACAGGGACTTCCACGAGTGGTATTCCCGTACGCTGGCACACCACCAGAATCAGTGGTTCGACAGCGACATCGTTGACAACGTTATCGACCTCTTGATGAGGTGTGGTGCGATCAAGGAAGAGGGCGGCGAGTTCAAGGTGACTTCGGTCGGCACGATCGCCAGCATGTTCTATTTTTCTCCCTTCGATGTCGCCGATTACAAGAGGAATTTCACGAGGTTGTTCGAGAAGCGATACGATACCAATGACATTGCGGTGGCTGTGGCGTTGGGCAATATCGATAGTAGCCGGTTCGGAATCGTCAGTAAGTTGGAACGAGAGGAGATGGGTTCGTTCACCTCCAAGGTCCAGCAACTCTTCGGAATCTATGCGGTCTCGGAGCCAGCAATTAAGACCGCATTCGCCTACTGGAATCTCATGAATGGTAGGTCGAATGCCGCGTTCAACGGGCAGATGCGGGGACTCCAGTTTGACTTTCCCCGAGTCGCTCAGGTGATTCAGGCGATTGACCAGATGGGGTCAAAATGGGGACGTGCCGAGTGGCTCAGGCAACTCAAGATGCGGGTCCAGTATGGGGTCAAGCCCGAATTGGTTTTCCTCTGTCAGTTGCCGAATATCGGGGCTGTGAGAGCGCAAAGACTGTGGGACAACAAGATACGCACCCTGGCTGAAGTCGCCACCAACCCTGCAAAGGTTAAAAAATTGACCAACTTGGGACAAGATAAGATAGACGAGATTATTGCCGAAGCGAAGTCTCTTAGAATGAAAGAGGAATTATAATGCCACAGGATGATTTTGAGACCAACACCGGAGAGATCGGGAAGAAGATGACCAAGAAGGTTGTTTATGATCCTTGGCCACCTTTGCCTCCAAAATCTGCTTACTATTTCTCTGCCCCCCTCGATAGCTGGACAGACAAGGGCGGCTACAAAAGGGAATATAAAAATCTATATGGTGCTGATGTCATACAGACCCCGGTGGTCGCAGATCCGAACTGTGCCGAAGCAGCCATCCCCGATCAGGAGATGAGTCCGATCGAGCAAGAAAATGCGGACCTCAAGAGGCAGTTGTCAGACCTCCAGGACGCATTCACCGAGAGTCAGCGATGTGTCGCTGAAGTGACCGACAAGTATGACCGACTCCGAGCCGACTACCAATCGGTAGGAACCTGGGACTATGTCCGCAGGCTCGAAATGGCTCGTGCCAGGATCGAGGAACTCGAAAGGCAACTTGAAGGACAGAAGAAGCCGTCCGAAGGACAATTGCTGACAAGCATTCCTGCCGGGAAATCAGCGACCGCTGTCGGCAATACAGGTTATGCTCCTTATACCGGGGGTTATTACACCCTGAGTTCTTGGGACTCTGGCAGCGTCATGCTCGGCGGGTGTGCGGCGTCCTCGAATTAGCCTTTTCCGAAGAAGTCCTTGTCGTATTCGATGAGGACTTTTCCATTCCCTTTGGTTGGTTCGCCCGTGATGGGGTCAACAACTCTAAATCGCGTTTGTTTAATGTTTTCTGCGATCCCTAATTTTTCCCAGAGACAGGGATCTTGGGGGTCGACCGGGACATCGCGGATCACCTCTCCCTCGATCAGCAATCGCACCTGGCACGTGCTGCTGGGACCGTCATATAATTGACAAAACTTACAAATATGTTTTGGCTCTTTGTTTTTCCGTTTCATAATATAAATTAGTTTAATTTTATGAGTAATACAAAAAAAGATTTAACTTGTATCGGGGCATGTGGTCAACGGCGGGCAGGTAAGAACGTCCTGGCGGATTACCTGTGCGGCAAGCTCGTCAAGAGAATTCCCGTGCCTGCCCACGGCGGCGGCGTCTACAACAAGACGGTGTGGGGTCAGCGATCTTTCGCCGCTCCCGTCAAGCAGATATTCTGCGAGACCTTCCAGAAGGACCTGGATTTTGTTGAAGAATGGAAGGTCAAGGATGAGGTCCCGGAAGGCATGGCGATGCCGGTTCGGCAAGCCCTGACTTTCATCGGCGACGGGTTCCGCAAGATACAACCCGACATCTGGATCGAACTGGCGTTCCGTCCCGAGAATGATCCTGATAGCAGCATCTTCACTGATGTTCGCTACATCAACGAAGCCAGGAAGATCAAGATCATGGGCGGCATGACCATTTTGGTCTACCGAGAAGGTCACATGAATTGGGACGACAACGGCTCCGAAGCACAGATTCGCCCCTACATCATGTGGTGTATCGAGAAGAATCGGGAAGGTCACATCGCGTCCTGGGAAGAGTTCCAGAATCGGGACCTTAGTTTTAAGACCGATAAAGACTTCGAAGCATTCTTCAATTCCTTGCCCGAAGAGATGCGGTCGAACGGCAATCAGCACCTCAAGGATATGTTCTTTGAGAATCTCGGACAATTCGACCTGTTCATTCGCGCCCACGACGGCGTTGAAAATATCTATCACAAGGCAGACCAAGTCGTCATGCCCTATATCAGGGACAACTATACCGTTGAGGAGATTATTTTAAATGGCTAAGATTGCGATCGAAGACATGCATTTCGTCCCCAAGGCGTGGGGCTTCGAGCGGTGGATATGCAACAGCGACAAGTATTGCGGCAAGTTGCTCCACATCAACTCGGGACATTTTTCAAGCTGGCATAAGCATAACATCAAGGACGAACACATGGTCGTCCAGAGTGGCATTCTGGAGATCCTGTACGGAGACGACGACGATATCGACAAAGCGACCAGTGTCCTGGTCCATCCTGGTCAAGCCTTCCACATCCCGGTTGGGCTGAGACACCGCCTCAAGGCGACGTACGGCGACGTGGAGTTTCTAGAAGTGTCTACGACCCATTACGATTCGGATTCGATCCGCGTGATTCCGGGACAGTAAGTCGAGAGATTATTGTTTGATCCAACGATTATGGTCAAACACTTCGATGTCTCGGATTTGAAGCGATTTTTCGCCGACGTATTTTATGGCAATTCCTGGTCGGAGGTTGTCGAAGAAGATGACCTTGAAGTCGTGAACAACTTGGGGGTTTCTTTTCGCCAAGCCTTGCATCAGTTGCGAGAAGAGTTCCCCATCGGCAGCACTCCCTCCATCGGGGCTGATGGCTCGCCCGGTTCGTCCCCCACTTCCTCTTTGGAACATAATCCCCGAAACCCTTTGGCTGAGACCGGTGACGGAGAACGTATCGCCATTAGCCGGGACCGTCATTCCCTCGAATTTATCGATGTGGTCTCGGATGAATTGGATGACTGCGTTGCGGTTCATCTCATAATCGATGTCCCAATCTTCGGGATGGAGGAAGCCCAACACGGAGACGACCATCGGCTCGCCCGAGGTTTCGGCACCGGTTGCGAAATTAGCCACATCGGCATCCATTAGTCTCAACGCATGGTGTCTGGCTGAGTTCCGGTCGGCGAAGACGTAGAAGCCGTGTCCTTGACCGTAGCCGGTCGCTCGTTTCGGATCGATGCCGGTACGAAACGAGCGGATGTTGGCACCGTTGATTCCCGTGTTGGAGCCGTGGTAAAGTTCTCGAATGCTTACAACTTCATTCAAGATAAAATCTTTGAATCTTAGCATTATTGCCTTTTAATTTGTCTCTTTAGTTTACCAAATCCGACTTCGGTCAGGACCATGAATTCCCAGCCCCGATTCTGACAGTAGGTGTTGGCTGCAGTCCACTTGGCTTCATTGACCGGCAACGCTGTCTGGGTTGCCGGTTTGATCTCCCAGATTTCCTTGTGACCGTCGGCGAAAAGGATGCTCAGGTCGGGACGATACCTCTTGGACTTGCCATTAAACAGGTAGGGGATTTCTAGGGGTTCTGCATCATACGTTACGACATCGGGCAGAGCCTCCAGGACTTCGTAGACCTCGGCTTCGAACCCGCTGCGATAATACAACTCTTTTCCATTCATCTTGTTGGAGATAAAGGTCCCTTTGCGAAACTTGACGCCGGTCGATCTTTTCTTGCCCCTGCTGCTGAAGTCGTTCCATACCGTGGTCTTGTGCTGGATTCCCTTGGGGACTTCCCAACCCGGATGCTTGGCTTTGTAGTGCATCTTGATGTCTCGGACAGGACCCTGGCATTTCGGGCAAGTCAAATATTCTCGCCCTTCCTCGTGGGATTCGATGATGTGCGACTTGAATTCGTCGTATTCCTTGAATTCCTGACCACACACGAAGCAAGACCACCTACGTTTACCCCGCGATTCCTGGTCGTCGTTGAAAGGCAGTGTCATATCAGTCGTCCTCTTTCGCTTTCTTTCCTAGTTTCTCGGCGGCGGTTTCTTTATCGATAACATGAATTTTGCCGACATCCTTGATGCCGAAGATCCGCTGCGTCCCCTGACCTTCGATGATCTTGTCCAGGTTCACGGCGATGAAGTTTGCCTCTTCCTTGGCTTTTCCGACCATGTCCTCGTCGGGATGCTTCAGCTTGGCGAAGACGATCCGGCTGTCTTCGGGCGCGCCGTAGACCGACTTCTCGAATTCGAAGAAGAAGACGAATTCGCCAGTCCGGTCGAGAAGCTGGTGAACCTTGCTGATCTGTTCTCGCTCTTCGCACACCAAATCCCATTTGTCCATTAATGATCGGAAGCTTGAGAATCCTAGTGATTCCATATGTCCCTCTCTCATAAAGTGATTGCTGCTAATATATAGAGTTATGGCAACAAACATGTCTGGGTTTAAGAAGTTCTTTGAGGATGCCTGGGGCGGCTCGACACCTCCCGACCAGAAGGCTTTCGGTCACGGCAAGGATGGTGCCATGGACTCGCTCAGCGTCCAGTCGATGGAACTCGATGTCCCCGAGAAGTCGTTCGATTCGATCCCGTTCGTGGGGGCGAACTATCAACTCGGCAAGAGCAAGATACTGGGGGGGTTATCCTCCTGGACCGTGGTCAATATTGGTCCCAAGACGGTGACCCTGGAGTTAAGGGATGAGGGCAGCAAGCGGTTTATCAGAGCCAAGAGCGGCGCACTCTACAACGACCCGTCGAAGCCCGACACTCCGAAACGAATCACGGTGCCGAGGGCATACTACATGCGGATGCTCGACGACCAATATGGCGGGGCGGCGGGAGCGATGGCGGGTCCTCCAGGCGGCTTGCCCCCGATGTAACCAATAGAGTAGGTGAATACAGTGAATATGGAATTCAAAAAGTGGCTTAATCTTCAGGAAATTGGAACAACAACTGGCAGTATCGCCGTCTTCTCCCGGCAAGTCATGCCGATCGTCACCCGAATTTGGCCGACTTGGGGAGGCAGCATCCTCAATGATGAGGAAGAGAAACCGAAACCGAAGCATAAGAAGAAAAACAAAAAGAAGTCTAAGAAGAAGTGAAATATTCGATCTTTTTAGATCTGGATAATACGTTGGTGCGATCTTATCCCCAAGGTTCGCTCCCTTGGAGATTGATGGACCGAGCATGTCCTACCTACAAGGACCAATTAACTGTTCTCAGACCAAAAACCAGGCAATTCCTGAGCCGGTTGAGTAAGATATGCGATCTTTACTTGTTCACTGCGGCTGAATGTGAGTATGCCACGGCTGTCCTTTCCGTATTCGGCATCGATCGTTACTTTCTAGAGGTCTACTCGGGACAAAAAGAAAGACCTAATTCCATCAAGCAGGAATTAGGTCTTTCTGATTCTTGGATTTTGGTGGACGACAGCCACAGTTCGAACAACCTGACCCGGCACAAACTCTCCTGTCTAGGGAGCCAAAACATTCCTCTCAAGAAGTGTTTTTTACATGCTAAATCCTATAATCCTCGCCAAGAAGATAAAAATGACCTGAGGTTGCTATACCTCCAGATACGGAGTCGGATCGCGATGAACATCAAACATCTTCATCTTTGATTTTTATATGGTAGATATAGTTTTTCATGCCGTTATCCCGGAGATATTCGTAGAAAGACTGGAGCATCTCCTGGGCTTCAGCGGGGTCGGTCGTGTACCATTTCCCCAATTTGGGGAGGGCAAGATGCTTGTTGGTAGCATCATTGAATAAAGTGTAGATTTTCACTTATTTACTCTGGAAAGGGTTCGGCAGGTATTTCGGGGTCTTCGCGGTCGGGTTGTGTATCTTGGAGATGGTCTTGTAATCTGGGCCACCGATGTCGATGCCTTTGAAGGTCTGACCGGCTGGATTGGTAGTGGGCGTCTTCGAGAGGTTGGCTGGGTTGACCGGAGCCGCGATGCCGCCACCACGGCGTGCTGCCTTGGCTGACCCCGTGACCGCACCGAGACGACGCTTCTTGTAGCGTTGCCAGTTGTAGGCTTCATTCTGGTCCAGCCATTCCTTGAATTCCATCACTTCTTCTTCATCCCTTTCCTCATCATCTTCGGCTGAGGCTGTCCTGGGTTCTGAGGATTCAGTGCCTTGATTGCGTTGCCAGGCGTCACCTTGCCCGTGAGGACCGTCTTCTTGGCAGCCTGGTTCAGGAGTTGGTCGGCATTCAATGACTGGCTCTGGGGAGCGGTCGACATGCTCTGGGCGGTATTCAGGATCGCCTTATTGGTCATGAGGATATTAGGGTCCATATTCGGCTGGACGATGCCAGCCTCGGAGAGCCGCAGATATTCCTTGAAGCTTATTTTATTTTTCATAAGCTTATTTATAGCGATCGACCATTTTCTTCGTATTTGGATTTGTATTCGTTGTGTTCCCAATAATAGACAATCGGGACTGCCCGGCTGGTCTTGTACTTGCCCTCGATGACGATTTCTCCCGAATGGACCAAACGATGACAGGTTGCACACAGGGTGATCGAATTCATTGGGGTGTACTTGCCGCCCTCGGCACCGGGGACGATGCGGTGGACATCCAGCACGTTGTAGTTGGATTCTCCGCAGAACAGGCACTTGCCGGTAACTCGCTTTTTGACTTCTTGGAAAGATGGTCTTTTGGATTTAGTTTCTCGACACATAAAAATAGATACGGCTAAAGTATATAACAAGTATCTATTATAACATGTCAAGGGGGAAACATGAAGAATTTTTTCAAGTCAGTCAAGGATTTTTTCGCAAATCTTTTCAAGAGCGAATGTTGCCTGGATTGTGACTGTTTCTGCGACCACTGCATCGACCATTGTTGTATCTGTTCTAAGGGCTTTACTGTTTGCTGCGACGATTGCGAGTGCTGCAACTAAGGAGAAAGTAAGGTATGCGGAGCTTCCAGGAATTCGTTCAGAATCATGAAAGTAAGCGTGGTCATTTCATGGACTATTGGCGGTCGCTCCGCAATACCGACCCCCTTTACATGGACCCTATCTCCAAAGGTCATGTTGGTCATACCAAGGGCGAAGATACGATTCGCCTCACCGGCAGTCCCAAGTTTATCGCCTCAATCGTCAGCCGCCTCAAGGAACTGATGATTTACGAGAATGATCGAACCAAGCTCGACATCAGTTACAAAGAATCCACCTATACCAAGGAAAATGGGCAGAGGAGCTACATCCTTTACCTCAAGTTGAGGGAACGTTGAAATTACACTTCTCGATAATTTTGGTCGTGGATTGGTCAGATTGGTAATCATAAATGAAGACTTCTTCAACCAAATCATGCCCCACAACTTCCTCCTTGCGGTAATCTCCGCCCTTCACGATATAATCGGGCTTGATTGTCTTGATGATTTCCAGGGGCGTGTCTTCGTAGAACGCACAGACGAAATCGACGCAATCCAGTGCGGCGACGATCTCGATTCGCTGTTTCAAGGGGACGATCGGTCTCGATTCGCCCTTGAGTCGTCGCACGCTCGCATCACTGTTCAGAGCCACGACCAATTTGTCGCCCCTGGACTTGGCGAATTGGAGCATCTTGACGTGATTAGCATGTAGGATGTCGAAGCATCCATTGGTAAAGACCAACTTGCCCTCACCCCTCTCTGGCATCATGTACTTGGCTTTGTAAGGGTCCTCGGTCCTCATCAGGTCGTAGAGCGAGATGGGGTGATTGTGGATATTGTCTACGTAGGACGCCGCTGCCTTGAAGGCGATCTCGGCACATTCGCAAATGTTGAATTTGTGGGCAAATGCCAACGCAAGGAAGGCGCAGAAGCAGTCGCCTGCGCCGATGACGCTTCGCGGGATCTTCTTCGTAGGGTTGACATATTCGAAGAAATCACCGGCAATGCCGTCCCATCCGACCACGCCCTTGCCGCTCTGGGTGATGACTACGCTCTGGCATTGGAGGATGTTTAGAAAATAGATAGCTTGATCCTTCCAATTCGACAAACTGCTCAGCTTCGCGGCTTCCTGGGAGTTGGGCTTGAAGATCGTACAACCCTTCCATTTCTCTATCGGACCATTCTTTGGGTCGATGATGGTCGGAATCCCCAATTGGGTCCATTCTTCGCTGTTCTCCTTGAAGAAACCCTTGTCGTAGTCGGAGAGGATCAGATAGTCATTACTCAGGTCTTTTGTCGTGGCAGAGATCTCTGTTTTGCAGTCATTGATGAATTTGTTTCTTATACTTTGTAATGCGAACTCGTGAAGTCCGTAATTTTCCTGCTCGATGTCGTGGCGACAGAAGGGAGAATCGCCATCGTAGTACCTTCGCTTGATTGGGATGCGAATGTCTGTGTATTTGGCACAGGGGTCGGTATTGATGTTGTACTGGTTGAGGGTTTTCTCGACTTCGAAATTGAGCAAGGTATTGAGGGCGGCATCGACGTTGAGGTGCTTGAATTGGTAGCAGACATTGGCAGCCCCACCGGGCAGCGTCTTGGTAGGCTTGGTATTGCTCGACTTCATGACCGGGATCGGGAATTCCGGCGAGATCCTCTCTACGGAAATGTCGAAATATTGGTCAAGCATTGCATCTCCTACCACGGTGATACGGGGGCGATTCTTTTCACATTTTCCGATGAATCTTTCAATTAAACTCATTTGGTCTTTCCTTCAAGATCGGTCTTGATTCTCGTAAAGACGCTTGACCAATCGCCAAGCGTGTCCTGGCGATAGAGCCGGACCGTATCGTACCACGGGGTCGTCTCTCCCTCGCCTCCCCATCTCCACTCGCCGAAGTAAGAGAGTATTCCCCACGTTTCTCTTCTTAAGGACCCCGCCAAATGTAATATAGCTGTGTCGACCGATATGACCAGATCGGCTCCGAGAATATAGCAGGCAGTGTCGGTGAAGTCCTTGATCTCCATGGACCAGTCGAAAAAGTGAGGAGTACGCATTCCCCACTTGTCATTGCTGGGATGGAGTAGGTGGAGATTGACTCCGGGAACCGATAGATATTCAAACAGACTCAGCGGGCAAGACCTGTAGAAATCGTTCCGGTGTGCCGGGCATCCCGAATTACACACGATGATGTTGAACCCGTTCGGCAAGATTTTCTTGCCAATTCGGTCGAGACAAATCTCCAACGGGACCGATATTCCAGGGTCGTCCATGCCTAATAGATACGGCAGGCTCATGAGTGAGGCGAAATAATCGAACCTGGGGAGGCTCACACGCCCTTCGGGATCGCCGACGATGATTTGGTCGATATCGAGCCGGGAAGCCATCAGAACGTCGCGTAGGGGCTTGTAGGCGATGAGGATGATGTAGCACCGGTATTTCTGCTTAATACACTTCAGGTAGCGGGCGAATTGGATGGTGTCGCCGCTGCCTTGCTCGCAATGGATTAGTATGGCTTTGCCGTCGAGGCTGGTCCCCTTGGTCCATAACTTCCGGATTCCGAATTGCTTGATATAGAAGCCAAGGGGCGTGAAGAGGTGGAATCGTTGCTCGAATCGCTCCCATGCTTCCTGGTATTCCCGGCGATAGAAGTTGAGGTAGCAATATTCGAAATCGGCAAGTAGAAAATTGGGATCGAGGGCGAGTGCCTGGTCGAAATATTTCTGAGATTGGTCGAAGTCTTTGGTGTAGAGATAGAGACTCGCCAGACGGGTCAAATTTCTTGGGGTGGGATGTTGTGCAATAGAAGCGAGTGCAAGGTCGATTGTTTTATCGACCTTGCACTCGTGAAAGGCGTGGCGGGGATTACCCGATAACGTAGTCATTGTCGAATTGGTCGAGGGTGGCGTAGTCGAACTTCTCGTAGCAATGCTCGGGGAGAGTTTGGCGATACTGGACCCAGCCGTGGAAGTTGCCCGAACGGAAATTGGGGTCGTTGGTGGCTTGGGCACAGTGCTCGAAGGGCGAGAAGTGCTTATCGACCATCAATTGGTCGTGGAGGAAGAAGTCTTTCTCGGGTTCGGCGGGCTTGCCTTCCATGGTCAGATAGCTGACCCGACAACAACGCGCCGTAGACATCTTGAGTTGGAGGTCAGTGGGATAAAGGTGATGTTCGGCGGTCGTGATGTAAGGAAGGTGCCAAGCGCCTTCGGGCAATACCATGGGCTTGGAGTCGCGATAGGCGCGAGCCATCATGACCGCGAGCTTCTGGATTTCGGGCTGGGCATCCTTGTGACAGCGGAGCGAGAAGAAATTGTCGAAGGTGGTGGCGGTCAGGACGACATTGATGTGTGACCAAGGTTCGAGCATGCGGTTGACGATCTGCTTGTGCAGACCCAGACCGTTCATGACCTTGGCGAATCCCAGCACGGCTTTGAACGCCCCGAGCCAGCAGAGTTCGGCGAGCGACTTGTTGGCGATCTCTTCGCCTGCTTGCATGCCCCGTTTCTTCGACCCCCAATGGACTGGCATGACGGGGTCGGCTTCGACCCACTCCATCATCTTTTCGATGGGGATGGCGCGAGATGACGATGCATTGCGTGAGAACGCACGGTGAGTTAGGGCTTCCGAATGGATCAGGCGGGGATACTTGAGTTGAAATGTGGTGATGCGGACCTTATTCGGACCGATCGAGTCTGCAATAATCTTAACTTCATAGGACATTAATTACATTTTCCTTAATTATAAACTATCGAGACTATCTGTACCCATAGTGGGTACAGATAGTCTTATATTAGTTACTTAAAAATTTTATAGAGCAAGTTCTTGAAGTTTCAGGGGGGCGTTCCCATCTCGACCTCTGAGCAATCGCCGATGTACTTCTCCTTGAAATACTGGAGAAGCTTGCGGGACGAGGACTGTTCTTTGTAGTCGTATTCCGGGTGCCATTGGCAAGACATCCACCGCTCCTCGGGGCATTCCATCAACTCGACAATATTCTTGTCCTTGTTGACGTAACTGACGCCCAAGACATGGGGATCTTTTTCATGGGCAACTTCGTACAGGAGACCTTGGTGGTGGAAGCTGTTTACCCACAAAGGACGCACCGGGGCTTCCTTGGTCACCGGTCTATTGAAAAGAGTGCGATCGGTGAGGATTTCTACCTTGTGGATGGGTGAATTGGGGTCGGGAGAGAATTTCGGTTCCTGCACCGAAGGGCAGTGGATGATCGATGAGTCGTCGCAGAGATCCGTGATTAAAGTCATGTCCTTACGACAGACCCCTAGCAACTGGTGACCCCGACAGATGCCGAACATCGGAACTCTTGACGCAAGACAACGGTCGATGACCTTGATTTCTCGTCGGTCTCGTCTGAGGTCGAAGAGCTTCATGTTCTTGCGAGACGGGAAACTCCGATTGTAGGTCATCGGATGGAGATCAACCCCGCCGCAAAGAAAGACGGCACTGACCTTGGAGACCCAATAATCAAGGTTGGCATCATCGTCCATGTAGAGCAGCACGGGGTTTGCCCCCATGAACTTCTCGATCATGTTGATGACGTCGCCAGTGAAAGTGCTTGGACCTGTGATACCAATGAGCTTCATTCGTCCATCCTTAGACGTGCCTTTTGAGTTTAGACACTAAAGCAGAAATGCGAATTAAGAAAACCAATCGACAAGACACTATCTTAATCAAAGGGGACCAATATGTCAACGCAAATCAATCAATTCGGCAACGGTCTACAGGTCCTTATTCTCTGTGAGGCAACCGGAGCCGACAACTTCCTGGCGTTCGCGTCCGTTTATTCGCTCCAGAAACATTTGCCTGATGCCCAACTTGCCATTGCCTGTAAAAGACCAGAGCAAATGATGTTCGATGTCTTCCCGTGGGCGTACAAATTGGGCATTCCGTTTTTTTACTACCAAAAAAATGAACCGACGGCTGTCGCGATCAAGCGAAATTATTTAAAGTTGCCCATACTCACCCTCTCTTGTGATATAATGTGCCTCTCGCCCTTTGACCAAGAAATTCTCGATCGCATCGACCCTAACGGCATCACCGACGGTTGCTCCCTTGCAAATTCGGTGAAGAGCCAAGACCTAAGTTCTCTTTGTTCAATTCAGGAGGGATGTGGATCATTTGTTCCCGCTTCCTGGATACATAAAGGTGGACATCCTTTCGGTCAGACCAATCTCTACGGAAGAGGAAATCTGACCAGGAATGAAAAAAGAGTTTTTGACCTATGGAAAAAACTCTGTCCAGTGTATGATGGCATTCTCTAGGAGATATGTAATAATGAAAAATCGCTTTAATTTCGATGACGGAGATTTCTCGGAAGACCTTTTCGACGAGTATGAAGACGGGGGGGACGGCGAGGAATATGGCGATGATGATCCTAGGGATTATCACGATCATCCCGGAGATGAGATCGCTAAAGCCATCGAGCTGGAAAGGAAAGACCTTAATCACCAGATACTCTTCGAAACCATCAAGAGCCTGAGGAAGTCGTGGTTCTGGAATTTCCGAAGCCATAAGAGTCAGCAAAAATTAATCGCCGAAACTTATTTAACCTATCAGAGGCTCATCATCCTAGGCGAATTCGAGCGGATCGAATACCACGATTGAGAGTCCGGATTTTTAGATAGGAAAATCGTGCTCACAATAGCACAGATAGGAAAAATATGCCGACTTATGATTTTGCCTGTAACGATTGCTCCGAAGAGTTCACGGAATTGACTCCCTTCGACTCTTCGGGAGCTTATTCCGGTGTCCATTGCCCCAAGTGTGGGTCGTCCCACAAGACCAAGGTCTTTGGTTCTTTCTGCTTTAGTTTCTCCAATCCTGAAGGAACTGATCGCTGGAGTAGCGACTCGCATGGACACGACTACCGCTTCAAACACAACCTTCCCAAGGTCGTTGCTGAACGTGCCGCTGCAGAGATGGCGTCCCACATGGGAGGCTCTCCTTATAACGAGATCGACGATATCACCAGCGGCGAGCATTTCGGCGATATCAAGTAATGCCCTTAAACAAAAAAGCTTGTAATGACCTGAGTAATCGGATATAGTATGACCTACGTGGAGAGCGGCGATTATTCTCGTTGTTCGGTTCCATTATCCTATAGGTTGCAAATATTGTGGGTGTCGCGAATTCCGCTCGGCTGGCTATTCAACGGATCACATCGAGGCGAAGCACGCTGAAGATCGATGTGTTGTCCCTGAATGCAAAGCAGAATCGAGCGGATCATCTCCCACTTGTCTCGATCACCGACTCGGCTGCCAGTGATTTTTTAGGTAGCAAAATTGAGGCTGGTGAAAATCGGGAATTTTTTCAAATAAGTAAGTTAGCGAATAAAAGGGCTTGTAACGACCTAAGTAATCGGGTATAGTATGACCTGTTGGGAAGAGCAGTGGTGACCCTCACCACTCAATACCCGAGACAATCACAAGCGTCTGAAGGGAACCCGAGACTAATCACTTCTTTCCCACCGATTAGTTTCCTTATCTCTCATTTGAGGAAGGCGGAAGCATGGATAGCTTGACGACGAAGACCGCGACGGCCCAGACGGATTTCCTGAACGAGTTTCTCGGTGAAGGGAACAAGGACGAGTTCCAGATCCTCAACGAGGAGATGTCCTACGCTGAGTACATTCAGCGGGTCCAGGAGAATCCTCGGTGGGAGCGGAGTGCTCACCAGCGGGTCTACGACATGATCATGGATGCGGGGTCGAAGACCTTCGTGAAGTATCGCAAGACCCTGACCCATTACAACTTCTTCGACAACGGCGAGGAAGCGATCTTCGGTCTCGACGAGACGCTCCACGAACTCGTCCAGCATTTCCGGGGGGCGGCAGGACACTTCGGGACTGAGAAGCGTATCCTTCTCCTCCACGGTCCGGTCGGCTCTTCCAAGAGCACGATCTGCCGCGCCCTGAAGCGGGGCATGGAAGACTACAGCCGCACGGACGGCGGGGCGTGGTATACCTACAAGTGGGTCGACCTCCCGACTGGTCCCGATGGCGTTTACAACAAGGAGACCGAGTTGGCGGCGATGTTCGAGTCGCCCCTGCACTTCCTGCCTCCCGATCGCCGGAAGCACCTCTACGCTCGCCTGAACGAGGTCATGCTGGAGCAGGTCCCTGCCGCCGACCGGACCAGCCAGTACACCTTGGTCCCTGAAGGGGAGTTGAATCCTCGCTCGAAGTTCTTCCTGAACTTCTTGCTCGCCAAGTACGACGGCGACCTCGCCAAGGTGTTGAACAACCACGTCCGCGTCGTGCGGATGGTCTACAGCGAAGCCGATCGCGTCGGCATCGGCACGTTCCAGCCGAAGGACGAGAAGAACCAGGACGCGACCGAACTGACCGGTGACGTCGATTTCGCCCAACTGAACTACTTCGGGAGCGATTCCGACCCCCGTGCGTTCAGCTATAACGGCGAGTTTAACATCTCCAACCGGGGCGTCTTCGAATGCATCGAGATGCTCAAGCTGGACAAGGAGTTCCTGTACGACTTCCTCGGTGCCTCCCAGGAACACGCGATCAAGCCGAAGAAGGCTCCGCAGGTGACGATCGACGAGGTGATCATCGGTCACACCAACAACCCCGAGTACGAGAAGCTGATCAACGATCCGACGATGGAAGCGTTTCGCGACCGTACCGTCAAGATCGACGTGCCGTACCAACTCCAACTCTCGAACGAGATCCGGATCTACCAGCGTGACTACGGCAAGGGTCGGGTGCGTCAGCACGTCGCTCCCCACACGCTGGAAACGGCGGCTCTCTTCGCCGTCATGACCCGTCTCCAGGACGACAAGGACGGCAAGCTCGACCTCGCCGACAAGGTCAAGCTCTACGACGGCAAGGCTCTCCCCGGCTATACCGAGGACATGGTCAAGGAGTTCCGGGACAAGTCGGTCGGCGAGGGGATGAAGTGGGGTCTCAGCCCCCGATTCATCCAGGACCAGATCAGCGCCACCCTGAGCGAGCGGCACGATTACATCAACCCGTTCATGGTCCTTGCCAAGCTCAAGGACAAGCTGCACACCAGCAGCCTGATCACCAACAAGGAGGACGTCGCCAAGTACGAGGTCTGCATCGACAAGGCGATCAAGGAGTTGAACAACATCCTCAAGACCGAAGTCCAGAAGGCTCTGGTCTCGGATGAGAACGCCATCATCCGGCTCTGCAGCAAGTACATCGACAACCTCATGGCGTACATCGAGGAACGCAAGGTCATCAACCCCTTCACCAAGGCTGACCAGGAGCCCGATGAGCGGCTCATGAGGGAGATCGAGGAGAAGCTGGACATCCCCGAGCAGGGTGCCAACGACTTCCGCCGTCAGATCGCGATCTTCATCGCCGGTCTGAGCCAGAAGGGTCAGACCTTCGCGTGGGATTCCAATCCCCAACTGAAAAGGGCGTTGGAGGCGAAGCTGTTCGAGGACACCAAGGACACGATCAAGCTGTCCGCCCTGTCCCAGAACTCGCATGCCGCCGATCCCGACCAGCAGAAGAAGATCGACGCGATCAAGGACCGCCTCGTCAAGCAGTACGGCTACAACGAGCAGTCGGCGACCGACGTGCTGAATTACGTTTCGTCCATCTTCGCACGGGGCGACGTGTCCGAAGACTAAAAGAACATGGGGGAAGGGCGGCGGACTTCCCCCATCTGAATCCCGCCTTAGGAGTGTCTCACGCGACTGGCTCCCGCCAATCCTCCAACACGGTCGCGTGAGACATTTCTTTTGATTTCAATTTGATAGAGATTACTGGCACGGTAATCCAAAAATATTTACAAACCCAAATGAAAGACAGTTGAACAGAAGATATCTGGATGAAAATCAAGATTCGGTCATAGAATCAATGGGATGGAAAGTCTTGAGGATATGAGAATCGGATTTTTACAAATTACGGGACACCACTTTAACTGAGTGGTTGTTGACGCAACTCCAAGGAGGGTAAGAACTTGCCAAAACGGATCGGTGAGGACCACAGTGACTTCCTTGACGTCATCGGCGGCAAGAAGCGCAAGCAGTTGAAGAAGTTCATTTCACGGGGGTCGATCGTCCGTAAGCGTGGGAAGAATGGCAAGATCAGCATCGCCATCCCTCGCATCGACACTCCTCGTATCGTTTTCGGTGACAATGACGAAGGGGTGGGACGTGGACCAGGCAAGCCCGGCGATGTCGTCGGTCGCGACCCGCAGCCTGGCAAGGGGAAGGGTAAGGGGAATGCATCCAACGATCCTGGCGAGGGGATCACCATCAACGTTGACCTCGAAGAGGTTCTCAACGAGATGGAAAAGGAGTGGAAGCTGCCAACCCTCAAGCCCAAGCCGAATCAGGTTCTTCAGGAAGAGCGGATCAAGTACAACGATATCGCTCTTGTCGGTCCTGAATCCTTACGGCACAATCGCCGGACCTTCCAGCAAGCCCTCAAGCGGTCTTGCGCGATGGGCAACCGTGAATTGATTTATCGCCCCGGATTTGTCGATCCAACCCCGGCAGTCTCGATCATCCGCTCAGACAAGCGATATCGCCAGTACAAGGTAGTCCAGGAACCGTCCAGCAACGCCGCGATCTTCTTCGCTCGTGACTGGTCGGGATCGATGGATGAGACCAAGTGCGAGATCGTCTCCGACATGGCGTGGTGGATGGAGCAATTCATCAGCCGTCGCTATAAGCGGACCGAACGAGTCTACGTCGGTCACGACACGATCGCCGAGGAGTGCAGCCAGAAGAAATTCTACAACTACCGATATGGTGGTGGCACGAATTGCTCTTCCGCTTTCCGGTTCATTTCTCAGCAGTTTGAGAACCGGTTCCCGCCGAACAACTGGAACATCTACATTCTCTACTTCACGGACGGGGACAATTGGTCCGACGACAACGAGAAACTGATCGGTTGCCTCAAGAACGACTTCGGTCCTGAGGTCGTCAACATGGTCGGCGTCACGCAGATTCTCTCGTGGCGGTACGCGAATTCGGTCAAGGCTCGCATCGACGAGGAACTTGAGAGCAAGGGTCTCAAATCCAGCGTCGTCCGTACGACGTTCATCGGCAACGAACAAAAGGACGGCAATTACGGCGGCGGGACCTTGACCGAAGATGACAGGAACGAACAGATCATGCGAGCGATCGGCGACCTTTTCGGTGCTGATCGGAGTATGGAGAAGGTCGCATGATCCGATTCTTCGCTGATACGAAGTAGGTTTTTTCCTACTTCGTATCAGCGGACACATCCATTGGGCAAACACAGATACGGATATTCCAGTGGTTAACCTGATAGCTCATCTGTATCTCTCACCGGAAACGATCGAAATCAAGGAGCCTGAAGATGGCGAAAAGTAAGATGATGAGTGGTTGCCCGGTCCTGATGGGCGACAACACGATCCCTGGAGTCCGCATCCCCAAGGAGGTTCAGGATCAGATCCCGATTATCATGAAGGCGGTCAAGGACTTTGGATGCGATTATTATCCTACTGTCGTGGAGTTCTTGACCTACGACGAGATTAGTGAGGTCGCAGCCTACGGTGGTTTCCCGGTTCGGTATCCGCACTGGCGATTCGGGATGGAATACGAGGAGTTGTCCAAGGGTTATGAATACGGGATGCACCGCATCTATGAGATGGTTATTAATACAAACCCTTGCTACATCTATTGCCTTGACAGCAACACCCTGGTCGACAACGTGACCGTCGTCGCCCATGCTCTGTTTCACAACGACTTCTTCAAGAACAACATCCACTTCGAACCGACCAACACGAACATGCTCAACAAGTTCGCCAATCACGCGACCAGGATTCGCGAGTACATGGCGCGCTGGGGCAAGGAGCGTGTGACCGAATTCATCGATTACGTGCTCCGGATCGAGACTCTCATCGACCCCGTCAAGGGATGGAGCAAGAAGAAATACAAGGACCCTCTGATCAAGGACAAGCGGTCCTACAAGTTCCCGAGCCGTCGCGACGTCGGCGACCACACCTACATGGAGGAGTGGCTCAACCCCAGGCGGGAGCAGGACCGCAAGTGGAACAAGATCCACGAGCAGGAAGCGGCTTTTGAGATCGGCGCGTTCGGGCGTCCCGACAAGGATATCTTCGGTTTCCTCAAAGACCACGCCCCGCTCAAGCCCTGGCAGCAGGATGTCATCAGCATGCTCTACGATGAGAGCATGTACTTCCAGCCCCAACGCATGACCAAGGTGCTGAACGAGGGCTGGGCGAGCATGGGTGATTCCAAGATGATGGCTCACTTCGGGCTGATCTCCTTGGGTCAACCGTCCCATGACGCCGGGATCTTCGAGTACGCCCAACACAAGATGGGGGTCCTCGGCGGCAAGTACAGCACTAACCCCTACAAGCTGGGCTATTGCCTCTTCCAGGACATCGAGGAGCGGTGGGACAAGGGTCAGTTCGGCAGCGAGTGGGAGGATTGTGAAGACCAGAGGGAGAAGGAGCGGTGGAACAAGAAGCTCGGTCTCGGTCGCGAGAAGATCTTCGAAGTTCGGAGGTGCTACAACGACCTGACCGCGATCAACGAGTTCTTCACGCAGGAGTTTTGCGACAAATACGAGTATTACGACTGGAAGCGATTCCCCAATGGGGAATACAAGATCGTGTCGCGTGACGCCAAGGAGATCAAGAAGAAGCTGATGCGTCGGCATCTCAACGGCGGTCTCCCCGACATTCGCATCACCGACGACAACCACTTGGGCAAGGGCTGGCTCTGCCTGGAACATAAGTGGGACGGTCGGACGCTCTACGACAAGTATGTGCGGGATACCCTCGTCGCTCTCAATTTCCTCTGGCAGCAGCCGGTGGTCCTCAGTACCAAGGACAAGAACAACGACGAGTTCGTTTACGTGTGCGAGGGAACCGATTCCAAGCAGGTCTACCTGGCATCGCGTTCCGATTACGACAAGCATATCGTGAACAAGAAGCCGCAAGAGTCGGAAGCTTGACGGGTGAACAAACAAGAGGGCGTTAAACGCCCTCTTGTTTGCTTATGACAGGATCGACGATGCCAAGAATACGATTAAAGAATTCGTTGAGATCTGCCATGTACGACGATCGAGAGCCGCACTACCTCTACGTCAACCCGCTTCGCCCCATCATCAAAAACCCCTATTCGCCAGAGTGGGATATCGCGTATTTGAGAGAGCATTATCCCGGAATATTTCCCAAGCAGATCAGTGCCTATATTGACCCGTTTCTCGGCGATGGCGACATGTACTTCCACATAGGGTGCCGCGACAAGAGGGTCAATGATTATTCGATGGAACTGATCGAATTGTATTACTTGGTCAAGAATCGAGACAAGGAATTCCTCAGTATCATCGGCAACATGACTGATTTATGGTCGATATTGGGCGACTTAGCCGATCAGGAATCACTCAGGCTTTACATCGCCGGGGATGACGAAGGTCTTGCCAGGAAAATATACACTCATCGGGGAACCATCTACGACTCTCTTTTCACGCGAGAAGCTAGCGAAAATCTCATTTTTGGGATGCAACTTACGGTCGTCGCTGGAGCCAGGAGACTCAGAAGGATCGAGTACCACAACGATATCGAAGACGATGAGCGGCTGCTTTACTTGACCGCAGCATTTCGAGCCGGGATTTACAACCACGTTCGTACCGTGTATAATTCCATCTCGGGTCGGCTGGGGACACTCAGGACTGCGTGTTACTACTTCCTGCGGCGATACTCCTACAAGGGGATATTCCGCCAGAACCACATGAGGCATTTCACGACGCCGTTTGCAGGTGTCGCCGCAAATTCCTTGGTCCCGGACATCGACATTGATTACTGGTATAACAGTGATCTTACCTGGCAATTGACGACGACCACTTTCGAGAGTGCTAATTGTTTGGATTTCTTGATGAATGAAGACCTTGTGAACGACGATTTCATTTTCCTCGACCCACCTCATCCGTACCGGTCCAAGGCGTTCTCGGAATTCCCCTTCACGATGCAGGACCACGAGCGACTTGCCGATTGGCTGATCGATAACTGTAAATGTCAGTGGCTATTGCTCCTGAAGCCGAGCCGCGTTATCGAGTCGCTGTACTGGAAGGGCAAGTCGAGAGGTATCCACTTCAACTACTTCACCAAGGGATTCCGCATCAGGAAGAACTTCATGGATTACGAGACCAAGCACGTCCTGATCAAGAACTATTGATGGTCTTGGGCGGATGGTCGCCGCGTTCCGGGTTGTCGATGTTCCTGTCGGAAGCCGTCCTCAGGGTGGCTGCCAAGGTGCGGAAGGATCGGAGGAAGTGCTGGGTCGCGTGCCGGACCGCTTCGTCCCCGTGGGTGAGCCGGTCCGATAGATCGGAAATTTCCTTCTCCAGGTCGCCAATCTTGGATTCGATTCGCTCAATTAATTCGAGATTGGGCGAGTTGTCCCAGGCATCCTCAAGATATCGCATAAAAGACTTCATGAATTATATGTATCAAAAATGATCAAAGCTTTTACGAAACAGACCAAAAATATCGATGTATTGGTCCTGGTGGTCGGACACAAGAACCCCGATTTCCTCGCCGACACTGCCGAATCATTCGCCCATCACCATCCTGCCGAATTCCCCTCGTACCAACTCGCGTTCGCGGTCGACCATAATGCCGACTGTGCCGCCGTGCTGTCTGAGCGATACGGTCCTAAGGTGGTCTACAACTCTCCTTCGTCGAACGGCTGGGGTCGGGGCATCCTGAGGACGATCGCCCACGCCCTCGACCATTTCCGCCGCAATGGCTTGCGGTGGGAACACCTTATCACCATCGATTCCGACACGTTGATAGTTGGTCCATGCCTGGACCATTATCTGGGATTGATCGAGGACGACACCTGCTTTGTCGGGCAGAAGTGGGGCGGAGAACAACCCTATTCGTCGGCGAATCCCGGTCCTGATCACAAGTGCATCCGGCAGATCAAGAAATTGGTCAAGCTCGGCATCGTTGATGAGACGAAATGGCAGCCGTTGGATTATATGGTCGCCGGTCCCTTCATGCTTTGGACCAGAAAGACTCTGGATTTCATGGAGCGGGCTGAGTTGCTCCCCGGCGTAGTCCTGGACAAAGTCTATCCCTACATCATGTTCCCGCACGACCAGATATCCACGTTAATTCTCGGGATGGAGGGACACGGATTCAAGGATGCCGGACCGATCTCGATGCTCCATTGCGGCGATGTCGGAGGCGACCAATCATGGAAGCAGGGGTTGCCTTCCTGGAAGAGCAACGTTTTCGGCGAAGTGCCGGTCTTCCCCAAGGGGGTAGGCGTCATTCACCCGATTCGTTCGAAGAAGTTCGAAGAAGGCAGGGTTAGGGCATTTTTCAGGACCATGCGTTCCGAATCCCAGCCCGCAACGCTTGAGCAAATCTGGGACATTGCGGGCTGGAATTACAAGAGATTGCCAACTGTTTCTTGGGATTAGGAGATAAAAATGGATTCTGGATTTCTTTCGCTGATTTTTGCGTTGTCGTTTATGGGTAGCCTATTCACGGGGCTTGTATTTCTTTTTGAGTTATGCGATGGGCAGAAAGAGAAATCGCTGGTCTTGGCGAGATGGATTTCGTGGACGAGCATGATTCTGACTTTCGTTTGGCTTTATGGAGCCCTATCCCAACCGCTCAAGATTCGCAGGGAATTGATGCTGACGCCCGCAGTGATGCACAATGACGACGGCTCATTGGTCCAGATCGTGACATACACCGATCAGCACGGCAAGCAGGTCATTGTGAACCTTAACGAGAAATTCAAGGGATATCTGCCCGAGAAGAGTCGAATCAAGGTAACGGAATATCGGGAAGAATGGTACTGCGGCGTGTCGTTCGAAGATCAGAACCATTCCCAGCCTACCTACAAGATTGTCAAGGACTGAACGAACAAAGGCTGGTGTGTTTGTCGCGAACACACCAGCCTTTGTTTGACTATTTCAGGATCGATTACTGAGCGACGACGAAAGAGTCGCTGGCCCAGGTCGGGATGGTGTCATTGAAGGTGTCGCCGTCCTTGAGTTCCAACATCTTCTTGTTAGTGCCATTGTAAACCTGGATGAAACCGGTTCGCTGAATGGAAACGCCATTCAGAATCGAGGTGTCCAGAGACCCCTCAGTAGTCGCATTGATCATAGTGGGGGTGATCTTAAACTGGTAGTTTGCCATGCCTTCTCCTTACCTAAAGGGGTAAAATCAATTTATATAGTGTTTAATTTATTCATTTTTCACAATACAATGAAAGGATATTAGGATATAGATATGCCCATCACACTCTATACCTATGAAATTAATCTTCCGACCGGCAAGATAGAGGAAAGCGTCCACGTCTTTGACGACGGTGACTATGACGAAAGCGTCACCGGCTATGCATCCTATAACGACGATGGCTGGGAGAATGTCTACGCCGAATCGCTGGTCTCGGCTGAGGACGCCAAGTTATTGGTGTTGAATAAATGTAAAGAATTTGTTAAGTTATTTACTGATGCGGCGCTAAAGATAGCTAAGTCTTAAAAATATTTAAACGATAGCTTCTAGGTAGGTCAAATTAAATGGAAATAGTAGGATATGAAAATTTGCATGCACACTCCGATTTCAGCCTCCTTGACGGCTTTCAGACTCCAGAGGAGATGGCAGAGCGGGCATCAAAGATAAACCAGAGATTCTGCTGCATTTCGGACCACGGGGCGATGGGAGCCATTCCTAGACAAATTAAAGCATGTGAGAAATATGGAATTGATCCGATTTTCTCCTGCGAGTTGTTTGTTAATCCTTGGCAAGTTAGTCTGACTTCCGAAGAAGAGCGTAAGAAATACCTAGCAGATTTATCGGATGAAGAAAAATTAAGGCTCCGCAAAAACTATCATCTCCTTGCAATTGCCTACAATGAGGTCGGCTATAGCAATCTGGTTCGCCTGTCGTCGTGGGGTTATATCCACGGCTGGGGTGGTCGTCCGGCTCGACCCCGCGTCAACTACGAACAACTCCTGGCACACAAGGAAGGCATTGTCTTCACTTCGTGCTGCTATGCCAGCCAAATCGGCTACACGTTCGACACGCTGGGCGAAGACGCGGCGATGGACATGGTCGCCAAGTACCTGGAGATGTTCGGGGAGAACTTCCGCCTCGAAATCATGCTTCTGGACTTCCACAAGCAAAAGCCCTACGACCAATTTATTCTCAAAGCTCACGACAAGTTCAAGATTCCTTTAATTGTAACGCAGGATAGTCACTACGCTTGTCCGGAAGACAGCACCTACCAGCGATACATGTTGATGGTCCAGACCAAGCGGACCTTGGCTGAGATCGAGAAACTCCAAGCCGAGGGCGCGGATCTTTTCGAGCTCCAGGACCAGCAGTTGTGGCTGAAGTCTGAGGAGGAACTCAACTGGTTCTGGAAGAACAAGTATTCGGACGTCGTTGACTATGACCTCTTCAAGGAGGCGAAGCGAGGGACGGTCTTGCTCGCCGAAAAGGCAAAGGGCGTCACCCTGGACCGAAGCAACAAGCTGCCAGAGATCCCGCACGACAAGGAGAGGTTGAAAGAGGCTGTGATCCGTGGAGCGATTTCCAGAAATATCCCCAAGACCCTGGAATACCAGAAGCGGTTGGTGGAAGAATACGACCTAATCTGCCGCAAGGGGTTCGCTAGTTACTTCTTGATCACGAAGATGTTGACTGACGAAGCAAGGAGAATTTGCCCTCAACTCTTGGGTTGGGGCGATGGCACGGAGGCAGTCGGTAGCGGACGAGGGTCGGGTGTAGGCTCTTTGACTTGTTATTGTCTCGGTATCACTGACGTCGATCCGGTTAAGCACGGACTTCTCTTCAGTCGATTCTTGTCAGAGGCTCGCGGCGGCAAGACCATGAGGATCAGGTTCTCCAATATCGACCCCGTCCCGATCGACTAAAGAAAAATCCCTAGGTCAAGACTATCTTGACCTAGGGATTTACTTGACTCACGAATTCAGAGCTTTCAGGAAGTTGCGGAGGGCAGGCGACTTGTTTTCTTTCGCCATCATCCTGGACATCATGGAGGGTTTGGGTCCATCGAAGCCGTGGTGTGGGGGTCGATGAAGACCAACACCGGCACCGGGTCGGCGAGACATGCCTTCTGGTCCTAGATCGGCAGCACCCTGAGAGGGGTCGTCCATTCCGTCCATGTCTTCGTCGTCGATGCCCATGTCGTCCTGATCGTCCATGCCTTCGCCATCCATGTCGCCCATATCGTCGTCATCATGGAATTCATCATCGTCCATGTCATCCATGTCGTCGTCATGGAACTCGTCGTCATCCATGTCGTCGTCATGGAACTCGTCGTCGTCCATGTCGTCGTGGTCGAGAGGATGAGGGTGACCGCCACCCATGCCATGAGGACCGCTCATGTCGTCGGGACCACCATGAGGATCGCCCATTCCATGACCTTCATCGCCCATCCCGAGACTTCCTCGCTTCATCTGGTGGGCTGGAGGACCGACCATTTCGTTCATGGCACGACACAAAGAACGGCAGGTGCTTTCGCCGGTCTTACGGTCAGCCATCATCTCGGCGAGGATTTTGAGACCTTCGTTCTGCTTGAGGGTGAACTCGACCAATTGGCGATAGATCCCGGCTCGGCGGGCTTCGGCAACGAGGGCTTCGACCTGATTAGGCTGGCTCTTGAGCAACTTGCAGGTCGCGTTGATGGACTCGTGGATCGCACCGCAATTCCCCTTGGTCCGAGCCAGGTACTTGGCAAATTCGGCGGGATTCATGTGCTTGGTGGTATCGACGAACTCCTTGACCGAATCGACATGATCGGAGCAGCACTTCTTGGTGCCGGGTACGGCGGTCTTTGGCTTGTAAACAAGGTCCTTATCTCCCTTGTCTGTCCAATCGGAATCGACCTTGCTTTTGGGGGCTTTGCCGCCTGCTGCGGCGTAGGGTTTCCCGCCACCGGGAGGGGCATTCTTGATAGGACCGGGATAGTCGGCGATCTGTTTTACGGGTGCCTTCCCCTTGTCCTTATCCTTAACGAACTCATGAAATTGCTTGAATCTAGGCATTATAGAGGCTCCAGTCCTTGAATATTACCAGTGTAACTGTGTGAGTTATATATTATCAATCGATCAATTAGTTCCAGGACCTAAAAAATTGTCGATTGACCTTGAATAATTTTCTTAATTTGATATTATATATCGTATAGAAACTGATAACTTTCAGTTTCTTTTTAAACGGGGGCGACACAGGATCGACAGACAATCGATTCCCTGAGATTGCGTGCAGGAGTTGGTCAAAGGCTCCTTAAAAATTGACCACACGCTTTAGTTGGCGAAAATAACTATAAAATGGCTGCCTAAGGGCAAGCCGAAGACTTAAGAAGCTCTGTCAGCGCGTCTGAAAGTCTTTCGTAAATCTGACTGGTTTCGGGTCGATGCGGGTCACGCCCAGAAACGAGATATGCTACCGGCTGGTCCAAAGAAGGCTTTGTTACTTGAGCCTCGGCGGGCGAGAAAGAATCAATTAACTACGCACGTAGTAATCCTAGGATAGTTTGGACTGGACCGGGTGGCAGTGACCCGCGCCTCCACTTGCAGCCCAACTCCACCCCCAGAGAGTTGGGCTTTTTTCGTGAGCCATAAGGAATTTGCCATGGAAGTGCGATACTGTAGGTGCGATGGTTGTGGCGCTAAATACAGTAGATCGCTCGGCAAATATGCAAATGGCAAAGGCGAAATCATCGATCTGTGCGAAATGTGCGTGAAGCAAATCATCTTAAAAGCACTTAAAAAAGATATTTTTATTCTTAGAACCCACTGCGTCCACTGTGGTGGCAAGGGAATCCTTCGCCAGACCAACAAGGGATACCTGCCCTGCCCCCACTGCGGCACCTAA